CGTCTGCGATGAAATTGGCGCAGACATTAAACAATTGGGGCACGAAATGGAAACCAAGAGAAAAAGCTACCACTCTTACTACGATGCTGCCTCAAGAGATATAGTTGAGAGAAGATTTAAGGATGATGTAGAATATTTTAATTATAAATTCTAATTAGAAACGTCCTATTTAATTTTAATAGTTTTTACTTTCTTCTTCTCCTTCTTTGGTAGAGTAAGAGTCAATATGCCGTCCTTAACCTCTGCAGAAGTCTTAAGCTCGTCAATATCCCTGCCTATGCTAAATTCTTTATGTATTGAAGACTCCATGTCCTTAGTCACCTGCCGCGAACCTTCAATAAGAATAGTTCCATCTTCAATTTTAATGGAGATGTCATCCTTACTTAGCCCTGGTACCTGTGCGGTTACCGTATAGGCGTCATCCTGCTCGTCCACGGTAGTCCGAAACTTATAGGAATCTAAACTCGAATCAATAATAGAATTAATACTATCATTAAACACACTAAACAGACTAGGCTGTTCAAAAAACGTTTTTGTTGGTTGGTATTTCATATGCCAGTATACTTGCAGATGCCGTGCCAAAACCTAAAAGCCCTATTTTAAGCGGATTCATGCGGCGAAATATGCCGCGAAAGTGCCACTTTGTCTCAAAAAATAGTGACAGCTACCGAGACAGTATAATTTTCCCCGTATCGCTTATTGAAAGCTGGACCCAGCATCCCTCCTCAACCAATTCATCAAAGTCATTTCCAAAATGCTCCAGACAAACATGTGTTCGATCTGTCCAAGAATCTGCAAAACGATTATATTCTTCTATTGAGGAGATTATTATTGTTTTTGCGTGAATCTTTCCCTTGGCGAAAGTATGATAGATGTCTGCAAGCGCTTCGCTCGAATGATAAACATTATAATATTGGGTAGAATCAGTTACCTCATTCGAATGACTCCAGATAATACGATATTCTTCTGGCCTAGGATGTTTATTCTTTTTCATTTAATGTCAATATATACACAGACTTAAGCTTGGTATTATACCCAAAGAAAGTTAATATGTCAAGTTTATTAGATTTCGGATATGCCATCCAGTGCCAATCCCGAATGTCATTAGGACCTTTAATTAAGGCTATTGCAGTGTCTTCTTTAGTTAAATTGTCTAAGTTTTTTGTTTTTTTAATTTTAATATTATATTTTTTACAAAATTTTATTAATTCTTGTGGACATGTGATTCTACAAAATTTATGATCTATTATAGATAAAATAGCTCTATAATGTGTTCTATCGTCGTCTTGTATTTCTTTTCCTATCTCAAATGGCGTCTTTTTTATGCCTAAATTATTAAATGCAATGCTTAGCGCTAGAGGGCCGCAACTCTGTAAATGACAAAGCTCGTATCCGGCTTTACGAACCGCTCGATGCTGGTCTGTCTCGGAAAGGTAGAAAAACGGCCCGCAACCTCCCCCGAAAACGCTAAGCGTTACCGCGACAAGGAGCCGAATGGCTATTTTCATATACTATATATACACTTTTAATTTTTTTCGTCCCCAGGCTTCCAGTTTACGCACCATTTGTAACTATGGTTGTTTACTGCTGCCATTTCATCTGAATCAAGGTAAGATGTCGCGGCTTTCAGGTTGCATTGAAGTGTGTCTATAACTACATAAAGCTCAGTTATTTGCTTTGTTTTTTTATTAAGTTCTAGTTGTAATTTGTTTCCGAATATAGAATCCTCTGGCCACGGTTGATTTCCGCTGCCACTCTCGTCGTCTGGCGTTTTTCGCATATAGTTATTTACACGTCGGATTTTTTTTTGATTGGATCATTTGTTGTCCATTTTCGATCGATTTAGATATTGAAAAATACCACCCCCCCTCGAAAACTCAGATGTCGGTACCATATTCAATTCACAAAATGGGTAGGGTTGCTCCCCCCCCGGGGGGTAAGTTCTTGAGGCCCAACGACTTACAACTTTGTAACGAAAAAAATCTCCCTTAGTAAATGATTACCAAGTGTTTACGCATAAAAAAAAGTCGAGAATTGGTTTTTGCCCGTTTTTCCTCCGCACGACATGAAAAAAAACTTCTTTTTTTTCTCGTTGAATACCAATGAGTTACGCATATGCTACTGCTTAAAATACGAATAAGCTCGTAAAATGTCAGATTTCTGTCATAATAAGGGTATGAAAATTGAGAAAGACTTCTCCCACATCGCTGAGGCAATCGCCTTGGCTAACGCCAGCAACAACGCAGTTGCTCCACAGTTCGCTGACTTGCTCGCTGACCTACAAGGTCAAAAGCTTGCCGAAGATTTCACGGTTGAGCATGGCACGCAACACGCTTCAGATGATGAGGTGAAAGCCGAGTTCGTTTCCCTCGATGCAGTCGAGTCCGACAAGGACGACATCGACGAGAACGACGAGAATCTCGTTGATATGGATTGCGTAAGCGGTTCATTCGCTGACCTTTTCGACACTATCGAAAGCTAAGAAAATGGACATCATAGACCACTGGCTCGACTTGCTCAACTTTGGTTCAGATACCGAGAAGGCTGAAGCCTTTGACCAACTGCAAGCAATGGGCTACTTTACGCCAGACGATGAGCCAGAAACTTGGTGGCTCGATTCATCAGCCGAATAACTTTAATTAATAATAAAAACACAAAAAAATTATGTTCAGAATAGAATCAATTCCTTTCGCCTCAAAATCTGGTTGGGTTATCGAATCCATCCCAATGCTGAAGAAGCAAGCTGAGAAGCTTTACCGCTCTCGTGTTGCCAATGCCACAGGAGCAAGACGCTTTCGCCTTGTCAAAGTTAAATGAGTACAACGCAACCAAAAATCCGTCTAAAGGTTTTGTTTACCAAGTCAAGACCTCACAAGGTCAAGCGTAATACTCTACCACGCAAGGCCAAACACAAGCAACGCATTACTGCATAAGATGATTGAAAGCATACTAATAGCTGGGCTAATACTACTGTTTCCCATTATACTCTGCTCGCTGAGACCTCACTAAGCTACTGAGTAGCAAAGACTTACGAGCCGGCCGGCAGCCCCTGTATACGTAACTCGTTGGTACTCATGCCCTTAGCATACGAGTATAGTGCAAAACATTAGTTGAATCTTAGCCTTGACAAATGGCTCTTTCTGTGGTATCTTATAGGTATGAATAACAATAAGAACATAAACCTAGATGTGTTGAAGATAGTACTGGATGCAACCACTCCAGCCAACCTTGCGAAGATAAATGTTTCGGGTGACTTCAATCTAGTACCAACGCCATTGACTCGTGACCAAGCCTGTGCAGCTAAGCGTATGCACGCACGCTGGCAAGCTCACACTACTGGCAACACCTATGTGCTTTATGTTCAGAACAGAACTTGCGACCATGCCTTTAGGGTAGTAGGTCACGGCAAGAACCCTTGGCAGGCTGTGCTACGCTACTACAAGGGTCTTGATAACAAGGGCAGTTGGATATGGCAATGCACTAAGGTGGTTGCAGTATACTCTTGCGTATGTGACAAGTCCACTCAGGCAGGCGATCTGCTCGCTGGTCAAGCTCAAGACAGAGCTCCTTGGTAGTCAAGGACTTACGCCACCGGCCCCCTCCGGGCGGGCCCCCTATGTCCTTGGTGCTCAGCAGGTTACAGTTTTTTAACGAAAAATATCTCCCTAAGTACTTGATGCTCTGTTAGTTACGCATAAAAAAAAGTCGAGATGAGATTTTTTCCGCAATTACATAAAAAAAAGTTAAAAAAAAATGCATTTTCTTCTCGCTGATAATCAACAACTTAGGACAATAATCTTCTCTTTTGAAAAAAAAGCTCGTCTTTTCGTCAAATTCTGTCATAATGGGAACCATAGACAATCGAGAAAGACTTTAACCCAAAAACCAAAAAAAATTATGCACGGCATTACAATACTAATTCACGAATTCAACTCCTTTGTTTCTGTCAAGATTCTAGATGGAGGCTTGTTTCCACGAGTCCGCACAACTGGACGCCTTGACGGATTGTACAAGATTCTCAAAAATGAGCTTGCCCACTTCAAGGAAATGGGAATCGAAGTTTCCTTCGCTCGAAAGAACGCAGGAAAGTTTGGCGGTATCAAATGGAAAGACATTGCGAAACTTCGCTAAAAAAACCCTTGACAAAAACCACTTTTTAGAATAAAATAATAGAATAAAATGATAGAAATTACATACATCCTCCACAATCTAGATCGAGATGGCAATCGTTTAGACATTAAAAACCAACTCTTGCGAAAAGATATGTTTGAGAACGAGCAAGCTTGCTTTGATGCTTGGGCTTACTTAAAAGATCGAACAGAAGTTGAGATTCGCTCGACTAGAGAATTGACCCAAGAAGAGGTTGACCTTAAAGTCGCAACCGCTCGCAGAATTGCCTCCGATTATCGCCCCGGCGTTTATAACGGAGATTAAACAAACTAATGACTGATCTAATCATAATGTTGCTCGCCTTGCTTGTGGTCACCAATCTGTGGTGTTGCTTGGTTTGGCTGATATCGGGTTCCTAAGCCCCTAATAACCAAAGACTTACGCGCCGGCGGCGTCCCCCCGTCTCCGTAAGTCCTTGAATGGCAATAGGTTACAGAGTAAAAAAAGTGAAAAAAAGTGAAAAAAAAACTTGACTTTCTCTGCTTTCTGTGCTATTGTATAGGTATGATTAAGATTGAAAAAGACGATATCGTTCTCGACCGTTTCGGCGGTTTGTTTGTTGTGCTTGGCACAATCCAAAGCGGAGAGCTTGCAGAAGTTCGCCGTTGGGGAAGTTCCCAAATCTTTCACCTTGTCGTCGGCGACTTCGGCGACTCTCGTGGGCTTCGTAAAGTCGTGCAATAAGGCACAAACAAAAGTAGAATAATGCAAAAGAAAAAGCTTGCAATTATCGCAAAACTGGTTTAGTATATAGGTATGATTAAGATAAAAAAAGACTTCTGGACACAGAAAAATGTCCCCATGATTCACTTTCGCCAAGCGAAAATCCAAATGACCCTTGCCAATGGCGATAAGCTTGGCACGGTTCAAACTTTGCCGTTCCAAAAGAACGCACCAAGCAAAGGGCAATGGTTCGCCAAGGTTTCTGATGTTTGGGATGTCGCAGACATTTCTTTCCGTGATCTTGGCGTACAGTCTTGCGTTGCTCCAAAAGGTCACATCGCTTGGAATCTCGTAGGAAAGGGAGTTTAATGTTAAAAAGATTCTTTTTTCAAACTCTTTTACGAACTCGCTACTTTGTGGGCTTTTCAAAGGTGAAATACTTTTGGAGCTTAAAATCTGCCGAGGACTTCGCAAGAAATTGCAAAGATCTTGGAAAAACAACTGTCTGGCGTAAAGATCACAAAAGAATGTTTACTCACAACAATCTTGTCGATTACTCACTCCACGAGGACGCAAAAAACTTTTCAACCTATCACTAAAAAAACGCTTGACAAAAACGCAAAAATCTGACAAAATAAAAGCATGATTAGAATAATTCAAAACCCAAATCTCAAAAACTGGTTTTCTCTCATTAGTGGCGAAACGCTACTTGACCAAATCAAGGGAAAAGCTAACGCATTGAAAATCGCTCGCAAGATTGCAAGAGCCGAAGGCAAAATGATTTCCGAAGAGTTTAACGCAAACAAAAAATAGAAATGTACATTCCACAAACTCCAGCACTAATTGATGCAAAAATTGCACAAAAGAAAAAAGCCCTTTCCGAGTGGAAGGAAAAACTGAATAAGTCACGCAAACAGTCGTTTCTTGTAGCTAGAGCCTTGCAGGTCAAAACGCTAGAAGAAGAACTGCAAACACTGCGAGCGGTTCGAGCGGTACGGCTCACAAGGTGCTAATAGTCAACGACTTACGCGCCGGCGGGCCCCCGGCGTTAGCGTAACTCATTGAAGACCAAGGAGTTAACGTGAGAGAATCGTGCAAAACATTAGTTGAAAGTTAGCCTTGACAAACAGGTGTTTCTGTGGTATAGTATAGGTATGATTAAAAACAAAGATGTAGTAGTAGACCGCAGAGGTCGCATTTTTCAAGTTGTCGATGCAGACTTTAAGACTGACCGACTAGGCAAACAAATCCTTTGCCGTTTGTACCGTTCGCAAAAGCGTTTCGCTTTCATGCCTTGGCAGGTAAAAAAGCATCCGTTTTTCTCTTGAAAATAATTGAAAAAAAAACTTGACTTTTCCTTAAAAATAGATTAAATTGTAGATATGAAAATTGAAAAAGACCTCTCTCACATCGCCGAAGCTGTCGCTTTGGCTAACGCCAACGGAAACAAAGTTTCCGACCAGTTCGCTGACTTGCTCGCCGACCTACAAGGTCAAAAGCTTGCCGAAGACTTTACGGTTGAGCATGGAACGCAACACGCTTCAGATGATGAAGTGAAAGCCGAGTTCGTTTCTCTCGATGCAGTTGAAAATGACAACGAAGACGACGATTTCGACAATGATGAAAACCTCGTTGACATGAGTCAAATCTCTGGCTCGATGCGTGAAATCTTTGGAGAGTAAAAAAATTATGAGAAAAGTCACAGAACAAATCAAGCAAGCCTTTGAGCAAGGCGAATCTAAAAAAGTCGGAAACACCGAGACGGATGGAACAAGCGTTTTCTTGCATGGGAATGAAATTGTTCGCCGTGATGTGAGCGGTTTGGTCTTTGCTACGCTCGCAGGTTGGAACACTCCAACCACGAGAGAAAGAGTCAACGGAATCACAGGAATGGGCTTTCATCAGGTCAACCATCAGGCTTGCCTAAATGGTGAACCGATTGACTCATCCGACTGGTTCGTCAAGACTGCTCAAGGTGATTCGCAAGCGTTGCCACCACCGCCTAAGTCACTGACTGTCAGCTAGTTACGGGCCGGCGGGCCCCCGGCGTTAGCGTAACTCATTGAAAACCAAGGAGTTAGCGCGAGAGAATTGTGCAAAACGTTAAGCGAATCTTAGCCTTGACAAAAGGGCTTTTCTGTGGTATTGTATAGGTATGATTAAGAGAAAAACTAAAGCTTTCGTTTTTGACTTTGACGACACTCTTGCGTTCACCGATGCAAGAGTTCATGTGCTGAGTCGGTTCAAGAGTCAAGTGGTCGCAAGCTTGACCCCTAAACAGTTCAATGATGTAAAATTAAAGGAAGGCGAAAGCTTCGACTTCTCCGACTTCGACAGAGCGAGCTTCATTCGTGACGGCAAACCTTCTAAGCTGATTGACTTAGCAAAAGAAGTTTTTTCTGAAGGTCATTCTGTGTTTATCTTAACTGCTCGCAACGATTGCGTTTCTTCTGCGATTGCTGAATGGCTTACAGACTTTGGAATCGTTGCAAGGGAAGTTCATTGCGTGGGCGAAAAAGGCACGGACATTGCAAAAGCAAAAAGACAAGTCTTGCTTGCAATCATTGAAAACTTTGACAAGGTTTGGTTTTTCGATGATGATGCTCGAAACATTGAGCTTGCCCAAGAGCTAAACCTTAAAGCTAAAAAAGTGTAAAAATTACCATGAATAAAACAAAACTTGCAAAGATAATGAAAGCCAAAGGCAAAAAGAATGTTTTCGCTAAACTGATAGAAATGCAAAAAAAGTTACAGAAAAGGCTTGACAAAAATCAGAAAAAAGACTAGTATAGAGGCATGATTAAACAAGAAATCGAAAGACTCGTTTCCGTTTTGCAGGCATTGACCTTGCAAAAGTTGGAAGCAATTAGAAACGGCAAGCAAAGAGAAGCTTTGCAAATCCAATCGGTGCAGGTTGACATCGACAACAAAATCCAAGACCTAGAAAGGCAACTTTCTTAATGGAAATTGGAATCATTTTACTCGTTACCTTTTGCCTCGCAGGCTTGAGGGAAGCAATAAGCCCAACACTGAAAAAATAAATGAAACACTTTGAAATCTTAAAAGTCGGAGTTTCGCCAGAAAGGCGTTTCCTTCAAAAAACCATGAGCGGAGCAAATTGGACAAATCAGTGGCACGCTCACAAGTTTCTCAAGCTAGATGAAGCAAAGCAAGAGGCTGACAGTCACGAGAATGTTGTCATAATCTGGGTTGATGAATCAATCCACAGCGGAGCAAATTGGGGCGAAGTAAATCCCGATTGCTCGCCAGACTTCGCTCGCCAGAGAATCGTTTCAACTCAATAAAATAAACTAATGAGAGAATATAGAAATCTAATCATCTGCGGAATCTTATACTGCGCAGTCGCCACGCTAATGGTCGCAGGGTTTTACCTTGGTTGCCTTCTCAGCGTCGCAACTAACTGATTGCCAAAGAGTTACGCTTGGCCGGGCTCCCCCCTAAGTCATAAGTCGTTGATACTCATACTGTTATGACCCAGAATGATTCGAGATGAATATTTGACCCTATTTGGCTTCAAAAATCAAGTAATTTCTCTATTTCTATTTAATTGATTATCAATAGTTTATAACTATTTTTATTCATTTGTAAAAAAGTGTTTGACTCAAAATGAGATTTAGTCTATTATAGTAGGCATAATGAAAAACGGAATAAGTCTCACCAAAAAGGAACTTCAAGAAATCATCGACCAAAATGTCGGTGACGCAAACGAGGGTTGTGTTCAGTCTCAACAGATTGTTGTCCACGCCCAATGGCTATTGGATAGGATTGCCAACCAATGGGGATGATTGGATTCGATTTGCACTGCTTCATCGGGGCAAAGACTGCGGTTCAACTCCGCACATCTCCACCAATTTTTAAGAATTATGAGTAAAAATAAAAACAAAAATATTGCACTAATCGACGAGAAATGGGAAGCAATTGGACATTCAATGAACATCTCAAACGAGGCTTGCTCAAGGTTATTCAATGAGGTTTTGATTCCGCTTTCTGGAATGCAAGGCAAATTGAAGTTTGCCACAGGCAAAAGTGTGGTCGATGAATCCGTTGACTGCATAGAAAACAAGTCAGTTCGCCGTACAGTTGCCGAAGTCAGAGACGGCATTTCAGGACTCCGTGAGATAGTCAAAGATATATCTCAAAGTCTCAGAGAGCAATCGGAAAAATACATTCGCGCAAATCCTTAAGCATCAGCGACTTACGCTACAAGGGGGGACCCCGGCCCGTCGTAAGTCATTGACCTACAACGGGTAACAGGCTAACCAATAATAAAACTATTTAGCTATTTAGTATTTACTATTTAGCTATTTAAGTTCCTCAATTAGCTCGTCTAATCGCTCATAGTCAAGCCCCGAATCATTCCAAGCAACTCTGTCTGGTGTTTCGGTAGACTCAAAGCAGTCTCGCATTTGACAAGCGAAGTCATGATAATTCTCGCACTCTCTTGCGAAATTGTAAAGACCTTCGTCATTGCCTATCCATAGGGCGACATTCCAAGTTGCGTGATTTTTCCATCCGTTATAACTCATAATTTTGATATATCGTGTCCGTGTTGTTCCATGTTTCGCAATGCCTCTTGTCTGGTCATGTTAAAACGACTCATAAGATACATTAGAAGCGTTGCTCCTGTTAATTCTATTTCATTACTCATTTACAAGTCCAATCGTATAAGGAGAGTGTTCTGTCGCTCTGTTCAAATCAGATTCCAAATCTCGAATAAGTTCAATAACTACTTGAAGCGTTCCTTCAAGACCGATTGACTTTCCGTTCTTCAAAACCTCGTAGTTTTTCACAGGATTGTTTGTTGATTGTCTAATCATTCCTTCTATTGTTGAATAGCTCATTAGTCTGATAAAAGAGATTGGGTGTAATCGTTTCGGAGTTCATTGAGAAGGTCAACCCAAGCAACGCCATTCGTTTGAGCCTCACGCATTAGGCGAGTAATCGCAACTTCATCTTGCCAACCGAGAACATCATCGAACTTAGCAAGCGGAAGCATCTTGTCGTTGTGGAACATTGCGACTTCGTAAGTTCCTTGCGATGCGTTGCCATAAAGCCCACCGAATTGCTTTTCTTTGTTCTTCATAGAGACAACGGAAATCTGAAATCCGTTTCCTAAATCAAGTCTAGCTTGGATTGCATCTGGATGGTTTGCGTGGTCGTTAAACTCCAAATCGGAGAAGGTTTTCGTCTTTTGTGTTTCAATCATAAATATATTCTGACAGATAATAGGGTTTTTGTCAAGGCTTTTTTTTATAAATCTTCCGTTAGGGCAAATATTCTTCCGTTGTAATCAACTTGGCTGGAAATGTTTGTAAAGGTTCTCTTTTCTAAATTGGCTCGCAAGCAATCTTCGCTGATATAATACTCTCGCAACCAAGGCGTTTTCTTCTTCTTCTGTTCTTCCGCTTTTCTGTCCACCTCTGCAATGACTATCACGCCATCGTTTGAAAGTGAGAGTAAAAGGCTTTTGTCTCGTTTTAATTTCATCCCTTTATACTAGATTAATTAAGCCTTGATGTCAAGCTTTTTCTTTCGCTCGCAACATACTGAAGCTCAACGACTTACGCTGACGCCGGGGGCCGGCCCAGCCCTAAGTCCTTGACTATCTGCCGTTTAGGATTCTCAAGAGATGCTCGTAAGCTGGCAAGCCTGAGTTTAACCCATGAGCAACCCATTTTCCCTTTTCTTTACGGTAAAGCAAATCCCATTTGCAAGCGTAATCATGCACTCGCATTAGACCATTGGGCAAGATTTCAGTTCGGTATCTCAAGAGTTTATCCCTTCCTGTACGAATCCTGTCTCATCCTTTTTTGCCATACCCTTTTCGATAAGCCCGACAATAACGCCTTGCTTGTCACGGAAACGCAAATCACTTTCATCGCCATTGATAACTTCGTGACCTTTCCAAGTTTTAGGTAACCTATCACGGAAAACCACGGCGACATTTCCACCCATTTGCAAAACCATATCGCAAAGCGTATCGTTATGCTCTGAGCGAGAAAAAGTCAAATGATAGTTGCTCGGAAAATCCTTAGCTTGATTGACGAACTTTGCCATGCGTTGAAACGACTTGGTATAATCATAAAATTGCGTTTCGGGAAACTTTTGCATAAGCGTTTGACCATTTGCATCTTCAATGTTTTCCCATTCCAAATCGCTTGTGAGATTAGGGCGAAAAACCGCAGTCATTTCTTTCTTAACTGCTGACTTAATGCCTGAAGCAATTTCCTTTGCGAGCTTTTCCATGAACGCAAGCTTTTGTTCAAAGAATAACTTTGTCTTGGCAATGCGAGAGTCTTGGATTTTGTCCATTCGTCCACGACCAGCAGTATTCAAGCAAGCCATCGTGCAACCTTTGCTTCTCCATTGGCAAGCTTCGTACCCCGAAAGATTTGCTGGAGCAAGATGAATGCCCTTAGTCATGAAGCCAAAAGCTTCGCCTTTTACGATTTTGGCATTTCCTGCCGTGAGTAGAGTTGTCTTAATCATGCCTTAATACTATCTTAATTCTGCTTTCTTGTCAACAATTTTCTTTGCTTTTTCAATTCCTTTTTCCATGCCGAACTGAGAAACCAAGCGTTTGAAAGTTTCCCAAGCAATCGTATTCTCGGGAAGCTTTTTCCATTCTTTCATTCTTTCTTTACTATTCATGCCTTAATTATGGCAGATTCTAGGGGCAAAGTCAAGCCTTTTTTTAAAATAAAATCAAAAGAAATCTAAACCCCTCTAGACCAAGGACTTACGGACCGGCGGGGAGGCCGCCCGGGCCGTAACTCGTTGATACTCAGCTACCTACAGCGTGCACATAAACGCACAGGCTAGTATAAGTAGCAAAGGCAACTGCTATAAATATATATAATAGTCTATTTGTCATCACATTGCTTGTTGAGCTTGACAACTTTAAGCACCTTCTTAAAGGCTTCTTGCACTCCGTCAAGAAACTCCTTGCTTCCCATTTCTGGATAAACATGGTTGATGTCGTTAGGATCGTAGACATTCAAGACATCTAAGATGACCTCGAAATCTTTTTTGTTTAGTGATGTATACATAATTCTATAATTCTTCTACCCACCAATAGCCTTCGCACTTAGTGAGAATGGTATCAATTCCGTTTTGTTGCTTCATGTAGACAAATTGCCTCGCATGGTGTTCGTGAATAAACTTATACATTAAAAGTCTGCTCCATAGGTTTCTTGCTCTCCAAAGCAACCGTAATCTTCGTCAGTCCCGAATCCTGCGGAAGTCATGGCAGAATCAAAATCTCCATCCATACTTTCGTCGATATCTCTTTCGTCGTTGATGTGCCATTGCTCAACCTCTTCACAAGAAATCATCTTGCCGTGCCAATCGTAAACGGCAAATTGGATTCCAAGATTAAGGTATTCGCCAGTTTGATTAGCCTCATCTATCAGGACTTCTGCTCGCATATAAGCTTGCTCAAGACCTTCACGATTTTTGTTCCAGAAATAGTCAAGCGTTTCATTTACAATTACTTCATATCTTTTTATCATACCTATAATACTATACTAGAATGGATTTCGTGTCAAGGGTTTTTTTAAAAAAAGTGTCCCGTGCTGTGCCACATGACTGCACCCAGATTTATGAAGGTTGCGAGCCTTCTGTCTTGAGGGGTTTATGTCTCAAGTCTGACACGGGACTGAAATTGTGTTAAAATAATTATACCTATAAGTATGACAGAATGAGCCGTGAAGTCAAGCTTTTTTTTCATTTTTTATGTCGATGCTTTGCTGTTTTGTAAACACGTTTCTCAAATGTGTCGATGAGATAAACATAAGTTTGGTGTTGCAAGTCCCTAATACCCAACGACTTACGCTGAAGCGGGGAGCCGGCCCCGTCATAAGTCATTGATAGTCAACGACAAAAAAAACTCCCCTCGATCCTTATATTTGACCGAGGGAAGTTTCTTATTTAAGAGCTGTATTTGACCCCTTTTCGTTTCAATTTCTAGTTGGATTCAACTCCTGCAACAGGGTCAAAAGCATTATGGAAAATCTCAGAACGCTTAGGCAAGTGCATTACATTGCGTCCTTTGGACACTTCCGTGAACGCATTGTATAGCGAATTAAGATTGCGGTCTTGAAAGACCTTGTGGTCAGAATCTTTCCATTGCTCCCAAGCTTGAGCTAGGGTGGATTGACCAATTAAGTTGGTCTTGATTCCTGCCTCGTAGACATCGAAGATGAGGTGTTGAGCTTGCCTATCATTCAAAGGAATATCCCTATAAGCTTCGACTCGCTTATCTTGATGCTCCCACATGGGCAATAAAGCCTTGACAATATCATCCACTCTCTTGAGTAGCTCTTGCTTTACTTCGCCTATGTGCTTGCGAGTAAAGACGACATCGTTATGAAAAACGAGATTGTCACAAATAAATGGTGCTTCACCTGCACACAATCCTGCTGCGAAAAGCTTATCGTGCGAGTTACGCATACCGACAACTGTTCCTCTATCCGAACCAACACGATTTGGATGAACAACTTGAAACATTCCGAAATAATGGTCGGCTTGCTTACCAAGATTGTGGCATTCATTTACGATTTCAAAACCCGATTCTTCAAGGTTGTTGCGAGTTACATCGACAACAGTTGCGTGAGGAATTGGTTTCCAACGATTAGTTTCCTTGGGAGTCGGAACACGACGAACGGTATCCAAATCCACAACGGAACTTTTTGCTCCACAAATGCGGAGGTTCAACTTAGGAGTTTCTGCTATTGTATCTGTCATAATTTTTTGAGTTTCTATTTTTATCAATTGTTAAGCTATAAGTATAGGTGAAAATATGTTAAAAGTCAAGCATTAATTTTGCTCAAATGGCTTTTTTTCTTGCCCATTGAATCCAGTCATGTTCTCGTAGCATTGAGCCTTTTGGGCAATTTGCTGAAGGGTAATTCCAACCATGCCAATAGTCTCACTTTCCTCATCACTTAGCTCACCTTCTACTGGCTTAATGCAAATCTCCCATAGCACATCCATGCACATCTTCATGATGTTCTCTGCGTTCAAGTTTTCGTCCGAGGCTTCGTTATTCAATATATTCATTTTTTCTTCAATCCTTTCTCAATTATCAATACAAGTATTCTAGAGGAAAACTAGGGTAATTGCAAGCATAAAATCACTAAAACTAACATTTTTTTTAATGCTTATGTTGCTCTAGGTCAATAACTTACGACGGGCCCGGGGGCCCGCCAGCTAAAGTGAATTGATTGAGAGCCAAGTCGCCACACTTGGTGAAGCTTTCAAGGGTTAACCTACTAGGCGTAGTACTGCCTCTCAAAATCAATAGATAGATAATTAAGCGAAGATCCGCTTCTCTAGTTTATACAGCTGCTCAAGTAGATTGTCGTGCTCCTTTTTCTTCAAAGCCCAATCCTGACAATATGCTCCTGACTCCTCAGCCAATGCCAGCTCATAACCGAGCTGGCGAATCTTGGCTAAGAGAGTATAGTGCCGTGCCATAATTAGCTTACGACTGTTACCAACCTATCGTAGCGAAACCTACGATAACCTTCACGGTTGTGGCAATATGCCGTGAATCCGACAATGTTCTGACCTTCATTGGCATTGCCAAATTGGTCTTCTTGTACTGGCTTATCGACAGTATACAGTTCCGTTCTTCCGTCGGAAGTCTTGTATACGACTTGCCATCGTGTTGCGTTCTTGTTATTCTTCATTTTCTTTTCCAGTTTCATATTCGTTTATATCTTTTTTAGATTCTTGTTCTTTGGTTTCGTAAAGTTCTAATGATTGCTTGAGAGTTGCTTGGGCTTCTTCCAAAGTGTCAAATGGAATACAAATCAATTCTTGCTCCAAATTATATGGGCAATACTCTTGCTTCTCAGCAAAATATAAATCCCATGTTCCAGTATCGTCATCGTATTCTGGGCGATTAAGTGGTGGAAGTTCACAGTATTCTTGAATATAATTAAGCATTGCGATTAAACTCTTGAGCCTTTCTGACTTTTTGCGTCACCATTACATTTGGGTCGTACAAGGATTCAACGAGAGGTTTGTTTCCCGTGTGAGAATACTTCTTGCACATATCGTGAAGTTGTTTGTGTTTTACTGGGTCTGAAACGCCCTTTTGTTTTGCTTCCTTACTCATTAAAATAATCCTACTACTCCGTATTCAACCTCGACTTGCTCAAGAAAATTATCTGCACAAGTTTCAACTGCGTTTTCATAAGCAACGCCATCTATGTCATCGCTTTCGTTAAAATAATCAAAGAAGGGAAAATCCGCAAGGTCGTGAACGCTTATGCCAAGCTTCATCATAACCTTTGAATCTACATCTTCAACGAACTGTTCTATCGTGTTTTTAATCATGCTATAATTATCGCACATTTTCGTTTCTTTGTCAAGGGTTAAATTAATCTTTGCTTGCATCCATCCAAGCCCGATTGTAAACCTCTTCGGGATGATGAAAATACCTATCGGAATCATTTGTCTTTTTATCTTCAGCAAAGCAATCAACAACGATTTGGCAAAGGTCATCAATGTTGTCGTTTGTAATTTCGTACTCTCTATCCAGTAAAGGGTTCATGTACGCAATGATGTTCTCTTGGATTTGTTCTTTTATCTCTTCGTTTGTCATAAAACTTTTGCACCCACTTTGTAAACCGACCAATTTCCATTACAATAAGGATAAGAACCTTCTGCCCAACTTACTGCACCATCAATGGAGCGAAAATAAATCGGTGATTCGGAAGGACTATCATCGTCAACGAGTGCGTATACTCCTTCTGCTATGTCGCAAGGTTCAGTCATCCTTTCTCGCTCAAACTGAGACTTAATTTCCATGTAATCATGTCCGTCTATGCAATAATTCATCTTACCACCAAGAGTTGTAGTAAACCTTCTTGCCATCTGCGATTGCCTTGCGAGCATCTTGAATGAACTTCAAGTCAGTCAACTTGTAATGGTAGTCATTATCACCATAAGGATTTCCATCGGCATCTTCCCAAGCAAATGAATCGTCTCCGAAGAAAAACCCACCTGTTTCTGGCAATGCCTTGTTCGCTACATGAGCCTCAAGTTGTTCTAGGTCTGACTCGCTGAGTTCAAGCTCAACGCAATTAAAATCGTTGCCAATTCCACTATCGGAATCACTAACGGCATTTCCCTTGTCTCGAAACAAGTCTTCCATCCATCCGTGAAGACGATTGTGCTTACGCCAGTAAGCGAGTTCTTCTTGCTCTGAATCCTCAGAGGTCTTTGCGTATCCGTATTGGTCTAATCCCATTTTTTATCTTTCTCTTTCTCGATTGTTAAGCCTTAATTTTGACAGAAAAATGCCCTAAAGTCAAGCTTTTTTTTTAGATTGCAAGAACTTCTTTTGTATAAAACTTCACGAACGAAGCGAACCATCTTGGTTTTTGCGTACTCACATCAACAAAAGATGAATGCTTGTAAGGATTGTATGTGATAGCAGTCATTTCCCACCATCCTATGTCATCCCAGCACGCAAATGAAGGATCAGGATGAGCGATGTATCCGCTGATGCCTGCATGGACATTTTTCCTTTTCTCCCGAAGAACCCTTTCTCTCCCTTTCGTGTTCACCTTCATCATTGCTGAATATAAATGTATTGGTTTTCCGTCAGAATGAGCCTTAACGAGACCGTCTTGCTTGATGCTCCAACAATCCTTGTGGAGATTCTTATAGACAAAAACCTTTTTGCTTTCATCCAGTTTATACCTTGGGTCTTCTTGTTTTAATTTAATCATACCTTTAATACTAGACTACTTTCATGGGCGTGTCAAGCTTTTTTTTACACCCGTAAACCACTGCTCCCCAAAGAGTTACGCATAAAGGGGGAGGCCGGCGCCGTCGTAAGTCGTTGATGTTAAGTTGCTTGGGCGATCTCCTTAAGTGAAATTATTTTTATCATTATTTATATTTGAATGATTCACATTTGTATTTGTATATTTATTCATACCATTCTTGTATAGCAATTTTTATTCCGAAGCATATTCCAATCAATATAATTATGCCTAATTCCAATTTTATCCTTTCTTATTTTGTGTTAGAGTATTCTTTCCAAATCTCAATGTCTAATTCTCGCACACTTTTGTTACGAAGTCGAGCTAAATCCTTAAAAATGTCTGCCCAATAATCGTATACCTTTTTGCTGCCAGGAGTGCTTTTAGGGGCGTTCACATATCCTTGATCTCTTAACCAAGACATGATGTGAGTATCCAACATAGGTTCATCAAAGTCCTTTCTGGTATTCGAGAGAAAGAATCGTGCGGTTTTCATTCCTATTCCACGAACCTTCATGAGTTCTTCAAGCGTAACATCCCTCAAGCTTTTCCAAGGGAAAGAATGACTACTGCTTAATTTAATAACATCAACATAGGAATCATACCGATCTCGATAGGGCGCAATTCTCTTTGCTTGCATAAACGATTTTAGTCCACCGTCTTTCTGTAGAAGTCGTATCCACTCAAAAGGAGATACATCTAGCTTTCTCGCACCTCTCAGAAACGCTTCTAATTTCGGAGCTTCGACCGCAGACTTCTTACCTGCTACATTTATACCAAACAATAAAAACTCTTCTAATTCAGATTCAGTTCTATTGTAGTTCTTTACTTTTGCTGGATTAATCATGATTAATATTGGTAACCGTATTCTCGTTGCAATTCATCAAAATAATTATATGAGTTATGTCTATTACAATTATATATAAATGATTCTAAATCTTTTACTTTCTTCTTAGCCTTTAGTGGATATCTTCTCCTCAGTAGAGATTTGATTTCTTCCCTTGTTGTTTTTATTTTATTCAATTGGTGAAAAGGCATCTCGCCTTCAAACTCCCAATCTAGAATGTCGTTATCGAGGTCAATCAAGAATCCTTCAACCATTTCAGTTTCGTTTTCGTATTTCATTACAACATCGGGTTGCCAGAGTCAAGCTCGACACCCAGTACTGATTTTAATTTACGAAATGATTCGGACTTAATGAAGACCTGCCTAACATAGTCTTCTCCGCTATCTTCCACAACCTTAATGCGTCCTGCGACATACATCGCACGGCAAGCCTCTCTTGGTTTTCCACCCCATTGGATGATGAGTTCTGTTTTAGGGAAGTATTCTGCGAGTTCAGCACATTGCTCCGCAGTAACAAATCCCCATTGTTCAATGATTTCTTTTAGCAATTTCATACCTTTAATACTGACAGATTACCTTGGTCTTGTCAACAAAAAAACCTCCCCTTTTCGGGGAGGCTTTTAGAAGAGGCTTTTATGTAGTTACCTCAATGGTGATGATAGTGACCAGAGTCAATAAACTCCGCTACATTACCCAGTACGACGAGAAGGGACGCACAAAAATTGGAGTCGGTCTTACGAACTCCGAAGCCCGAATTATATTCACGATGCAGAGTTATGCCGACATAAAATAGATGGGGGATGGAAAGTTGGTACTCCACCAACATTAACTATTTGCTTGGGTTATGCGACCTTCCGAAGAAGAATGAGACACGACTTCTCAGCCTTTACTCACAACTTGGGGCAGACTATTATAATAGTTTCTGAGTTAATCCCAAGTACCTTTGCCGTCCACCACAGACTTACCTTAAAATCCCTTTTCCCACTTGGGCGTTAGAACTCCATCGGCGTGTAAACCATCGCTCACGACAAATTGCAATCACGCACATAGCAATGTGCCAGTCATAAGGTCTGGCGACCCAATCCTCCGTCATTTGACTTTGGACTCCCTCGGGAGAGGTGATGACTATTGCACTTGCAGGGCATCTACATACCCTGTTTACAAGTTTCCCCGTAGGAATCTCCGTCGAGCTTCCTAAAGACTAAAATATTAAAGAACAAAAAATACCTGTGGGTTTTTCCTTTCGGTTATCGAGAACCCACTAAACTCGATTTTGATTATGTAATAATAATACTATATATTTGATTAAAAGTCAAGCAATATTTGGAACTTTTCTCAATTTTCTTTGAGCTTGTAGTTCTGCCAACCTCTTATCCGCTTCAGCTTGTTGGGCGAAGATACTATCCTCAACTACTGAGCCATAATTGGCGAACTTAGATTGTTTAACATAAACCCCTTTAGAGGCTTTCGACATAATGCTTGATGCTCGTGCGTTTGATGCAATACTCATAATTTTATATTAATTAATTGTGTTTTAGTTACTGTGAAACTCTTCGGAATCAATGATGGGTAGGTATGGGACGGAGTATTCTTGCGGAAAGTCTGCTTCTCTGCTTCGCTCTTTCGCAAGTTGTTCTTTGGCTTGAGAAGAGAAATCGAATACTGCGTTCAAGGGAACATCATTAAAGACTTCCTTGGCACATCCTGCGACATCCTTCTCGTCACCCAAGACATCCGTAAAAACGCCCTGTTTGCGTACATCATTTATAGTAAGAAGAAAAGCCTGTTTGACCGCATGGCACATAAAACCATAATGCCCAATCAACTCTCCTTCTGCGTTCTGCAACTCAAGATTGTAGTCATCTACTCGCACGATGGAGTAATCACCCAATCTCAATATTTTTTCATCTAATCTGATTTTCATAACTATAATACTGACAGGTTTTGCCCTCTGTGTCAACCCTTTTTTTCAACTTTCTTCGGATCTCGCTCTGGTAGTGGAGTTCCTTCGTATAGATAAATATTTTCACCAGTGATTCGATACCCTTTCGTCTTGCTTCTGCACTTCTCGCACCAAGCTATAACTTTATTTAGGTCGGAATCGTTCATAATTGACCCTGTCTTGCCTGTTTCCAACACTATCAACTCTCCTTTATATATTTTACTTGGAGGAGCAGGGTATTGGTTATTTGGAACATCGTCTATCTTCATTTGGATCATTTAAATAATATTGATTAGTAAACATATCTCTAACAGAAGTAACATTATTCATTAATTTTGTTAGTTCTTCTTTTATATTATTTAGTTCAGACTTATTCTTATTTGCTTGTTTCGTGTTATTATATTTATCTAGTAAAGCATTTATATTTCGAGCTTGTTCATTCATATATTTATATAAGTAATTATATATTAATGAAAGCCGTGACCCATGTGACTTGGGCAGTCTACCTCAGTATAGAATTGTTTATTTCCACCAATAGCGTTCTGATTTTTGAGCCATATTTGGAAGTTGCGTTCTTTTATTGAAGCATATTTATCAGTATTATTATTTGCAGGGTTGTAATCAATCCCCTCAGTAGTCATACATCCATTATTTGTTAAAATAGTAATAACAATCAATATATTTATAGCAATCTTATTCATAATTCTTTATTTCTTCTTTTTTAATGTATTTATATTTAGTATAGTTCAATCCAAAGGCTAGATTCTTATTAAGAACTTCAAGCTCACTCAATTTAACTTTATTAATTTGCTTATTATTATTTGTATCAATTAAAATATATGTCGAAATTGGCGTATTGTCAGTTTGCATAGTCGGTTTCCGATTGTTATTGAATGAGTATGGGCGATATTCCAACAAAAGTCAAGTCAAAAATAATCTAAATTGAAATTAATTTATTAAAATCAATAAAAATATATTAAAAAGTGCGATAGAATCTTTAATTGGTTGAAATTGAGTGAAATAAAGTCTTATTTGTATGAAGGACATTTATATTTTTACTATTATTTATATAAATAGAAGACCGAATACCCACTCTGACCCATTTTCCTCCACTATGCTCCACCACTTAACTTCTTTATTTATCAACAACATAGAAAAAAATCAATTATTTAATCAATCTTATTAATGCTATCTTCTTCTGTATATTGGTTATTAAGTTTATCTTTATACTCTTGTATGTTATTAATAGAGTCTTGTAATGCTTTGAGCTTATCACCATCATATGTTTCGGGATGGGCTTTAAAGAGTCGCTCTTGCCTTTCAAAAGAAAGCGTTGCGACCTCTAGCACGGCATTTAAATCGCTTACGAGAACCTTCTGATGCTCCATGTCCATTAACAAATCGCCATCTTTAATCGAGCTTCTCTCGCTCTTTGGCATCAGCTTATTCTGTGTTGCGATATACTTTAAATAATCTTGCTCGTTGTTGAGTGAAATGTTTTCGGATTTCATTTCTGCTTCTTCCTTTAACTTCTTAATTTGTTTGTGGTAGTAATACCTAATCTCATTCATCGTCATCTAGGTATGCAGTTGCAATATGTCCGATAAAAATAAGAACGCAAAACATAAGTCCAAAAACGGAAATCAATTTTATTACTTCAAATAATTCTGGCATTAGTCCTCTCCTCTTTCTTCTTTTAATATATTTAAAATAGTTAAAGCTAAGTCATCAAAATCTTCATTATCCAATTCTTGCATATATTTATTCAAGTCAGATAATCTCAGTTTTCTAGTCTTTGCTCCATCTGCGATTAATGTTTTAATATATTCTTCTGAAAGCTTTTCAAGTCTAACCAAATCTTCTGGTTCACTTGGATTGATTTCTGCTCTCATTTTTTTAAGTTCATCAAAGAACGGATGCTCAAAGTTTCCTAACATTTAAAAATCGTTTACAGGGAAACATGAACTAAAATGGGCAATAGCATTATCAATGTCATATATAATTCTCCGTCCATTATTCGCTTGACTCCAAAAATTACAACTGGCAACTAATGTATCCAAATATCTTACTATATATTCAGTAGAGGTATGATTTGGATATTGTTCGCCAATTTTTTCGAGCATTTCGGAAAGCGTATTCTGGAGTTCGTTGATTAACTCCTGCTCACCCATTAGGAGACTTCCATCAACGCATCATGGATGAGGTGACGAGTTTTATAGTCTAGTAACCTTCCCTCATCATCTTGAGGCATAGCGTTTAAAGCTTCCGTAAAGTCAAGATTTAAGACCTCACACATACAAGCAACCTTGCGATAGATTCCGATTTCCTTATACTTTAAAATCGCCCACAATGCGTCTACTTGAGATTCCTGTGCCTCTAGGATAGAGTCGGTCAAAAGATTTCTTTGTAGTGTTTCCATGATAAAGTTCCCTATTGATTAAGATACTGTCCATGCTGATAACGCAACATCATCGGATTCATTTAAGGTGAAACCAAGGTCTTGTACGATTACCGCAACATCCTTGCATCTCCATCCTTCATCCCTGCATACCTTGAGTGATGCAATTAAATTAAGCGAAGGTTGTATTCCTTCATCCAATTTATTTTCAATATAGTTACGAAGTTCAAGTCTTGAAATATCTTCATCAGTTACCTCATCCTCGTAATCAAAATCTTCTTCGTAATCGCATTCGCAATCATCGCAAGAACCTTCACATTCTCCATCGTCCTCATTTGAGCCATAGATAGGCTTATTCGGTTGATAGACAATCTTGTTCAACTCCACTCTGGAATCTGTAAGGTCTGCAACGACTGTGTATTTGCTGACTCGCAACTTCTGGAAGGAGCAATCCGTAGGAACGGAAACCGCATCTTGTGGGTCAAACTCCACAAGCAACAAGCGACCATTACTACCTGCCCAACCATCTGCATAGTCATAAGACCCAATATGCAGTCCATGAGAGCAATGCCTGTCCTTGTTATCGTCCACGCATCGGCGTTGAACTTCAACAGTCGCACCCACTTCATTAAGAATCTGATGCCTTTCGTTAGTCTCTCCTTGCAAGACAATGGTATCAGCATTGCCAGTAGACGACCAAAAATCTTTCTGCACTCCCTTGTACCCCAAAACCTTGCCTTCTGGCGTAATCGGTAATGATTTGTACCCAAGGAAAGTATAAAGTTCCTCAACAGAGTTTGCGGAAGGGTTCTCCAAAAGCCTACTAATGTAATTGGTCAAAGGAGTTGAATCCTTCAATCCTGCTCGCAACATATCAAGCAGTTTATCTACCACAACTCCATGCAAACGATGTCCGTTGTAATAAACTACCTCGTCTTTCACTTCTAGTGAACCTTCAACGAAATCTTCTACTGCACTTTTTATATCCAACAGTTCTCCGACATCATCGTATCGTGCGTCAAGCAATGCTCTCCGCAACCTACTAAAGTTCGCATTATCGTTTCTGACTGTATAAGGCTTGCCCTCATAAAAGACAGTAATCGAGGTTTCGCTCAAGTTGTACGCTAATTTTTCGCTCATAATTTTTTTCTCTTTTTATTCGTGATTAAGTTATATATAGTAGACTATCTGGTGTTAGTTGTCAAGCCTTTTTTTTAAAAAGATTCGGGGGCAAGGAATCAAACCTTAACCCCCTCATCACACATAGAAATATATTCACCAATGTTTTTGCCGAAGTTTCCTTCTTGCATATTCTGCCATTGGTAGATTTCTTTAGATATATTCACCAGTAATGGGTATCTGTCTTGAATATCTTTGCACAAGTAATCATATTCTTTCCAGTTGTATGTATCGGGAAAGTTCTTTTTTACCCATTCTGGAGATTTTTCCCTCAAGAATTGCAATAGATTGTAGAGAGTCGTAACGACTTCATCATTTGCCGTTCCTTCTCTGCAAATAGTTGAAGCAATAATAAAGTCATGGTCTTTGCCTAATGAATCCTTGAGAAGTTTCAAAAGAGTAACTGACCCTCGATTGTTCAATACGGATTCGATAGCACGATAGTTTTTCATCTCATGCTCATGTTCCTTGAACGCAACCTTCTTCTCTCCTGCTTTAAGCTTTTTTCTATGCTTTACAAGATGCGTTTGAGCAAAATGAATCCTAAAATCTTCCCAATTCATCCATACGCTTTTATCAAGATTGGCACAATCTTTACGCCGAATACCATAAACAATCGGAAAGTTCTTTTTGTCGATATTCCTCATCTTAAAATATTGTATCTTGAGGTCTTTCAAGTCCATTATGGACTCTTGGCTTTTGCCATTTTCATTAACTATTTTATAATTAGCAATGGGAACATATACTAGAGGCACATCGTCTCCTAAAGATTCAAGGTCATCAAGTCCCAAGGCATTTTCCCAATAGTCTGTATTCCTGTAACGATGGCGTTTTTCATCCGTTATGAACCCAAAGACAGGAACATCTGCCCGACTTTCGCCACTATGCCTAGTCCCTGCTTTTAACTTGGCTTTTTCAACCTTAGAAAGCAAATTGATGTTGTCTGGAGAGATTAAATCGAACCTCATACCATCGGTATCAGTCCAAAGGTGTTCTTCTCCATCCTCTGTTGAGGCATAAACGACATAAACTTCCGTAACATCTTCGTTCTCGTTAAATAGCGTCCTCGCCTTTAATGCGTTTCCGTAGGAACTTCCACCATCTTGTACTGCAAGAATACTTTTGTCGTGACATAATACCCTGCGTTGCTTACTGGACTTTACTCTATACCCATCAGTTGCATCTCCATCTGTTAATTTAGTATATTCAGTAATAAGAATATCGTCAGTAAGCTTATAGTCTCTATCAAAAGATGGGCTAGTGATTTTAATTCCTTCCCATTCAAATGAGTTACGAAACAGTCCTTGCAAAGTATGTGGTAAAGCATTCATTACTTGAGCATACTTGCATTTGGCATCCCATAGGCAAGTTGCACTATCAAGTTTTTCCTTTGCAATTTCTTCAATATCAGCTTTAATTTGTCGCAACTTGTCAATAATCGCAAGTTGTGTCTGCTTGTTATATTCTAACGACTCACGACTATGGTGGAGTTTGAGTTCTCCAATGTCGAATCGTATATATAAATTATCTTGTTGACAAAGTTCACGCAAATATCCTGCATCCGATTGAGTATCATCATCTTCGGATTTGCATAATTCATTAAAATCAATCGAACCAGTATTAATAGGATAATGCACTCTTCCCATAAAGGCATGAGCCTCATGGTGAGTCCTTGCCCAATAATCTTCATTGTCGGATATAATTTGCCAAGTGGAATCCTTTGATTCCATAACAGTTTTCCATTCGGTAAGGAATTGTTCATCCTCACCTATTCCACGAAAAATCGGCATCTCATCATCTGTAAAGAACTTAAAGAAACTTTTGCAAATATCTTTAAAGTTGTTTATATCTGAATCAGCAATAGCAACTTCAATAGACAATCCAGTTGGTTCGCTAGATGGTTCTTCATCTAGTTTGACGATTTTAGTATCATCATTTTCATCAACAAATACATTGTAAGAAGTTTTCTTTCCACCATGAAATGAAACACAAGTGAAATTATTCCCATAAGACAATGGTGCAAACTTCCCGATTCCAAATGCTCCAATATATGAATTAGAGTTCCGTTTGGTACTTTTTCCGTACTTAGAATATAATCCAAAGACATCTTCTTGGCTCAAGCCACTTCCAAAGTCCCTAACGCAAAAGTTGGGGCTAAAGCGAGAAGGAATCGAGATTTCGACTTTCCGTTTTGCCTTTGCTTCAATGTTTGCGTCAAGTGCGTTTGCCGTAATTTCTCGGACAACCGCAAGTTGAGGATTTGAGTAATTGTTCCGCAAGAGTGATGCGACATAACGCATATCTTCGGCATCAATGGTACATTCTACTGAATCAAAATCGTGTGAGGATATGACTCTTTTCTTTTTATCTTCTGCAATAATCATTTTTTTACTATGTGTGGTTCTTGATTGTTATTCTATAAGTTTGACAGGTTAGATTGGTTTTGTCAAGTCTTTTTTTTAGTCTACGAGAAGATTTTCGTCTCCGAATAACAAATACTTAGAATATATCAAGCATTGGATTTCGTGGATGTATCTCTCCTCGTTTTCTTGTGTGTCGATTGAGTAGTTTTCTATCTCCTCTATCTTTAAATTAATTAATTCTTTTAGCTCGTTCATTTCTTAATATAATTACACTTTTTAAAGTTATTCTTCCCACATATATATTGGAGTATAATCGCCAACGAAAGCACATTCAATGTTGAAGGAAAAGTATTCCATTGCTTCCTCGCTTTCCATGCCGTCACGCTCAATTAATGTCTGTATAATACTGTCTGCAAAGTAAATCGCCCGACCATGAGAATCGAACCCTGCCAAGGAATCGTCAAACCCATCTGCGAGCATTGCTTCTGGATTCAGTTCTGAAATAGTATTCTTGAGAGATTCTATGCGATTCGCACGATTTTGGCGAAGTTCCGCAAGGCAGAGTTCTCCTCTTAAATCATTAATTTCTGTTTCCTTTTCGTTTGTCATAAGAATAATACTGACAGATTACGCAACCATTGTCAAGGCTTTTTTTCGCTTTAATGGCAAGATTCTTTCGACTAAGAAATCTATTACTGCAAAAGATATATCCATCATTTCTTGGCACTCTCTCCTGTCTCCACCGAATTGGGATTGGTTCGCACTAAATGCGACTTGATAACCTTCCTCGTCTCCTGCTGAAACTTGATTTTGCTTTATGGCATCCCATCCTCCACCTGCCTTCTGTTTCCATTGATAGGTGTTGTGATGGGAATGAATGTAGCAAATTGCGTTTGGACTTGTCCAACGAAAATCTCCAGTTGAGAATCTCTTTTCCATTTTATATTTTAAGAAGTCAATTTCCGCAAGAGGGAACTCATCCTTGAGATGCGAAAACTTTACGCATACTCCAGTATCCGTTTTCCCTTGTCTTTCAACAACCTGTTCGTAGAAATCATGCTTTGTTTTATATGAACAAGTTTGGATTTCGTTTGCAAATTGTCTGGTGACATTATTATTCTTGACGAATATATCCTGTGGAGTATAATCGTACCAATGGATTCGTTTTGTTTGCCAATAATTCATACTATGTGCCTTTTGTCGTCTTTTCCTTTTGGGATTGTGTGATTAATATATTCTATATAGTGAAATATATGTTGGACAATCATTTTTCTTGTCCCTGCATTTGACATATCAATTCTTTTAATATCCTTGAAGTCCTCTAATGCTTCCACTCCTAATTTTATTTTATCCTGTAAGTTCATGTGCATACTTGTTTGCATTTCTTCTAACTAAAAGTCTTTTTCCTATTTTTCGCTTTTTGTTATGAACGCTAGTTTTCTTTTCTAATTTTAAAAATACCTTTGGATAACCGCATAGTTTTGCAACTATTGCATTGCCATACGCTAAATCGCTACAAAGTAGTTCTTCTCTTTTTATATTCATTAATTCTCAAGGCAATATGACCAGTACCTTGAGTTGCGTCTGCCTTGTACCTTATTCCAATATATTTCTCTTGCTACATTTGGAGCAACTCCGTACTTGTTGCATCGGTCAAGCCACTCGTTTTCCATTTGCTCGTAAACCTTGAGACTACTGGCATGACCATTTGAGAGGTCATGTCCCATGAAGCGAAGAAGGTGAACATCCAAGCAACAAAGTTGTGATTCCGTTGGGTCACTCAACGAAAGAGCGTAGGTCGTTTTAGCGTTTCCTAGTCCGTATATAGTTCCAATTAAACGATTCCGACATTCTTGCCAAGTCTCATCCTCTTGCCTTTTAAATTGCTCTGGATTCTCCCGAAACTTTTGTGCAAGTTGCCATAAGCCTTTGTTCCTTCGTTCGTACATTCCGACTCTCGCATCAAAGACCATTTGCTCCAACTTATCCTTGTCGATTGTCCAAGACAAATCTTTCATTGCCAAATTGTACCCTCGTACATTGCTTTCCCAAGTTGTGTGAACGCTCATAATGGCGAATACCCAACGATTAAAGCGTTCTGCATCCGAAGTGACAGTAAGGTTGTCCCAATAATCGGTTTCAGTCTTGACTAGCTTCAAGGTGAGGTTGTCGAAGAAACTGTCAACCTTTTTAAGTTGACTTACCTTCGCAACTGCCTTTGCCTTTTCAAGAGTATTCTTGAAAGGAATTAGCATTTGGTCAAATGCCGTAGTAAGGTTAATGCCTACTGATTTCTCAGTTAGATTTTCTAGTGTGTTTTCCATGATGATAATAAGTCTTGAGGAAAAAGGCTTGAAAGTCAAGCTTTTTTTTTACAAGACTCGTAAGTTTCTCATTAATAATTAGTTATGACGCAAAAAGTTTATTCGTAATCTCTGAAAGCAATCGCATAAGGGAATCTTGGTATGCCATCTGGCGTAAGCTCAAAGAACTTAATCGTAGCTTCCTTATTAATATATTTTTCTCGATTGTTCAAGATTTCGGCAAGATACTCGAAAGTGCCTTTTATATTTGAATTAAAGGTTTGGTCTGTCTCGCTACAATAGCATACAAGATGCTTTGCCGTTCCTGCACGATTTCCATTACCTTCCTCAATGTCAACAACTTTATACTCAGCGTCCATGAAGTCTTTTCTCTTCAATAGCGTTGCACTCCTCTTTTGCTCGTATGGAGAATCTATCCGAATCATTTGCCCCTCGTATCCTTCCTCAATATATTTTGAATAGAGATTTGTCAGTTGTTCTTCATTGAAAACTTCTGAAGTAGAGACAAATTGGCAATGCGTACTAAGTGGTAGCATCGGTGAATCCGAATCCATTCTATTGAAGAATCTTTCAGAGAAATTACTCGATTCGTTTTTCTTGGTTGTTCTTGGTATATCATATATCCAATACTGAACCAATTTCTTAGATTCCACCAATGCGTCAACGAACTTATCCAGTTTCTTTTGAAAACTTTTATCTGTATCACTTTTTGAGCGAACTGGTTTTTGCTTTCTCACTAATGAAACTATTTTATTGAAATCATGCTTCAAGTCGTGATTATATAATTCTCCATCAAAAACGAGTTTTTCGTTATCAACAAAAGTTGGCTCAAGAGTCTTTAAAATATGTGGGATAGTTGTAATTGTTCTACCCTTGCGAGTCCTTGCTACAACTTCACCATTTTCAAGGCGAACGATGCAACGAATCCCATCCAACTTTGGCTGAGAATATACAAATCCATCATCTTTCCATTCTGCGTTTACCCTATCAAGTCTGTCCTCAAACTTTTGGGCGAGCATCGGTTCGTAATACTTCTTGCTCTCCGCATCTTCTGGAGTGAGTGCGTATCCTTCTTTTAGTTTCTTGTCCCAACGAGCCTTAGCCTCAAGTTCTGCCTGTTCCTCATCAGAGGTTTCATTGCTTCTGCCAACATTCTTCGCAGTTGCGTGTGTGGGTTTATCTTGAGTCAACTTCTTTCCGACCAATCCCTTGACCGCATAAAAAGAGTCTCCTTCTATGTGCATCGTCCATTCCCTAAGTTTCCCTAGAGAGTCAATCTTGTATAACTTTTTTAATTTAAGCATGGTTTAATACTGACAGGTTTCGCCCCACCTGTCAAGCATTTTTTTTGACTTTTTTCAATTTTTCCCTAATGTGTTGAATATAAAGGGCTTTCGCACGGATTTTTCCCCTCGCTGAAGGGTGGACGATTTGCGTATGGTCAATTTTGAGGTGAGTCAACATTCTTCCTACAATGTTGCCCATTCCTATTTTCTCTCCCTCCCATTTATTTATCTTATTTAGAGATTTTTGGTCAATATTTTTGTCGGCATATTTCTTGCCATCCGAATCGTCTGTAAATAGATTAAGAAATGCACAATTATTTGGGTCAATCCCATTCGCTCTTAATGCTCTAAATAATTGATTTGCACATTGTGCTTCATCTTCCCAATATACTCCACGCTCTTGAGCAAGCCGACTTCTTTCCTGTCCTATAAATAATAGTTTATTTGTCATGTTTATTTAATGCCTTAACGATTATATTTGCAAGGTGGAGGCTTCTGGTTTGTTCTTCTTTGGTATATCCTTCCCCGACAAAAATAGCATCAGTTTCGCAGGTCACATATATTTCTGAACCTTTCTTTCTTGTTTCGATTTTCCAATTCATTATTAAGGCTTTACTTATTTGTCTCAATCGTATTCGCAATTCGCTCCATTGTTTTATTTAAAATAACAACTTGCGAGGTTAAAGCTTCAATGAAAGTACAAACATCACCTAGTCCGTTATCAATTCTTTTTGCACTATTTTCAGAATTGTGATTAAAGTCTGACCGCAAATCATCAATGCACGATGCAATATCGCTTATGTTATTTACTTGTCTCTCTTTTAGTTTGTAGTCGTAACCATTCATTGATATTTTTGGTGATGCCCACCTCTCATTTGGGATTCTTCTTCGGGTGATAACTTTTTAGAGTCAACAAAATCTTCTTCCTCTATACCGCAAGCTTCTAAAGTCTCAATAAAATGAGCGTCAGATTTCCAGAAAAGCTCAACAAGGTCGTCATAAACATACCTCATCAAATCATCCAAACTCATATCATCAACAATGTGTTGTGCGACTTTTTCTATATTTTCTTCGTTATATTCCATCTTACTCCCTGTTTGCCCACTCCTCGCACTCATTTTCATTGTCTCCATTGAAAATTGGCTTTTCTTTTCTTTTCTTAAGGTCATCGTACTCATCATAGGTTTTATCAATCAACCTCTTGAGCCTGTCTGCACTTTCCCTGTCATCGGGTTCATACAGATTGTAATAATCAAGCTCCGCTTCTAGGTCTTTTATTTTGAGAGTCAAGTCTCTTAACTGTTTGTTCATTGTCGTTCGATTTTTATCATTTTAATTTCATCCAACGCTTTATACAATGCCTCGCAATCGGAATACCCTTCTTCCATTTCTTCATCAAATATATCAAGGGCTAGAACTGCATCACTTCTTTTAATTAATCCTTTCTGGACTTCCTTATTAAGTTCAGCTAAGAGTATATCTTTCATGCTTTTTTCGTTCGACATGGTTTAAGATTGACAGATTTCCTCCAACCTGTCAAGCCTTTTTTTTAAAAAAATTATATCCGCTTGTTGCTCAAGGAGATAGCGATTCTTTGCTTATTTGGTCTTTTCTCGTTCGCAATTCGCTGATGCTATATTTATTTCATCTTCTGCAAGCATTATGTCCCTTTCCCTTTCCTCTATATGGTCATAAGGGTCATCGTATTTATATTTAATACTTTCAATGGAAAAATTAGAAGTTCCCATACCTTCGATATGGACTTGATACTCATCCTTCCAGATTGTTATTTGGTCTCCTTTTTCTAATTTATTTGCAATAAAAGAAATATATTCAAGGTATTTGTCGTGCGGTAATTCAGCCTTCTCCATAACTGCCTTTTTCTCCAAAAAGAGCATTCCACTCGTCACGAATATCAATATCGGGCATATTTTCAAGACCCTCAAATCCATCAATAAGCATATTAATAATATCAGATGTGTTCATATTCATTGCTTCTAGTTCTGCTAGGTCAAAACGCATATCCTCTGTCGTAGGTTCGGTCTTTCTTATTTCTCTTGATGTCGTTCTCATTATTTACGCAACAGTAAAAAAGTTTTTTCGTTCTGCATCAACGCCGAATAATGCTCCAGAATCATTACCCTCTGCATCCTTACTTGGATATATTAAACACCCATTATCTAACTCCAAAACAGGCGTATTCTTATGGGGGCATTTATACCATCCCTCCTTTTGGTATTCCTCATCGGTCATCTGGCGAACCTTGATTATTTTACTTCCCTCAATCATTGCTTATTCTTCTTTATGCAGGTGGATTGTTATTTGAACATTTTCATTTTCATTAGTGGGAAAAACCCATAAAAAGCTTTTATTTTCATGCAACATTTCTTCAAGTTCTTCGTTGCTAAAAGGTATTGAAATACTGTAATCTTCGTTCATATTTTTTATGTTATTATTTAATTTTCTTCTTGTCGCATTATATTCTAATTCGTGAATATATTCATGAGTTTCAAGAAACTCTTCTTTGCTTAATTTATTAAAACTTTTTAATAAGTCTTTATCGTTGCAAAAGTCTTTATTCGTAGTCATTATTTGGTGAAGTACCACAAACAACTGCCTCCATTAAGGTCATGCAATATTTGTCCACTTCCTTTTCGATTTCACTTGCAAGTCTTCGTCTATTAAATCCCCCACCTCGTTGTCTGATATGTTTATTTAATACTTCTAAAATTATTTTATTTAGTTCCATCTTGTTTCTCTTTTAAGTCTATTAATGATAGTACCGCCGACTCTAATTCAAATCCTGCCTGTTTATATGTTCCGAAGGCGTGCCTTCCATCCATTTGTAGCCACATATTATATATCACCCTAATTCTCTCCTTATTTGGCAACATTGATATACTATTTGTGACATTAGACCAAAATTGATACGAAAGTCTTCTCCTTATTTTCTTCTTTGGGTAATGTACTGCCAAAGGGCTTTTGACAAAATCGGCTATGTTTTTATGTTGTTGAAAGAGTGGTATATTTGGGGTATAGTAGTTGGCATTATAAGTTCCATTACCCTTGCTAGCTTGGTTGCTCGTTAATGCGTTCTGTGGTTTTGCGGTTCCGTATTTCATTGTGAAATAATCATGGCAGGTATCGCTTTATTTGTCAACCTTATTTTCCTTTAATTCTCTAAATACATCTTGCTCCTCTTGCTCATGAATATATTCCATCCAGTCATCGAACACCGAAAGAGCAACTACATAGTTATCGCTTTCTGCACAATATCCATCATTGTCAAGTTGGTTCATGTGCATTTTACAACCTTCCACCACTAGGTCGATGGCTTCGCTGATGTGCATGGGCTTATTATTTGAATCACACACGCTAGTATTTTTTACCTAATCTTTGTTATATTTAAATTCCTCGCAGTATGCAACTTCAGCATTTTGTTTCCATGTCTTGCTGATTTCCCAATCTTCATCGACTGCATCAAGGGCTAACTCCTCTGCTTTTTCTTTGGATTCTGCTTTGATGTCATAATGGCGATATGTCGTGCTACTTATTTCTACTTGATACCATTTAGTTTTCATTTTTATTCTTCTTAATCATCATTCATACGACTTAAAAGGGGACATCTTGGCTATCGTGATCCAATTCTCCGACATAGGTTATTTCCCAACCATGCGTCCAATCTGAGCTTCCTCTTCCATGTTCGTCAGACATTTCCATGCACTCCCATGCTTTACTCTTTGCTTCTTGTACTGAGGTTGCGTTAATTTCAACTGATTCTCTTTTTAGAACCGAAAACTCAACCTCGTACCTTTTATTTTTAGTCTCCCCCTTCATTGTCTAGCTTTGCTATTAGTGATTCTAGTTGGCGTATTTTTTCTAGGTTAGATGTTGTAAACTGACCTATGCCCTTGGTTGCGATGGAACGCTTTAATTCGTCTATTTTACGAATGAGGTAATTGTCTGCGTCCTCCATTGAGCATATTTACACTAATCAATATCGACAGTCTCTCCCAAGAAAACTATAAAAGACTGTTTGGACGCTTTTGCTAATTTCACGGCGGTTCTTCGTGCCTTTGTTCTTCCTTGAACTTCTTCGACCACATATAGCCCGTCATATATTTCATAATAACCATTAAAGCTAGGATTTTTTACTACTTTAATCATTTCGTTTCCTTTTTATCCTTGTTTCTCTCTGTGCGTATTATATGATGCACTTCGTCCTCAAATTCTTGAGTGCAATACCATTCTACATGAGTAACTCCCTTGAGGGTATCGCAGTCATCGTCAAAAAAGGATTTAGTTATTCCAAGTGGCGGACTCCATGCCGTTCTAAAACAATACTCTACATGAGTGTCGGATTCATTGGCAATTTCTGCGTCCTGAGAGTTCCATTTCGTACCCCAATTATCCAAACTCCATACATACCAATTATTAGGCTTGCCTTCTTTGATAACAAGGTCGCCATCGACCATCTCCATGTCGTCACTATTTACTCCACCCTTCGCTTGAAACTTCTTTGAGTTTTTGGGCATGGGTATGATTTTATTAAAATCAAAGACATTATCCTTGGATTTAAATTTCTTTTTAAGTTCCTTTATTTTTTTCTTAGAAGCTTCGATTCTAAATGTATTATGCGTCCAGTTAGGCATCTTATTCGCTCCTGTATTTGCCGTCAGCCATATATTTGCATAAACTGCTTGCGTCAGTAAAATGGATAGTTTTAAGATCGGAATCTTCGTCCCATCGGGAAAGAATCCTGTCCATCATTCCGCTTTGCTTAACCTTCTGCCACCAATCATCTGGGTACATACCCGCTCTTGCCTCTTTGATTGCGTCACACGCATCCCTCCAATCTTGGGGGGACTGACAGGAGTCTAACCTGTCGAGTTCTTCTTGAGTAATATTTTTCATTATGGTTTAATGTTAGACTAATTCTTGGGGCTTGTCAAGGTTTTTTTATAAATTAAGTAAGATTATCCCCATTGATAGAATAGATTCCCGTTGCCTTGTATGGTCATTCTGTAATTAGATTTGCATTTCGGGTAATCCCATTTTTCCGCAAAAGAAAAAAGAGCGTCATTTATGGAGTGATACTTCTCTGCGTAAACTTTGGTGCCAGTACGCTTTAGCACAACTTCTAATGTATATTGCTCACGGAGTCTCCTCAAAAGACCTCCCCGTTTTAAGATCGTATATTACGAGATCTGAATGAGATGAGCTATACTCCACAACATATTCGTAAGCTTCGTTATGAGTTCTACAAGTGAACAGTAAATCATTTCCTGCATCGTTTACTTGGCGAACCTCATAACGATAATTAACTTCACGCACAATATAGGAATGACCTGTCTTAAGATCATTCATATTATTTCGTTTTGCATATTCTTCTGCTTCTGCTTTCGTCGCAAATACGGGATTGATAAAAGGGTCATTACCCCATCTCTCATCATATGCTTGATATAAAATAAAGGGTTGTTTTCTTAGGTCTGCGATTTTACCATTTGAGAGTGCATGGAGATAGTCTACAAGTCTCATATTTAAATCTGAAGCCTTCGCCCTCAGAACATCTTCGTCATAGTTCTCCATAGGAATAGGAGAGGTTACTACGGGTTTTTCCGTTGCGACGCAACCCACCATTAGGATTGCGATTAAAATAATTATGTCTGCTCGTTTCATTGCTCTTTAAACCCTTCTGATTTTAAATAATCCTCTACCCCTCTGACTTCTGGAAACCACTCAAAGGCATCTGGCGAAAAACACTCGTCAACACTTTTGGGGTGATACCCCACAGAAACCAATAACCCTTTTATTTGAGGAATTAGTTCCGCTAAATTTAGATCGTCACCTTCGCTTTCCCAACTGAAGGTGCCTCCATATGATTCAATCGTTATTTTCATCCTCTCCCCAACACTCTAGCTTTTTCTGATTCGGGCACAGTGCTATCATGGATAACTCCCGAAATACCACTCGCTTTCTTATCTCCAAGAGGACGAACTAACCAATATACGATCTCGCTCAATGGATGCGCGAACATATTGTGTACAAACCAATTTTTATATATTTTATTCATTTCTTTGTTATTCTTGCTTTAAGTCTGGCGCGTTCTTTCTTCGCTCCTTTGTTTTTTCCTAAAAGTTTATCCAAGTGGGCAAGTTGTTGCTTGTCTGAGCGTTTAGCTCTTGCTTCTGCGCATTTCTTTGCACTTTCCTGTCTGCGTTGCCGTTGGGGATGGGTGCATTTTTTTTGCGTAGAAGTAGTAATCTCTTCGACAACCCTTTTTTGTTCTTGTGGATATTTATTCGCCATGTTTAAATAAATTGAAATAGTTTAAGTAAAATGATCACTTGCAAGGCTACCGTTGCAAGCCCGAATAGAGTTCGCAGGAACTCCATTTTATGATTATGCCTATCAAACCAACGCTCTAGCTTGCTTCGGGGGCTCAAATTGTAAGGTTTTTTCCTTCTCCTGTTCTTGTTTCTTTTTTTATTTTGAAAAGGCGGTCGTGTTAAATCTTTTGGTTTATTGCTCATTGCGTTATACTCTACTACATTTTGATCCTCTTGTCAAGGAAATTATTCAATTCCCCATTGTTTCTTGTAATCTGCTCTTTGCTCGTCAGAAAGCTTATCCCACCAGTTTTCATCAAAAAGCTCCCCCATGACATTTCTGCCGAAATCTTCAACAGATCTACCCTTCGGCATCATAGACTGAATAGCCTCTAAGACCTTTTTCCCTACATTGTCGTGGACGGTATTGAAGTTGTAGGTGGTCATATCTTTATCACTGCCATAACCAAATTCAATAGTAATATAACAATCATCTATTACATCTGTTCTGTCCGTTACTGGACACTTCATGTTGTTAGTTATGTTGGATTCGCTGGGATCGGTCATTTTAAATCTCCTTGTTTTATTAATTCTTCCATACATTCAAAAGTCGCATCGCAACGAAGTTCATGAAGTTCCATCATGCCAATAATTATATTCATCTTTTGGTCTTCAGTTAAGCCCTCTTTTGTGTCGAACTCTTTATGCATCATGGCACTCAAGTCTTCATTCACTTGATACAAAGATTGTATACATTCTTCTAATTTAAATCTGTCGTATTTCATGTTGTCCTTTCAAATGCTGACTTCTGCCAATCAGCTGGGGAATCTTTTCCTAGATCATCATACTTAACTATATAGCATTCGATTAAAGAGTCAAGAAAAATATCCTCAATTATTGCTTTTATTATTTTCCAATTACCTCCTGCAAGCCCACAAGAGATTCCATAAGGCAAACCTAGCACTTGCGGTTCGCCTGTCTCATGTTGAATGAAAAGCAAGTCTTCTTGCATTGCTTTCAATGCTTTCCAAAAATATTCATAGTTGACTTCTCTTTTCCTCACTGAATATCCCGATTGGGTATAGAGATTATAAATCCTTCCTTTATTATTTGGTAGAAACATACTCTTAATTTCGGCTTTAGAGTAATCCCCTATTTGACATCTCCAATTCCCGCCATCATTGTATTCATTATCCCATCGCTCTCTATCTGCTTCAAAGGCTTGCGGATAGCGATCCTTTATTTGCTTTGCGATACCTGCGCCCATAACATTTTGACAGTTGCAAGAATGCGCAATGACATTTATCCCAACATATTTGTCAGGGTCAGTTCCGCAGTGAGTCGGAAAGTCTAAGAGATTTCCGCTAATAACTTTGATTTCTTTTTGCATCGTTTAAACAAAGGTAGACTATAATAAGTATTATGTCAAGAAAAAAAATAGTGGGTTCGCAGGGGCTTGAACCCTAAATTAGTGCGGATGGTGGGACTTGAACCCACACGCCCTACGGGCAACGGATTTTAAGTCCGTAGCGTCTACCGATTCCGCCACATCCGCAAAAAAAATGGCGGAGAAGGTGGGATTTGAACCCACGGTTGCGTTTCCGCAACACAACATTTCCAATGTTGCACAATAAGCCTCTCTGTCACCTCTCCTACTACCTTGACTATTCATCATGTAATTTTCTCTTTTTAACTATTTTCCAAACTTTGCCGTCTTTATCAAGGTCGCAACTCCAAAACATCACTTTGCTGTATAGAGGGTACAACCAAGCAAAGCAGTTAAGGCGCAAAAACTGAGAAATAAAATCTCCAATGTAGTAAAGAATCTTACTTAAAAATACTTTCATTTATTTTATTTTTGATGGAGCCACCTGTCGGGATCGAACCGACGACATCCTCATTACAAGTGAGGTGCTCTACCAGCTGAGCTAAGGTGGCTTATTTTTTCTTATCTATTTCTTTTAAAATTTCTATTTTTTCTTGTTTTGTTAAGGCTCTATATTTTTTTTCTGCGCAAATCCATGCCGAGCGAATTCTTTGTGCGTAATGTGCTTTAAAAGTTTTATCGCTTATGAACTGGACTGTAAGATAGTCAATTATTTTGTTCTTCATGCTTCATGGTACACCCCTCGTCATTCAAAGCAACACACTAATAATAAAGCCAATTGTTTTAAATATTTTTAATTCTGGAAGAGTGATGAACTTAAAAAACCTTTTACTACCTTGAGCTTGAAGTACTAACTCTCTAGTATTTATATACTTATGTCTTAAAAAGTTCATCTACCAACTGTTGAAGGTTATGTTTTCTCTATTATTTGAGTGCTCTTTCATTTCTTTTAATATTTGCCTTAGAATCTCTTTTTGGGCAAGTATTTTCAGCCTGCCCTCTGACCTTGGGCATTTCTCGCATTGCTTATCAAGGGTCTTGATCATATCCTCTATTATTGAGCGATCAAATCTCCCCTTATAAGACCAACCCAGATCAAAGCCTCTATGTAAGCCTTTTTGGTGAGCGGCCTCAAAGTCATTATGTATTCCATCATTAAACATTTAATTATTTTGAAAAATTTGACTCTCTAATCGCATCTAGTTGTTCTTGGGTCATTTCGCTTCTCCCTCCCGTGGACTCCGATAACGCTTGTTCGTTGCTCATTTCACCGCCAATAGGTTTTTTTACTTCATTGATTTCTTTTTCTACTTCGCTTGCCCATTCCTTATCAGCTATATCAATATCTTCAAATCCCTCGGGATAGTCGGGAATGTATGTCCAGTGAGTCGCATCTCCTGTTAGAAAGCCAAATTGACCACCAAAAACATGACCAGTTTCGGCGCAATATTCGTCATCTATACCAAAGTAGAATCCAAGGCTAACGCCTGTCATGTCGTGGAAATAAAGCAATCTCTTGCCTTTCTCGGGAGCTTCATCTTCTATGTCAATCCATTTCATTTTATATTTTTTTGTTTTACTCATGTTATTTGCTCCTCTATCAAATTCTTTGTATATTTTATTGCATTTAATTTAGATTGTTTAGCAAAAGTATCGTTAGCGTTTTTAGGCTTTTGGGATTCATACTCCTCCATTACTTCATCCATAAGTTTAAGCACTTTATTTTGCGCAAGCTTTTTGCCCACACTCAAGCCTTGCTCGTATGCCCTCTCTTGGTTTTTCCAACCCTCTGTCTCTTTAAGACTCATTTATAAATTTATTTAAAGTTCCTTTTTCTATATATAATTCATCTTCTATCATAGGGATTAAGGTTTCTCCTATTTCTATTTGATTGTCAACGCAAGATAAAGACTCAAGTAGTGAGACTATGCTTTTCCCGATATTGGTTCTACTCTCTGTACCACTAAGAAACAAGTTGTCGGCAGTTACAAGCGTAAGATCATCAAGTTTAATGATGATTGCAGATACTTGATCTGAGTTACCTCTTATTCCTAGTTTAATTTTCATGTCGATGTTTTGCTATTTTGTAAACATATATTTCTAATGTGTCGATTAGACAACCATATCGTAAACCATGCACATTACCAAAAAAATAGCAATATAGAAAAAGGGGTCATCGGTCATCTTCTCTTAATTCTCTTAATAGTTTTACCCACTTATTGGCATCGTCCAGCTCATCGAAAATTTTACCCCAATTATTTTTATTGGGTTTATTTACAGCCTTTAATAGTTCTGCAGCCAATTCGTTTAGCTCTTCGGCGCATTTTAAGAATATATGCCTTTCTTCTTCATTTAGTTTCATCTCGTTTGGGGAGTGTGGTTAAAAATGCCTTATAGCTCTCTATTGCCCTCGCAACCTCTAATCCAGCCTCAAGGTCTTGGGTTTTATCTAGATAAGATTCTCCTTGGCGAATAATTTCCTTTACGGTTTGAATGTATGCCTTGTTTAGTCCTCTTACTTTTTCGGGGTAATATTCTGTTGGATGGTTTTTTAAGTCTTTCCTGATTAATCTCGCCCGAACAATGCCCTCTTGATATGCCTTGAAGTGTTTGCCTGCACTCTCCATGCAGTATATTACACTTCTCCTAGCGCTTTTTGAACAATCATAAACTGTTGTTCTGTGACGAGAATTTGCTTTTCACAAACCAACACAATCTTGTAAACTATATTCGCCTTACCTATTGGGACGCTTTCCTTGAGATACGAAACGTTATGTATCGGAACATGATATATGTCCCCACTATTATCTGGTATTGTTAAGTACATTGTAATTCCATCTCCTTGCACACCGCCATTCCTCCACTTGTTATCTTTCGCTTTCCGTCTATTTCTATAAAGTTTTTATTTAAAAGGTATAGCTCATGATCTTTCTGAAGCGCAGTTTTGCTTAACCCAATCTTCGCAGCAAGACCAGTAAGGGTGGCTGAGCCATGATTATTGAGAGCGTCCAAAATTTGCTTTTCAGTATAAGTTATTCCATGCGGTAATATGGAGACATTATCGCATAATTCCTTGAAATTGTCAAGGTTAAACATATAATTTCTTTTTGCCCCACAATAGAGAGATATTTCCTTAGCCCTCATGACTGCACTTCTTGCGTTGTTTCGTACGGTTTTCGCAACTTCTGGAAGGCACCTTTTGCTGATGACTACTTCTGGGGAACACAACTTGAGAATATCACCTAGTTCGTCTTCTGAGTAAGGGGCGAAATCAACATTTGTTAATCTATCTTTAAGCGGGGGAAAGATCTTATCGCTCTCAGTCGTAGCGAAAATAAAGGTCTGCTTTTTAAAATCAAAAGTAAAGGTTTGCTCGTTCCATTCCAAGGATTTAGTTGTAGACGTTTCCGTATTAAAAACTGTTAGAAACGCCATGGTTAAGTCCTTAGGTAAAGCGTGGCACTCATCAAACAAAATTGTAATCTCATTATCTGCTACTAAGGGTAGGAATATTTGCTCAAAAAACTGTTCATTATTTTTAATGGTGGAGCAGTTTAGCTCAAGGAACGCCCGCTTGCTTTCATCTCTATTTTTGAGATTTTTTGCAAACTCTTTTGCGAATTGAGTTTTGCCTAGCCCCTTTGCTCCAGTAAGAAGTAAAAATGGGCATACTCCAGTTTTATTAAAAGCATCCAAGTAAAACGATAGTTTCTTCTTTACGGCACCTTGTCCGATAAGGTCTGGGAAATAATTAGTCTTCATCAAAATTAGTGAGTTGATATTCTATTTTAGGTTCCTCCTTAGGAGGCTTGGATTCTTGAACGGCGTTAGAGTAAGTAGTCGTTTGGGATATAAGTGACTCTAGCCACGCTTTCCCAACCTTAACTAGAGACTTGCGCCCAACATAATCCCCAAGTTCTTCGTACGATATTTCAATATAGGGTGAATACCCCTTTGGTCTTCCTCTGCTCATGGTAAATATACATTACCTGATTAATTATCAGAAGTCAAGATAATTTTAATTTCTTCTGAAGATTCCTTGAGTGCATCCCTTAGGTTCGCCGTAACTAACTTTAATTCTTTAAAGCTTGCTGCGGAAACCTCCCTTTCGGGGGGAATTGAAAAAGCGTTCTCTTCGTAAAATTCTTCAAGCTCCATGATGGTTGTAAGCTGCTTATTATAATAATTATCAAGCCCTTGCTCAACTTCATTAAACTGAGACAACAAATCATCCTTATTTATGGGCGCCTCAAATGACTCGCCCGCCTCTTGAGCGAAATAGTCATGAACTTGACCAACTAAGAAATGATACTCATCTTCAAGCATGGCGACCTTGCTTAAGGCAAAATCGTGAGTATCCCATAAGGTTTCTAGATCGCTCATTAAAATGCTCCGTAAACTACTTGACGATCTTCTTCAATATAATTCCAATTGTCGGGCATAAGGCAATGATAATCTTGGTAAATTGCCTCCATATTATATCTGAAATCGTTCAAAGTTGTGTCATCCTCTAATTGATGCTTGAGAACGTAATCTGATATCGCTTCCGCGATCACCTTCATACGGAAGGGATCTGCCTCAACCTTCAGATGGTGTTCCGATACTGCTAGCGTGTCCATGTTATAGAAACTTATAGAGGACTTCTAGTTGTCCTCCGCCCACATATCTATTAAAGTATAGGCAAAACTCCGCCACTCTAGACCTGCTCCAGCCTTCGTTATTAATTATGTCCCCTACTTTAGTATAGAGTCCATCATGCCACATTTCTGTTAGTTCTATGAATTCTGTATTTTTCATGATGGTTTAAGTCTGGCAGAACCTGGCGGGAATGTCAAGGTTTTTTTTGTTTTTTATCAATTGTAAGCATTAAATGGTAGTCGTCATCCTCAAGAGAGACTGTGAACTGCACTGAATGATTTCCTTCCTGAAACATAAGGAAGGCAATGACGTCTTGAATTTGGTCGGGATGGAGTCCTCCGAATGTCGTCCCTTTATTGAATTTACCCTTATTTGCTAAAATCTTAGAAAGAATTTCCTTTAAATCGTCACTCGTAAAAGAGCTTAACTCGTACCCTTTATTAAATGCTATCACTTCTTTTTCTTTTTCTTTTTCCAATAATCTGATTTTTTTGTATACTTGCGCTTGGGCTTCGGGGCAAGTTCATCCTTTATGAATTTTTGCATATCTTCTGTGGTTTTTATTCTCCCCTCGTCGCTGGCTTTTTTGAATTTATTAATGGTCTCTGCGTCAGACATATCTAAAACGGGAGCATTGCACTCTAGGAATGCCGTGGTATTCTCTGGGTTTGGTACCCATCCTATCTTATATTTTTTATGTGCTAAAGCAGGGTCATTTGGCCCTGGATTCTGCGCTGAGGCTCCCCCTAGGTGAACTTCTGGCCAATCAACGCCTTCTTGCTCTTTTTGGGTTAATTCTACCATATTTATTACATCCCCAAGCGTTACAATTTCTAATATTTTCTCATTTTCAATTCTTAAATCAAAAACCTCTTCAATAAAAAATGCAATTTCCATCAAGGAAAGGGAATCCATGCCGAAGTCCTTAAGGATCTCCGAGTTTTCGTCTAACGCAGTAAAGTCTACTTTAAGGTCTGGATTAATTATATCACTCGCAGGCGAATAATGCTCTAAAACAGCCTTAATTATTACAGTTAGATTCTCTCTTGTTTTACCTTTGCCATGCGGAGTTAATAAATAATTTATTGCAACATCTTGAACCTCTTTACTGTAATGACGGAAATGATACTTAATCCCGTCTGGAGTACTTAAGTTAAATTTAGGTTTCTTTTTATTAAACTCCTCGTCGATAGCCTTTTGGACTTTGTCGTTGTCTCCAAGTGTATTTGTATTTGTCATGCCATTAAAGGTTGTTAAAGTTAAACATAAAATTACTGATGATTTCGTTCTGGATATATACAATAAAGCAAAAGCCGAAAAAGATCAAATTAAAAAAGAAGAACTTATGGATCAATTTGAGTTCTTTCGTAAACATATTGGCGAATATTTGGTTAAATCCAGCTAGGGTTCCAGTAAATATCTTTAAATAATACAAGATCACATATATTCCCGTCTGTATTCCAGCAATCAAGTCCGATGGGTTCCCCTTCTGGGACGCACTCATCTGTTTCTTTATAAAAGAATTCCTCCCATTCGCTAGCATAGACTAGATCGAATGATGAAGCATTAAAAATTGCATTCGTTGCCGTTTCTTCTTCTGAACGAAAACTCTGTCGCATTTGTGCAAGCCACTCTTTATTTCTATCCATAATTATTAAGATTCTCCAACTTCATACTCGCAGAACGTGAGCTGATTGGGGTCGTATATCTCTCGCTCTTCAATTGTTTGAGTCGCATCTTGATTTCGCTTATTTGGTTTTTTTTGATTTCGCAACCAGTTTCGCTGTGCCATGCGAACAACGAAACGCATGAACGCAAAAGCGTATACTTTATTTAGAATGACCCTATTCCCGTCCTCTTCTGTAATCATAAAGGATTTCGTTTCTTCGTCCCATTCGAAGGTTGCGTATTTTAGTTCTTTAGTAATTTTCATGATGTAAAGCGACACTTCGGAGTTAAGATATAAACGGCGACTGAACGCCATGACTAGCTAAACTCCGACAGTGTTTTAAATTATTTGGTTTCATAAAGGGGGTGCTTCGGAGTTAAGTTCTAAACGGCGACTGAACGCCATGACTAGTTAAACTCCGACAGCACTTTAAATTATTTGGTTTCATAAAGCGACACTTCGGAGTTAAGTGTTAAACGGCGACTGAACGCCATGACTTGTTAAACTCCGACAGTGTTTTAAATTATTTGGTTTCATAAAGGGGTGCTTCGGAGTTAAGTTCTAAACGACGACTGAACGCCATGACTTGTTAAACTCCGACAGCACTTTAAATTATTCTCTTTCAAGGATTCGCTTCATTGCTTGAAACATATCAATCAACGCCCTGCGCCACTTCCTTCTATATTTTTTAAAATGAGCGTCTTCCTCAGGGGTAAATAGTCCCCTATTGGACTTTTTCGCAAACGCTAGATTATTTGGATTCTCTTGTCTCCATTTACCTCTAATGTACCGCCTCCCATTATGGTGTACAAAGTTGCTGCGTGGCACCCCACCTTTGCCACGAAACGGGGACATGGGTAATCCAAATTCCTTGGCAAAATCCAATCCTGGCAGGCGCTGGGTCCAGCTCCTTACTCTGGGCTTGAGGTCATTATCCACAAGCAGCGAAAGCATACTCATTAAGCCCATGATGTCAATTTTATTGGAATTATATTCGCCTTTCTTCCCTCCCTTGCAATCTTGCTTGTATTTATTGTCATCGGTAAGACCAAAGACTTCCAGTGACTCTTTTGGTATTTCCAAAACAATTTTAGGAATCATTCCGTTAAGGAGGGATCTCATTTTTGTTCCTTTATACTGGACATTCCGCTCGGTGTTTAAAATAAAGTTCGTTTTCCTTTTGTATGCCCACCCCTCTTCCTTGCGGGGATCATTCTCAAAAGAGGACATAGGCTTCTTCAATGCGAGCTCGGGGAAATGAATTAAAAAATTATATAATGCCAAAACATCAATCTTGTCGGATTTCGCTTCTACTCCATCGGGGTGACTAAAATTAAGGGCGCGTGGCGTTAATTGTTGAGGAAATAGCCGCAGGGTGATATTTCTTTTCTCACACAAATCATAAAACGCCAGCAGTTCGGGCTCCTCAAATGGCTGCGCTAAAGAAAGCTCTGTTCGCGGCCTCCCCATGTGGGCATCTTCAACCACTATAGCACTGCCAGGTTGAAGCTCATTAGGTAGATTTAATACTTCTTTATGCGTTAAAGTCCTAACTTCGTTTTCTGCCAACTCAAGCTCATCTGGAGCCATTTCCTTGTTTATACCCCTATGGGCTAGAGTGGCGACGTTTTTGCCGAGATCTAAAACATGTAAATTATTCATAATAATACAATATTAACATAATATTTGAGGCAAGTCAAGGTTTATTTAGGCCTTTTTGTCTAAGAATAAACCAATAGTCTCTTCCTTCTGTGGCTCCTTTAATACATTAGATATTAACGCTCTTGCCTCTTTGAATTTATGCGGGTGATGCTTCTCGCACCACGCTAATACCCATTCTTTTGCGTGAATATTAATTAAATCTTCAGTATCTACGTTTACGGTATAACCCTTAAGTGAAAGTTTATTTGGACTGCCTTCGGTCATTTCACAATCCGTATTCGTTTGTTTTGTGGGGAATCAAGCTCTCTGAGTTTTACAAAATGAGGAAAAAGCCAACCCTGATGAATATCAGCAATTTCTATAGGTCTGATATTTTTCGCTCCTATTTTATTCACTAGATATGCTAAATCTTCCATTGGGAGGTCCACTCTAGAGCCATTCACCCAAAGTACATAAGGCGACCTGCCATTTAGGTCAAAAGGCTGTGGAACGCTGTTTATTTCCATTAAGACAGGGCTTATTTCGGGATATTCAAACGCTTCCATGGTCGCAGTCTGAGTGAGGCATCCCGAAGTAAGTAAGAATAATGGCAAAAATAAATATTTCATATATTGCATATAATTACGATAGCTAACATTAAAAAATAAATAATAAAATAAACTTTCAAAAAATACTTATAAGGATCAAATGGTGATTGATCTTTTTTCATTAAAAAACATTCTCTAATCTGTTTATGATTTTCTGCTGGACCTTTTCGTTGTTTATGGAAAATTTCTGCAAATGCTCCGCCCCTATCTCCCTGTATTCTATTTGATTAAAGGAGTTTTTTATTTCCTCTAAATGATCTATTGCTGAATTCATATCCATGCAATTGTAATAATAGCCGAAATCTTTAATAAATCTAGAATTATGCACAAGGGGTATGCCAAGGTGCATTGCGTCAAAGTTGATGTAGTTCAACCCCCAGTCGTCACTGACATGCGAAACGAGGCAATTAGTTCCATTGGTAAAAATTTGATTCAGTGGCCTTCTTGGGAAAAGACTTGTCTTGAGGCCGTTTATTTCGCTCACATATTTGTGAAAAGTTAAAAAGTATTGCGACTCCTTCATTTTTCCCTCAATACAATATAGGTCTGCATGATTAATTAATCCGGGAACCTGCTTATTTGCCCTCGCTGCGGTTGCAAATGGAAAAAGTGAATTTTTACTATATATTCTATTCATTTCGCAGATTGCTATACCTAGGCCATTGGACGTATCTATCGGTATTGCTCCACCGCATTTTTGCCTAAGGTAATCCCTCTCATAGAGAAACGGAACCGTAAAAACCCTCTCTGTATTATAAATTGTTTTAAAATAATCATTCGCTAAACTATGGTGGGCCAACGTCCATATTTCGTGGATATATTCCCTCCCCCCTCTATAATCTACGTCACCCAAGTTGCAATAAATCATTTCGGCAACGTCTCCGCAATACTCATTGTATGTCGAGTGCAAAACGATCTTTGTCTCATTGAAGATCTCCTTTCTCCACTGGTGCCTTGGTAGAAATCCAAAGCAAATTATAAGGTCAAGGCTTTTATATAATTCTAGGGACGGCGGGGCATGCCTCACCCCTTTGGGAATGTTGTCGCTATTTGTAATCGCAATGATATCGTACCCTAGATAATCTATTAATTTATAAAGGTAGTATGCGTGCTGCGGGGCCCCAGCGTGCCAAAAGGAAGTCTCGTCGAGAATTGCCGTAATTCCAATCTTCATTTTGTTTGCTCGTGACCCAGGGGGTTAAAGGGGTGATCCGCAAGGTGGGGGTTGTCGAAGTTAAGGTGGTCCTTCAGGGCTTCGTTGCAAAGTTCGTTGAAGCTTATTCCTTTTTGGTGTGCGAATTGCATGTATTTAAATAATTCATCATCATTGAAGTCAAGCTCCACGGTCTCCATCTTAACTTTACGTATTTGGATTGAGCCTGCTGGCGTCGTTGTAAATTTTACGTCGTCCCCCTCCTTCCAGCGCAGCTTATTTAAGAGTACGGGTGGAATTTCAATAAATAAATCCCCAGTGGAGTCTTCTAATTCCTTGACTTCAATAATATGTGTCTCGCTCATCTAGAATAGATCTTCTCATATTTAGAGATAAATGTCAAGGTTTATTTTTTTTAGATTCTTTATATTCCTTTATTCTTAATCGCATATATTCCTGGAAATAGAAATGATACGCCGCTTCGTCTTCATTATCTATAGCGATCCTCATTTCATTTTTATATACCTCAATCCAGTCTCGCTTATTTTCGTCGAATGCGGTGTCGGACGGCTGGGGCGTATCCGCGACAACGCAGCCTGTCATCAATAATAATACAAAATATTTCAGCACATATTATGTTACACTTATTCTCTCTTGTCTCCCGTTTGACGCTTTGATCTTACTTCTTCTAAAAGCGCTTTTTGCGCTTCTTTAATTGCTTGATGTTTGTCTTTATTTGCCTCCTTAAAGGCTTTAATTAATTCTATAACGTCCTCCTTGGACTTACCTTTAAGATCTGTGCGTAATTTATTGCGCTGCTCATTCATTTCTTTTTTCTTTTCATGTAGAATCTTGATTTTCGCCTGTATTTCTGGCGAAGGCTTAGGTTTATCTGGGCGCGGCGGTCGAGCCTTATCTTTCTTTACGTTATTTAAAATCCATTTCGCTAACGTACTGCTTCCCATGCCAAACCCAAAAGGAAGTTTCTTGAAATCCTTAGTCTGTACTGCAGGTGGGCGCCCCCAGTGGGGCGGAAAGGGTTTGTTCGAGGGGCGTGAAATTTCGGGTTTGCCCTGTTCTGGTTTAGGTTTAATTTTTGGTCTTTCGCCTAATGCGCTAGACGCAAAGGCGGCGAATAATAGTATGGTTAGATATTTCATTATTTATGATTACACTTTCTTATCTTGTTGTATGTTATTTACGGGACAATAATTATTGAGGAATTTGAATATTGGTAAAAGGCGATGCCACCTCTATTGAGACCATAGAAATACATCCAGGTGGAAAGATCGCTCGAATAAATAAAGGGGAATACCCCTTGTTTTGTCCAAATCCAGTTTAATCCTTCTCTCCATAGCCAAAACCCCTCCCCTGATCTTTTTGGGAAAATCCACCCCAAATGTTCGTGATACATCCATATCTTATTTGATTGATAGAAATTTCCTAGCCAACCACTACGCCTCCAATTTGGGGAATTGTCGATTGCTGAGGAGTCGGTCAGGGTAACGTAGGTAAGGCCAAAATCCTTAAAACTGGACAATATAGCGTTTTCAATTTCACTTTCTTTTTTCAGTCTATATTGGTTATATGCATCCCCTATTTCCTTAGGGTAGGGCCTTGTTTGTGGTTTTTCTCTGGCGGGGCAATCATCCATAAAGCAATTAATGAGGTGCCCGCAAGTCGGAGAAGGCTTTATTTTTCTACAATACTCTTCGTGCTTTTGCTGTTGCTCGGGGCAAATATACCTAACTCTTTTGACCCCAAGGCAGCTCCCTGCCAATAGGCTAAAGGCGACAAAAAGGAAAACCCCTCTATGCGCTATTATTTCCATTTGCAGTAATTTGGATTTTCTTCTCTTTTCCGACGCATATACTCTCTTTTTTGTCTGCGCCTTCTCTCTATATCTGCATCATCGTATTTCTTGCGCGCACGCAAGCGCGCCTCTTTACCTTTATCGCTCCCTGCGTATTTCTTTTGTCTATCGTCCACTATTGCTTCTTTTTCTTGAATATTTTTTTTTGGGTCTTAGGCTCACCCCAGTTTATGTCGTCGTAATTGTTTTGGTATTTCTCTGAGAAAATACTTCTCGGCGAATCTCCCTTTCCTGCTCCTCCGTCCTTTCGATTGTATTTGTCGTGGAACTCAGAAATAATTTGATTTTCTGATTTTTTTTTAGAATTTTTCATCATATAAACCAGGCTATGCACCTATTATTCTTTTGATCCTTTTGTACTTGTTGGCACCGATACCCTAAGTCTAGCATACGAATACAAAGCTCGGGGAAAAATTCCATTTCAAGCTCACATCTTATTTCGTCCGTTTCCTTTAGGTCTTCAAGCGTTCCACTTAGAACGCGCGAAGCCGAAACTTCGCTGCAAAATTCTTGACATATAGCCTCAGCCCTTGTTATTTGCATTTGCAGTCTTGACAATTTGAGTTACAAGCGCCTGCTTCGCAACGACAGATTTTATCACCATTGCATTTGTGTGTTAATAGAGCACATTTACAACCAGTCAAGAAAAGCAAGGTCATTATGATTACGATTAATTTTTTCATACTAAAATATAATACACTAATAGGTTAATAATGTCAAGTCGCTTCTGGGTTCCATGGAATTAATTTTTCTTCACCACTCTCTATTCTCTCTTGAAGCTTCCTAAGCTTGCCCCCCTCCTTTCTAACTGCTGAAGCTGAGAAGCCGAAAAAGGTTATCTCCCATAAAATGTGAGCAGCAGCTGTTGTATTGTCCATCGTCACCGCTTTATATATTTCACTATCAATTAATTCTTCCCACTCAACAAGATCTATTGCATAAAGTTCATCCTCTACTTCGTTATACCAGCAAACATCAATAAACTTTTGATTATCATCTTCTTTCTCCGTAATATAAACCTTCCAATCTTTATTGGGATTCTTTTGAAGCTTGTAGAGATTTTGCCACGCTCCAAGAAAGCTCACGTCCGCATCGCTGATCTCTTCATTTGACTTATCTTTGTAATAAGTCTTATGGATAATATTAAATACCGATTTGTAGCTACATGCGTAAATTAAATCTCTTAAAGTCATAACGGATCATTGTAAGCTGGAGGATGTTTTTCTCGATAATAAAATATATTGGGGGCAGCGTTATTGGCTGGAAGTTGATCGAAAATATATTGTACCTCTTTGATGTATTTTCTCTGTGTGTCTAGAAGGGTCTTCTGACTCTCAATAATAGACTTTAGCTCCTCATTCTCATCTTGTAGCTCATAAATATGAATTGCTATTATAAATGCAAAAATAAAAATCCCAACGGAAACAAAATCAAAATACTTCACTATCTTCTTTACACTTATTCCTATCGCACTTATTTGAATAGGTTCCCACGCCACAAAATAACGCCACTCCAAAACTAAAAAAACAAAACGGATCTCCATGAATAGCTGAATTTATTGCAAGAAAAACATTTATAACGCAAAGAACAATCAAAAGCTTGCCCCTCCCGTTTAAATATCTCCACGCTTTCATTCTCCCTCTCCGAGCATCTCGTCTCCGATGTCTATATTCCCCGCATCAATCAACTCCTGCATTTTCTCCCTCAACGCCCCAATCATTACGAAAGTATTAATATCAAACTCCTCCAAGTACCGCTCGACCATATTATCAAGCTCAAAGCGAAACGCGTCCGTTTGCTCGTCGTAATCTTGGGGTCCGTCAATATAGAAATCATCATCAATGCTCATTTATAATATTACACTCCTGTATTATATATTATATATACGCGAGATGTTATTCAAGTTAAATTTAAAACTGGCGCGGGAGGAGGGATTTGAACCCTCGACCTACGGTTTAGAAGACCGTTGCTCTATCCTGCTGAGCTACTCCCGCCAAAAAAAAGGGGCAGCACAATGCCGCCCCTTTTATTCATGAGTAACCTTTGTGGTTTTACTCGGTGTTATTGTTTTGCTTTTGAAGTAAAGCCACAACAAGTAGGAGGGTAATTAGCCCAGCCAAACTTGCTCCTTCACCAACAAATCCATTTACAATGGATTGCAGGTTTGCGATCACGTTCATTCCTGCGGCTTCACCGAAGACAACTTGTGCGAGCACAAGTAAGCCTACGATAGAGACGAGGACGCTGAAGATACCGCCAACGGCGGATCTGACTGTTTCTACTACGTTATTCATAATAAATTTGTTCCTGTTTTTAGAAAGTTACGTTTAGGCCAATGCCCCAAACCGTCTCATTATTGCGGGATTCTGTATCCGACAAGGCTACGTCAGCAAAAACATTAAACTGATCGTTAATCGTTCGAGAAACCTTTGCAGTCAAGCCTGTATAGGTTTCATTTTCTGAGACCAACGTGTCAGTAGATCCTAGCGTTCCTCCCAGATCAAGCATTGCAAGATCGAGATCCACGCTATAGGTTAATTGCCCTTCAAAAGTCTGAAGACTCTCGTCCGTGTTTTGATAGAATGCAATTGTGGGAGTAAGCGCAGTATTAAGCGAGATGGAAACGAATCCTTCAAGATCAGAATCTGCTGCCGTGCTATGATCTGTATTGTATACTCCAAGATAAGTATTCAGAAGATTATCCATAAAGGACGTACCCACCCCTAGGGTAAGCTCATCTGTATCTCCTCCGAGAGAAGCCGTGCTTTGATTCGTTTGGAAGTTTCCAAACACGTCAACTCCCGAGAACTCACTAGAGAATCCAACCCGTGCCTGGACTGCTTCCTCTGAAAGTAGAGCTCCCCTTCGTGCATAATCCGAAGTGTATTTTGTGCTAACGTTTCCATTAAAGGATTCGTTGGCGGCGTTTAAACTTACTGCCCCTAAAAGCAAGGCAGTAAAGGATATTGTTAGTTTGGTTTTATTTTTCATAAAGTTATAATAATAGTCTATATTTCTATATTTGTCAAGTAAAATTACGCTATTCTAATGGTTTTCCATGATACGCAGTTATTTTCTATTAACTTTTTAATGTGGCGCTGCTTTGGGCTCAGCTGGGCCTTTCCGCTTTTTATTTCTGTGAAAACCACCTCATCATCCTCAAATACAACATAATCTATAGGCTGCCCTAGGAATATTGCGTTCTCTGGATTGTAGGTAAAGTCTTCAAGGAAGGGCGCCAACTTCTCGGCTATATGCCCAAGCCTAACCTCTCCGCTTTTCTTTTGGGATAGTATCTTCTTTCTGGCCTCGGTTTCCTCTGTCAATTTTTTAGATAGCGCCACCGCGCTTTCTTCAAGCTTATTTTTTTCCTTATTAAAATCAGATCTCTCTATCTTGAGGTTATCGTTGGCTGTTGCGAGGGTCTCTCTTAGGCCTAGAATCGTGGAACAAAGTGTTTCTTGAGATTTCGCACAAGACTTTAACTCGTCCTTGTATTGCTCTAATTGATCGTCAGTAAGCTTAAGCTTCGCATCCGCCCGGGATATCTTGCCGCTTTCCCTTAGCAATTTTACATTCAGCAAAATAACTACCGCGACAAGCGCGGAGATAACCAATGATAGTCCAAGTATCATTCAGTGGATATATTATTCTTCTCGCAATAAGCGACACTATACCCCACCTTAAAGCTGAAACGCTCAACAAATAAAACCATGCCCATAATGACCCATGGCTCCCACGTATCAATCTTAAAATTGGAGAATATTAAAAACCCAATAATAATTAATGGGCAGAATTTATTTAACGAATAATCAAGAATCGCCTGCATCTTTTTTCTTTTTTGAGGGTTTTTTATGCGCCCAAGTCACTGCGGGCTCTATAATAAATTTCCTATTAAGTTCATCTGTAATGTCTGAAGCTATAGTATCCACTGTACTCTCTTCCCCAAGAGAAAGTTTATACTTTTTATAACTCCCAATAGTTCTCTTTATTGTCTCTTTTAGATTAATTTTGTTCATGTTTAAATGTCTGTGCTCCCAAAGCCTCCATCTCCTCTGTCGGAGTCAGAGAGGTTACTGTCTTCTGTTATTTTCATAAATGGAATTTCAAATACAAGTAACTGTCCAATTTTATCTTGTATATCATACTCTTTATTTGTATCATTGTCAATACTAAACCTTAATTTTATTTCTCCCCTGTACCCTGCGTCGATAACGCCAACGCAATTTCTTAGCATTAAATTTGTTTTTGATACGCTTGACCTCGAAAAAAGAAGGCCGACACAGAAAGCCGGGATCTCCATTGCAAGCCCCGTACCATACTCGATAAAGCTGTATTTTTTATTTACCTCTTTAGAAATTGCCACAAGATCAATTCCTGCATCAGTGGGATGCGCTCTGCTTGGGATCTGCGCTTTAGGGTCTAATTTTTTGAATTTAATATACATTGCTGTTCCACTGTTATATTTGCCTTTTTTAAAAAATTGATCGCCTCCTGAGATTTATAAAATTCCCTAAACACGACTCTTTTTATTCCTGATTGAATTATTAGTTTTGAGCATTCTACGCATGGGGATATTGTTATGTACATTGTTGCTCCATCACTCGACTGAGTGGATTTCGCTAGTTTAGTAATTGCGTTACTCTCCGCATGAAGAACTTCCGGCTTTGTTTTAAGTTTGTAGGTGCCCTCAACTAACTGACCCTCATCATCTACGACCAACTTAGGAGAAGGAACCTTGATTTCGCACTCATTATTAAATCCCGAAGGGGTTCCGTTGTATCCATCTGAAATAATTGCTCCATCCTTAACAATTAGACAACCCACTTTTCTTCTTAAGGCTTTAGAAAGTTGTCCCCAAGTATTCGCCATGTCTAAATAGGCCCTATCAAAATCTGCCTGCGACGGCATATTAATTAATTTCCCATGTCTGGCGATTCATTTTAAATTGCTTTACTTTATACCACCAAAAAAAGGGAAGTGCAAGGGCGTGTCCTATAACATATATAATTACTAATGTCCCAAGCCACACCCAGAAGCTACTGAAAATAAATTGAAAAAAATCTGTCACTTCTCCCAAACCTGTGCGCCTTCAAGTTGAATAATATCCTTGGAAAGGATCTGCGTAATTTGACATCGAGTTTTAGGGTTTTGGTAAATTCTGTATTTCGCTTCTCGCGGCGTAGCTACAAAAGGTAGATCCCACCTGATTTTGCCCTTGGAAGAATTAACGTAATCAAGTAAGGCTTTCCTGCTCACCACAATGTAGTCATGGCTTCGTTCAAAAGCAATAAAGTGTGCAATTCCATAAATCCAGCCATCTACCCCTCCGCTACCTTTAAATTCAATCCAGATCCATCTGTCCAAATACTTTGAGGGTTTCGGGGACTTCCTTCGCTTGACCGCGACAAGCATATGCACCTCTTTATTTCTTGCCTTATAGACTCCCTTCATGTTGAAGTCTATTCCCTTTCTTGACATCTCTCTGGAGCACTTTTCTATTTTGTACCCCCTATCTAGGGCCAAATCGAGGAAACTTTTTGCTTCCGGCTCTATGACTTCCATTTTAGGTTACCAAATTTTATTAGGTTTTTCGACTTCCTTGACGATTATTTCGCTATCTTCCTTTGACAGACCAAGGGTTTTGTGAGATAAAGCTAGTGCGCTCCGTAATTTTGCCGCTCTTTCCTGGGCGGATTTACGAGAAGAATAATTTATGTCCTCGACCCTTCTGCCGTTTCGAGTAACAACAAAGACGCTAGAAATTTTAGGCATTTTTGCCAACGTAACTATGCCGTTGTCGTTGTGGTTTCTTCTGACGTTTCGTCAGTGGTTTCTTCTGACGTTTCGTCAGTGGTTTCTTCTGACGTTTCACCAGTGGTTTCCTCCTCGCCAGGACCATCTCCGGATTCCCTCAACTCTTGGGCAATTTCTTGCGCGCGAATATTTGTCAAGACCTCCTCAATTTGGGCGTCCTCCATGCCTTCTACCTCTTCCTTTGCTCTCTCGAGCGCCTTCTCTTGTACAATTTGAAGGGTTTGCTGCAAGGTGGCTTGCTGTAGGAAGGAGTTGGCGAGGGCCAATGTGACTTTATTTTTATCTGTATCGTTCATATGTAGTTAAGTTATTGGGTTAATGTTCAATTTAATTATAGAATCTAAGATGCACTTTATAAAATTTATTTTTCATTTTTTTTGTTTTTTTCTTGAGCAGTATTTATCTCTAAAACTTTCGCGATGCATCCCGTCAGGGACCCGCTCCTGCAGGTCTCATTAAACATTGCTCTTGCTGTTTGCTTATCCAGTGCGTGATAATATCTTTTGTGAGGGGACTTGTCCCCATCTAGCTCGTATTTAACTAAAAAAAGACTCATTGCTTATTACTCTTGAGTACACGCTTAATTCGTATCTTTTCCCCGTGCATTAGTAATAAGTTTAGAAATTTAGAAATTTTATTTCTCTGAAGCGTTTTTCGTGACTCCTTCATGGGAACACCATAGGTTCTCGTCGCTCCTAAGAAATCTTTATAAGCCCTATTGAAAGATTTGAAATCTTCCCGAGACAACTCTTGCTCGAGCGACAAAATATCCGCATGATTGCAAACTAAGGTTCCTATTTGAGCTACAATGGTTGTGTTGTCTTTTTTGGAAACAATCCTTTTTCCTTCCACAGTCGCGCCAATATTAGGCGCATCTCCTGGGGAATCTTTTGACTTGAAGAAGGACTTTAGTTTCTCGAACATAAATTGGTGGAGGTGGCGGGAGTCGAACCCGCGTCTTGTATATTATTCCATATTAGGTCTACAACAATAGCTTATTTTCTTTTGCCTTTGGATATAAGCATCTTAGGTTCGGATCTATTATTTATTTCAACACAGTTTCTTCTCCGATGTCGGTTGTCTGTGCTTTGCAGATTAATGACCCCTTATCCTCCCTATCTGCGTCAAGAAGTAAGAGGTAGCAGTTGTTTAAGCTGCTAGGGCGAGTTCTTCCCCGCAAGCAGTGAAGTCCTCAAAACGAACAATGTTATTAGCATTTATCGCTGTATGCCTTTTAACGAAGCCGGGCATCTCTTCGTGTTGCTGTAATACTTTCAAATAACAATCGAATCCGGGACACCCCCAAAGGATTTTCCCTAGATTAATATTACACCAAAGCAGCGGGAAGTTCTTCGGAAGCTTTCTCCGTGCTTTCTGTGGACGCCTGGTCCGAGGTTGTTGATGCCGCAGCCTCAGGAGATACCGAACGATACATCACGTAATCGGGCGCACGCTCGTTTTCTGTCTTGCCCTTATTGGAAAAGACTACTACCTTCACCTTTTCTGTTACCCCAGGCATGGTTTCGATTTCGACATGACCAGTGAGGTACTTCTGGCCTTTGCCCTGGCGTACCCACAAAGCTCCGAGCTCTCGTTCACGCCATTCTGAATTAGTGTTTTCTTTTGTTTCACTCATAGTTTTTAATTGTTAAGGATATAGTATAGGTTATTTTGAATAGAATGTCAAGAACTTTTTTTGTGTAAATTGGGATGTGTTGCTTTTAATTGATTCTGAACTCACTGAACCGCCTTCATCGGTGACGCTGTTTAGGGATATAACGCTTTATGCTGCCACCTTTAAAAAGATGGACATAATTCTGGAGGCAAAACCCGTAATGCAGGACTACTATTATAAATGGCTCAAGGAGCGCGGCGCATTTGACTTTATAAAGGACATATTGGACTACGAAAAGGAGTACGGCAAAACAATTCGATATAGGTTCGGCGGTCACGCAGGAAACGTTAGTGTGAGAAGTATAGGTTACCATAACTTTCAAAGGATTATAGGCTCAATTTAATACTTAAAGTAGTCAAAAGACGAATGATTATAGGAAAACCTTCCCAAATATATCTTTCTAGAGTCTCCGCCTGACTCATACCCCTTCGTAATCGGAGACCAATTTGGAAACTCACCTGAGATAACCCTTAAGAGGTTGTGTTCTATTTTCCATGGATCAACACTGTGAAGACTGTTGAAAAGAGTGAGATACTTAATTGCAATCTTCTCTCTTGTCTTTGACGGAAAAATAGGATAGACCGTAGCAAACGTTCCTGCCTTCCGCCTGGAAAACTCAATCCCGTGAGGGTTTTTGGGTATGTGAAGTTGGAAAAATTTATTTAAGAAAAATATTAATGGCCTGCTGAAGATATATGAGTATCTATCTTCGCTCACCTGATCGCCAGCGAAGCTTATTACGTTCACTTTCTTTGGGCAAGTCTTAATATATGCTGACTTTGTAATTACTTGGGATTCAATATTAAATTTGAGCCCGAGATTGACGCCCGCAAGGCCAGTGTCCCTGTTCCCCAGGCAAGCGGAGCTATTTGAGCAAAGATTTAATAGGGCTGATTTATATCTCGAGCTACTTGTGAAGCCCCTCAAAAAGCGATCTGAAAATTTTGGAAATTCGTCTAGTATTTTGCAGTATCCCTTGATGGAGATGATCTTGTCGCGCGTATAATTAATTCCTACTCCATCCAGGCACCTGTGGACAATTTTGAATTGCCTGCAATAATCCCCAAACTCCTTGAACTCCTCGCGCGAGAAAGTTTTATGGAGGTGATTAAGTATGTCGTCCACTGTCTTTGTTTTTTTGTCGAAAAATTTTTTTCAATCTTACGTTATATTAAAATGAGTCGAGTATGCTGATTTGCAGATTTCATAGAAAAAATAATTCTCTTTAGGGGTATACTCAGGGGAAAGACAAACAAAAAGATAGTCAAAATCTATGCTAAGTATTTCTTTGTTTAATCTAGTCTCAACAAATATTGAGGGCTTCTGCTTGATGCAAAAATCCTCGCTATCGTGCGTAAAGGCAAGCTTGCTAGTAAAAAGAACATTTCTCGCATCAATAATGTCATAGCTTCTGTCCTTGTAATACGCTTCACAGAACAATTCCACCATCTCTTCTGAGAATTCCTCTGAATAGGGCTGCTTGATCCAGGTATAAGAATTAAGATTTAAGTTTAGCGCAGACCATAATACCCAATCTGATGAGCCTGCTATGCCCGCTCGAACTTCGGCAATTGATGCTTCCTTCTCATAAAAAATATCATGATGGAGATCTACGTTATAGATGTCGAGCTCTCCGTCGATGCCGTTAAGCATATCTAGTATATCTGCATGATACTGTGCCAATGCCACCCTAGACTTATCTTTTATCCCATGCAGCGCTTTAATAAATAAATCGAAAACCTCGACCATATCATGTGTGTCCAGGCAATAATCTATATCTATGGATAATATTTTTTTATTCATTGAAGCAAAAAACATTTACCTGAATCATCGGGGCGTCACATTCGAGGAGTATGTCGAAAAACCTATCTGCCTTGGGCGGCGCGCTCACTAACCTATTATGTTTGGGGTGACACCTATGATACTTTGCTTCTTGTCGTAATTGCAGAGGTAGGATCTCATTAGGGGAATAAAAAAGAGAGCCCCCCGTAAAGTTGGCGCCCTCGGACAAAAAATATATGACGTGTTTATTAATATCTCTGCCGTCATACTGCTGGTAATCATGAGGGCCCAGGGGTATGCTCTTGGCGGAAAAGGAATTTACGAGACACCCGTGGTCAGGCAAGGGGTCTTCGTATCCAAGGTCCTCAAGAATACGAGCAGAAAGCCTGTTGAAAAATTTATTATTTATATTTTTAACGCTGTCGTGTAGAATTTTCGATTTGAATTTTCTAAGTTTATAGCGACGAGTAATATCGCTTGCACAAAAGTCAGCGAGGCGCGTCGGCAGAAAATCATCTTGGACTTCAATTTTCACTTTTCGAAAAAGACTTAAGTAATACCTGAGACGGTACTACCTTGTTGAAATTATTTTTTGTAGTATTAAATATTTTAAGCCACCCAAACAATCTTCCCACCATCGGAAAGTATGATATATAGTCTCTGGGAACTTCCGCATCTAAAAGTAAAGCGGACATAGCGCAACCAACATTCATATGTACCGGCAACATCTCTTCCAGGGTAAGACAAAACCTCATTCGCTCCCTAATAAGATCCGGGAATGAGCGTATTAAGAATTTTACGCGGGGATCTCCGCCCCTAATTGAAGGATGCCCAAAGCCCGGAACCCTTTGGTCGGCGCAATGATATTCTCCGTAGACAACATCGGGGGAGCGTTGGTAATTTTCCTCGATAAAATATGCTATCTCATTGATTAATAAATGCTTGTCGCTTACGCAATTTAGCCCTGCTGCTGCAGCGCTAGGAAATGAGGCCCCGCAATTCGCCGCAAGCGCAACCACGCAAGAACTCGGCGGCTCTGCAGGTTCCGGAAACTCAATAAAGCTTGAGCAAATCGTGCTGCATAGCTCGTAAACTCTTTCGTCTTCCGTCTCTATGTTTAAATGAGAAAATATTGTTTTAAAAAAATTATATTCTACATTCATATTTATTCGCTACAATCTCGTAATCTAGTTTGGATTTCTTTGCAATATTTAAACAGCTATTAAATGAGGGTTTATTGTTTGTGGATATTTCCGTTAATACAAATTCAATACCTTTAATCCTGAGGGCTTCAAGAACCTTCGCGTGTAATTTCGTCGCAAGGCCTTGATTCCTATAAGCCTTTGCAATGACCGTAATAACTCCCACTGCGATTTTTTTATCGAGATCATATACTTGATTGAGGCATGTAGATGCGCAGCTAAAGGCAATTGGAACACTGGGCTCCTCAAAGGGGCCTGCGGAGACAAGGTATGCCGGATCTTGATTGATTAGCGTAGGTCTGACCTCTAGTGAGAAAAAATTATCTACATTCTTTCTTGTTGCCTTGAGTGGAAGATGGAGGCCCTCGTTTTCATTGAACGCCGCAAGGAGTAAATCCTTTATTTCTACCTCATCCGCCAGAGTGGCCTCCCTCATTAATCTATCATTAGGTAATAACTTCACAATCCACCTCCAATAGCGATGATAGATCTCCACCTCCAGCATAACTAATTGCGCTCTGGAGGTCTTGTTCAATCTCTAAAAGTTTTTCAGAATACGAGAACCCGCTTGCAGTAATCTCTCTCTGAACTCCCTCGACGTGATTTCTGTGACCTTTATTCTCTGCGCTGGCAGAACCAAAATAAGCTTTTCGTTTTAAGCCATCGGCACAAAGAATCGTCTTCGCCGGACTGTCGTTGCAACCCGCAAATAAAGCGCCAGCCATAACCATAAAGGCGCCCGCATGAATTGCCTTAGCAATATCCCCGGAGGAAGTTATGCCCCCATCGGCAATAATTGGAACTTTGTCGTCGCCCGTTCCGGCATATACTCCAGCACATTTTTGCACACAAGAAAACATTGGCATTGTGAATCCTGTCTTATCTTTTGTAGTACAAGGACTTCCTTGTCCGATGCCCACCTTAACTATAGACGCTCCCCATTTATATAAGTCCCTTACCGCCAACTCTGTCGTTACATTGCCCGCAATGATTTTGCACCCATCCATAAAACAGGCGGGCGCCTGCTGGAGTAGGAACTTAATCATTTTTTCCATTTTCCTGCAATGGCCATGTGCAATATCGATTGTAATATAATCTACTCTAAGATTTTCGTTTGAAATTTGTTTAATTATATGCTCATCTTCTGTTTGTACTCCAATGCTAATTGAAATTGTCTTCCAATTTTCTTTATTTGCTTTACGCACAAAGTCTACAATATCTATATTAAATCTATGCATGATGTAGAAATAATGATTCTCTGATAGCCACCGCGCCAAACCCTCATCTATGACCGACTTCATGTTTGCGGGAATGATGGGCAGCTTGAACGAATCTCCATTGAAAAGGGAGACTGAGGTGTCGCATTCTGAGCGAGAACTGCAATCACTATACCTAGGGACTAGGCAAACATCTGAGTATTTAAACAGTTTCATATTGTCGATTGATAAGGGAGTTAATGGTTCCGAAATGTGCCAGATGAACTGCCCGACTGAAAAGATCACTCTTGAACAATCCAGAAAATAAATAAGCATCTATATTTCTATCATCTATAAAGTCCCTACTCACGCTAATTGAATTCGTAAGGCTTTCTGCGTAATGCCCCGTCATTGATGGAACATATATAACGTCTCCGGCCTGGATATCATTAACATAAACATCGATCGAGCTCATAACTTCTAAAAGTTTACCTGCTTCGGTGGAATTCAATTGAGAAACAATTCTAATGCTGTCCCCCTCTAAAGAAAACCTTAACGATTCCAGTAAGGGATTATCAAACTTACCCTCAAGAAATATCTGTTGATCTGGAGGAATAATAAAAAACCTTTTAATGCCACAGCACTGCTGAATCGTCGTGTGAATATCGTCATGGTCGCTGTGTAATTCGCTAAGTGTTCCTTTGGGGCCTATAAAAAACCAAGTGTGCATATGCCCGTATACTACCGCATCCCTGAAGGTAGGTAAATATCTGTCGAACCAATCTCCAAAAAATGACGGGCAAGAGACGTGCTTTATGAAATCTTCTAGGTGCTCGCAATTTAACGCAAGGCAATATAGTTTATCTTCTATAGTGAAATCGCTAAAAGTCGTATCTCCTGACGAAGGGTGGTAAACCATTGCATTCTTGAGCGGACTGCCCTCAATAATATAGTCTATATATTGATGTAGGGTTGCTGTGATCTGCTCCTCATTTTGACAGAGCGAGCGCTTTAGCTTAATCTCCTTGTCTGGCAATCTTTGTTTAAAATTATCAAAATTTAACGTTCTTGCTAGCTCGTTATCTATAGCGTCTTTAAAGACGCAGGGTTTATCTCTGTCCAGCTGAAAATCTACCGCAGAGGGGCGCGGTTTGTACTGTAAGCTAAGCTTAGGTTTAACACAAGCCTTATTCACTTGTGAAAAACCCAATACCATCCCTGATGCACCAAGATATACAAAGTCCGGCGGCGCCCACAATCCAGTCTCCCGGAAAAAATTCTGGGTAAGTTGAATTTGCTGCTGCTAATAGTTCGATCATCTGAATTCCTTTCTTAGTAGTCTCCACCTATCGGAGTCGATTGTTTTTGTGCCATCATTAATAGCATATAACATATCAACGATTTCGTCAAGAGAATTATAAATATATTTATGTGGAAACATTCCTAACATCCAAAGCGGGGTCTTTGTTTTGCCTCCCTCCATGCTTACGAAGACGGGCTTCTTCATTCTTACTGCGGTTACAATCTCTTCTGCGCTTCCCCAGCTAGCAACATCAGGAACAAGATGAGCTATAATAAAATCGCTTCTATCTACAAGGTTAAGGTCATATGCCCTCACTGTCTTCATTCTTTCGGTTACCCGGTCATACTGTTTAGTTTTCATCCACGTATCCATTTCTTCTCTCGTACCTTCGTCCTCCTCTACATCTTTCATGAAAGGTTTATTATATGGGTCAAAGCAGGTGACCCCGAGCGACTTTAATCTATCGGTGACTTCAGCCCTCCAGTTCCTTCCTGAGAGGTACTGCATGTGCCCAACTAAATATGTCTTGGTTCTATACAATAAATTTGACATATTATAACCTTACCATATCGGTAAGGATTTGTCAAGTGTTATTCTTCGGGCGGCTTTGATTCGGATTCGGTCTTGGGCTCGGGTTGAATAAGCCCCGCGTTCAAGCCGGGGTCTCCATCTACATCTCTCCACGTAGCCGAATACTCTCCAATATCATGTCCGGGGTGCTCCTCGCGAGATAAGCTCTCAATCTCCCCTGTTTCCCCAAAATCCTCGTTTATGTATCCAAGGCTTTGGAGGATATTGCGGGTGTACTTTGTCTCTGGCATTGGGGGTACGTTCAAAAATCCGGGCGCACTGGGATCTCTCCACTCATCGCCCTGCGGGGCATCTCTGAGCTCCTGTCTCCACGCTCTGATCGCAAGTTCTTCGCTATCCGTTAAGGGGCTATCTCCAACCACAAGCCAATCAGTTGCACTCAATAATTCATTCCTTCTTTTCACTGCGTCTGCGATTTTTGCGAACGTCGAAGCGTCCTCTCCGTTAATTAGATTAGTGGAAACTTCATCTATGGTCTCTAAGGCCTCCAGCATGGCGAAGGGGTCGAGTAGCTCCATTGCGGGATCCGGATGGATCATCGGGACAGTTGGGTTTTGTTGTTCTTCACTCATAAAAAATTGTTTTTTAGCTTGTAGGAATTAGTACCCATCTCCCCAGTTTGTAGGGGTGTATGGTGATGTGTGCCATTGATTATAATAATAGGGCGTACCTTCATCCCACCAATAAGGCTGCTTTCTTCCATTGATCCCCTCAACGAAATTATGGATTGCCGGGCGAGCCTCAAGGTCAATAAAGTAACACTGTATCCAGTCATCATATACCCCGCCATTGTTAACATAACATGTCTCCAGTGGAAAAATTGAATTATGCTCACCCACGACTTCCACGCCGATTCCCGGAGGATTATACGCGAGGGTGAAGACCGACCCCGTACCTCCGGGCTTCAGTTGCTGATGAGAAAACTGAAGCGAAGGAAAGCCCCATAGATCCGTACCAGTGCTTGTTAAAGCACCCATCGTACCCATATTATGAAGGTAGCTTTTCCCGTATCCGACCCCAGCCGCTCCAGTGCGATCCTCGAGCGGGGTCCCTGGATATTCGCTTTGATTTAAAAAGTTACATCCACCTATAATCGGCCAATTCTTGACTTCGCCGCTGGTAAGCGTGAAGTGATCCATTGATCCATTGCCGTTTTTATATTTAAATATTCCCCGGCTATTGGTTTGCGTGTTTGGGGCCGGGAACGTACCACCATGCAGACTCCAGACATGTGCGCCGTTATGTATTGCCGCATGGAAACTATGATCGGTAATTCCTCCACCGTATTGATCGTTAAAAAATTCTGAGTATTCAGCCATCCACATCCAACCCCGATCACCAATGTAATTCATTGTTGAGTACTGCTTGGCTAAATAAATTCTTGCGTCTGCAGAGCAAAAGGAATACGCCGACTCGCATGGACTGTTGATCGTGGCCCCTATGCGGCAATTTTTGCCATTAGGATAATGTTGTACGAAATTGTAGCCTCCCTCTGAGAAGCCGGGTTCCGACGGGATGGGAGTTAAGGCCTGTACCTGTGTATTTGAAATTGTCTTCTTCTGCCAGTGTCGGAAACCTCTTGCGTCAAAATAGGAATAGGTTCCGTCGCCGTCGCTAGGAGCCCCCATTGCGGTTCCAGTAAAATTAGTGTCACCGTTGGAAATGTATTGACCCTTTATGACTCCAGGGAGACACTCCGAGAAAACCCCACCGTTAGTAACCGTGCAAGTTTTCCATCCTTGCCACGGTATTTCTTTACTCGTTCCCGCGACGTTCCAAAAGTTTGCTTCACGTACGGTGCCGCCATCGGTGTAAGATTTGGTCGGCGTTACTCCTCGATAATACCAATTTAAGCTATCGACATCGTAATGCTCCCAGTTCGGGTCATTAATATTCCCATGGGCATTAACTAACCAAGAATGATGGTTGAAGTCTCCCCAGTTGATGAAGCCGGTGCCAGAGGTATTTGCCTTGTTTGTTGCGCCGCCACTCTTAAGGGTTGTTCCATTGTGGTAAAGTAAAGTATTCGAATCTAAGGTTATTAAGCCCAATGCCCTATACCACCCATGATATAAGGGGTCCCAGCAGCATGTTGATACGCCCGCCACCCCGGAGTCGTTGATTCCTACTCTCGCTAATTGTACGATTTGCTTGGGTGCGGCATGCCACAAGGCTTCTTCTGAAGCCAAAGCGACTGCGTTCTGCTGCATGTGACTGAGATGATGTGTGATTTGATGCTGCCACGCTGACGTGGTGGTTCCAACGGAATAATGGCGAATGTTGCACATAATGTAAACACTGCCTCCTTCAATTACTTCAAATATAGTTGAGCATCCGTGCTTTGACATGAAGGTGACCCCTCTTTGGTTTGCCTGAACGTGAATCGCAGCCTCTAGATTAAGGCAATTTTCCCCAAACAAATGCATCCTGCCGTTACTGACCCTGAAAAACCTTTGGTTTCCAATCTGTCGACTATAATGTGTGTCTGCCCATACCAAGCCGGAGATATAGATCTTAGGGATGTCCCTAAACCAAATTCTTAAGCCGCTCCCGCCACCCATGTGGATATACACGTCACCAATGGCCTGGCCTTCGCGAGGTTCCATTCGGCGGTCCACCCGACAGGCGGAGTCATTTACGCCAAGGTCTGCCGTTACATATGTGCTTCGAGCGACACCCGTACTATTGGGCCCTCCTGCGGTATCATAGTCTGGCGCCCAGCGGTTATGAGCCCACTTATCGTTTGGATGCGCTTTTCCTAAGTCCCAGACTTTGGTGGTTGAATTGTAGGAGCCGATAAATCTGTGTTTCGGTATAAAAGATATGACATTTAAATTCATTCCCCCTGTGAAGTTGGGGCTGAATTGATGAAGCTTGTCCGCTTGATGAAAGCAGTGGGTGGAGCCAACGAAATCGAATTGCAAATCCCAGCCTCCGGGCACATTGTACCTAGCCCAAGTCATAGCCTCATGTAGGTCCAGGAAGGGCCTATTGAGCACAAACATAGGGACTGGTTGATCCACTGCCGTGAAATGACAAAAATCTGTAGCCTTAATATCTTCCGGAGTGTTTCCTCTACCGGGATGTATTAGGTTCCACGATTTATCGTCCCAATTGTTTGATGCCGACCTTTCTACGCCCTGTAAATCTGTTAATGAAGAGCTGTGTCCAACCCAAATTTTCGCACGGGTAACCATTGTAGTTTCTCCGCTAGAATCTGAGGCGACCATGCCTTCGGAAATTAATCTATTAAGGGGAACCTTTTTTGTAGTTCCATCTTCTTGGGCTATCAATAAATAGTCATTAGCCTTGAGTGAGGAGGCATCTCCCAATTGTCGTATTGTTGTATTCGCCATGGTGAGTTCTTTACTATAAATAATACACTTAAAACAAATAAAGATCAAAAAATATTTACCTACCCCGGTTTAAGTGTAAAGATATCTATGCCAAAGAAATTTATAGACCTGATTGATCGCGTAGCTGACTTTAAATCATTCGTTGATGAAAACGGAGATCTTATTTTTAAAAACAACAGCTCCCTTATTGAATCTGGGGACTTAGATGGAGGAACCTTTTCGCTTAACCGAGCATACCTGCTGGCTAAAACGGAATCGATAAGAAATTTCTATCCTCGAAGCCTTAATCATATATTGACAACTTATAGCGAATCCTCTGGCAGTAGTGGCTCAGACAGTAGCGGCAACACTACTCCCTCCGGCAATTCAAAAAAAGCCACATCTACCGGGAACGCAGGAAACGGAACTCCGTATAGCGGAAACAATGATGACGCCACTGCCGCAGGTACTGGAAGCGTTAACACCAATACTACCGAAGGTAAAAAAAAGATAGAAGTCTCCGATCCTTCAAATTTTCAAGTTGGAGATGTTATAATCGTCGGAGATGCTCATTCTGCTAAAATAGAAACTGTAACAATAATCTCAATTGACGGTGACACTGTAACTGTCGACCCCCCCTTTGAAAACGACCACACCGGAAAGCCAATTAAGAAAAAAGGTAATTCCTCCAATGACTGGTATCAGAATGATGTATGGGGGTGGTACTGGGTTGATTCCTCTGGGGATTGGATTTATAGTAATAAATATAGCACCTGGATTTTTGTCGGTCGCCTTACGGAAAAGGGAGGTAAGACTTGGGGTTGGTGTTTTATCTCTGGAAATGGAGGAGGAGAGTGGGTTAACGTTGCCGGAGGGGCGCTAGTTAAAACAAATGGCTCAAGCTTTACCGGAAGTGATGCCGGAACAACGGGTCTGGGAGGAGATAAAACTTCTAGCTTTAATAGCTTTAAAAATCAGTCCACCTCTACCGGCGGAGGCTCTGGCGTTGATTCGTCTTCTATTCCCTCTGGATTAGAGGGTAATGATCTTGGGTCTGGGACCGATAATGGAACTAAAACCTTCAGCAGTCTTTTGGGCTGGTTTATATGGGATGGTTTCTCAAAGAGGGTTTGGTCTATAAAGTTTGGAGGATGGTTAATTTTCGGGGACGAAGATGATCCTGGTCTATTTGATCCATACGATCTGAAGGACACTACCGTCTGTAAATTTTATCCGCCTGGGGGCCCAGAGAAAACTTGCACTTTGACTAAAAACCCATTAGCCCTAAAGGACGATAGCGATGATGATATCAGTGTAGTCGATAACACGGGAAGTGTGAATCCGACTCAAGAAGTCAGCGTTACATCTGAACCTCCTGCCGAAACAACCGTGGCGCTCCCGAATGGCTGGCATCACAGTGATCATTTCGGATTTTATTATGACTCGCACCCTTGGATATATTCTGATAGATTCGACGGATGGTTTTGGGTAAAAGAGCTCGGTGCAGACGGCAAAGGTAATCTTGGCTGGGTATTTTATGAGGCTAATAAGACCTGGTACTGGCTGAATTCACCGCATTTATTTAGGGCGAGTTCCACGCCTAATGATATATTTAATCCTGGAGACGCAGACGACGATTCGGGCGCTAACGTAGGCCAAAGTCCTGGCGAGCAAGATAGCAAGGATGGCGTGGACGTCGGAACTACTTTTCCAATCTTTGAAACTGACGATACCTTCGGCCTTTGTATCGCTTACTCGAATAATATTCCTATATATAATGGATGGTTCTACAGTATAAGATTCGGTTGGGTTTGGGGTAACTCTAATATCAATTGGTTTTATGTTAGTAAGTTTAAGGACTGGTTTTACTTTGGAAGCATTCTGTCGGAATCTGCCGGAGACGGATGGATTTATTCCCAAGGGAAGGGCGGCTGGTTTTGGAATACATTTGGAGTCCTCACTAGCGAACAAGGATTTAACTATTTACAAACGGGAGATGGAGGGCAAAATAGTACCGCCCCAGTTGGGGGCTCTTCTTCTCCTGATGGCAGCACTCCAAGCGGATCTGGAGGAAGCGTTCCCGATGTAACGGAAGAGCAATCTTCATTATCTTTACGAATCGCAACCGACACGCAGACAGAAGTGCTAACCTGGAAAACAATCACCGACGCAGATGGGTCAATCGAGGTTCCTGATACAGTTTCAGTTACCGGCGGCGACACCATTGTTACTGACCCATATAATGCAACATTAGCCTCGTGGGACTCTACTAGGGTCCTCTCTGAGGCAGATGTAGGCATCGTTTATGATGCCTTTATGTCTCCACATGGATTTGTGAACACTAATAGCCCAGACGGCGGATATTGGGTTGGTAAAACCTGGGGAGACTTAGAGTATGCCCTAATAAACACTCATAACCATAACAACGATTGGAGATATATGAATAGCGGCGACAATATTGTTGTCGAAACCGACGAAGGTCAACAAATTAATTTATAAACTATTAAATTAATATTTATATGGGTCTTGTTTACCCTTTAGTTCTTCTATCTCAGACTTGAGTTCTTTTATTGCTTCTACTAATAGGGGAACTATTTTTTGATAGTCTACCATCTTGTAGTCTGAGTCGGGAAGGGCTTTAACGACCTGTGGGAGCACTTTTTCTAGCGATTGGGCCGAAAGACCTACCTGTTCCTCACCTGTGATGCCTACCTCTTTAGCGGCGTCATTCCAGTCGAATGAGAAGCCTTCGAGCGAAGCGACCTTGTCGAGTGCGTTGTCAATTTTATTGGTGTTAGTTTTTAACCTATCATCCGAAGCATTATTCATGGCCACTACGTCGCCATCGGCGATTATGCTTTGCCCGTCGTTATTTTTACCGTGGACCATTAGTATGGCATCGGAACCGTTGCCTGTTGTGGTGCCAATAGCGAGCGATGCTTCGCTGAAGTCTAGATCACCAGCGGGAATTTCCCCTGCGTTCACGGACACTGTTAATGTATCTTCCCAAGTACAAACCGTATCAATCCCCGTTCCTCCAAGAAGTTTTAAAGTGTTGTCGTGCGCTATGGTTTGAATAGTCGCAACTGCGTCTCCTCGAATTTTAAATGTTGTATCCTGACTTGTTCCTGCGGATATGACTCCCCAGCCAGGAACTCCGTTTGCGTCTGTCTTCCAAACTTTATCCGCATTATTAGTGCCTGGCGCACTGACATAGCCTTCTACTGTCGCAGTGTTAAGTTTCCATGTGTCAGTAGTTTTATATCCAGAATCATTTGACCATTGAGATATATTACCACTTTTATTTGTAAATGTTTGAGTATTAGATGCTGTGGTTGTTCCTGTATTTGTTGTATAACCCTTGCCATTCGTCAACTGATTATTGTTAGTTGGAATAGTTGTAGAGTTAAATGCATTAGAACCAAATGTAAATGTTTGATCATAACTAGTACCCCCGCTTACAGAAAATGTAAGAGTATTACCATTTTTAGTTATGCCATCTAAATAGTAATTTGCGCTAGTGGTACCAGCAGCGTCGTCTCGCCAGGCTGGATTGCCACTGCCGTCTGTTTTCCAGACCTTATTGGCTACATTGCCAGGCGCAGATACAAAACCATCTGCATTTTTACTGTTCGCGACTCCAGCTGTATGCGTGCCTATTTTAACGGTGCCATCTGACTCGATGGTCATTCTAGTGGTATTATTCGTTTGAATTGTCAAATCGTGATTCGTAACCGTTCCGATTTGAGCTTCAGTTCCTGCCGTGGCATGATCCGTTATAGGGTTGATTTTGAAATTTACGGTTCCATCGGAAACATTAAGACGATGACTTGGCAAATCAGCAGTCCCGATTCCGACGTTGCCGCCAGCACGAATAGTCATTGCTGTTGCATTATTTGTGTCGTCACGGAACAACAGTGAGTCAACTCCTGCGCCGCCAGTGTTTCCCCCTTCATTATATATTGTCCAACCGTTTCCTTCGTGGTCATGCAACATCAGATGCGAGTCCTCGCCGTCTGCGTCTGCCTTAACCTTGATGGAAGGATTACTGCCCTCGATATGTAGTTTACTACTAGGCTGATCAGTCCCGATTCCGACTTTGCCGTCATGGGTGATACGCATTTTTTCTAGACGATTAGGTTGTGCGCTTGTTCCTTCGTCTGTACCAAATACCAAAGAACTATATCGTGCGTTTGCTTGATCCTGAACCGAACCAATCCATGAATATCTACCAAAGCCGTTAGATGGTGTTTTAAGGTGAAACGCCAATCCTACGTTCTGACTGGCGCCGTCACCAGCCAATGAATTGGTGAGTACCAATGAAGTATTGACGGTTTGTAACGAACCTGAGTATTGAAGTGTAGACTCTGTAGAAACGTTAAGTGGGGCATTTGGCTGATCAGTCCCGATTCCGACGTTGCCGTCGGTGTCTATAAGGAATCTCGTGGCAGATATCGCAGTGGGGGTACTCGGACTTAATGTCGATCCTTCCGCAATTTGAAATGCTTGTGATCCATCTTTTATACCCATTGTATATCGGACTCCACCCATATCTGTAAATGCCAAGTCCGCATCACCTACACCATCTGCTCCATTTTGGATTTCAAGTTTTGCACTGGGATTATCAGTCCCGATTCCGACGTTGCCGGCCGAATCAATAGTTATGCGGTCTGCGCCATTGGTTCGCAAGCCCATCGCGTTAGTGGCATTGTAGTATGTTACTCTCCCAATAGACTTGTTATCTGGGTCACCAAGCAATAGAGCGGCGTTGTCGCCGGCATGTGAAGTTATGCTAATGTAGGCGTTGCTGCCGGATATGACTTTTTCAACCGAAAGACTATAAAGCGGAGAAGTAGTCCCGATTCCGACTTTCTTATTAAATGACCATGCATTAGGGGTGGCGTAATAATTTAAAGATGCTCCTGCGCCATCCACGGTTAGGCCTGCTCCATTGGCGGCTGATGCATTGGCCGCTCCTTTTGCTACTGTAATATTTAAATCTTCTACATCAAGTGTTGCTGTGTTTAAAGTTGTGGTCGTTCCATTAATGGTGAGGTTGCCAGAGACCGTAAGGTTATTGTAGAAACGAGCGTCGCCTTGGTCGTCGATCCTTAATGCGGTGTTGGTGATGCCGCTTGCATAGTTATTGGACGTGCCGAAGTGAAGCTCGGTGCCGCTACCGGAGATTTTGGCTGCAATTCGCGCGATAGGTTTTGTGAAATCATTATAAGAAAAGTCCAGGGCGTTATAGTCGCCGGATTGATAATCGCTGTTCCTCAGCACAAATCCGCCCAAAGACGTGCCCGTGAATGAGGTAAGGTCATCATCGGTATGCACGGTCACCCGAGGCTTCCCGTCGCTCCCGGCATACGTATCAACAAACGTTATAGGCCCGAGATCGGATGTAATAGACATAGGGTTGCTAGCATTACCGAAGGTGATCTCGTCTGATACGCTGTCGAATTTAAAAAGATTTTGAAAGTTTATTGAGCTCATGTTGTTTTTTCTGTTATGGTCCGCTTACCAATGCAAATTGCGGAGGCTTCGTGTCGTGGGGCGTATTGCCGAAGACTTCTAAATGCACGTAAAATTTAGCGTGAGGGGTACCGCCTGAATCAATGTAGGGGCCTGGTAAAGTTATCGGATATCTCACAATAGCGAAATCGTATGGGGAGGACCCATCCTTCAATGGTCCTGCATGGTCAAACGAATCTGAAACATAGGACGTTACTTCCCCTAAGGTAAAGACTCCTGTTGCTGCTTCCATTAGGGGTTCTCTATACGTGTCAGGTGGGTTGTTGCCCTGTTCTCCATCGCTCTCAAAGTAAAGAAATGATTCATCTATGATTGATCCTCTATTAATTGTTCTTGCGGAATAACTGCCATGATCGAGCCTTGTCCCGACAATTCTAAGTCTGTAATGTGTTCCGAGCAGATCATTATCAAATATCAAATGAAAATAATACGTTCCTCCTGAGGGTTGCTCAAAATAGTGAACCCCGGAGTATTCTTTCTTTGCTGAAGAGCTATAGTCCAGGGTGAGTATCGTGGCGCCCGCTCCGTGTTGTGTCGCCTCGCTCGGAAGATAACCTCTCGTTTCAATATCCCCATAAGCGAGTAACTTTGCAGTTCCCGCCCAGGCTCCCCAGGGTCCCCCGGGAGTTCCGATTTTGACGTTGCCGTCGGACGTGATTGTCATAGAAGGATCGTCTTTGGTTCTATCTATACCAGTTGACCCGCTTTTTGTTCCTGTATAAAACTTAAAACCAAACCCGCCAACATTATCGATGCTTTCATAATAATTCGCGATTTTTGAAAACACAACATCCGTTTGACCAAAACCCAAAGAAATCTCTTGGTCGGCTACCACGCCTGGGTCGTCCACGGTTAATGCTAGGGCAATTGGGCTTGTATTCTCAGGGCCAGCGACAATGCTGGTTTTGAAATTAGGACTCTTAGTCCCGATTCCGACGTTGCCGCTTTCATCAATAACAAATTCCTCGGTGGTTGCATCAGTTCCATAGACGGCAAATCTACTTGTTCCGTCAACTAACCCAATCCATTTACTATTAATGTCAGTATCGGTAAACTGAATCAGTGGAGACGCCCCGTCATTCTCGACTTGTATACTCCCCTTTACATCCAAAGTGTGTGATGGCGAAGAAGTCCCGATTCCGACGTTGCCGGTAGATCTCTCTAGAAATAACTGGTCGTACCAGCCTCCTATCGCAGGGTACGGTGCCCCGCTGTTCGCTTCGGTGGTTGAAACGAATCTTGTAAAGTTAAGGTTTCTGTCTGCTCCCCCGTCGAACTGGAGCCTCATCCATTCCCCGTGGACTGAATTGCCAAAGCCAAGTTCCGCGTGATCGTCGTGATGTATGTGAATGCCAGACCCATGAACATCTAGTGGGGCATCTGGCGAATCAGTCCCAATTCCGACGTTGCCGTTGTGTTTAATTGTCATTCGGGTGGCTGCCGCACTCACAAGCGTGATCTCTCCGCCGCTAGTATAATCTCCATCCCCTACAGAGGCATCCAAATAGAAGTTATTAGAATCTTCAACTGTTATAACAAAGGTTCCGTTTGCCGCTTCATTCCCTTGAACCCCTGCGATTTTAACTCTGTTTCCTGTACTTAACCCGTGGTTTGCGGCAGTAATTTTAATATGCGAAGTATTGGTTGCGTTCGTTAGCGCCATTGGGCCGCCACTGTTCCATTGGTCGGTGTTATTCTCGTTAGTTGTCGTAAGAAATTCGATTGTTCCGTCATCGGCGCCAGACTGGCCCTGCGCCATCCCTCCGCCTTTGCACCCCATTCCGATCGCAGCTACAATATCTGGGTCTTCGCTTTGCCCCCAATTCATCGGGGAGCAGTTAATGTATTTAAAGATGTTTCCGCCCACCCCATCAACAGGAGCGCTGCCCGCTTGGTATCCGCCAAGCCAAATGTTGTCTATTGCTGCGTCTCCAAAAACCTGTAGTGTTTTTTGTGGATTCGGGGTCCCGATTCCGACATTGCCGTCAGTGTCTACGGTGAATCCGTTTGGATTTGTTGTTATTCCACCGCCATCATTATATATACCGACTCCAAGATGAAATCCATTACTATCCGCACCCATCCACGCAGAACCTGTATTGGTGTTTGATCTTCCCAATTTGAGTTGACGACCAGTATCTTTTCCTTCTAGATCTAATAAAGTGTCTGGCCCAGAAGTCCCGATTCCGACGTTGCCTGTATTATCTATCCAGACCCGCTCAGCACCTGCCGTCCTAAAAGAAAGATCGTCTTCATTGTGATCGTAGGTTATCCCTCCACGGAATCTATCTGAAATACCTGCTCCAGAGTTCGTGCCGTCTGCGAAATATAAATTTCCGCGAGAGGTTGATTCGCTGGCAATCGTTATTCCCGCACCCGTGTCAGTACCCTTTACTACAAGCTCTCTCGCCTCACCATCATAACTTCCGGGCGAATCAGTTCCGATGCCGACTTTGCCCGCCACCGTCATCGATGTGCCTGTATCTGCTGGCTTTAAATAGTATGGTGAGTACCCGGACTCAGTACCTGTCCAGTTAACGTTGCGAGACCCATAAAAAGTATCTGCAAAGAGCGCGTCGCCGGGTTCTGTGTTGGGGGTATTGGCGTTCCAGGCAATCGTTACTCCTGTAGGTGTATTCCAGAATTTATATTCATCGGAATTACTCCAGTTCACCCCGGTCGCAATTCTTTTGGTACCTGAAGATAGAGAGGTAATCTTTACTCTCACTCCGGCGTAATTTTTAAGATCTAAATAGACGGGTAACACCGCGACATCATATGCCCCGATATTTACCGTGCTATCGCTAATGTCGCTGTCTCCGGCCTTGGGCAGGCGAATTCTAAAAGAACCTGCGTTTGGAACTGAATGTGATTCTAAAATCTTAAGCGCATAGTCCCTGCTGCCGGGGTCATCTAAGTCGCCGCCGGCTGTACTTCCATCATTTGCCGTATCTAAAAATGTATGACACAGGCTATATTTTACATATTCGCCTGCGTTCTGGTAGTCTGACCAAACTTCAATGATGAAGGCCGAGCCTTCATCTCCAGTTGATTCGTTGTCGTCGTCTATCTCCGTTGGGTATGTAAACTCAAGGATTTTATATTCCTTTGAGGTATTGGTGACTTTAATATATCCCGAATATAAGACTTCTTCGCCAGCAATACTAAGCATGTCTCCGCCCAGGGTTAGCTGTCCGTCAATTGTAAGGTTTCCACCCGTAAGTCCCGAGCCTGGATCGTTCTGTTGTAAAAATGCATGGCCGTATTGGTCTAGCGTGAAAAACGATGTATTTCTCGTGCCCAGCGTTAAGCTATGCGCAGTCGTTGTTCCTATGTCTAGGGTATCTGTTGTCGCATTAATGTTTAACTTACCCTCGATGTTTTCGCTTCTATCCGTAAGCATGAGGTTAACCTTCTCGTCCCCTGAGATCTCAACGTGACTCGTACTGTTAGTATAGGAGCGATTCACCTTGCCCATCGTTATGCCAGCATTAGGCGTAACCTTAAATTGAATGTCTGTCCCCCAGGTCGCTGAGTCGACAGATTTGATTTCAATGCCCGCTGTATCTGGGTTGCTAATTAATAGCCGGTTGTCGGCGCTATATGAAATTGTCGCCCCACTGTCGTCCGAGGAATCACTTGCAAGCGAACCTATTCCATAATCTCCAGAACTATCCTGAAAGAAAATGGATGTATCGTTCGCTAATAGCATGTTCCTTGTTAGCTGTAGTTGCTCTTCCGGAAGAATTGTAAGATTTGCCGTACCGGTACCCCCTTGCGCTCCTGCAGTGACAGTAAAAACCTCACCGATAGTATTGGAGGGTGACCCAAAGACTGTAAAGTCTGTGTCGGCCCCACCTGCACCATCATTGATTGAGGCAATGGTATATGTTTTGCCTTCAGTCAGGTTGCCCGCAGAGACGATAGGGCCTCTCCCCATGCCTATTCCGACGTTTCCTCCATGGGGATTGTCTCCGCGAATGTAAAGTACTGAGGCGTCATCATCTTGAATATCTAATATTGCCTCTTGTCCTTTTTGGTTGATGACCACGGCGGGACCCGTCCCGTCATTTGTAACTAAAAGCTGTTCTGAGGTTTGGGTATCTGTATCAAGAATTGTATGTGTGCCCTCGACTAAAAGTTCGGGAACCCTTAATTTGGTCTTAATTGAAAATTCGTTCCCTGCGGTAGACGAATCGCTAGAATCTCCCGTATATTGAAAAGGGGAATCTCCGAGCTCTTCGAATGTATTATCTGCCTTTTTTCTTACTAAATATATATCGTTTGTGGCCATCTTATTGTATTACACCTATTTTAAATATTACCATTGACTTATTGGAAATCTTTTCCACGCTACTAGACTATTGTTGGTTCCATCGCTATCCTGTATGCAGATATATATGAAGCTGTCATTGTAGATTAGCGTGCCTTTGTCTCCCGCCGAATATGTATGTGCCGGTTCTACTACCGTGTGTCCATCATGATCGTCCCCAATCTTTGGAATGACAGGGTAAGTTTCAAATACATCGGTCGCAAAAAGCTTACCGGAAATTTTCACATCACCGGCAACATGTAGTTTAAATTTATCTTGGGTAACCGGAGATAGATCCACCGAATTAACATTAATTCCAACGTTCGCATCAGCGGAGAATAAAACATCATTTCCTGCTGGCGCACCAGTGTTCGGGTGCGTATTGGTCGTACCCTCAAAGGTTACGAGTTTCTTGTCTCCAGCTCCGATCATTACGCCCTTGCCTACGGTACTGGACGTGATCGCTAAATCCTGGCCAGAACTCTGAATATAGCCGAGGCTTGTCCCGTATAGACCAAGATAGGATGCGCTTAGATTTTCAGAGTGACCTATTTGAAGGTGGTCCGTCCCGCCCCTCTTTTGCAGCTGAAGCGTGGCCCGCTGATCTTGAGGGCCGGTCACATCAATCCATTCGGGCTCGCCCTCGTTGCCTTGAGTTGAGCCGGGTCCCCAATTTGCCGTACCTGGCGCAGAGTGGTCGTGGTCGCCGGCCCAGTATGAAGTGCTGTCGCCGTCTTGACTTCCATTCTTTCTCCACGATTTTCCGTCGTATTGAACATAGGTCGGTGAATCCGTGTCTTCGTCGTCATAATACGCGATTAACGCATCGTAATTAGGTAGTCCGTTCGGATCAACGCCTCCGGCGGCATGAATCCTTAATCCTTCATTTCTATCTACAGACTGCTCGACTGTAAGTGGAAAAACTGGCTCGTCGGTTCCAATGCCTACATCGCCTTCTTGGGTTATATGAAAATTGTTTGTGGTTGTTGCTCCCTCTGTATGTCCAATACTTAATATTTCTAGTGTGTCACTCGGGTCTGTTGGGCTATTCTCGTTCTGAAAAACTTTGAAGTGTCCGTTTAGCCCAGTTCTTGTTCCCAGTACTAGGTTGTCTTTTACTGTTGCGTCTCCCGCGACATCAAGTAGAGTGCCCGGCGTCGGCGTTCCGATTCCAAATTTTCCCGCGCCATTAATGAAAGAGTCTAGTGTTGTGTCTAGGGCTATTTTTTCCGCGAGACCACCAGCGTCGTCTGCCAATGCAAGTCTAGACCTTGAGCTGAATGTTTGGATTTTTGCAAGCGAGGTTGCTACTCCTGCGTCTGTCAGCAGTAGGTTTCCTTCAATCTCTAGCTTGGAGTTTGGTGAAGTTGTGCCTATTCCAACGTTGCCCGAGTCTAAGATTGTGACCGCCGTTGTGTCTGTAACTTTAGATACTGCCTCAATCGAATGAGTGGAGAACATGGTCATAAGTATGACAAAGTGTGGGTTGGTTGATGGCGACGAGTTCGCTACCGTTTTCTCTTCTCCCATGACACGGATTTTGTCTCCGACATTCAGGAGGCTAGCTATGTTCTCTCCATAAAGCATATTGAGCGCGGAGACCCCTGTTGTCGCCCCCGTATTCCAGTCGCCAATTAGTTCGGTGCTTGTTGACCAATTATCTGTGCTCTGAGCGCCCACTCCGGGGTAGGTGGCGGTTCCGCCGTCTGTTCTTTCCCAGCGGTTCGTTCCTGAGTTCCAAAATATGTAGTCTGGGTCACCTGCCGTCAACCGGAAGTAAAGCGGCTTACCGTTGACGTAATTGTCTTCAGGGATTGGATCCGCCAACAGGACATATGTCAACCCCTCTAGGGTGACCGAATAATATTCTGGGATTTCCGCAACAAGCGGCCCACTGTTTCCTTGAAGCTGATCTAACGCTGAGCTTTTGAACTCAAGCCCTTTATTCGCTGCGGTACCTTTGGTTCCTGTGATTAATCTTTTTGTTCCGGTATTGTTTTCTAAAATTATTCCGTGCTCTTCGTCCGCACTTTCTTTGATGTGAAGATTTTCTTCTGGCAAAGAGGCGCCGATTCCGATGTTTCCGTTAGGTATAACGGTTAAATGTTTAGTAAAAGAGGAGGTAACCCTGCCAATGTCCAAATGCCCGTTGGAGTCGGAGCAAAACCTCCAATTGCTGCCATCGAACGCACCTCCGCTAGAGGTGTTATTTAGGTAGAAGCTTGTTCCTTGAGAGGCATCTGATTCCACTTGAAGATCTCCGTCTGGATCGCTGGTTCCAATACCTACACTGCCTCCTGGGAATATTGTTTTCGTTGTGCTACTGCCGCCTAAGAATAGTGGGACCCCGCCGCGAACGGTGTCTTGCGAAGCAATGTAAACCCCCGCCGGAGGATCGTTGTTCGATGCCGAGGTATATTCTCCTATTAAGGCATCTCCGGTTCCTCCGTATATTATCGAACTGGAATCGGAAGTTTTACCCACTCTTAAATATCCTTCTACATCTAATGATTGTCTCGGGGCAAGCACTCCTATTCCTATCTCTCCGCCATCCTCAATGGTTATTCCCTTTGGGGATGCGTCGCCTGCAATATTCAATCGGGCCTTATTGTTGTCGTTGTCATAGCTTAGTATGACCCTTTTGTCTGCCGCAGTTGCGCTGCCGACAGATAATGTAGAAAGTCCTGTGGTTACTCCCTCCCCTATGATCGCATCCGCCTTTATGGAAACCGCATCATTAAAGGTGGACTGGCCTGAAACATTCAAGGACTGCTTTAGGGTTGAATCTCCTTCAACATTTAAGGTTCCCTTTAGGTCTGAATATCCCTCAACTATTAAATTGGAGTCTAGTGATGTCTTGTAATCATCAACATTATGAAGGGTATTGTCTGCCCAGGGACTCGTGGCGCTTCCCGTTCCGCCTGAGAAGTCTGCCCCCGTTACGGCTCCCGAGTTGGTAAGATTAAATGTGACCGTGTGATTCGTTGTATCCCCTGCCGTCGCAGTTGTGATGTTAACATTTTCCTGGCTGGAGCTTGCCTCAAAGTTGGGGTGCCCATTAATCTCTGCCGCTAAATTTGTTGCAGTCGCGCTATCATCTGCGCCTATAGCGAAACTATTCGTACCTGCCACGGCCGTGAAAGTGGCGCCACCAAACTGAATTGTATCTCCCGATACTAAATTGTTTGGCTGGGCAATTGTAAGTTGCGTGGTAGCCTTGGTTGACGCAACCCCGGGCTCATCGGAGGTAAGGGTGGGGCCTGAAGCCTTCCACGCCTTTGCAGAGCCGTCGTCCGGCCACTTGACCTCGGCACCCTGAGCGTATGGTGCAGCGTTGCTCCAAGCTGTCAGCCCGTCGGGAGAAACTCCTTCTTGGAATTTAATATTAAAAATATCACCTTTAACCGTCAAGTTCTTTTGTATGGTAACATCTTCTTTGAAGGTTGCGACACCGTCCACTATAAGTGTGCCACCTAGGCCTGTATTCTCGGAAACCTGAAGCTCGTCATTGGCGTAAAGAGCTGAATCTACGTTAACCTCTCCGTCGACCTGGAGATCTGAACTCATTTCGCAGTCGCCCACTAAATAACTTTTTTGATTTACATTAAGCTGATCCGCAACTACAAGACTAGAGTCAAGTGAAGTGTCTCCTTTTACAGTAAGGTTTCTCCCTATCGTAAGGTCTTTGTTCGCATTGACAATTAATCCTGCTCCGGTTCCAACTTTCGTGTCTGTACCATCTCCCCAAATTAAGTCGGCGGTAGTGGTTTTTAATGCACTCGTATCGGATATGGAGACATGGCCATCAATGGTTACCTGTTCGGTTTGGTCTTCTGTATTAACGCTTAGCTTGCCAACAAGAAAGGTGTCTTTCTCTGACTTGAGGTCATTTTTGAGAAAAGACTTCCCGTCTACTATTATTGTTCCCTTGGGTTGCCCCGCAAAGGAAACACTTTCGGCTCCTACATGTAAATTGGAATCAAATTGTGTGAGATATTGGTCTACGTCGTGGAGGGTATTATCTATCCAGGGGGAAACTGCGCTCCCGGCGCCGCCTGTAAAGTCAGTTTTACTCCACGCCGAAGCGTCCGCGTAAAGCGTGATAACTGTATTTCCTGTAACTCCTGCCGTAACCTGAGCAATATTAACATTGGCGCCATCTGATGTGGCTGCGAACGCAGCATGAGCATTAATTGCAGTAGCAATATTCGTTGCTGTTGCGTCGTTTGTTCCCCCAATGGTCCAATCTGTTCCTTCGACAAAATTGACCACATTTGAAGCTGCGTCAACAAGCGCTATACTGTCGTTATTAACTATTAGGTTATACTGAGCGACGGTTACTTGTCCCGCCGCCGCAACACTCGCAACCCCGGGCTGGTCATCCGCTCGAGTCGCTGCTGAAGCCTTCCAGACTTTTCCTGCGTGGGTGACCTCGTCATTTGTATTGTATACGGCAGCAGACCAGGGGCTTAAGTTTGGATTGTCTGGGGCCGTGCCTGCCTCAAATTTTAAATTAAATATATCACCTTTAACTGTTAAATGTCCGTCTATGCTGACATCCGATTCAAAGACCGCATTATCCTCAAAGGTTTTTGCTCCACCTATGGACTGTGTTCCGGTAATAAGTACCGAATGATCCAAGATGGAGGTCTTGAAATTTTTATACTGTATTGTCTCATTTTTTACCTTAGACCTGGCTAGCAGGAGCATGGCTGCATCATCTGCGTTTTGTGAAGCGCCGTCTGAAAGTAAAGAGGTCTTTTCGTCTAAATCTGAAATTCTACTATTTGGCATAACGATTGGGGAACTAAAGTTCTCTATATTATACACATAAAAAACGGCATGAAGATTTTTTTGTTAGTGTAAGTAGGAGTATGGCACAAGGTAATCGGTTTCATTTAAGCTATGAACGTATGGCTATGTTTGTTGATGGGGCTCCGGCATTCAAGGATGCTGGGACGATAACGCCAGAACTCTTGAAAAGAATTCAAAATATTTCTTATTCTTTTGACTATGGCGCCCAGCAATTAAAGGAAATCGGGTCTCATGAATATATAAAAGACAAATCTCCTGCTATATATGACGGCGGCACCCTCGTTGCTCCCGCAACCTCAAGAGTTCCGATTATAACTCAGCCGCAAGTTGAGTTGAGTTTTAGTTATTTCTTTTTTACAGGAGGTAATGAGGAGGCGATGGGATTGAACGTATCTTATGTCAAAAACGAATCTCTATATCTTAATCCGTGGGTCTCGCAAGCCTATTCCGCAAATGATACCGTCAAACACTTAACTAAAGCGTGGAAAGCGAAGCAAGATACCGTTGGTGCAGACGAGCCTGGGACTAGCAACAAATGGGAAGACATTACCTATACCAGAATAACCGGAGACGCATGGGAGGCTTTGGCCGACTCAAATGAGCAGGCGAAATACTCTGCCGGCATATTTAACGGCTCAAAATTATATGCAAAACCCAACTGGGCAACCTATGGGCCCACAGCCGTAGCCGACAAAGGGGATGTAAATTTTTATGTTGTGGCCGAAGACACCAATGCGAGAGAAGATATAGTCGGGAGAAAGGACTCCGCATTCGACGATATAGATTTTATAGGATTCGGAAATTGCTTTCTTACTAACTATACCCTGAACGCAGCAGTGGGGAGCTATGCCTCCTGTGATCTTACTTACGCTTGCAGTAATCTGGCTTTTGATATTTATAAGCACAGCGATAAGCCAAAATGCCCCGCTGTTGATAATGACGGCGCAAGGTCCGCGCTAACTGTTGCCCTTCCGGACCTAACAGACGCATTCGAATCCACTTCTGAGGGGGAACCTAGCCTAGTCATGCGGCCGGGTGATATCGAGGTTAAATTCACAAATAATAAACCCAACCAAGGCGAAGATGAAGGCTTTCATTCTCTAGATCTAAATTTTGAGAGAATGTCCATTCAGAACATGCAAATCTCGCTGGACATAGAACGCAAGGACATTAATGCATTCGGCTCGAACTACATGAAGGACAGAAAGATTCAATTCCCTATACTGGGAACCCTTCAAATAAGCGCCACGCTAAGGGAGTTCGCCCAGAAGGGCTCAATCGAAAACATTTTCAACGACGATGTTGATTACGATGTAGAAGTTATTTTATACGATAGAACTTCTCTGTCGGACAAAAGGAAGCGCGCCACGTGGAAAATCAAGGGCGCCAGACTGAACGCGGAAGCACATTCGGCGACTATCGACGACTTTGCTCAGATTGGCGCCTCATTTGTATTTGAAGTCACCACTACAGGCGGCATGGATATCGTTAGGGCTTTTATGGGCGGGTTTAACGGCCCATTGTATATTAACTATGATTACCATCGATACTCGGGCGATAACCAGAACACGACTAGGACTGTCGAGTTAGTCGATGGACTACCGCCAGTCGGTCTTCATGAAGCGATAGTAGGTAGAGTATTTACCGCGTTTTTTCTGTCTACCGCCTACGCAAACGCGTATGTGTCTGCTGTAAGAGTCTCAACAATATCTGCTCAAGGACCTTGGGCTGAAATTAATTTCGACCCGGCGAGCAGGAAGAGTACTCTTAACGAGAACGGAGTTAATTATATAACGTACGATATATTACTACCTAATTTCTAAGCGTTACTACTTCCATTTACCATCTGCAATAAACGGGGCGAAGTCTGTAAGGAAGTCAGCTGCTACTGCTCCACGAGATCCCGCAACCATAAGTCCTCTAGCCGTATCCTCTGGACCTCCGACTTGACAGGAGAACGTAATGTCCACTGATTTATTGTCCCCAATTGAAGAACTGAAGGCTTCCCCTTCTAGTTGTGCTCCTCTGACATAAAATGCCATTGCTACGGGGCCGGTTCCATCTGGGGTAGGCTCTCTTAAGATAAAGTGGAGATCATGATTCTCATGATCAAATAGTTGGTCCGCTACATTGCCCGCCTTAAGGTCGGAGACAATCGCACTAACCGAGACAGAAACTGTAAGCGGAAAGTCGAGCGGTCTAGAATATGCATAAGGAGTTCCAAGTCTTTGGATGGGCGTTCTACCCATGGGAACATCAATGCTAAAGCTTTGTACATGACAGGCGCCTGATGTATGGTCCGTCGGAGGATCTTCTCCGGGGAGCGTATTCATAACTCCCGCTGCGCCCGCTGCCCCCAAGTGCATTTCAATGTCACCTGGTCGCAAGCATGACCATCCATCTGCTTGGCCTGAATGATCGTCTCCGTCTTCATCTGTACTGTCAGCCGCTGCTTCGTTCAAGACGCCGCTCACTGGTGTTGGTAAGGTAAAGGTTAGTCCTCCCTGCTCCCTATTCTCGTCACTGCCCTTGCTGGAACCATTAACGGGAGTTCCCCGCTCATTGTTCACCGCAGGCAGTGGAACATTGTGAAATCCGCTGTCAGACCTAAGGTTAAGGCCCTCAACGGTCACGGAAGCTGTTGGCATCCCGCCAACGGAAGCCTCAATTCCGTAGTTGGTAACGTACCCATTGCCGAGCGCAATTGTTGAAACCTTAGAGGCTCCTCCGGGGTCGTCGTCCCCGTCTATGTTATCAAATGCTGAATTTCCGATGGCATCCGTGCCCTGTGGAGTCGTAAGGATAAAGAAGTTTCTTCCCCCTTCGTTTTCCGAAGCTGAGTCGGTTTTAATAAAATTGGTGGCCGACTTGTCTTCAAGCTTCGCCAATGTCGATACATTGAATCCAAGGAGCGCTTCGTTTGCGCCTGTAGAGAGGTAATAGGAAAAGTCTAAAGAAACAGTAGGGGGATCAATGGCAACTGAATCTATCCTACTGAGTTGGCCGAACTGGTTAACGTCTTGTCGGTTAATTGTGAAGCTATAATTTGCGCTTTGTACCCTTTGGAGTTGTCTGGCTCCCTTTCTGAAGTACCAATTGCCGTCATCGTGGAGATCTTCCAGTCCAATCAGCGGAGGCTTACTCGCATCGCTAGTGTGGTCTTCTGTCACTTCAAAATAGTATGTCATATCCTCGCCGCCGAGCTTCTCGTCCTGTGAGAGTATTGTCCCCTTGGTGTAAGTCTGACCTCCTGACCATACGGCTGGCGTCTTGTCTATTGGCTTGTTTACTAAAACAAGCTTGTTTGCTTCTGGGTTAGGTATTACGTTCTCATCGTTTGTCAATGGTACGCCCAACAATCCTACGCGTTCTCCGCTTTCATAAGACGCATTTAGCGCCGACGCATGATAGCCGGTAGCCAGGGGCTGCCCAACATATAATGCTTCACTCTGATAAATTACTCTGTTTCTAGTTGCCATAGTTTGTCTCCTTTATTCTTGGATTCCTTTGTTATTACATTCTTTTTAAAAAAATGAGAACTTTAAATTCTTGGATATCTATATGTTACCACTTCGAAGTCGATAAATCCTATAAAAGTGTTGGGGTCAATTTTCTTTGTAATTCTGTCGCTGAGCTTGGAAACATCTACCCTGTCGATGTAATGCAACGCCGCCGGATTTGATGTAAGGCGTGCATCGGAAAGTGTTTTATAATTAAAATCTGGAGCGTCACCAAACTCGGTAACGGGGTAGTCCTCAAAGCTAAGCGCAGCGAAACACTCTTTATTGGAATCATTGAAAATGGATAATATGCCGTCTAGCTGATAAATGTTCTCTGCCATAATTACGCATCGTATGTCTGTCATTGTCTGGTCTTGCCCTCCAAAGCTGAATGGGTCGTTGAAATTGCGTGCATTATTAATAAAGATCGCGGGCGTCACGTGCGCGTACGGGGGGATGGGAATTTCCTCGGCCTTAAATCGACTATTAACTTCAAATTTTGATTCAATAATTAAATTTTCTTCTGTTTCATTTGTTACATATATATTGAAATCTTTTACAGAATAATTCGCCGTTATGGTGGAGGTTGTTGCTGCTGTTGTTATTACTCTGCCGTTTTGGTGATCTATTATAAGTTGTGGATCGGCTCCTGAGCCGTCATTTCGAGATACCGACGACCCGTCGATCATTACGCTGTCGGGAATCTGAGCCCCCGAAATACTTTCATCGTAGACCCATTGTTTGTAGGGGCTAGAGAAGCCGTTGAGCCCTGGCCCCAACCTTGAGTCTTCAAGATAGCTTAACGCTCCAGACTTGTTCTGATATGCTTCTCCTCTTTTTAATAAATAATTATCAAGCCAAAGGGTGAAGCTGGTTGTGATTTCGTGCTGGAATTGTGGTTTCATTAAAATCTAATACCTCTGCTTTGTAGTTTTTTCTTAAAGTTGTTTAATATAATAGATATATACGAGGAGTTTCTAAACCTGCCGCCTACGTTGCCTTTTACTTGTATCCCTTCTCCTGACCTGCTTGACGCAGTATCGATATTCATGTATTGCCCCATCCCTGAAATGCCGTGCTCTATGCTCTTTAGCCAGCTCCTGCCGCGAGCCCATCTTAGGGGTGTTGCCCTGAAAAGCTGCGACCTTGTTGGTATTTCAGCTGAGTATTGGCGAACGCCTCCTTTGAGATTTTCTTTGAAAAATTTAATCTTGCACCCTCGCTCCAGGACCTCTCTTAATTCCTCTGTGGGTCGATCTCCGTCTTCAAATCCCAGGAAACCAAAAAGGCTTCCCCTGCTTACTAGGCCTGCGTCTCCCTCGTTGTTAAGATCTCTAGTGATGGGGTGATTGTCGAATTCCTCGAGCATCTCTGATTTTGCTCGCTCGAAAAAATCTTGAGCTTTTGCGTCCATCGCCCGAACGACCTTGCGGTCTTTGAGTAAGGCCACCTGTAGTGATTGCTTCAATGCCCTGTCTCGAATCATTGTGTTTCTACTGGTTTAAGATAGAGCGTATAAAAATCAACGTCAAACAATCCGTGCGGCCTTGGGTCGGAATCTACTAAAAACATTCTGCCGTCGAATTCAATGCGCTTTGCATCTCTGATGTAATCGTAATCTACCTTTTTTAATTTAATCCTCACCCTACTTCCGGAATCTACTCTAGAGATTTTTGTTGATGTCCCAAATTCACCAAAGTATTCTGTATCCCTGTTGTCATCGTAACGAATGCGAGCCTTGAAGACCTGCTTTTGCGGCACATTGGTAACGCTAGAAGTGCTCTCGCTCGTCTGGTTGTAGATATAATTATAATTGGGGTCAGTACTAATCACAACCTTCTGAGCTTCCTTATATACAACGATGTCCCTGGAGAACGTATCGTGCAGGTTGTTGAATTGGCTTGCTATTATTGATTTAGCTGCATCGGAAAGAAAACTTGACATATATTATTCTACACTAAATAATATTGTGTATTGTTAAATAAGGAATAAGGTTATGGAGGCAGAGGATATTTTTCGCAAACACTGCGAGCGGAATACGGTTACTCTTTTTAAGGGTTTCCTTGTTATGTTGGAAGACCTACAAAAGGAGCACGAAATTAATTTTGGCAAATTAAAAAGGAACCTTCCAAAGGAATACTCCCCGCTCATTGATCAAGCCAATTATTTTGATCAAGAAAAGGTTCAGCACCTTCGAAAGCGCACCCTGGACATTGGCAATGAGGCCATTAGGAATATCGAGGGTGGGTTTGAGAATTTCACTATAGATTTTGTCTTTAAGTAACTATAATAAAGAAAGGAATAAGTATATGGCAACTGATGTTTTAGAAAAAGAGGATACCGACGCCCCCGTCAAAATGCGGGAGGTATATAGTTTTACGGTAGATAAGGTTGAGAAGGTTAAGGTCACTGAAACCGAGGAGCGAAAGAACGAAGACGGAACGACTGAAGAAGTTGAGGTCACCAAGGAGGTCGAGGAGCCCGTCCCTTATCGAGTAATTATTAAGCAGCCGAACCGTAGGGAAATGGAAGAAGCAGAGCTTGAATATAGTATCGAGATGAGTAGATGTATTAAACAAGGAATTCTCACTAAGGCGATGTTGTCTAAAAAATATTCTGACAGCGGTGGGCTTATGGCTGAAGAGGATGCGTCTGCACTCACTAGGCTCTATATGAAATTCGGGGAAATCAGTAATGACCTTACGAGGTTAACCACTAAGGTTAAGAAAACCGATAAGGACAAGGAGAAAATTAAAAAATTATCCGGCAAACTCGGGGAGACCCGCAAGGATATAGTTGATATGGAAACCAATTACGCATCTTTATTCAACCACACAGCGGATTCACGCGCCCAAAATAAAGCCGTGACCTGGTACCTCTTAAACCTGAGCTACCTCCGCAGGGATAACGAAGAGGATACCGAGCCCATTTTTAAGGGCGATACCTTTCAGGATAAAATCGATGAATACTACAGGCTTGAGGAAGAAGGTAGTGAGCTCTATGATATTATATCCTCAAGGCTCGCAACCTATATTAGTTTTTGGTACTACAGCGCCGGAGCCGTTACCGACGAAGACTTTGAGACTCTACAAAAGGACATAGATGAAGGAAACGTCTAGTGTCCACCACCAATTACCGTAAGGCATTTAGGGATATTGTTCGAGGTTTTTCCACCACCGAACACAACGGAGCTTTGATATATATCAAGCACCTGACTCCCCACGACCAGGTGGAGCTCGAAGACATTACCGAGCTATATGAAAAAATCGCCCAAGACCGAGGGCTCCCCACGGAGGACGAGATGTTAGAGATATTGTGTGAAGGGGGAGATTGGACAGAGAAAGACGAAGAGGAAGTTGAGCGCCAAGAGAGATTCATTAACACTATGGAGGAATCCAAGAAGAACCTAGTCCTTAAGTCTGCTCAGGATCAGCAGAATAAAATTATCGAAAGGGAACTCGACAAGCTTAATAAGAAGAAACAACAGCGACTGGATTTACTCGGCAATACTTGTGAAAAATACGCGGAACAAAGAACTCATGACTTCTACATCCTCCGCAGCTTTCAAAAAGATAAGGCCGGAGAGGTTCCTCTATATACTGAAGAAGAATATGATGAACTAGATCAAGCATATGTCTCATCTCTTGTTAATTTATATAATGATATTTTTAATTCTTTTACCGAGGAGTCTATACAGTATTTAGTATTAGAGGAGTTTTACCAACCTTACTTGGGCTTCTCTGATGACAGTATGCAGTTTTACGGTGTCCCGTTTTGCAAGCTAACATATAATCAAATAAGAATGATCGTGTATACCCGAATCTTTAAAAGTATATACGAAAATAATCAAAACATTCCAGAGAAAATTAAAAAAGATCCAAAGGCTTTATTGGATTATGGTAGTATATCTGAAGAAGAGAAAGAAAAAATGAAGAGCAGGTTTGAGGACGCCGACGGGGCAACGCTGATTGGGGCAACAGACGAGGATTATGAATACCTCGGCATGACTAAGCCCAACCAGGGTGTTAGCCTGCATGAGGAAGCAAAGAAAAAGGGCGGATCTCTAAGCATGCAAGACATGATGAAGCTTTCCGGGGCTGGCTAGTATAATTTAGGTGTAATACCTTGTCAGGGTATAAGGTATGAGCATTAATGTAAACGTCCACGCTAACACGGATCCTTTGGTCAGGGATGTTCACGCTGCCGTAGACAGAATTAACAGGTCGGGAAGACTTAAGATTCGAATTGACGATAAGGGGGTTACTCAGCCGCTGGGTAACATGAAGCGCGGCGCCGACGAATTTACTAAATCCCTTGAGGCTTCTAATGCTCGTGTTCTTGCCTTCGGGGCTTCCGTGGGGGTTATTAATGCTGTTGCCGGAGCGTTCAAGGGATTGGTTCAAGCTACTATGGAGGTGGAGAAAAACCTAACCGATATTAATGTCGTTATGGGGCTGACCACTGGCCAACTTGATAAATTCGGCGGAGGGTTAATGAAGGTCGCCGCCGAAACGGGAGCCGGATTCAGGGCTGCGTCGGAAGCTGCCACGGAATTTGCGAGGCAGGGTCTTTCTGTTAACGAAACCCTCAAGCGAACAAAGGACGCCCTTATCCTAACGAGACTGACCGGGATGAAGGCTGCGGATTCAGTGAAATCTTTGACTGCCGCGATGAATACGTTTAAGGGGGAAATAGCAGACTCAACAGCCCTGGTAAGTAAATTCGCCGCCGTAGATGTTAAGTTCGCGGTTAGCGCGGAAGACTTCGCCCAAGCAATAGCGCGAGCAGGGCAATCCGCCAGGAGCGCAGGGGTTGATATCAATCAGCTTATCGGATTGGTGACGGCAGCTCAAGAAAGAACCGCTCGCGGTGGCGCAGTTATCGGTAACGCCTTTAAGACAATCTTTACTAGGGTCCGGCGTAGTTCTACGCTGGCAGAGCTGGAGAATCTTGGTATTGCCGTCCGTGATCTGCAAGGCAAAACTTTACCTGCCATGAAAATCATGCAGAGCCTGGCCAATACATACGACACCCTAACGGACGCTCAAAGAGCCTACATCTCACAAAACGTCGCAGGCGTATTCCAGATCAACATTTTAAAAGCCGCCTTGGCAGACTTGGGAAAAACAAACAGCGTAACCGCCCAAGCCACTGCGATAGCTGCAGGCGCAACAGATGAATCTAACAGAAAGAATGAGCAACTCAGGCAAACCATGTCTGCTCTTGCAACTGAAACGGGAGTGGCCATCCAGGAGCTCGCAAAAAAAATAGGAGATATCGCTCTTGCTCCAGGCATAAATAAGGTTTTAGATGGAATCAAAGGTATGGCCGAAGGGCTAGGCGGAATACTTGGCGACGGGGAACAGGAAGGAAATAAATTCGCTCAGGGTCTCTTGAGGGGCGTGGGCAACATCTTGACTGGTCCGGGTTTGGTGATGTTCGCTGCTGTCGCAGGAAAACTATTTGTTAATGCCGTTAAATATGCCCAGCAAAGCTTGGGCAGTCTTCTGAATATTAATAAAACCGCTAATGCAAGACGAAACATTGAGCAAAGCTTAATGCAGGTTCTTACTCAAAATGCAGGGCTACAAAAGGAAATGCTGCGGACAGACATAAGCCGAGAACAGAAGGAGCGAACTATTCTCCAGCTCATTCAGCAGCAAACCCAAGAGGCTAGCCGACTTGCGGCCCTGACTAAGAGCATGGCTCCCGTCATGATGCGACAAGGTATCGGACCCGGCCTGTCCATGAGGAGTGGGGGACGTGGCGCGTCAGGTTTTATCCCGAATTACGCAGCCGCAGATGATGAAAAGGCTGAGGCTAGAAAGGGCGGATATGCCCCCGGAGCAGTACGCACAATGAGGATGCCCGGCGTCGGGAGCGTTGTATATAACACCGCTGAAAGGGTTAAGAAATTTCCAGGGCTGACGCAGCCCGCAATTATGCCTCCAGGAGGTAAGGCGAAAGATAATTATACAAAGGAATTCTATGGCACTCACGGTTTTGACCCATACATGGCGGGAGGAGGGTATGTTCCGAATTTTGCAAAAATTGGTACATCTCAGGCAATAGAAATGATAAGGGGCGGGCGCAACCCTCAGGGGTGGAAATACAGAAAAGATTTGCCCGACGACATAAAAACGCTCGCTCAATACAACATGAAATCAAGTGCAATCGCTATTCCTGCCACGCAATACCAGCGCGGGCAAGCGGGTCAAATGCGAGCAGCCAAAGACAAGAAGGGAATTAAGGAGTTTGACGCCAGCCGTTTATTTACATTGCTAGCATTAAAAGGCGGCGGAAAGGCACACGCCTCATTATACCCCGGAGGAAAGCTTAAGGAAATTTACGGTAGAGCCGCGAACGCCGACGGAGTTCTGCCTAAGATAAAATTCAGTATCTCGGGCTTCAAGCGCGCGAATATTCCTTCTGCAGAGGATTCAGAAAAAGACAATTTAGAAATAATTCAAGAAGATTTGCTCAAATCAACCGTGCCGTATGCGGTTAACTTTTCCAACAAACTAAACCTTGGGGACGCCGACCCGACCACCCCCAAGCTCATGGAGGCGGCGTTAAAAAAGGGTGGGAGCGGCGCTCTTGGCGCGCTATCCGGTTTAGTCGGAGCCATATTCGAGGCTTCCATATCTACAAGGCTTCCAGATTCAGACCCCGACGGGGCTCCTGGAAAATTCAAACATGCCGGTGGCAGTATTTCGGAGGTCGGCGGTGACTTCGACGTAAGGGATATAAAGAGCAACAGCATTATATCCACGCTTTTTGACCCAGGCCCAATAGCGGATATTGGAGACTATAAGACTCAGGCAAATGACGAAACTAAGAAAAGCATGGCCAACAAAATTGCAAAGGAAATGATCTACCGCAGGCACCCTGACTTCGTTGGGGAGAAAAACCGGGATGGCGGGATATATTTCGGTAGTGATGGCAAGCCCCTTTACGGAAAACCCGAAGCCGGCCAAGGTACAGCCGTAAGTGGAAAGCTTAAAGACCTGTCGTCAATTAAGGGGGCCGGCTTTGTTCCCAACTTTGCATCACTTGAAAAATATTTAGCTCACCGAGGTAGGTATGGGGGCCTTGATATTACGAGCATGTCCGATTTCAATAAAGCGTCTCCGTCGAAGCAGGGGGAACTTCGAGGTCTCGCCGGCTGGCATGAGCCCTCCGAATGGAGCGTTCAGAATGGGGAGTACGGACAATGGGGCCAACCTGACTCATTCGAGGATTATATGGCTGACGAAGCAATGGCCGCAGTAGACATTGCTGAACACGTCATAACCGGAGACGACGGAGAATCCTTTGAGGGAGGCATGAAGACTCGGAACGTAACCTTTCAACCCGGCGGCGGGCCAGCGCAAATGCGAAAACATATCAGGGCGATCAGGAGCGCTGCAAAGAGCGGCAAGCCTTACCAAATTTTAAACACCGGCACGGTCGTTGGGCATAGGGTACCTAGTATAATGGTCAAGGCTAAAGCGTTAATTGACCGAATGAGACAAAGGGAGGACATTCCTATAATGAAAGTAATGGGCACTCTTAACCCTAATTATCTAGAACAAGATGTTGCGGATATGAAGGGATCTGTTCCCCTGGGCTTCTCGAAGTGGGGCCAGCTACCAAAGGGAAGCAAGGGTACTCATTTATATAGAAAAGGAGATACAAAAAAACTTAATTCAAGCTTAAAAAAACTAGGTATCAAAAGGGACTCGGGAGGATTCTATAAGGATAAGCCCGTACCGATGTCGTCACTATTTCCCATGGGTTTCGCTGGGGGCTTTGTTCCCAACTTTGCCGACCCATTAAGTGATGCCGTCGGGAGAGAAATGAGCGCCGGCGTTCCTGTTTCTAAAATTAGAGTTGGGTCACATAGAAAATTAGTCGGGAGCTCCAACCCTGCTGGGCTCGGCGTCACCAATACAGATGACGAACCCAACGGATTGCGTGATGTACTTGGTGCTACTGGAATTGTGCCGAATTACTCGAAGCTCAGCGGGGTGGTGGAGTTCGTGGATCCGCAGAAAAAAGTAGACCGGCTTGGTAAGGAAGCTGAGGAGGCAGCTGAGGAGGTGTCAAAGTATAAAGATGAGGTCACAGAGGCAGCGAAGGCAAAGGAGGAAGGCGCCGCCGAAGAAAAAAAACTCAAAAAGGAAGTTACAAGATTAAGAAGGGAAGAGAAGGCGTACGCTAACGAGGTCGGCAAAAAGAAAAAGGGGTCTACTAGGCATCTTGCCGCAGAGAAAAAACTAACCCAAGCGTTGGAAGCGGTGAAGAAGCAAAAGCAAACGAACGCCAACGCTACCAAGAAAAATACTGATGCAACGGATGCGTTAACCAAAGCAGAAAAGAAGTCCGCTCAAGCCACAAAGAAAATCCAGAAGGCTCAAGCCTCTCAACAACGGAGAGGAATGCTGGGGATGACCGCAATGATGGGAGCCCAAATGGCAGTTGGACAGATGCAGGGCATGGAAGGCTTCGAGACGAGTAAGTCCATGCAGGGTATCGCGGGAGGAGTGGGCATGGCCTCCACGGGAGCCTCGATGGGTATGATGTTCGGCCCTTGGGGTACGGCAGTAGGAGCGTTGGCCGGAGGAGTCTATGGGGTGCTTGACGGATTCAATAAGGCTGAAGAGGCCGCTAGGAAGCTTGCCAAAGCTCAAGTTGTCGCACGAGAAGCCGCCGAAGCTGCCGAATTCTCACGAAAGTCCGGACTTGCTGCGGGGTTGCTCTCCCAGGAAAACATATCCTCCCTTTCGGATCGGTGGAAAGGTTCGGACACCCTGGGCGGATCAACCGAGAGGAAGTTTACTGATCCCGTTGTGTTCACGGAAAAATATTTTAAGGCCTGGAATGCCTTGGCTCTGGAGGGGGACACTGAGCTTAAGGCTAGAAATCTTGGCAGAAAAGGCGATGCCGCCCAGAATTGGAAAGATACGCGTGGCCAACGTCTATACGATGATCTTGGCATTAAGGATGGCGGGTTTACCCCAATCACCCGTATTGGTCCGAAGAGGGGCGATATCAAGGGCGACGGCACGTTCGAGAGCAGGAAGCGTTTAGCAGGCAGCGACCAAATGGTCGTAGAGTTTACGGGTAATGAAGAATTCACTGACGACTCGGCGCCAACAGATTATAAAGAAGAAATGGGAGTCACCTTTGCTCAATTTCGAGCAATGAAAATGCCGGGCGGAGCCATAGACAGAGCCCCGGAAGAGCAAAGAATTTGGCAACGAATGCAACAGGACTCTGGCGGCTTCAGCGCTACCCAAATGAAAGATGTGCTGGGTGCTGACTGGAGGGGAGGCCCCAATGCGAATAGGCTAAGTATGATTGCTAGCCTTGGTGGGTCGCGGGTCGGTGCCAACCCAATGCTCGCGGAGCAATTGCATAAAGGAGCCGAATCAGGCGGAGGGGCGGGGCTGCTATATGAAGCCGCAAAAGAAGCGCTCAAAGGGGAAGGACAAAATACGGAAGGTGCGGTCAGGAAAAAATATCAGGACGCATTGGTCTCATGGATAGAAGCTTCTGTAGACCCTAGTTCTGCGCCAAAGGAATACGACACAACTTCTTGGATTAAAAGCGGTAAAAAAGGCGGTAAGGGTCAGGAGATTTCCCAGTCGGAATACGATGCGCTAGATGCTAAGGAGAAAGCGGGCGATACTTGGTCGAAGGTTGGTGGAAAGAAAACTCTTGGTTTCGCGGAGCTTGTTGCCATGGCGGGATCAGATGACACGTCACTCTCTCAACTAATGGAGCTGGCAAACCAAATGGAAACTGCCTCTATGCAGGGGGGCGTTGCGAAAATGACCGGCGACAAGCAAAGTGCATTTATAGCAAGAAAACAAGACGCCCACCATCGCGTGGATGTGAATGTGATGTCAAAAACACAAGCTCTTGCTGATGCCACCCGAAAATACACCCAAAGAGTGGATAAGACTCGGGCTATATGGGACGGGCTCACCAGTGAAACCTCTAAAGTCTGGCGTGATTACAATATGGGAATGCGAAAAGCGGGCGATAAACATACCACAACAATACTAAAAGCGGAGTCCGACAGAAAGAAGGGGCTACTCTCTATCGCTCTAGAGGACAGGGGTGAGCAGCGCACCAACCTCATGGGGGCATTAGGTATTCAGTCTACCGGGGATACAGCTCTTGAGGATCAGGATCTTTTGCGCGCAATGGAGGCTCTTAGCGCTCAAGAACTGCACGAAATTTTAAATAAAATAATCACGAACGACTCGAAAAGAGTTGGAGTGATGAGAGATCTTGAGAATAAGCAAATACTAATAACGAAGGGCGCTCATAACTCCCTCGACGCGTCGGAGAAGCAGCTCGAGAATAGTAAAGAGATCAATCTTGTGCTCCAGACACGGCTTCAGTTAAAAACCAGAATGAAACGTTTCGACGAAAACACCGCCCTGAAGGAGGAGGTTGAATTATTGAAGCAGGCTGTCGCGCTCACCCAAAAAATGGGGGAAGGCAATATTGCGCTGGCACGCATGCAGGGGGGTACCGCCTCTCAGAGATATGGGGTCGGCCAAAAAAATAGAAAACTCCAATACGAAAACTCAGTAGAGTCTAGTAAGGTTCGGCACGGCAAGGACCTGCTGAGCACTATAAAAAGCCAGCCCGAATTAAGGGGCATTGTGGATAGCGATGTTGGCTTTGACATCAACGAATATCAAAAGCTTGAATCCTCCCAGGCTAAGGCCGACTACCTTATGGGCTTTAAGGATAAATTGAAAAAGAAAATGATCCAAGATGAGGCTGACAGCTACGCTGCCGATCGGGCACCCCTCTCCGGAAAAGCGGCAAACCTTGAAGGGGCCCTGAAACTACTCCCGTACCATACGGGCGGCCAAGTAACCATGCAAGCGGATCCTAGAACCGGCAAGGGTCTCGGCCAACTGGCGGGCACGCGCACCCCGGGGCTCCCGGGTATGGCGGGCGTTAACACTTTAATGGGGAGGGCAAGCTGGAAAGAGCAGATGTGGGAGGGCGGCCTTCCCGGGCAAGGTGGAAAAATAATAACCACAACACAAAAGGATGCCATGGATAAAATAGCAAGAGACAGAAGAAGGGATTGGGATGACTCTGCTCAAGAATATACAGAAACTGTCGCTCCGGATGGCACCAAGGGGGCTCACCGAGGTGGGTGGACCTATAAGGGGAGAATGGCTCCGCCGGGGAAGTCGGGGCACCCCGATCGAGGCGACTTTAATATGTGGGAAAAGGGTTTCACTGACGAAGAGTCAAGGCTTTTTAAGGAGGCGAGAATTCTCCCCTCCAAACGTGGGGGGGATGTAGCTAAAATGGCGGCGTCCTACAAGGCGCAAGACCATGTTCTGGATATAGACGCAACGAGAAAGAACTTGGAGAACGAGCGGAAGATAAACGCAGAAAAGCTTAAAAATTTAGACACCACGAATAAGCAGGTGGCGGCTCATAGTAATGTAGATGAAGGACTGACGCAGGTCATCGAGAAATTAAGGCTCAAAGGCGATATGCACAAAGAGGTGTTGGCTAAAATGGAGGCCGAATATGAGATCGCTAAAAAACTAGCCGAAATAGAACACAAGGAAAAGCGCGGCGAGGGCGCCTTCGGTAGGGGAATGAATCGAGGGATGAACCAAATACAGGACAGGGTTGAAACCTTTAGTCATACAATGGGAACGCAAATTCCGGAAATGTTTTCTAACGGCATGTCCAGCGCAATGATGAACGCCATCCGCAACGGAGGAAAACTTAAGGACGTATTACGTGACGCAGCTCTAAGTTTCCTTGATACTTTTAATCAAAAAATGATGGGCCATTTCGCCGACCAAGCCACCATGGCCTTGTTTGGCTCCGGAGAACAGAGGACAAGAAAGGGGTACGCCAAAGGCGGCCTAGTAGGATTCAATGATGGCGGGCTCGCCATGGTTAGTAATCAGGAGTACCGCATGCGTCCGGAGGCCGTAAAAAAATACGGCGTCGGCATGATGGACGCCGTAAACTCAGGCCACTTCCAGCGTAGGGCTGGGGGAGGCCCAAGCTGGGCCGCAGGGCTAGGTGGTATAGCAGGTGGATTCTTGGCAAGCAAACTATTCGGCAAGAAGGAAGAAGAGAAGCATGTGGTCCGCGAAAAAGACCGCTTCGAAACTGATGGCGCATGGAAACGCCAGAACATGTCTGCCCATTACATGCAAAATAATGAGCGCGTACAGACACACGTCGGCGAGCTGAGGATGAAAGATCAGGAGAACACTCAAAAATTTATAGAAAAAGCAGAAAAGAAAGCTCAAATGGGACGACAGTTATTCACTGCTGTCGCCAGTCTTGGGGCTCAAAAACTGGGAGCCAAGCTGGAGTCGAGCGGCGCATTCGGTAAGGCCGACATGGCGATGGGCTTTGGCAAGGATGTTAAAATGCCCGACGGGACGCTAGCTAAGGTATCTCCTGATGGAAGCATGTTTAAGATGGGGAGTGATGCGGGGGCAAGGCTTGCGGCGGAATCGAAATTGCAAGGCCCCTCGCTGCCCGGACAAAACATACTAGGCTTCGAGCAGAGCTCCGGATTTTTAGGCGGAAAAAAGGATCACGGGTACATGCATCGATCTGGCCTTGAGAAATACGCGGGATTGCAGGACTCCATAATCGGACCAAAGATGCAAGACTGGCAACATGATGATGGCAGCTTTAACTTTTCAAGCAGAGAAAAGCGAGGCAGACTCTCAACATGGGCTAATTCTCCCTGGAAAAAAGGCAGCGTTGGCGAAAAGGCGACGGAGGCCACAAAAAAACTCAAGGAGTTCATAAAGGATACGGGTAGAAAAATAAACCCCCTTAGGAAAGCAACCGGCGGCAAGATCGTAGGGCAATCCGGCATCGACCAAATTCCCACCATGCTTTCAGAGGGCGAGTACGTAATAAGGGCCGACGCCGCAAGAAAAATGGGCGTGCCCGCCTTGGATAAAATTAACGCCGGCAGATTCAACAAGGGAGGCATCGTTACCAATGCCAGCAGTGACCCCGGCGGAAGCTTGGGTGGCGCAAGCACAAACAATGTCTCTATAACCGTCAACGTCGATAAGTCCGGCGGCGAATCCAGCGGTGGTGACGACGAGAAGTCTGGAGATGGCGGAGAAGATAAAATGGATAAGTTCTCCTCAAGAATCAAGGATCAAGTCATCACTGTAATTAAGGAGGAGAGCCGACCTGGAGGGCTGTTAGACGACGGCGCGTAAGATGAGCTTCTCAAGTTATGAACAGGAATTTATTGTCGACAACCAGATTATCTCTGGCATAAGTTCGGTTAGTGTTTCTTACGGGTCGGATGTTACCCCTCTTTATTTGGCCGGCATAGGCTATGTAGATAGTTTTATCAGTGGTCCTGTTGAGGGGGAATTTAATATTACCCGCTACATGATTGGTGAGGATCTGCTCGCAGACATTAGCGACACAAGAGATATTTCAGGAGGGTTTGCCTTAGGGGAGGGAGTTCTTCAATCTGGCTTTACTAAAGGAAGGGTGATCTCTAGGAAGGTTGCCTGTAATATAGGTGAAGTCCCCACGATTGAAAACACTATCAAAATCTACGGCAACTTCGGCGGGGGCATACCTGCCATAACTGACGTCGACATCACTGCTGGAAGCTTTGTCTCTGGACTTACGTATAAAATAACCTCCAGCGGAACCACCAACTTTCCGGGCGCCGCAGACAATAACGTTGGCACAGTATTTACAGCTACTGGAGCAGGCTCAGGCACAGGAACGGCTACGATTGTCTATTCTGAACCCCCAACCATGGAGGAATCTTTGGCGGCATACGACAGGGTCAAGGTGGATGCAGTCGACAGAGAGTACATCATTCCCACTCAGGGAAGCATCAGAATAACCATAGGGACAAACAATTATAGCATATTAGGATTCAATTATGATAGAACACTCAATGTCGATGCTTTATATGCTTTAAATAAGGAGCATATTGACTCACTAAAATGGTATGAGGCACACGACACACAAATTACTTATCCCATTGAAACAAAATTCGACTTTACTATAGCTCAAGAAGATTATAATATTCTACAAATGAGGGAGTTAATGGATTATGATTCTATAAATACGTCTGTTGCTGATTTGGATATTAAGATATATGATCCTCAGTCTATGGAAGGATCCGCTCCTGAGTTTGACAGTTATGAGTCTGGGACTAGTTATAGTGACGGAGACCAAGTGAAGCACTTGGGGAAGAATTGGGAAAGGATCGGAGGTACTGGCTCTGGAGTCCCACCTCCCGATAGCACGCGCTGGAAAGAAGTGTGGATTGTCATTAACTCTTATTCCGCCACACGCGCCAAGATGTCTTCTGTCTCTCAGGCTTCCGCCACTGGCGACGATACCACCGTGAGCTTAACATTTATTGGTTACGAGACAGATCCTAAGACGCCCGATCAACACGAGGGCACTTCATATTTGTATCCCGACGACGTAACTGCAGGGACTTTTGATAACGAGGCTGCGCAAGCGAACTCCGACGAGAGCGTACTCGGAGGGCTTGCAAGTGAGTGAGTTTACAAATTTCAACAGGTGCTTGATTGAACTCGGCGACCAACAAATTTATGCAACCTCTGCCTCATTGACTAGCGCCACATCACTAGCGAGAGACACCCGCCTGAATGGATTCAGCGAAGATCTTGCTGGCGCAACGGTGAACGACCCAAATCTAGTTCCCACTGGCCCACTGAAGGGCTCTCTGTCTTTTGAGTTTGTTATTGCAGAACAACACTTCAATCCAATTAAATCTATTTTTGATATAAGTAAATCAATGAGTGATGGTTTTATTCCTATTGGTCGGATTGGTTCATATAGATTTTGGAATGCAGCTATAACTAGTTTTTCATTTACCATGGAGCCATTTCAATTGGTGAAGGCTAGTGCTGAGTATGATATATTTGGTACAATATTTGAAGTCGGCGACAAGAACCTCCCTGACCCGCCATATATTAACCCTGCAGAAAGCTTAAAAGGTTTCGGAGAGGTTACCGCAAGCGGGATCAACCTCCAAGACGAAAACGAAAGTTTTGACTTGAGGATGCTCAAGGCCGAATACTCAGCTTCAGTCAATAGAAACATAAACTATACAATCAGAATGAACGAACAGCCCGGTAGTAAACTATACTCTGGGGGAGTGCTGCCATACAGGGCTGCCCTTAATGAGATAGATATTAATTGTAATGTAAAGGCGAATAAAATCATAAACTACATCAATCACAAGGGCGTAATCCAAATGAGGAGCGGCGGAACTTTTCCTGAAGAGGTTGCTGTGCAGTTAAATTTGTATGGAGCATTTAAGGAGAACGTATATACGAAGATCTCTGACTCCTCTGAAAAAATCGACGAGAAGGCATACCTCGATCTTCCTGATGGCGGTGGTGGAAAAGATCTGTACTCTGGGCCAGAAAGGGAGTCAATGCATATAGCCTCGTTTGGCTGCTCGGGAAAGGTTACCAGTCAGGCGTTGAACGCCCAAGAGGGAGGCTATCTTAGTGGAGGGTTCTCTGTAAGGCAGGTGGTAAAATAATGAGCGACAGGTATAAAGGTTTTTGGTCTCCGAACTCCAGTTATGGCGCTGGTGATATAGTAACATATTATCCCTCAAGCGGCTATAGTGGTGATCCCGCTTTTTATAAGCTGAAATCTGGCTTATCCACCGGACCCGTAAGAAATAACCTAGGGTATAACGCATGTCCGTTGAAAAACTTTAAGTGGCCCGTGCTGTCATCCGTCGGAAGAGATTTAAAACTTAGTGAAGATCAAAATTTTGACCCCACAAAAGGCGACCAACTAGATCAAACGATATCCGAAATACTCTCCGAGACATCTGACTGGACGCAATATAAATACTACAAGATAAATGTCTGGGACGGCCCCAACGGGAAGTCTGGTAGTCTGGAGATAAATAGCGTATACTGGGAAATTCATACCCCAACCGCCGGGAATCCTAATGCCGCCGACACCTCAACACAAACATTCTCCGCCACAGGAATGACGACCGTAAGCGTGGGAACGCATAATGCTCCGGAGGATGTTGATGTTACTTTTGATGAGGTCAAGGACTCGGAGGAAGGCGGCGAGCTCGAGTCTGATAATTACTATATATCAAACGTTCAAAACTACAAGGGGTACTGGAGTGCAGGCCAGAGCTATAAAAAATTTGATATTGTCCGCCATCGAGACAGCAATAAGTTTTACTATGCAAGGAAAGATATTACCTCTCCTAGCGCATCATCTGACGTTACTGGTTTAACGTTCCATATCCGACCTCCCGTTCCGAGTCTTACTGAAAACCATGTCGGGAATCTTGAGTTTGTATCTCACTCTGGCGCGAAGACCGGGTTTAGGGACGCGGGATTCGAGTCAGGGCAGTCTATTCAAATTGCAGGCGATCCGAATACATATTCAATATCAATGCTGACGGAAAAAATAATGGTGCTTGCAATGTATCAGTTCCCTGCCGAAAGGGCATTGAAACAGCTGGTTGAGGGTGATCTATTGGACTCCGCCGACGATCAAGAGCTAACTATCTCCATTAAGACTTCTGATCTAGACGATGAGAATTGGTCGAGTAATTCATTTTTCTTCGACGCAGACTATGGCTCGTCTATTTCCTTTAAGGGTTATAATGCGCAATACGAATATGGCGACGGGTATAAGGTTGTTAAACCAAGGGGAATAAATAGCCTGAGCGTAGATTTCAATTTAAAATTCACAAATAGAACTAGCAGAGAAGCTAATGCAATTCTTCACTTTATAGAAAACAACCTTGGGCAGCACGAAGTTCAGCAAGAAAAATATACTCTTGAATACGATCAGGGTATAGATGGATTTAATATGGACGGCGACTCGCTATTCTTTCCCTATAATAATACCGAAAATCTAACTAGAAAATTTTATTGTTTTGATTTTAATCATACTATTGAGGGTGAGGACGTTCATACTGTAGATGCTAGGATATTTAATAATAATACTTCCATCCTTCATCGCAATGATTACCTGTATGTAAATAAACCCGAAGTCTACGACGCCGAGCAAACATACTATAAGCACGACATCGTATACGCCCCCGGTTCTGACGCCTACTATTATTATCAGGGAGAAGAAAATGCAAGGGGCGATCCTCCGACCGGGTTATATGGGGTGTCAATTAATAAGGATAAGTGGACCAGGGAGTTTTACTGGAAGCCGTCCAGTAGTTTTAATGTTAATCACAGCCCTAGTATTGCAGAATTGTCCTCCAAGGCTTCCGCATATAAGCAGTACTTTCCGAAAAACAAAAACAATGTTAATCTGCTGTCGTTTTCCGTAACCTTTGCAAATAGGAGTGAAAAGGAGGCGTATGCTATCCTTCATTTTCTAGAATCCCATTTGGCTTACAAGTCTTTTTTGTTTATTCCTCCTGCCCCCTACAATCGCAAGCGTAGGTTTATATGTCAGCAATGGGATCACACCTATACCTTTCGAGACAGTCATACCATCACCGCAAAATTTGAGCAATATTCGCTGGGTCAAAATACCCCGCTGGACGACGATGAAATGGATAACCTTACTCCTACGGTAGAGAACCGATCCGCGCGACTGGCCTTGGTTAATCCTGTCGAATTGCGCTCTTCGTCTCTGGGGGTATTCGTTCTTAAAAATCAAATCGAAATAAAGAACACCGGGGAAACCGAGGCAAGCGATATTGTGGCGTCCGTTTCTGGCGACTTTACTATGTCAAGTTTAGCGTTTAATAGGGATGATGGGGCCTACCTTTCTGCAGTTGACGGGATCTCGCGAAAGACCAATACCGCTAATTACGACAATAGTGAAGGCGGAGCCTTTCTGTATGAAGAGAGTGGTAGTGCAAAGTCCCAAGACAACTTAGGTCGGATCGGAACGCTAGACTTTGTTGCGGGAAAACTAACTAACCGAGCCGCAGCCGGTGTGGCACACATTAGTGAGGATTTTTTGAACCCCAATAAAGACCCTACGCTTAAGCCTGGCGAGTCTGCGTTTGCGGAAATATATTATACTACTGGCGCCGCTGAAAAGGGGGAGGTATTAGGAAATCTAACTGTCACGTATAAATCTTTGGACACAGATAAAACATCCAAATACGAAATCACTGCAACCGTCGCCCAAGACCACATAGTTCCCGAAACAATTGACGTTGCTATTGAGGGGACTCCAGAGGCAGACATATATAAGAAAAGCTACAGCATAGACCGCTACTCTGAGTTTGATTTTATTTCAGAGGAAAACGTGCTCCAAACCATCCAGCATAGCGCGATCCTGGAAGACTCCATTATGGCTGAGCCTCAGGATCTAAGCGAAGTGACAAACATGCTTAGTCAAAACGGGCTGGAAGGGAAGCTCGCCCTGGGCATAGTATACGATAGTGAGTGGAAGTACCTTTCCACTTCAGTCGCAGTTGGCAGCTCCCTAGGGGGCAACTTGCCCACTGGTACTGGCGGGGACATTTTAGTTCTGGTCGTTGAGTCTGACAAGAAGACATATACTTTTGGGAAGATGACAAACACAGAAAGCGTCGATGGCGCCATCTTCGAAAAAACAGAAATAGATACCCTACATAACGTGAACTTAATGGAGTCCCTGCTGGGAGCCTTGGATGGACAAGGTCTTTTGGACATCGGGATTGTAAACTTTAATGTTTCTGGAGTTATATTTTCCGAATCTACTAGCCTTCCGGCGATAAATTCTGGGAACGGTTATTTGCCTGGTATGGATATAAGGATAAATCTTACTAATACCGCCAGAATTATAGGTAGGGGCGGCAAAGGTGGAACCGGAATGGTTTCAGAGGGGAAAATATTTCAAGGGGACGGGTCTTACGATTCTATGTCAGACTTTAGGCCTCCGTCGTCAGGCGAAGATGGGGGCGATGCTATAGAAATTCAAGAACAAAACCCTAATGTAAAATTTACAATTAAATGGACCGACGAAGCAAAGGTCTTTGCTGGAGGCGGCGGCGGAGGGGGAGGTGGCGCCGACCTTGATGCGGATGCCGAGTGGCCTGGTAGCTCTAAATATAAAATAAACTTCGCTGGGAGCGGTGGCGGCGGCGCAGGCATGGGCTTGGCCGGATATACCTTGGCTAGCCGTGGAGCGTTGACTAGTGGAGGAGACGGCGGGGACGCCGTCAATAATAACTCCCGCTTGACCCTTATGTCTGGTGGCAACGGTGGGGGTTCGGGGGAGGATGGGGACGACAGCTCCGCCCCAAGGTTTTTCGCGAGTGGAGGAAAGGCTGGTAAGGCCATATTATACTATGGGCATACTGTTGGAACGTCTCTAATTCTCGACGGCAATACCCCAGGTAATACAAAAGGACAGATATAGCATGGATAGCGACAGCTCTAAAGAACGAATAACAGACGAAATTTTTAAATTGGAGTCTGACGCTATTATTGAAATGTTTGAAATTGATTTCTCTAATTTGCAAAATGATTTTTCCTTTCTAGATAAGCAGTATAAAATTAATCTAGGGTCTGAGCCTGTATATAGGTTTTGTTCATCTGTAAATTTGACCAACCCAATAATTTGGCAAGGAAAACAATATCAGCCGCTACCCGTTCATACTACAGATTTTGAAATTCCATCTGATGGGAGGCTGCCGAGGCCTAAATTAATAATCGCCAACCCTTCAGGCTTATTGTCAACTATAGTGTTGATGAATTACGACTTTCACGGGTGCAAGGTCACTCGAAAGAGGACTTTCGTTAAATTTCTTGACGACGCAAACTTCAGAGATAGAACCGACAAGAGTGGCGCCGTTGTTAAAGAGGGTAATCCTAGCGGGCAAGCCGACCCTCAAGCATTCCTTCCTGACGAAGCTTTCTATATCAATAAAAAATCCGCCGAAACTCGTGAGAGCCTGGAGTTTGAGCTAACTTCAATTTTGGAAATGGAGGGAGTTAGGTTTCCTGCCAGGGAAATGTTGGCCGACCACTGCTCGTTTAGGTATAGGGGGTTGGGGTGTAATTACTGCGGGATACCCTGTGAAACAGAAACTGGAAAATCTTTCGCTGAATACGGTATATCTGCGTATACTCATCCAGACAATGACGCACCTATACAGCTCGCCAATCAATCTGGGAGAGATATAATTGAAACAATCAAATGGAGCGTAGACAGGGGGTATAATAAGGGCAATGTGGTCAACTGGCCCGGGCATAAGGAGCCGTTGGTGCCCTCGCTTTTTGTTTGTGTGCAAACCCACGAAGAGCCTTCTCCAAACCCATACATATCTAAAGAGTTTTGGATCATGGACAGTTGTCAAAAAACCCTTAACGCCTGCCTTAAGCGGTGGGGAGCGGAAGTTCGAAGCGGTAGGGGGATACCCTTCGGGGGGTTCCCTGAAACGGACGGGATGAAGCATGCCTAAACTTAATGAACGAATTCTCGCCGACGCAAGGAACTTAGCCAAATCCAATCCGGGTGAGGAGGCTGCCGGAATCCTCTTTGAGTTCGATGAGGTATTTTTTTATCCCATGAGAAATATCGCTCGCGATAAGACCACCTCTTTTGAGCTAGACAAAAGGACTATGCTTCTTAAGGATCGTATCTACGCTATATTCCATTCTCACCCCGAGGGTGACGCCTATCCATCCGACTGGGACAAAGGGGCGTCGGAGGCGCTAGGGGTTCCGTTTTTGATCTACAGTTTGCTCTACGACAATTTTTTATTTTTTGACAAGGGAAAGTGTAATCCCGTACAGGAATAAGGATGAAAACGGTCTATTTACATGGGGAGTTTGGTGAACGTTTCGGTGAGGAATGGGAATTGAATGTAGACAGTCCGGCCGAGGCAATAAGAGCGCTAGATGTAAATACCGAAAATCAATTTACTCAAAGCGTGTGGGATTTTGAGGATCCTGACGTTAGGTTTGCTATCGTATGCCTGGGGAACCGAGAGCGAAAGCGTATTGAAGAATTTATTAAGGGCGACTCGTTTGATGAGAGCCTGTTGGACGCTATATTTGTTAAGCAGGAAGAGCTCCTGCTCTCCACTTCAAGAGATGAGATACATTTTATTCCGATTGTCGAGGGAGAGATCGTAACTGCTGCGAAATTCATAGCAAAAGCGGCGATTAAAATGGGGGGCGCACTAAAGGGCGCCATGGGCTCTTTTAGCCTGTCAAAGTTCGCCTTTAATATGTTGGTTCCTATGGCTATAACCGGTATAGCTAACGCTCTTTTTCCTTCGCCCAAGGTTACAGATCGAACGAGGCAAACAAAGTCGTACCTATTCGACGACCGCCCAAATACAACCCGCCAAGGGGCGCCTGTTCCTGTAGGGTATGGAATATTAAAGATTGGATCTAATACTCTATCGTTTGGAAGGACAAACAAGGATAAAGCTGGCGCCCCAAGCGGAGGTCTCATAGAAACCTATACCATGTATACCGTTAACGATATTCTGTCCGAAGGACCAATAGGGGGACTGTGCGATAATTTTGGAAACCTCGCCGGCCTAAATGCGGACGGAAGAATTCATGGTTATAGCAACTTCGATCAAAATATAGCTCTTAAGTCGATCTTTCTTAATGACATGGTGGTTATGAACCACCCAACGAATACATTAAATTTTTTAATTAACGAAGATAATTGGCAGCCTAAATGCAATTTGGGCTTCATGGACTCCAAGGATGAGCGGCAGGCAAAATTAATAGCCGTATCAGAGGTAGAAATACAAGGATCCACCACGCTTCCAGGGCCCGAGGTGGACCCGGGGCACGTGGCTAAAAGCGGGTCTATAAAACTCGGAGGTATGCCGGCCAAAATTCAAGATGCCCAACAGCGCGGCGCTAAAGTTTTTGCTTCCCCCATAACCAAGAATAGAGTTGGAGAAATGAAAATAACCCTGTCTCCCAAGCAGATGTTTCATAACTGGACCGACCAAAGGACTCGGAGGGGCTTCTTTGGGCTTGGCGCCAGAAGTTCCGTTACCACTGGAACTGCCGCTCAATCGGTAAATATAATTGCCAGAATAAAGGACGGCCCCAAGAGCATTCCTTTAATCGAGCCCCCTCAAGGCTTTGGCGGGGGTAAGGGAGGCACGGTCTGGGCCGCAGACGACTCAGTTAACCAGAGGGTTGTTCATGGAGCCCTACGTTCCAGCGACAGAAGGGCTGATCCGATGCCATGGACAGATAATAAGGCTGCTATCGCGCTGGGTTTTTCTGAGGCGTTATTCTCTGGCGGGGGTAATGGTGATATTTTTTCTAAGGTTCGTGGTATTATAGATTTTTGCAAAAAGTTTCATAGCGCATGGACGGATACCACTATAACTGTAACCGTCTCAGACGCGGGAGGATCTAACAAAAGCTTCCAGCAATACCTCAATGATTATTCTGATGGATGTCGGGCGTATGACGCCTCAAACCAGCCTACATATACCAAAGAACCCCCTAATGCTTTAGCCTCTACCTTAATGTCTCTTGCGGCCCAAATACAATCCGGGGTGACTCCTGCTGATTTATCTTATAGAAATTATGATGAAATCATGGGTTTGATTAAAAAGTCAATAATTACCGATAAGGGATTGGTGCTGGGCGCTGATGGGTTTATATATAATTTGAAGGGACGAGATCATTCTCAGCTGGTAGTTAAAGGTATTGCTACTAGCCCTGCAGGGTTGGACGTTCATGTGGGACTGCCTTACTTCGGAAAAACAGAGAACTTGGTCTTGAATTTATGCCGTCTGACCCAAGAAATTACCGACCCAAAAGATATGAAGGAAAAGGCCAGAACCCTCCACCTTTCTGCAATAACAAAAATAGATACCCTTATGGGTCGGCGTATAACTTACGAACATCCTGGTATAGCGATGGTACAGGTTCCGTTCGATGCTGTAAATTTTCCCCAGCTCCCTGAGAGAAACTATGTGGCCAAACTTAAACGGGTCGCTGTGCCGTCAAACTATAACACGAAAACCCGAAAATACTTTGGTGCATGGAACGGTCTATTTAAGGGCCAAAAGGAAACAGAAGACTACCACTATGGAGCGATTTCGGAAAAACACCTAGAATGGACAGATAATCCAGCATGGATACTACTAGATATACTGCTTAATCAAAGATATGGTGTGGGCACTTTCGGTTTTACTATAAAAGAGGTTGACGTTTGGAGGCTTTACGCTGCAGCGAAATTCTGTGACGAGCTTGTCGAAACGGGATTTCCCTTGGAACACACAAAGCGGTCATTTACTAGTACCCATGCTAAGGAATCTAGGGATTATTTTCTTGCTGGCTCTCCTATCTTAAATTCTTTTGATGTAGATCTTGATCCTGGGCTAGATGCCGCCACAATTAAAGCTGAGTTTAATGGTGGGAGCTCTGACAAAAAGCACTCCAGGGGTAAAAGCGTCGCATTCTTTATGTCAGATAACACCATTGAGGAAAGGGAGATAATATCTGTGGACCCCGAGGGGAAGACGCTTAAGCTTATGGGTCCGTCATTCGCTCACCACCCCTCCGCGACAGGTGGTGACTCCGCTAAATTCGCAACGGGGACATGCGTAATGTCTGTAAGTTACCCAATTGTCGAGCCCAGGTTCTCTGCAAATATACTATTTAAGGAAAAAGAAGAAGCTCTTAGGATTATTAAGGAAATATGCACAATTTTCCGAACGGTTGTTGTTTACTCTGCGGGAAAAATATCGTTCGCATCCGAAAGAAAAAAGGATCCCAGCATGATGTTCACTGACGCAAACGTTGGGGAAGAGGGCTTCTCTTATTCAGGAAGTCCAAAAACGTCTCGGGTCACCGCTGCCAAGGTAAGGTATGCAGATAGATATGATAACTTCCGCAGTAAGGTCGAATACTTTGAGGACTCTGCGGGAATAGATAAATTTGGGTACAATTTGGAAGAGATACTTGCCGTTGGTTGTACTTCGAGGGGGCAGGCTAGGCGCTTGGCAAAATTTACAGTGCTGGCTCCAGGGCTGGAGAATGAATACGTCACTTTCGAAACTGGAATGGAGGCCGCGCTCTTGGTCCCCGGCTCTATATTGGAAATTTCTGACTCTAGAAGATTTGGGGAAAATGTTAACGGCAGGGTTAAGTCTGTTCATATAGGTAATGATTTTGATCCGTACATTAAGGTGGATAAAATTATGAATAACCTTTCCTTTTATAATCCTGATGACCCTACTGATGGGCGCGATAAGGTCGAACTCGCTATCGTGTGTGGCAGGGGTTATGAATTTGTTGGGGATTTAGGTAAGGGGCCGAAAATATCCGAGGAGCAAGGCGGGGCAACGGGGCTGTATAGGAAAATGTTCGAACTATCCAATACGCAGGTGTCTGGCGGAGCCGCAGGCGCAGACATGTTTGACGAGCAGGAGCAGTTGTCGTTAATCAGTGGAATCTCAAGGCCGCAAGTAGTTTATTTTGATGGATACGTTGGCGATGACAAGAGCTCCATAGAGGGCATTAAAATTAAGTTTCCTTTTCAGGCTGTATTGGGATCAAATTTAATAGCTAGCGATAAGCATGGCCTTGCTAATGGAACTCAGATTAAATTCACTTCCCTTGGGAAGTTGCCATCCGGTATAGACTCCACAAAAACTTACACAGTGTCTATTGACGATGCAGACCAACAGATTAATTCGTTTAAAATAAAAGACGGCGCATATGATGTTGAGTTCGAGGATATAGGATTCGCCAAAAGGGATACGAATAATCCATCTGTTCCTGGCGGAGAACATTTCTATTACATTGCTAACGAAAATGACATTCAAACTAAAATCGCACTTGGGAAGGTCGGCCCGGGGGCGGTTTGGTCTATACGGGGCTATCGAAGGGATGTAGTTAAGTCGCTCCCGGAATACAACGATGATGAGCTTAATGAGGTTCACCAGGTATTGGGAGGGGTAGAAATTCCAAGGTCTTCATACAGGATTTCTCCGGCCTTGGGTCGATACAGGATTTTATACATAGGTAATCATGATGATGATGGAAAAGAAAAAATGGTTCAGATTCTTCAGCAGTCTGCTAAGGGAAAGGGCCTTGGGGACACAACATTCGTTTATAATGTGGGCTCAGAACCTTACCAAGCGGATCGCCATTATCAGCATAATCTGGGCGGATGGATCCAGACCACTAAATTTGGCTTCGTTAAACAGTTAGACGCTGACGGAGACAAGTTTCAGATTGAAAAAACCGGAACCACCTTGGCTCCTAATTCGGCTGTAAATATTCGTCGAGTAAGTAAGGAGGATGATATATTTTCTATTGCCAAAACGCCAAATGGAGAGGCTAATTTAGCTGGCACGTTAAGTATTTTATTCTCAAATTTTAAGATCACAACGATAGATGGCACAAAATATATAAGGGTTTCTGGCGGCAATGTTTCCGAAAGCGAAGTTGTTGGCGCTAGCGAGCCAGGGACCGACGCCGTAAGCGCAATCCACTACAATGAGTCCCTAACCCTTGATATCAATAGCTTCAAAAATGTGGGCAGAGTTCAGTATAGGGTTCAATCTGTTTCTGAGGCAGAGCCCGGAAAGTACAGGATCAAGGCTTCAGAGTATAATCGCGACAAATTCGATTTGATCGAGCGAGAACTGAATATCGAGAAGCCCGTGTTTCCTATTCCACCTCAAGCATCCATGGCAATCCCCACTGCCCCTTCGGATTTTTCTGTAATAGATGTTACTAACTCACTAGGATAGTCATGCCAGCAACAAGTATACTCCTCAAATTTAAGGTTCACAGCCTAACCGACACCTACCACGCCGTCGGGACTTCTGCGCAGGGGTCTTTTAATAAGGAGCTCGGCCGAGGTAGGGATTTGATTGTCGGCGGCGGAGTCGTAACTGAGGATGATCTAAAGCTTGGGGTTGGAATTGAAACGCAAATCTCTCTAGACGGTAAGTATGGGGAATTCACTATTCGAGTTTACGCCGAAAATGAATTGGGCCTTAGGTCGAAATATGTTGAGGTTGTAAAGCAGGTTCTAGGTCCGTCCGTGGACGGAACGTATTCCTTTGGGGACGTTCATGTTGCTGCGGGGGAGGTTGTTAGTAGGGAGTTTGTGGGATCCGACACTTATGATATCGGTAATACCACTAAGGTGAATTTAGATTTTAGGGGCGCGTCCCCCAATCTTAACTGGAGTCTTTTGGCTCCCCCGGGCCACGCCCTGGAGGGGAATCAATTGGATTCATCGATGGTTAAGGAAGATGGATTCTTTGACAAGTTTGTCATATCATTCTGGCGCCCAAACGGCTCTGGCAACTACGATATTTTGGATAGTGATGATGAGGCCAAGATGATTGATGATATCTTTGGGGATATTTTGGAGGATATGGGGTCTGGTAAATGGCAGTCCCAAACATTTTTCCTTAACTTCCCTGAATCCAGCTCGACTAACTTCTCTGGGCTGGCGGGTGGAAGCAACAAAAGAAAACTGTTAATTAAAATTGAAGCCCATGCAATTAAGTTTAATGCAAATGATCAAGATAAAATATCCCACCTGGAGGTAACTCTTGAGAATAGTAAAACCAAATTAAAAACAAATTTTGTTGAGACTGTTGCTAATGATTTTATATTTTCATATGAAGCACAAGATATTGATCTCTCTCGGGTTGAGGTATTGCAGTATAGGCAAACGGGCCTCAGTACTTTTGGATTAGTTAAAACGTTTGGGGGTCCAAGTGATAGTGGGGTAAGCAAGGTCCAGCTGGGGACGATTAAAGCCCAGCAAAAATGGTCTAATGGAAGGGGTGACAGTGGCAATGACATTACTTCTTTGGTTAATGTCTACAAATATGTTATTGCCGTTTACGACTCGTTTGGCTTGTCCTCGGCTTACGCCCCTAAGGTCGATGGAGGTTTTGAAGAGAAGGATAGTATAGCCGACGCGCTGGACGCTTCGAATAGAACTTTTGAGTCTGTGGTTAAAATAGGTAATGTAACCATCGCCGACGTCGCTGATAAGTTTAATATTTCATGGAGCCTGGTGGACGCAAGAGGTAATGGTATAAGTTTCGACAACGATTCGAATTCAGATTTTGCTTCTGTTGTGAGCGGGGTGGTGGGGTATTTCCATCGGGCAGGCGACTCCCAGGGAGCTCACCCGATAATTGATGCATTTAAAGTTAATGATGCCGGCGACAGGTTTGCAAGCACGCCTGCGTCTCTTAACATATCTGAATTAAAGCAAGAATATGGTGTCACGCTAATCCCTAATATATCCAAAGACGAAAACAAACGAATCCAAGAAAAATTGTACGACGATAGCACTCGAGAGGCTTCTCGGTCAATATATTTCACCCTAAAACTTCTGGACTCTCGTGGGGAGGTTATAGATGAGCTTGAAGTCTCAGGTACTAATGAGCAACCTACAATTGAGTTGCCTGCTGGGGGCTTAAAAATTCACAATACAAGCCCGGTGGGGTCCATAAGCTTTGATTTTGAATTCAGCGAAAATATCGAATCCGTTAAAATTTATAGGAAACCAAGAAAGGTTGCTACCGTGACCACTGCGGCTCCCCAGGCTAATGAGGTTAGGTACGCCCAGCGGAGCCATGCCCGCTCCACTGAGGATTCTCCTTTTGGGTTGGTCCCTAATACACCGATGGCTTCAAAGTACAATGATGCAACCACTCCCTCTTCTTATTTTGGATACTACATCCCTCCAGCCGGGAGCGCAGCTGACAGGCTTGCTGCAGCCACAACTTATGCGGAAGAAGTGATAGCTTACGATGGGGGGCAGGGGTATTTTGTATCCGAGCAAAAGCTTTCCGGGCCGAACCCTACTGAAACGGATCCAGGAACAAGTAGTGCGACCATTGTTGATAAAGACGTTCCCATGGCCCAAGTGTATGGAGACGGATGGGTAACTGATGTAGTTACTCTTTATGATTACGTTATCGTTCCTTATGATACATTTGGCGCAGGGGTTCCACATCTAATTAGGGGACAGGAAGTTATTGCATATCTTGTTACTACAAAAGATGATAAGGGTTTCGTTGGACAAATGGATATAATCCGGCCCCCCGCGCCGGAGAATTTTAAAATTAAGTCGTCTTTCAAGACGTTCTTCCTTAGTTGGGATGCTCCTCGTCAGAAAAAAGGGAAGATTGACTCCTATAAGGTCACCATGATTAGGGATTCGAGACCCCTGAAGGATAGGAATGCTACCTCTATTCAACTTGGTAACGGCAATCTTAACTACGAGGGGACTGACAACACGGTGAATCGTCCATTTATTAAATGGGTGCCTCGCGCTGCAGGCGGCGATTACGCCGTTCGTGATAACGGGAGCTGGGCGGCAGTCTCCTCGGCAAGTGGGGAAATTAGTAAGGTGGGTTTAGTTGAAAACGAAACAGACTCTTGGTTGGTGAGGACTAGGGCTGCAGAGGATGGCACTTTTACTGAGAAAGAGGGGAGCTTGAAAATCGTCGGAGGGCAAATGCATATGAGCAAGGCTGGCGGTGATAATAAGTTTTTGGATGCTAATGGTAACCCCATGGTTACCTTTGAGGAATATATAGTCGACACCACTAGCCTGGCAATTGAGGGAGAAAAGAATGAAACCGGGTATTTCTTTCTTGAGGCTATAGATAGAGTTGGGAACCATAGCGAGTTTTCTCATAATGGCGCTCCCGAAAATTTCGAACAATCTAGAACCCTGGGGCAGTCTGAGATAACTGATATATTTGGGTTTGAGCAAGAGATCACGAAAAAATTCCCAGGAGCGATAGTCCTTGTTCCGTCTGAGCCGTTCGATGTTGTGAACGAAGGAATAGAATGGGAGGAACATATATTGTATTCCAATGGGGAGGGAACGCTAATGAAGGCGGGAGCAATAAAAATGCGACCCGCAGCTGACGAATCTGGATATGAATTTTTGGGGCCAGAGGTAGAGATTGATGTAGAACTAATGGTCGACGGAGGGGTCTACGAAATTAAGACTCCGGGCGACACGGACTTCACTTTGCTTGGGGCTCCTAACAGCACCGAAGGAACTATATTTGTCGCCACTGGCCCAGGAACGGGAAGCGGCAAGGTTAAGATAGATAAATATATCCAAAGTATTTATTGGGATCCAGCTGGTGGGTACGATACTGTCTCTGGGACTTTTAAGTCTACAACGAACGATGGAGGAAAGGCGAATGAAAGGCTCGGGGGCCCGCTTGAGGGCGTAGACGAGAATGTAGAATATGAGAAAACTGGGTACTATTCTTTCTCCGTATTTAATCCTGCAAGCGCAACTTATAATATAAAGGACGGAATCGATACTAGTGACGCGACCGGCTATAATGCCGTTATAAGATCGCCTGCTGCGGGAAATTATGGATTTCAAGATTTCATCGAGGTCGCTACTAGTTTGAATGGCAGGCCGACCCAGCAAACCATAGACATTACCGCATTCACATCTCATTGGGGCACAACTATATCCGATGCTAAGGATGATCTTGTTAAGTATAACAGTAATAATGGCGAGGTTTCTGCCTCGTCTAAGGTCGTGGACATGATAAAAGCAGGTTACGGGATACATATGCCTCTGGAGTCCCGGGGAGAGGGCGAACCTAAATCTATTGGAAAAAGAAATCCACTGGTCAAGCCTAGAGAGAAAAACGTTGTGGGGTCTGTGGTTGTTGGACGAATAAACCTCAAGCCCGACTTTGGGTTTTCGGTGACCTCAAGCTGGCACGCATTTGCCAATGCGGTAATTGGTACCGCCATGATAGGAGACGCAACGATTAAAACCGCGCACGTAAACGACCTATCCGCCGACGTATTAACTTCGGGGGAAATCCACGGACATGAAATAATACTAGGGGAAAGAAAGGCTATTGGTGAGCCTGTCCAGTTTGGGTCTATTAGTAGCTTGGATTATCTTCCTGGAGGAATAAATTCTACCGGAACGGGCTTCGCTATCCACGGTGACGGAACTTTTTCATTTTCGTCTGGGGCGGGTGGAGACCCTCTTAACCCTAAGAAGGCCACCTCTCTTAGCTTTGATGGTGAGGGGCTTAATCTGAGAGGGTACCTTAATCAGCCGGATGGTACTCCGGGCAGCAGTATAAGGTTGTACGGTACTGCAGACCAAGTGTTAATACAAGACTTTCAGGTTCCGAACGTGGACGGCACTGCAGGAATCCTGTCTCCAGACGGAGGCGATATTACGGTCTACGGAACTATCAAGGGAGCATTTGACGCCAGGGGGCTAGCGCTAGGAGCGGAAAATGTTGTCGTAAAGGTATACCCTGAAGACCTAGCCGACAGCAAGCAGATCACACGCAAGGCCTCATACGCCGAATTTTCCGATCCGGGCCAAGGGCCAGATGTGGGCCACGCTTGGTGGTGGGCCAGTTCCGATCCAGTCGCGACAGTTAACGACGGAAATAATCTTGTTGCGTGGACGGCTGCGAGCTATTCTGAGGGAGACAAGCGCGGGCACCTTGGTCAGGCGTGGGAGGCCAATAGCAACACGAATGCTGGAGACGAGCCGGGGGCTAGCCCTAAATGGGATAATATTGGAGAGCTCAATGATGGGATTAAGATAGAATTGGATTTCGGTGTCAACTCGGGGGATGATCCCCAGGGGATTGGTCTATCGAATAAATTTCTCAAAAGGGAACATGGCGAGATCCCTGCATTGGCTGATTATTTTTCTGTAGAGGTTAGGCTTAAATATGTTAATCTCCCCAGCACCTCTTCTGGAGGCATACAATGGGCTGCCACTAAGAGCTATAGGTCCGGAGACTACGTTATAAATGATGGAAATATTTATCAGGCTAAGCGGTCTATCCCCTCAGGGGATCATGTACCCACCGGGACAAGCGATATTTCGATTGACGGAAAACCTGTATGGTCATACATCGGCGACGGCCAGGATGGGCTGACAATTGATTCTGATATTTTTATAATCAAGCAGCTGCGCGAGGCCTCTGACGCTTTAAGTTTTCAATTACGACCCAATGAGGGCACAGTGGTTAAAGGTGACTCCGCAGGTTATTTGGACTTTACTCCATGGTTGATTTATGGATCCACCTCCTCCTATGACCTGACCAATCCTCAAGACGACAATCCTGTGTGGGTTCAAGATGTCGCCAAGAACATTAGGATCCTCAGGGAGGTCGTGGTTAAGAGGGAGCCTGACGGTTCTATAAGTGATTACGATGAGTGGAGCGCAAGCGAGGGGTACGATCCCGGTGACGTGGTTAAATCTAATGATAGGATATTCACCTGTTACGACACCCATCCCGCAACCGCCACCAACCCAGCAAATAACAGCGCGTACTGGCAAGAGGAAACTTTAACTAAAATATCGAAGTCCCCCATGACTTCGTCTGACGAAAAAATAACCTGGGAAAGTTTCAAACTAGGCGATGGTGTTCAGGTGGAGGGGAATCGTGTCTACAGGGATTCGTTTGGTATAGATGGGAGCGTAAAGTTTCAAAACATACTGTTCACCATGGAGCAGCACGCCACCATGGCTCATGTTGACGCCACCCCTAATATTCTCGACACCCTAAAGTTCACCTTGCTCCAGGACGGCAATAGCGCCGGAGAGTTGAGTTTTTATGCGGCCGACGTGAACGGGGACCGTACCTCAGACCCTAAATACGCAATCACTAGAGAACTCAGCTCTGGCCTGAGGAAAAAGATGGACATCTCAGAAAAAACTTATTTCACCTGTAATTTTATTCAGGGGGCGGATTTATTGCCGGGCCCCTCGGGTTATCTATATATAGAAGCTGACGCAGGTGACCCTATTGTGGAGGGGAAAATTTTTGTAAAAAAGGATAACGGCGACGCTTTCGCTGGTGGCTTGGTGGAGATCTCTGTCGATGACGCAACCGATGTCAGCCGCATTACTTTAAGGGTAAAATTACTAAACCCCGGCGGGGGAGTCATTGCCGTGGGGACGGAGCAAATAGATATCATAAGCATAAAGCCGGAGCATAAGGCGTTCAGGCTTACCCTGAAGAGAGACTTTGTGGAATTCGATGGAAGTAGTCATGCCGTTAGTGATAATTTATTGTCCGTCACAAACATGGTTCCCCTTCAAGTCTTCTTGGGCGCGGAAAATGTGGTTTCTAAGTTTAATTTAAACGATGGGATTGAGGTTGTTCCTAGCTTTGGGTGGGTGGCTAGCGGAGAGGCGTTGGACAACGCCTTAAAAGACAACGCCGGCAATACTGGAAGGATTATGCCGCCAAATACATATGGAGACTCCACTACTGGACTGCGGGGCGCAATTGCCGCCGGAAGTCTAGCGGACGCTGTGCCCGCCGGGGACTTGACGTTCGATCCTTATTATATCTATAAGGATGGTAGCGATTATAAATTTAACATAATAAAAGACTCTGCCGGTAGTCTGGAGGCGGTTGAGTTGTCGTCCACAACGAGTAATTTCTTTTTCTATATCCCCGATAGCGCTAGTGGTGAAGAGGCGGTAAAGAAAAGACACGGACTATCTCTTAAGGCGACCTATAATAGGCACGCCGGAGGCCTCGATGGAATACCCGAAACCTACGAAGATATTGAGGAAGTAAAAGTAATCGAAAACGTTGCCGATGGAGTTAATCCGTTTTGGGTTACTAGTAAAAATCAAAACATGATAGTCTCCGCCACTGATACGGGTAAAATGTCTATCCCCGGAACGTCGGACGGCGAGGCCGAGGTTAATGTTTATAGAGGGAATAAGGAGGTGTTCCTCGCACCCAAAAAGATTAAAATCGGCAGCAACGTATTCACCCTCAATGCTGGAAGCGCGGCTTTTGAGTATACCGGGGGAGGGGTCGCTATTAACGCGGAAGTTGATACTGTCGAGCTTGAGTGGGAGGACGGCATCAAGGGTGCGGGCGACGAAAACTTCAAGAAAATAAAAAACGGGACTCCAACCATGGTGAGAGTCTCTAGGGGCGGCGACAGCTTCCCAAGGAACACTGACAACCAAAAGCGCCATGTAGTGATACTGGATAATGGGGGAGATGTACTGCAATTTGGAGACTTCTCTGTGCAAAACACGGGTATTATGGACGGGTCCAAATTTTCTCAAACCGATTTCATAGCCTGGCCGTCGGGCGCTGCCGATATAGCGACAAGACCTACGAACCTTAGCTCCTCATCGTATAACTCTTTAGAGATTGAAAGCGGAAAATCTGTCACTGGCGTTAATGAATACCGGCTCGCGTCTAACTTTGCCCTTGCGGATGGTGAGCAATTGCTTACGGCTACCGGAGGCAAGCTTGATATCGCAGGCATAATTACGACTGTATATATTTACGACAATAAACTAGGCATCCGCGCCGAAACCAGCTTTGAGCGGAGCGTGGGGCTGGCCAAGACTGGAGCTCCGGGCCCATCTTTTGCTTATAGGGGGGAGTATAGTCCGTTTAGATACTATAGGGGAGACGATCAGAGGATTGATGTAGTTAAATATACCGACCCCACGGGAGTCTTGCCCGTTAAACATTATAAGGCCATCTCCGCCAGCGGGCCAGCGGGTACAGTGGGCAACACCACATTCCCCGGCGCGAAAGCCCCTCCAAACTCAACCTACTGGGACAACTTTAACGAACTTCAGAGCACTGCCACAGATTTATTACTAGCCTCTGACGTTTTTGTAAAAAGAGGCATCGTTACCGGAATAGACCGGGAGGTCGGCACTCAGCAACAGCCGTCGTTTATCGCTAGTCAATTAGAGAGCAGATATTATAATCTAAGCTCCTCTTTTGACCCACATGCAATGGGAGGAATTCAGAAGGGGATTGACTTTACAAACAATGGAACGCCGATATCCAATACTCATCCTTCGCTGGAAAGTTATTTGGCTGACAACTTCAGTGGCAGCACTACCTTTGCTGGGCCTGACGCTCAGGGCCGTATATGGTACCTCGATCAAACGGATTGGGATTATTATATAAAGGAAACCGGAATCAATCCGCCTGCCGGAACAAATAATATAGACGCATGGGCCCGCGCTCAATTCCTCGCTGGCAACGGAGACAAAACTTATATTCGAATCAGGGAAAGCGTTCCTGACAGCGCCACAGATGGCACCAGATCGATTCGATCCAGGCGTTCACAGAAAACATATAAAACCCCCAACGATAAGCTTCCTGGGTTTTTCCTTGGGTTCGATAGGATAGATACTGCTGTTACTAATTCATCTGCTAGTGGTGGTGCCGATTGGGCCGCAGATGATTTTTATGTTCCGAAGTTCGAGCTAAGAAGCGTATTTGGAAATTACTTATATTGGGATGGGAATAACTTAAATATAAAAGGCGCTATCATTAATGCGTCTGCTGATGATAGTAATTTTTTAAGATTGGCTGCTGCGGACGACGTATTAATTTTGAGCGGACCTCAGAACCCCGACACTGGGGGGCAAACATTTGTTGGCGGCGGTTTTAATAACGAATTAACTCCGAGGTTAGACAACCTGGGCTCATCTATTATGGGTGGGGGCGCCAATAAGATTAGCATAAACGAAACCGCACAAAAACCAAGGTTCTCCGTCATCGGCGGTGGCTACGGAAACGAAATACATAATCCGTTCTCGTTTATTGGGGGTGGATATTTAAATAAGATCGGGGGCTTTGTTCCTAAGGGAGAGACTGCAGCGGAGCTAAAGTCTGAGGACGGGGTAAACTCGATAGTCGGGGGATCTAAGAATGAAATCCTGTACTCCGATTACTGCGCAATAGGCACCGGATTCGGAAATGCTATTCAGGATTCCAAATATTCAACAATTCTAAATGGCTATAAAAACGCTATTGACGGTGGGGATATAGAGAAAAGGGCGTTCTTGGATTCTACTGGTGAGTTCCGCTGGGGTATTGACGGACCCGCTTTTGATGACGACATTGAAGGTGGCATAACAGGCGTAAAATGCACTGTAGATGTAAAAGGGCAGTCCGTAGACCCATTCGAGTGGCGGCTTCCTTTCCACCAGATGGACGGGAGGGCAGGGGAAGAGGAGGTTATAGCGTTTTATCGTTACTTCATGGGAGCAAGGACACAGGACGATTTTATGATCCTTCACTTGACGGCAGGAGTAAAGTTTGAGGATAGTAACCCGGCCTGGACTGCCGCCACGGAGTTCCAGCGGAATAATCTGGTAAAACACAATAAAAAAGTGTGGGTCTGCACCAGAACTAGCACGGGCGATAAGCCGGACGAAAATTCAGATGTCTGGTATGATGTGACCTTTGGAAGAAAATATGACCCCAACGGCGATCCGAGGGGTTGGGTTTTAGATGGTAGTGGGAATTATTTAGCTAACGGCAAGTTCTACAGAGATATAGTTAAGGGAGCAATGTCTGACGCTAGATTTGCCAGAAATGCCAAATGGGCGCTAGACATTGGACTCAATAAGGAGACTTATTATATATACGGTACTGGGGCCGGTAGAGAACGTAAAACTGAATACGAGAGGTTCGACCTCATCGGCGGAGCTCAATCCGACAGCCCTAATTCGTTTGACTATGATGGTAAAACCTGGACTAAAACCGTAATCCCTGCTCACGGCAATAAGAATAGCGCATTCTCTATATTTAATAACCTCCTAAAGATCACTTGGCTCGAGTCAAACCCGGTTAATCGCGGGGGGGTAGCGGGCGGCCAGTCAATCCTGTCTTTCGCCATACTTCTTGACGCACACTGCAAGGTCGGGGATAAAAAATTATATGTCAGGGCTGAAAGCAAGCACCTTAATGGTGCGCTCAACGCTGCGGGCGCTCACGATAAATTCCGGCCCAGAAGGATATTTGATATTGGGTATTATGAAAATAATAAATTTTATTGGGTTCCTGTCACGACCTCGACCTGGGCTTGGCCGGTGGTATATGTCCCCGCTTTCGGCACATCGAAGGCCTATGGAGTGTTTAAGTTAGGCGAAGACGATGAAATACTCTGGGAGCCGGTGGGCGGAGACTCGGAGACCGTGGCCCAACTTTTTACGGCCGTTTCTTTTGCGGACATCTCTAACTCTCCCAACACTGCCTCGAATGCGTTTAGCTCCAACCTCTCAAGTATGTACGGCGATGGCAGCAAAGAACATAATCGCACAATGCACGCCCCCGCCTCCACCGTGGGTGGGGGCAGCACTAATCTTGCTAATATGAAGCCAAACTCAATTGTAACCTCCGTGCCAGAGCCAAACGCTGGCACTCATACCGAGTCTTGGCACAACACGATTGTTGGAGGGGATTACAATAAGATAGCCAAATCGCGAAGGTCCACCATTGTTGGCGGCAGGGGGGTATCTCTGTTTCAGGTCGAACGAGCCATAGTAGGGGGACTTGGAAATCTTTTGATAGGAACTCCCTCTGGGACTCAGTTGCCGAAGGGATTTACGGTATTTGGTACAGAAAATACAATCTCGCACGAATCTCCAGACTTCATTCCCCACAAAGACGATCCTACGCAGAGCAATGCCGGAGAAAGCTACATTACGTCTGCAGGGGGCACTCCCTCCAGGTTCGATGCACTGGCAAACACGGTCTTCGGCTCCTATAATAGAGTTCGAAATTCTGACAGAATGACCGTCTTGGGCTCAAATAATGACATACTGTTCGAAGACGGAGGTTTTAAGCAAACCGGAAGCGAAATTACTATATTGGGCACAGATAACAAAATTGAAATTGATCAAGAAGTTGACGCCGTAAACCTTGGGATATTTGGTACGAACTTTACGCTAACGCAGCCGGCCATGGTGCAGAACACCTTTTATATAGGGAATCCTAAAATTGAGGACACCACGGACCTTAAGGCGTTAACTCGGGTTTTTGTGGCTGCGGATGGAGGCATGTTTGTCACCGGCGACGTCATAGCTTACGCCCTGTCTGATAAAAAATACAAGGAAAATGTCAAGCTAATTGAAAGCCCCTTGGAAAAATTGCTAAAGATAAGGGGCGTCACATTTGATTGGAACAAAGATCAGGACGTGTATGAGGGGCATGACATCGGCGTGCTTGCTGATGAAGTCGAAAAAGTGCTGCCTGAGGTCGTTGAAAGCCGCAGGACCGGTAAGGCCGTTCGTTATGAAAAATTAACCCCTTTATTAATCGAGGCCGTCAAGGCTCAGCAGGAGATTATAGATTCCCTTACTGCCAGGGTGGAGGCTTTAGAGTCTAAGCGTTAACCACCTTTAGGAGGGCTCTTGCTTCTGCTGCGGGTACATCGTCCCAGCTAGACCAATTTGAGGCTGCTTCGTTCTTGTACTTGTCATCTCTCCACCACTCTCTCAGGACCTCCTTGAAGTCAAGGAAGCTATGGCAATTGAGTTTATTTTGAGCGTTGGTTTCTAAAATGGAGGAGGGGGTTAGCGCGGGAGAAGTCTGCGCCATGGGTTTCCCTTTGCTCTTATTAATTTCGTCGTCCCCGACGATGTGGACATTTAGGAAATTTCTGATGCACCTTACGAACGCTCGATTGCAGGCGATTGTTTCGAGGAAAATTTGTCCAAAATCGCTGGTATTGTTGATTGTGGCGTTTGCCATGTCTTGGAATCTTACATGTTCCCCGCCGGTTTCGTAATTTGGTATAAATGTTATTGTGCAGGTGACTGCGACGTGCTCTTCGCTACATTTTTCCGTATGAAATGAGACGTCTGAGAATCCTCTTAGTCTAGCTAGTTCTTTAATTCCGCTAAGCTTAATTAGAAGTTGATGATCTTGGAGGCCCTCTACTGTGCTAGGCATGGCTTGATTTCTTGTTTTAAACCAGTCCCTGTTGGGAAATAGATGACTGTCTCCTATCATTGCTCTCCAGTCGATAGATCCATCCTCATGAAAAACGTATTGAACGTTCTTGAGCAATCCATGCGAGTCCCTCTGGAACAGTGACGGTCCGAAGCTATTATCGATAGCTGAGTCGGTTATTGTGGTCGAACCTTCCGTGGTTGTTTCTGAATTAGTTGTTTTCTTTTTTCTTGGCATAATTATATATTTTGAAAAACTCTGACTCTCTATAAAACTCTGGGTCGTCTATTATTTTATGCTCGCTTTGCTTTTCTGTCTGCCTGTCGAGTGCCGCCTTGCATGGATAAATTTTATCTTTAGAGAATAGGTTTAATGATGATTGATAAAAGCTATTATTGCATATTTTGTCGGGAAAGTCAAGGTCTTTTTTCGTTTCCGGTTCATTGGGGTATATGTTTTCCCCAAAAAATTTAATGCGGGCCTCAGTTATTGTTTCTTTATTGTTGTGATACAGTATGGTCTTTATTGCTAACCTATCAATGTCGGACATATAATCTTGAGTAAAGGTTTCGTCCATATAGAGAAATATTTTTTGAATATTATCCTTATATTTAAATAATAAATTCAAATCTATCATTCTGTTTATATGTACTACTGTTTTATGTGATGATAGCCAGCCTTCTAGGTACTGCTCTTCGTCTGTATAGTCGGACCTGATGTTAATTGATGATCCTTTTGCGAATGGTAGTTTGTCGTGGCTAGCAAAGTCGGGAACTACGTCTATTATTGATAAGTAGAAACTTTCCCCTAAATGAATAGGATTAATTAAATTTAGCTCATTGGGTATATTTAGGAGGTTGAGCGCCTTCTCTGCCACTTTGTCGGGGAATATTTTATTGATTCTTTTTGGGCTTTCTTCTAGCGAATAAGAAGGCTTTAGGGATGAGAAGTCTGGAGCAAGAAGCTCCTGCTTGGTTTTGTCTCCCCAGTACGGCCCGCAACATTCTGGCCTGGACGGACCATAAAGGATAACCATGGGAACGTCGTATGCTCCCGCAGCATGACACGAGAAAGAGTCGTTTCCGATATGAAGGCTGGAGTTTTTAATAACAAAAAGCGCCTGACGTATTGTTGTTTGTCCTAGTAGGCTAGTGCTTCCGTCGATATGGGCTTCGCCTTGTTCTCCGATTTGGATAATCTCATATCCGAGATTTTTTATTTTTGGTTGAATGATTTTAATTACATCTTTATAATAGTCATAATTTTTTGACCCCATTCCTGAGGAGGCGTGCAGGGTAATATATTTTCTACTTCCAACCGGAAAGTAGGAAGTCTTGATCGTTGGCTTGGCTATCTTTGAGGCAGCGGCAAGCGCATAATTTTCTACTAGATGCATAGATTTAGGGAGATTTTATCTTTTCCGTTTCTTGTATAATTTAAGATGGTCTGACTCTGGATATGTAAAAGTATCGCTACCTCGAAATAACCTTCGTGGTCTTTCCTGTCTGTCCTTCCGCTATACCCTTCTAGAAACAAGACATCCGAACATAGGGGGTTGTATGGTATTGTTTTGTGGATGTAAGGGTTGCCTAATAGTATTTCTTTATATTGCGGTTTTGTAATAAAATATATATTGTATTCAGGGTAATTGTTTTTAATGTCTGGCAACAGGCTGGAGGCTAGGAATATATCTCCTATGCTCTCCGGCATTACGAGCGCCAGTCTTTTTCCTTTGTCCTCATCGTCAAGATAGTCCTCTATATTGTAATTGTTGTCTGATGTAGAGGATAGTTCGTCTATTACGTTTTTTCTTAGAGCTTGATATACTTTATCTCTTGAAACTCCTTCTTGGAGCCTGCTTTTAAGGTACTTAAAGACTTCCTCGTCTCTTGTTATCTCTATCTTAAGCATGTTTTTATACATATCAAGTATAAAATCTGTATCTGTTATTCCTTCTGGGGGAGTGTAGTTTTTGTCTGGGATGAGGTCACTCATATTGAAGTCCCAGTTTTTGTCGGGCATGGAGTCTATTGCGTCCATTAATTTGTTGCAGGTATTTTCAAGGGAATAATTCTCTAGCACAAATTTGCGAGCAGACTTTCCCATCCTACAGCGTTTGTCTGAATTCATTTTGAAAACCCGCGAAAGTTTGCTGGCGATACTTGATGCGTCTGTACTGGCTTTTATAAACTGGGTCCCCGGCTCCCTGTATTCATGCCAAGATAAGGGCATGCCCCCTGAGTCTTCTGAGGAACAATCTTCACCGCAGCTATAATTTGTAACCAGGGTTATGAGTTCGCAGAGCTTGGCCTCCTGTATCGGCAACTCCTGACCGCCGGAGGTAAAGGGGTGGCAGTATACGTCCATAATTCCGTATATTTCGTTCAATTGAGACTCTGAGGTTCCTTTATCTACTGCGATAGTGTTCTGGCTTTTTTTACTGTGACAGTACGGGCAGTCTTGTTTGTTGCCCTTGCGTTTATCGTGAGAGGGGAACGGCTTAATCTCGTACTGACGACACTGGTTGCATATAAAGGTTGTTAGTATTTCGTGCATTCCAAGTCCCTTCTCTTGTATGAGTCTAGGGATGTCCCACCCTTCGTGCCAATTTGTGTGAAGGAGTAATTTAGGGGTCGCTTTGGGGTGTAGATTTTTAAACTTAATGAATCCATCCAAAAGATTTGGGACACTCTTCCTTAGTTGATTTCTAAAGACAAACCCTATGATAAAATCGTCATCATTGATTTTGAAGCCATTCCTTAGGCGAGCTCTAGTGTTCGGATCGAGCTTATAAAAATCCCCTCCATCCACAGGTCCATGCAGGGTTTCTACTCCAGGAGCCCCCCTCTCTATCATTTCCTTGCAGGCAAAGTGTGACCAGCAAAAAAATCGGCCAGTACTATTAGCCGCGTCTATTGCGCTCTGCAGTACCGGAGACGAGTCTATTGTGGTCCAAAGTATTGTGTTGACTCTCCTCCACCACCGTTTGTCCCAAAATTTGTCAAATGCCCATATGTCTTCTGCCCCCACATAAACATCGGGACGCTCTTCCTCGATAATTGAGTCGATTGTGAGGTGTCCATATCCGGCTTTGTTTTTATTATTCCCGGAATTTTCGTTGTAGTCTTCGGGAAAGGTTCCTACGCACTTCCATGGAAAAAGCTCTAGTGCGGGTGAGTTTTTTTTAATTCCATTCGCAACCTCGACAACTTCATATTTGTCCGTATTGTAAAGGTAGGTCAGTACGTTTCTTGCATTCTTGCCAAACCCCGAAAGCACTCTTGAGCAATTACTGTGAAAGAGTATTTTTTTTTTTTTTAGACATTAAAACGGGGCTTTATCTTCGCTCCGCGCCTCAGTCTTCTCTTCCGCATGTTTCTTAGATTTGTTTTTTGAGGCCGTAAATAATTCATTAAGGTATCGCTTAAAAAGGCATTTGAGCGTCTCCACTTCGCCGGGCTCCAGGGGGAGTCTAAAAACTTGGTTGCCGTTTCTGGTTAAAACTATCCCGAAGGCGGGAACGGTTAATGATCCGTCTTTAGTTTTTACTTGCTTGTCCCACGGGGTTAATTTAATGGAGGTAGAATTTTCTTCGAAGGTGTGGTAGGTGCTGTACTCGTATCTACCATTAAATGCTGATATAATACCTCCTATTTCCCACTCATTGAATTTAATGTTTATGTTCTTGTTTGTGTCGCCCCTGTTGTTTGAAAAATTGGCTGTTTTCGTCTTGTCGTCCCAGCTGAATTGTTGTATCGCGCTAACGTAAAGAGCGGGAAGCCCTTTGCTCCCCGGCCCTACGCTAAAATTGAATGCGCAACCCGTATTTTTGCTATTCGGCTTGTATAGGCTGAGGTTCATCTTCTTGAAGTGCTACGTTTTTAATGAGGAAGGGGAATTCTTTTTCAAATAAAGATTTTCCTTTACCTCCTTTTTTTACTTTAAGTCCGGAAGACTCTACTGGTAAATTTTCTATCTCTTCAAACGTGGGCATTTTTGCCTTGGGGTCTAGGGCCCAAAGTAAGGCGTTTTCGTCTGCCCATTTCTTCATTCTGCGAATTGGAACAATTAAATTAAAATTCTCTCCAGCTCCTCTTACTAGCATTCCTACATAGGTTCCGCTTTGTAGATATACTCCACCCCCGCTAGAGCCCGGAAAAGCTGTAACCGTCGTCTGGTCGAACTCGACCTTGCCCTCAACCCTTCCTACTTGAGAGACGATTCCCGTAGTCATGCTGTTTGCTCCCATTTGACCCAAGAGGGATCCTACGTGAAACAATTGAGTTCCGATCGGGACGATAGCTTCATCTTCATTAAGGTAGAACTTAGCCCCTGCCTTGCCGTAATTTTTAGCCCGAACCATAAGGAGCGCCAAGTCGTGCCCGTGCTCGTAGTCGCTATACTTAATAACTTTCGCGTCCATTTTCATTTCCCCCACCCTTCTTCCGTCCTCTACTAATTCCTTGACGATTTGGGCGTCATTGAATTCAATAACCTTCACTGAAGATCCGGACTCGTCAACAACCGTCCTAATGTTTCTAAGGATATCTACTACGTGCGCAGCGGTCCATACGAAAGTTACGCTTTCTCCTTCTATTTGCCTTGTTATTAAAACTCCGGAGCCTTCCGATTTTCTATAGTCTCCTTCTGCTTTAATTGTTACGGATATATCCTGCAGGTGTTGCGCTGTTTCTTTTTTATTTACGGCTTTATCTTCCCCTGAAAGGGGAAGGGCTAGCCCTATGGTTAGTAATGCTAGTGATAGTTTATTCATTATAGTATAATAACATTGTGGTTTATAAATGTCAACCTTTTATTGACAACTTTCGCAGGTTTCTCCATTTTTCATAGCTTCTATACTGCAAGCCGTGGCCTCTGGGTCTCCGTCTGAAGTTGCTTTTTCAATTTTACTTGCAGCCCTGTTTCTTAGGTAGTATGTTGTTTTTAGTCCTGACTCCCAGCATTTTACGTATATATCATTTAGATACTTTAGAGAGGTGCCCTTGTTGTATAAATTAAAACTTATTGATTGATCCATCCATTTCTGTCTTGTTGCGTTACATTCAATTAATTTAAACATGTCTCTATCGAAAACTGTTTTATATTTATCTTTGATCCATGTCGGAATTTCGCCATTAAGTAAGGATAAATCTCCATCTACGCTCTTTATTAGATTTGCCATCTCCGGGCCCCATAAGCCTTCGGATTTCATGTCTCTTACAAAGTGTTCATTTGCAATATAAAAATTTCCGCTCTTGTTTTCATAAACAAATAAAACCGAGAAGTTGGGCTCAATGCTTTGCTCTACGCCGTTGATATAGCCAATTGTTGCAGTGGGGGCAATCGCCATGACGTTTGAATTTCTCATTCCGTGGTTCGATACAGACTCCCTTGTTTCCTCCCAGTTGAAATTCGTCTTATGCGTCTTCCTCTTTCCTCTATACTCTTGCAGGTTGTTCCAGCTGTCTAAAGGTAGTATGTTTTGGTCCCAGAGCGACCCCATGTAGGATTTATAGGCCCCTTTTTCTTTTGCTAAATCACTACTTGCCTGAATGGCGTTTTTGCTATAAAATTCAAATAACTTATCGTTGAAGGCTAGCGCCTCTTCGGAGTCTATTTTGATATTTAATTTATGTAAAACGTCATGAAGGCCCATAAGTCCTAGCCCTATGGGTCGATGTTGCATATTGGAGTTCTTCGCTTCCGCTGTAGGGTAAAAGTTAAGATCGATAACGTTGTCCAGCATGCGGACTGCTTTGTGGATGCTGTTTCCTAGGTCGGTCCAGTTGATGTCTGCACCGGTAGATTCTCCGTTCTCATCCCAAAATTCTCTTACATGATTATATAAATTAATCGAGCCCAAATTACAGACAGCTGTTTCCCCGATCTCAGTTTTTTCGCCCTTATGATATTGGGAGGCTTTTGTGTGAAGAGTTATTTCTGTGCAAAGATTAGAGCTATGTACGGCCCCTTCGTGTTGATTTGTATACCGAATGTTGCAAGGGTCCTTAAAGGTATTCCATGGGTGTGAGGTTTCGAATAGGACCTTTAGCATTTTCTTCCAAAGCTCTTTGGCTTGTACCTTCCTGAAGTTGTTAATCTCTCCGGCTTCCGCCTTTCTGGAGTAAAGTTCATATTTTTTATCAAAAGCCTCACCAAAGATATCATGTAGGTCTGGGCACTCCCTTGGGTCGAACATATACCAGTCTTCTCCAGCCTGAGCCTTTCTCATGAATATGTCTGGGATCCAAGATGCCGTGTTCATGTCGTGGCACCTGAGTCTGTCGTCCCCTGTGTTTCTTCTTAGGTTTAGGAAGTCTTCGAAGTCTAAATGCCACGGTTCTAGATACGCACAGCCTGCTCCAGGCCGCTTCCCTCCTTGGTTCACTGCTATAAGTAAATCGTTATATATCTTTAGCCATGGAATTAATCCGCTAGAGACTCCGTTTGTTCCAGAGATGTGTGAGCCCGTGGACCTAAATGGGGTAACATCGAGTCCGAGCCCTCCTGCAAATTTAGACTTGCGAGCCTCTTGCCATGCCCCGTCAAAGATTCCATCTATCGAGTCGTCAAAGGTGTTTAAATAACAGGAACTTAATTGTGAATGAGATGTCCCGCTATTAAATAATGTCGGCGTTGACGGGGTATAACGCATGCGACTCATGAGGTTGTAGAACTCGATTGCCGAAGCTTCCTTATCGTCTTCGTTTATCGCCAGTCCCATAGCTACCCTCATCCAAAATCCCTGGGGAGATTCCATGATCTTGTCGTCTTGGCGAATGAAATACCTATCGTGTAAAGTTTTTAGCCCTAAATATTTAAAAGACAAATCTCTTGCGGGCTCCAGGGACTCCGAGAGCTTTTTGAGATCGAAGCTTAGTAGTCTTTTGTCGAACCTGTTGTTTTTTACCAATAGCTTTATGTTTTGAATAAAGGTTTTTCGATACTGGAGATCTAATATGTCGGAGTCTACCCCTTCCCTGAAAACTTCTTTATAGAGACAATTTAATAGTAATCTTGACGCCGCAAAGGAGTAGTTTGGTTCCTTGAATATCTTGTCTCTAGCAGAAAGAATTAGTGCCTGATCTATTTCTGTGGTGGGGATCTTGTTGTATAATTGTAGTTGTGCATCCAACACTATTTCGCTAGCGGAAACATCTGAAAGATCTTCGCAGGCTCTCTCTGCGCAGACATTGATTTTGTCTACGTTAAAGCCTTCGAGTCTTCCGTTTCTTTTTTTTACTTGTATGTCCATTTTGGGATGTTTAGTAGTTTAACATGAGGGCGCGCTTATTGCAAGTAAAATATCAACAACTTATTCACAATTATAAGTTTTTTATATCCTGAACCCACCCGTCTTCTTTTGTTGTTAAGCGCCTGTATTTTCTGTAGCTGGCGGTCCATATGGATCCTGGCATTTTTGCTATAGGCAATACATCGAAATTTTCCTTCATGATTTTTTTGGACTTATACTCCTTAGGTTCAACGTTGACCGCCTTTAACAATGCGTGGCAAATTAATTGCTCTGGAAACCTGAACCTGCACTTCTCGGACGTGGTCGACAAAAACTCCGCTAACTTAAAGCCGTCCTTTAGGCTTCTTGTTCTACCTCCGATGATATGATCCGACGGGTGAAACTTCTCCGCAGAGTCTTTTCGGAAGTAAATGTCCGAAGTGAGGAATTTTCCGATAAAATCGGCGCTTATAAGCTTTCTGTAAAATACATCTAGCGCTGGAAATATTTCGTCAGATCTGGTTTTGATAGAAAGATAGCCGGTCGCTCGCTTGAGCCCGTTGTGGGTTGTGTGATTTTGATAAGCCCATGGATTCGGCCCTCTTTTTGAATTGTTGTTTTTGTACCGAGATAAATTGTTGTAATCATTTTGTTCGATATGGACCAGCGGATCTTCGACAAAGTCTTTGATAATGCCCGTGTCGTCGTCGCTCCAGTGGGAGATTACTAAATTGCCATACTCCTTGTACTTGGTGTCTTTAATTAGCTTAAGATAGTGAGGGATGGACTCGTTCATTCTTTTATGGAGTGGGCCCTGTACAATAATGGATAGTGAGCACTCTAATCTTTTAAACCTAATGAGTAGATCCTTTAGAAAGTTTACCTCCCAAGACTGATTGTTGACCATGATAATTTACACTAAAAAGTCCGAGCAAACTCCAAAGCAGGATTGAAATTTCATATACTTTGCATTGGAAGATACTATTACTGACTTTTCGCACACCTTTTGATGTGGATACGTCCATATGTAACCTTTTGATGTTAAGGTATATGCGTCATTTTCATGCCAGAAAACATTTAAATTTACTATGTTGGACAATAATGATAATGCCCCTATGTTTTTACAGTGAATCCAGAGGTGTTGATGGTTTCGCAAGAGGAAGTCTACGTCGCTCTCGTATTGTGGCTCATCATGTCCGAAGTATATTCCGTCTAACGCCCAAACGTCCACCTCTGCATCATACCCACGCTTAAACGCCCTCTCCAGGTAATCTGGGGAATTCTCGTCCTTGGCATTCTTGCCGTCAATGTTGCCTCTGTGTGCTATTAGCTTCATAATGTCTGAGGAAGTAGTCTAGGTCCTCTGGCGTCCCTAGTCCCCACATTTGGGATTCGTCAATTTCGTATATTTTAACTTTCTCCTTATTTAAAATACACTCGTTATATGTGGGGCAAACATAAAATTCGCCATTCGTCCTGATGTTTTTATCAATCATCTGTTTTGCTGCTCTAACGTAATTCTCTCCTCTTCTGAAATAATATACCCCCACCGTTGCGTGCTCGCTTATCGGCTGCTTTTCTGCCACCCTTGTTACCATTCCGTCGCTCCCAACTTCTGCGTAACTCCATTTGGGGTGGGTCGATGGAAAGGTTAATATCCCTCCGTCGATGTTGTCCCCTGTCATCGAGTACATAAACTGATTACTATCCCAGTCTAAGTACTGGTCGGAGTTTGCTATTAGCAACGGCTCCTCGTTGTTTATGAGGTCTTCCGCGAGAAGTGTTGTGCATGCCGCCCCTTCCGTTACTCCGTCGACTTGCACAATTTCACAATTAGGAGCTATTAGGTTTAGCGTGTGCTTTAATGCGTATTTTTCGAAATGCTCTTTTTGCACTATAAAGATAAATTTAGCATTAATATTAAGGCTTTCCGTTACGAGCTGTATCATCGGCTTGCCTTTGACGTCTATTAGTGGCTTGGGGAAAGTATATCCCGCTTTTTCGAAACGAGTTCCCGCTCCTGCCATAGGTATTAAAACATTCATGTTTTTGCCTTCCCATTTTGTTTGCTCTCCTTCTTTGAGGTTGAGCTTGTTGAGGTGTGTTGTGATTTTTTCATATGTTAAATCTTCGGGGTCGGTTACCGCGCACAGGTTTGCCCCAGAGTCTGCAACCGCTTTTCTTCCCGTATTGGAGTCTTCAATGATTAGAGTCTTTTTTGCCGGAACGCCTGACTGTATCATTATCCTGTAATACATTTCGGGGTTTGGTTTTGCTCTTAAGACGTCCTCGTTGGAGTATATGTAATCGAAGTAATTCAATATACCTTTGTTATGTAACGCACATATTACGCTTGCTCGTATTGAGTTTGACGCTAGCCCTATTTTATATCCCTTTTCTTTTAGTTTATGTAATATGAGGTCGAGTTTGAGGTCTTTTTTATATTCCTCCATTAGGGCTATTGTTGCTCTTTGTTTTCGTTCCCAGATATCGTCGTATAAAGATTCTGGTAGGCCCTTGTTTTTGGTTAATAGTTTTAGCTTTTGCGTTGTAGGTAGCCCGTCGTATGTCGAGAGGTGCTCTTCCTTGGAAATCTTGTATTTTGGGTAGTGGTTGAATAGTACGGAGTTAAGAGACCTGTAATGTAGTTCCCTTGAGTCTATTAATACTCCATCTAGATCAAATATAATTAGTTCAATCATGTCTTGCTAGTTTTATTCTTATATTACCAAAATTATTTGAACCCGTCAATTGTTTATATCTGCAATTATTTAGATTCAGGTGGGTTGTGAATACCGACTCAGGCACCTTGAGCATATACTCGGGGTAGCCTTCGTCCCAGAGAAAATGTATGGCCTCTCTGATTTTATTTGACGCACACATGTACTTCTCCATTTCCTTCGGCGGGCCAATGGCCAGCTGGTCGTTGACCTGGTTCGGTAGTGATGCCTTGTCGTAAACAAAGCTAAAGGCGAACTCCTTCTTTAATTCTTCTTCATGATTATAAATATTATTACTTTCAAAATATGGTAGTCTAATCAATTTATTTTTAATGCAATCTTCTATTTCGTGTTTTTTTATTTGCTCTAATACTAATATGTCTGGTCTTAATCTTATTATTAAATCGTATTTAATTTTATTACTTCTTGAATATGAATTGTATAGCCTGTTGCATGAGTGCATGTTGTATAGCATTGGCAACAATCCCGGACTTATGTCTTGGGAGCAATCGGAGATTAGGTTTTTTATGGCTGGTTTTGTTTCTTCGTAGTTTGAAATATTTATTTTTTTTGGTTTATAGTAATTAGAGAAATGCTTGTAGTCCTCATCGTCCCACGTTGAAAGGAAGATGTCTGGCTTGAGCGGCCCAACTACGTTCTGAACGACCGAGTCTGCGCAGGACTTCCACTCGTCTAGTTTTCCGCTGAAGCATAATGCTATTTTCATTAACTCTGGTACTCCCTCTTCAATAGAGTGTTATTTATGTCATTGGCGCCAAATTGTGGCGCTATAAAAAAGTTGTCTGTATTTATTAGGTTGTTCATGCAATTCTTCATGTAGTTGGCGTTGTATTCTAGAGGAAAGAAGAGCTGCGGGAATATCAGCCATCTAATTTGATGTGCATACGTAACTACATGAGGTTTTGGCGACTCCCTTGCCCAGCACAATGTGGGCTTATTGAAAGTGTATCCCAAGTACTTGATTCCTGAATCAATTCCAAAAATACCAGAGCAATCCTTGACGAGGCTTATTACTTCCGTTAGTGTTCCTTCAAAGATGTTCACCCCCGCCCCTGTATTTACGACAGTTTCTATAAAGCTCCTTGTTGATGGGGTGCTCAGGATGAAAAGCTTGAAGTCTTGCGCTAGCTCCGAGATGAACGCATGTAAGTATTCCTCGCTCATTCTGTGGCCATTCGCTAGATTATCTGAAGCAAGCTGAAGGACTAGGTAGTCTCCGCAATGATCGCCGTCCGGTATTTTGTTTGTGGGAGGAGGGAATGAATAAAAATATCTTTGCCAGTCGAAGTCGTACGACATCCAATCTAGTGCGTCTATATGCAGGTCATAAAGCCTGTCGTAACTCTCCATGAGTTCATATTGATCCTTGATTGTGTTCTGTATGCTCTGAGGGCGATTCTCTAACCCAAACTGGGACTTCATCATGTAATCTTTATTTTCTCGATTAAGCAGGAAGACATTGTCGTAATAATTAAAAAGATAGGTTAGCGCCGAAGACTGTATTATTTCACCTTGAGTTTCAGAGAATAAGTCCAAACGAGCCTTCGGGTATTCATTCAGAATACCACGCACAAACCTATTCCCTAATAGGTGGTCACCTATGCCGCCCTCCAGTCTAATGGCAATTTTCATCTCTCACCCTTTCTCCTTTTATATAGATATTATTTCGGTCCTTCACAAAGGTGAGAAGCTCTGTGGAGGTCGCCCCATTAAGGTTGCTTCGCTGTAAGTGACCGCTACCCACCAATCTCTTAAGGCTGTCTGCAAGCTTGCTTAAGGATATGCCCCCTAAATCCTTGCACATCCTTAACCTGTTGAGATAGATCGGGCGGCCATGGGATCCTTTCGAGCATAAATACATATATACCAATATGTCGGTTGGGATTATTCTCTTTGAAATCACATCTAGGTAGATCTCCCTTGGTATTGTTATGAATTTCTGATTCATCTAAAAATAATAACATTTCTCCTGCTCGATGTCAAGCCCGTTTGGATTTTCGAACGCCAACGTGTGATTTTTCAAACACCTATTAATCTAAATATTTATTATATATCTATACCCTATATTAGTATTAGATTCCCCCTGAAAGAAAACTCTTGACTTTTCACATTTGGTGTGCTATGATTTAAGCCTAAATGATTAAACCAGAAAACGATAAAGAGAAATTCTTTTACATTCAGAACGGAAACTGGAGCTCTGTCGTCTCCGCAGAGGATAGAAGCTTCGCTTTAAAGAAGGCCTTTAATGAATGTTTAAAAGAGAAGGACGCACACTTCATCTCCCCAATAGTCACCGTACTTGATATTGATATCTGTACCAAGGAATTGGCTTTGGAGGATGCCCTGAAGTTTATCCCCGTATTCGAAGCAGCCGAAGAAGCAGGGGAGGAAGACTTGTCGAAGTCTTTAAGAAGTATTTTTAGGGGTGATTAAAGTGATCGGTATTAGCGGACCAGCGAGGGCAGGCAAAGATACCCTTTTTGAGGTATTGGATGATTTATTTGAAACCGTAAATCTTACAAGACTTGCTTTTGCCGACGCACTTAAGGCAGAATGTGACGACTTCCTAAAAACTCACACAGGAATCTCAGCCTTTACGTCAGACACCGCAGAGAAGGAGATCATAAGACCCTTTTTAGTAGCTTACGGCAGTAAGGTTCGAAGAAAAATGAACCCTCGCTGCTGGATTGAATGTATAGAAAAATCAATAAAGGAAAATAAAAAAGATACGATATATGTCTTGACTGATGTCAGGTATCCCAATGAGCTCGACTGGATAGAAGGACAAGGCGGGCTCTCTATACATGTATCAAGAGACGGCGTTCTTCCCGCGAACAGTGAAGAGGAGATTAACGACCCCATATTAAGGTCTAGGTCTAAGTTAAGCATCTCCGTCCCGACGTTTCAACAAAACTATTTCAACCAATGCAAAGAAACGATACAAAAAAAGATTCCAAGAAAACTGATAACGAGCTTATAGCTCAAATTAAAGGGGGGAACCACAAAGAACCCCTCCGAGAACTGACCGAGCGGCACACCCCACTCTATATATCGGTAATACATAATCTCGCAAAAAGATTCTGCAATTGGAGTACAGCCCAAGACGTAATAGCAGACAAGGACTATGTAGTCTTTAGAGCGGCAGAGAAATATGACTCCACGAGGAATACAAAATTCTCAACATTCCTAGCTAATGAAGCAAAGTGGGCATTTTTAAACAAGACACAAAAGGAAAAAAGGTTCAACAAGCACCTACTTATATCAGATGACGGCCAATTCGAGTTCGTGGCGCCCCTTGAAGAATTCAACTCCAACGCGCCAACAGATACACTGGACTATATTTTTACGACCCTCAACGAACACCCCGACGAGAGGGTGGGAGATATATATAGACTGAGATATAAATCCGGGAAAAAGAACAAAGTCATGCCCTGGTATATGGTCGGCAACGAGATGAACCTCAGCGCCCAAGGCTGCATAAATATTCACAACAAAGCTCTCAATTACATTAAAGATAAACTAACCAAGGAAGGAATACTCAATGTTAAATAGATATAACGCAATGGGAAATCTCACTAGAGACCCCGAAATAGTAGATGTATCAGACCAACACAAGGTTTGTAAATTCAGCATCGCAATTAATAACCCAATCAAGAAGACCGTCCTCTATATGGACGTTGAAGCTTGGAACAGAACGGCGGAAAATTGCCAAAAATACCTTACTAAAGGGTCCGCAGTAGCTGTAGATGGAAGGCTTGACTCCAAAAAGTGGACCACCGACAGCGGGCAAAATCGCTCGAAAATTTTCTGCGTAGCGGATAACGTGCATTTCGTCAGGCTAAAAAATCAAGACGAAGAGCAACCAGCAGGAACAGCGAACGCAGGGGAAGAAGAGGAAGAGGAAGAGGTTCCATTTTAATGCCTCAACTAAATGTAAAATGCCCTATAAATAAATTATCCTTCGGAAACGTTTCAGTTAATATACTGAGAGAGCTCTTCAAGAAGGGGGTTGATGCGTGTGTATTTCCCACTGGCCAACCAGACCTGTCTAGCTATGACCAAGCCTCAAAGGAGTTCTACGAATGGTTAAGGAGCGCTATGGCTCGGCGTCTTACAGATGTCGACCGAAGTAATCCCACCTTAAATATTTGGCATATAAACGGAAGTGAGAACAAAATCTCAGACAAAAATACACTCTTAACGTTTCACGAAACCGGCCACCCTACGCCAGAAGAACTAAATTTAGCAAAACTATACGACAAGGTTTGCTTTGGCAGCAATTACGCAAGAGAGGCCTTTCAAGATTGCGGAGCCACAAATGTCACAAATGTCCCTATGGGATTAGACCCCGACTTATCCTGTCTCCCACAAAAGAAATCTAGCGACAATATTCATTTTGGGCTAATGGGAAAATGGGAAAGAAGAAAGCATACGTCAAAAATTATAAAATGCTGGGCAAAAACATACGGTAACAACAATCGCTATGAATTATCATGCTGCGTAGGGAATAGTTTCCTTGAAGAAAGCCAGCTCGAATCCGCCAAACTAGAAGCCTTGGGGTCCCGGGAATTTAGCAATATTAACTTCCTTCCGTGGCTTCCAAAAAACTCCCAAGTTAACGACTTCATCAACTCAATAGACGTAGACCTCAGTGGCATGAGCGGAGCGGAGGGCTGGAACCTTCCAGCGTTCAACGCGACCGCACTAGGAAAATGGAGCATAGTACTGGACTGTACATCCCACAAAGATTGGGCCACGGAAGGGAATTGCATCCTAATAAGCCCTTCAGGAACGGAAAGCATAGAAGACGGAATCTTCTTTACCAAAGAGTCCCCATTCAACAGGGGTGTTAAATTTACATTCAACGAAGACTCCCTAATCAAGGCCATGGAGCTAGCGGAGCATAAATGCAAAACAGAAAACACCAAAGGGAAAGAACTCGCAACTCAATTCACCTACTCAAACACTGTAGATAAATTACTGGATATTTGCTTCTCATAGTGTATATAATATATACATGCCACTATACACTTTTGAACATCCGGAAACGGGGGAACATCAAGATGTTTTATTCGGAATGAATGATGACAAAAGCTACGTAGACAGCGAGGGAACTTCCTGGATTAGGGTTTGGCACTCCCCCCAAGCGACAGTAGACGCCAACATAGACCCATTCTCCTCAAGTCAATACCTTGAGAAAACCAACACGAGGGGAACGATGGGAGACCTTCAGGAGCGCAGCAGGGAACTGAGTGAAAAGCGCGCGAGCAAGCTGGGCTACGACCCAATTAAGAAGAAATACTTCGAGGAATATTCAAAAAAAAGAAACGGCATCAAGCATCACTTAGACACATAATAGAGGCAACCAGCCTCAATAGGTGTAATAGAGGGTATGCCGGACTTCAAAGACAACCCTCTTTTCAATGACCAAATAAGAAAATTCGTTGGGGCAGTACCCAACGTTTCCTTTGATTATATCTGGGATGAATCATTAGCTAAGTGGGTTCCCAGCAAAGGGGTAAGCGTCACAATTGATGACGTGGATCTAGACATAGACCTAGAGGACGAGGTGACCCACGGACTACTTGCAATCACCAATGCTAAACTTGATACAATAAATACAAGTCTTAGTAATCTGGACTCAGACTCCTCAGACGAAACGACGCACGCACTACTGACCCTAAACAACACTAAACTTGACGCAATAAACTCAAAACTAGAAAACCTAGATTCCTCAGACGAAACCACACACAACCTACTTACGCTCACAAATACAAAACTGGACCTTTCCAATACAAAGTCCGACCTGACCAATGTCAAGCTGGATTCTGCAAACACCAAGCTAGATTCCGCAAACACCAAGCTAGATTCCGCAAACACCAAGCTTGCCAGCCTAGAAGACCTCACAGAGCATACTCACGTAATGCTCAATCAGAACCACACTCACCTGCAAAACGTAAAATCCGCAGTAGACTCATTAAAGTCGGCGAACCAGGCAGACGCCTTACTTTTAAGAACAATCCAAACCGCAGCAGACGTTAAACTCGGAGAGATAAAGGGAATCAACACCAGCATATTGACTGAAAGCGAAGAGGCTAACGTAAACCTCCTAAATATCGCCTCAACAAACTCAGGCATCCTAGATTCCTCGGAGGACCTAGAGGTCTTAGTTGGAACTTCAAACACCTTACTAGGAGAGGTCAAGCAGGCAGTGGAAGACCTAGAACTCAACATTGCTGGCGACGCAGAAACGCATAGAATACTTTCAGGAATTTCCGGCCAAGATAAATCACATTATTTTGAAAACGAAGAGCTGCTTAGATATATAAACGACGCAAACGAGGACACCAACCTCTCCTTACAAGAACTAAAAGGAAACTATCGAGACCTGACTTTTCATGTTAGGAAATTTGAAGAAGAAACAATAATACAAGAGTGTCCAGACGAAACTTTTTCACCCAACCTAAGCGACCCCAGGAGTTTCCCCGACAGGGTTCACAACAAAGCCACAACCAACGGGAGAATCAACGACTCAACCACTAAAGAAATAAACCAAGTCCCAATAGTTGCTGAAGGCTTCAACAAAGATGTCGCAGAAAGACATGAAGTGTTCGACGAAGCTATGCCATTTTCTATAAAAATGGAGAGCTACAAAGGGTCCTCATCCGGATACCATTCAATATACCCCTTCGACAAGCGATTGGGTCTCGATGACAAAATTACAATCTACAACGACAGCCCATACCCCTTCGACATCAGCTTCAGAGGAGGAGACAAAACAACTCTTGCGGAAGGATTTTCCATGGAGCTATCCAAGGAAGAAGCTGCCCAAGCTTCGGTGAAAAGAGATTATACAATATCTGGCTTCGAAATAAGATACTCCATAGAGAGAATGTATACCCCTGAAAATAATTACTATGATCCAGAAACCGATAAATACCCAATCAACAGGCAACAAACCCACTCTAGGTTAGGGGTAGACGGAATACTTGCGGATGCACAATATATATATTTAAGATTTGAGGAGACATGGAAAAGGACAGCAATAGCAAGTTGGGCAACATGCGTTTTCAGAACCGCTTCATCCGCAAAAATACACTACTTCGAGCCCTATACTACAGCAAGCCATCTTTACGTCAACACTCTCGACGGCCTGAAAAGAATTGCGATTGCCGACTGGATTACATGCGAGCGCGTTCCACTAGAATGCCACAATAATATCTGGGCCGACAATAATTATCTATATGCTAAAACTAAATCCAATTGGAGAAAGTTTCCACTAGCAACTGATTATGAAAATATCTAAATTTAAAGAAATCGACACTTACGAAAACGCGCTCCACCAGGAAAATGTTGAAGAAGCCCTTGAGTCCATAAAAACGCAGGACCAAGAGTTGCACAATTCTACTACCGCACAAATACAGAACCTTCACGACGCCAGCTCCGCGCAATCACTAAACCAGCACACGGCAATCGCAGATGACCTAGACGAAGTAAAGTCTATACTTAGCGGGATCAAGCCAAGATCTTCCCGCACGAAAATATTCAACCAAAAGATAGATGAAAATTTCATCATACTAGAAACTACCGATGAATTGATGAGGCCGCCGGACCAATGCGAAGATATTTTTAATCCAGCAACAGCGCTAAAAGAGGTTAACCAGTTTTTTGTTTTAGAAGAAAATATAGACGAGGAGCACTGCGCACAAAGAAAATTCAACTTCGATACAGACGCTAAGTATGCGATCCGAATGGACACCTATTCTGGGGATGCAGACGGATTCTACAACGTATACGGGCACCTTGAAAATAATAGCTCAGATATATTTTTAATCAACGACACCCTATACAAGCTAGAACTCCGGCTCGATGAAGTCAACGAGAGAGTGCAGCTCGAAGACGGCTTCAATTTAAGCTTTAATGATTTAGAAAAAGACAACATTCTATCATTTAAAAGAAACCATACAATATCGGGCTATACTTTCAAATATATAATAGAAGGAAAAGCAAACTCTTAGATGAAAATCTCCAGCAATAAAAGCCTAATCAAGGAAATAGCCCCAGGGGTATTCTCAATAGGGAACAACCCCTTTGCTCCAGCCTTCCTGCTGGACGCCAACACCCAGAAAGCTTCTGTGTCTGGAGTAGAAGTTGTGCTAGATGGAGACCTCCAGCATCTCTTTGACGAACTTAATTTAGTTGACGAAAAACACACGACCGACATTCAGACGAACGCAGACGCAATCTCCAGTGAAGCCACAAGAGCGAATACGGCGGAGTCCGCGATTCAGTCCGAAGTGGACCAGAACAGCTCCAAGCTGGCAAATATTGAAGATAATGCCACCGCCGATCAGACTAGCGAAGAGATTAAAGCTTCGTACGAAGCCAACGCAGATACTAACGAATTCTCCGACATCAACAAATCCAAGCTAGACGGCATCGAGGATAATGCCAACAATTACGTTCACCCAAATCATTCCGGAGAAGTTTCGTCCACCTCAGACGGGGCAACAATTATATCCGACAATGTAGTGGATGAGGCCAACCTCAAGGTTTCCAATCCTCCATCTGATGGCTATATGCTTACAGCGCAATCCAGCGCATCAGGCGGATTAGTCTGGGTATCTCCCACAACCGGGGGCGGGCTATCGGAGGCAGAAGTGAAGGCTATAGCCTTCAGGTCGGCGATTATTTTTGGCTAATCAAAGAGCCTTCACCAAAACATGAACTATGCCGCCCGTTTCCTTTACGGTGTCACTAAGAAACAGGTCAAACCCGGTGTTGGTTATATTTTTGACGACCGTAGAGTAAAACAACACATCGTCCCCATCAGGCGGCTCGTATTGCACAAAAACCGACGGAGGAGTATCAAAGGTGGTTCCAAACGGTATTGTCGCAGACTCAAAGTTCAACGGAACGTCATACTTGATGGACACCTCTCTTTTTTGTCCCGCCAGAGCTTTCCAAACCAATTCCCCGCTACCATCATGGTCTGAAATATAAAACTGCCCCTGAGCATCAGAAGCTAAAGCTCCCTCAAAAGGAGGCGTTGCATTGTCCAAGAACGAAGAATCAACCTTCTGAACCTTAAGCGGCATTGCCGCCAATAAATTACCTAATTGAGCCTGAACGTTTTGTAAACTCATATCACAAAGACTCCTCAATTGTTACGGTAACATCCAATATGTTGCCTGCATTAGTTATAACCTGATTATCTATAATCAATTCACTATCATTAACTATACCGAACCCTGCTTCCAAATTAGACGTGCCGTCTTGTTTCGGGGTAGTAATCCCTGCGTCATACGGAATAGAAAATGTATTACCCCCAGCTGGTGTCGCGGTAGCGGTTAGCTTAGAAGTATTATATACATCTACTCCCAAGTCAACCGCCAGGTAATCCGGAGCAAGGATTGTTACAGACCTTTGGTCAAAACCTCGCACAGTACCCGTATCATCCCGCTGAAAGGTTTCTCCGATTAACTTCTCCCCCTCGAAGCTTATCGTAAATTGCCCCCGAGGAGTGTCATCGGATATTAAAATCTGGAACGAGAAAGACGTATTACTATTCTTGGAAATTGCCCCAACTGTTATATTTGGATCGGAGACAGAAAGTATAGAAAGAGATTCAAGGGGTTCACCCACACTAACATTAACGTTACTATACTGAGCCCCAGCAGAAGAAGAACGAAATGTGTTCGGGGAAAAGTTAACCGACGGAACGGTTCCCTCGGACTGAATCTGTATAGAGGACGTTGAAGAGGAAGCGCTCCTGCCGTTCGACTGCTTAAAAACAGAAACGCTCATTGTCCCACTGGTGTAATTACTCGCATTTTCTCCGGAGACCACAAATGGACCAGAATTAATATCAGCAGGTATTGTTACAAATTTCAAAACATAACTTTTTGAATAATTATGGTTATCAAAATTGGAAGCAGTAACATTAACATCAACGCTCTCTCCTGTATTATTTATTATATTATTGGAGTTGGGGTAGCTAAAACTAAGAGAGACAGAAGGGGCTGAATTATTTGTTATAATATCATTGTCAGCAGCATAAGATTGAGATTGGTTGCCTGTTATATCCTGAACAGTTACGTTAAAACTCTTCGCCTGAACACTATTCGATGCGCCGCCGATAGTAACATTAAACTCGTAGTCATAAGTGCCGTCTCCGTTGTCATTAAAGTTAGGATTGTTAACAGTCTTTGATTGAAGGGCTCCGCCCGAAACAACAATCTTGCCGATCTCTTTTGAGGACTTAACGTACACCCTTGCGGTATCGCCATTTTTAGCCTCGGTCTGTGAATGAGACTGATTGCCGTCGTGTGCATTAAACGAGGTCTGCCCGTAAAAAGTTCCAGTATCCGTTCGGTTTACAAACTTTGCTTCAAGGACCTGGGGAGGAGTATCCTTCTCAAGAGAAAGGTAAGTCTGCCTGCCTCCGTTTTTAAATAAATATGTTGTAGGCACTGAACAGTCCAGCCTAAGCGTAGTATTAAAAGAATAGCCGTTGCTATTTGTTGACAACTGAGAAAAATCAACATCCTGATACTGAGGGTCTTCGCCGCTAACAGCATAACTTATGGAAGGCTTGAACGTCTGAGCATCTCCCCTTTCTACCAACAACTTAACATCTACCTGATCACTAGCGGTTTTGACCTTTCTTACTACAGCCCCACTGAACTCAGACTCCAAGATTTCCTCGACCCCGCCAACAGCGGTTACGTTAGTTACAAAAATCGGCCCGGTATTTATCCCCCCAGACGACTCCCCAGAGGAACCGCCAGCGTCAGACCCAACAATATCCCCAACAACAATTTGGTCAAAATAACCAACCTGCCCCCTAAATATATGCCCGCTTATATCTCCACTCTCAGACGTAAAGTCTACTATCTGAGAGATTCTCGTATCGCCAATAACCGTCAGATCACCCTGAACGGTTAGATTATCCTGAAAATCCTTATGACCAAAGACGTCCTCGTCGCCCGAAAGGCTCACGAAGGTCCCTAAGGTGCCCTCCCCAAAAGGATTTTTCTGGATAAATTCAGCCATTAGAAATCAGTAAATGTAGCAGTTGCGGTTACTCTTCCCCCTACCTGCGAAGACGCGCCTATACTTTCGTTATGGTTTAGTAAAAACTTCTCCCCGCCAAACATAAAAGTTTGGCCAGGTGGAATATATAATTCGGACACAACCTTTGATTGGTTTCCTGGATCAACATCCTTGCGAATGGTTACGTCGCTCCACACTGCTGGCGCAGACCCAGGAACGTCTGCTGGACTTGACTCAGATATAGCTTGCCACGCCTTAGAATCATGCCTCACACGGTCATCGATTCCATACACGCCGCCATTACCCCCGTCGGCAGCCCACGGACTTAGGTCCGCAGGATTGAACCCTATCGCCTGAGCGACAAAAAGATCAATAGTTTCTCCCTCTGTGGTAGTGTTACAGAAATATATTCCTAAGTTTGCGTATTTTTGGCTGCTGGGTGCGGAAATAATTTCTGTATATTCATTACTTACTACTATATTTTTAATCATCTTCTGCCCTCTGCTGACTATGATAGTATAGGGCTGACGGGTATATCGCCAGCTCCTTGTCTCCGCTAATGCTTAATATCTCTGGGAGAATATCAAGCCCCTCTATATTGGAGTTGTCGCTAATACAAGCCTCCGCTATAGATTCCCACTCGTCCAAGCCACGGGAGCACACGATTGACTCGCATAACTCCCCGGCCAACTCTGTTTGTTTTTTAGTTAGTCTCTTTTTCTTGCTTTGTGCCCGCAGCCCTCTTTTAATAAAGGAGCTCAAGCTCTCGATCTTATAAACTATCTCTTGGATATCCTTTCGGCTTACCTTTTCGCTAGCTGCTCGCTGTTGAGGAATTCCTCTAGTGCCTGCAGGCCTACCCACCTCATTGGGCGTGCTTGGCTGGCCTCCAGATGGTTGCGTAGGAGTTTTCTGCTCGGATATTCTCTCCTTTAGATCGCGCTCCTCCTCTGCTCCGGGAGCCTCAACTGCGGGAATTCCTCCAACCAGGGGATTGTATAACCCCTTCTTCCTCTCCTCGGAGAATATCTCTTGGGCTTCCTTTAGCTCACTTGAAGGCGGATATATTCCAGTTTTAATAGCGTCAATGCCTTGCTCTGGAGTGAGTATGCCCAGTTCAAGCAGCCTAGTAGCCACCCTTTGCAACTGCGCCTCATCCTTAATGTCTATCTCCTCGAATTTAGCTTTGGGATATTGCCTAAACCCTAGATTCTGGCAGACCATCTTGATCTGTTTTTGGAGAAAATCATTCAAGAAAGCGTTTCTAGATTCCTTAAGGCGTTCAAGGAATATTTCTGCCTTGACCTGCGTATTACTATAACGCTCGTCACCAACAATTATATTCTGAAGGCCCTCCCTAATATCTTGATTGACAATTTGATACTTGTCCGGACCCACAACCTTTCTTAGATCAGGAATAATGAAGTCGGCCTTAGTGGTATAATCTCCAACAAGAACTCTTCCCACACTCTCGTTCTGAAATAGGCTTTGCATTGCCTCAAGGTTGCGGGGGTTTATTCCTCCGTCGTCAGGCTTGGCTCCCATGGTAATTAATAGAATGACATTTTCAATTGTCCGGCATATAGCTTGGTCAATCTTCTTGAGTTCTATTTTATAATTAATATCATCCAGCACAGGGTAACCAAACGGAACCGCAAACGGCTCATAGTCTTGCTTCTTATAGAATGAATAAACTAATTTTTCAGGATCAAGGGATATCTCAACACCCTCCTTCATATAGGATCCGTCCTTAATTTTTTTCTTTAGGTCAGAATCCAAGGATTCAAAAACCTGCTCGTCATAGTCCGTTTTAGGATTCGCCAACCTCTCCAGGTCGTACTCAGAGAGAATCTTAAAATACTGCCCCTCACTAAATGAGGTGGACCGCGCGGCAGTTATATCGTATGGATTCAAAAAGATATACTTCAACGGAATCCCGCCAGGGGAGATTCCTCCGTAAACCTTGCTCATTTTAGCGAAGTCCTCTGCTGTGAACTTGCCATCAACTCGGTACATGAAAACATTACCAGATCTGTAATACTCGCGAAAATATTGATCTCTAACCGTCCATAGGTTAATCTTATCAAACCACTTATATACAAAGTCCCTTGATTTTTGGTTGCCTCCCTCAAGGTGGATATTAGAATTAGCAAATTCAGACATAATGTCTATTGCATTTCTAAATATTGATATATTGGCGTAAGCCTTCTGGCACAGCTCTATAGCATTTCTAACGGAGACGCCGTCCGAACTAAACTCGAACGGGAGAAGTCCAGACTCTATATTAGAGAGCCTTTTCTTCTTGTCTCTTTTATATATACTATTCCTTCTTCTTGGATCACTTAAGGACTCCCCTTCGTTCCTGGCGGCTGAAGTTGTCGATTTAAATGACCCAAGAGTTTCTTCGGTATAATAATTTTCCCCAGCAAATATTGGTGGAAGAAAATCCTGGTCCAGATTTTGACCAGTCTCACTTGGAGGCTTGTTAAACTGATCCCAGTACGAAGATTTCTTGGTATATTTTCGCTTTTTCACGATGATTACTTTACACCTATAATAACCCAAAGTCGGCCAAAAGTCTAAAAGTCGACTTTTCAACTTTCACAACACCCTCGCTTTCAGTAATTAATGAAAAAAATGTCTATAAAAAACTTACATTCCAAAGAACCTCCCCCGAAAGGGGTGTAAATAAGCTCAATGAGGGTAGCAATCACAGCAACACTAGACTACAGTTTTTTCTCCAACGGGCTAATTCAGAATATTATATCCCTATATGAATTACTAGAGAAGTGTGGATTCAAGGTTTCCCTGCTTGATTTCGGAGACAAAAGCAGAAGTGGCTCGACCCATGCCCATAATAAACTAAACAAGAAAAATATATTGCGCTGGGGCGAATTCACCAGGAAGCAACAGCACTTTGATTTAGTTATATGCGCAGGAGTATCCCTCGATGAAAACTTAAAAGATTCGCTAACCAAAGCCAACCCCAAAATAAAAACAGTGGGAGTACATTACGGCAATAATTTAATTAACCTGATGTGCGAATGGTTTTCAAAAGTCCCGCCCAAAAGGATTTCCGGGCACCCCGACTGCCCCCCGATGAAGCTTAGGCATGAAAAACTATACGAAGAAACGTGGATCTCGGAACATTATCTTTTCGCAAAAGAATTTTATGAATACACAGACGAAAGCCCGGTCCGCACAATGCCCTATATATGGAGCCCCAGTTTTATTGAAGGGGAGGCAATAGACCACGGAATTAATATAAACTATATTCCAGTCAAGAAACCCAACTTAGCCGTGGTCGAGCCTAATATAAATATATCAAAAAGCTTTTTAATTCCGATGCTCGCAATTTCAAGCGTCCTAGAATCCAGCCCAGACATATTTGAACATGCATGTATTTACGGATCGGATTCCTTTTTTAGGAACAGAGAGTTCCTTAAGGAATGGATACACGACTGCACGTCGCTCGGAGAAAACAAAGACCGATTCACATTCTTCCCCAGGAAGCCCATTCCAGGCATTATGCACGTGAAAAATCCAGCAATAATAAGCCACCAACACTTAAATGAATTAAACTACACACACCTAGAAGCCCTGTTTTGCGGTTACCCATTAATACATAATTCTCCCCCATTTAAAGAGTTTGGATATTTCTACGAAGGCTTCAACCTTCTGGAAGCCGCAGAAAAAATAAAAGAAGCAATAGAACAGCACAACGACAACCTTTCAGCATACTTAGAAAAAGGGAAAGAAGCCGCCTGGAAGTACAGTCCTGAAAATCGAAGCAATATTGAGTGCACTAAGAAGCTGGTACTAGATTTGTTTAAATGAATATTGCAATAACGAGCCTACTCCACAGAAACCCGTGGAAATCAAGACAGAAGCAGTCAGCCGTCAACCTATATGATTGTCTTCAAAACTTAGGTTGTAAAGTTTTTTACATAACCCCTTCAACGGATTACCAAAATTTCAACAAAGACCACGTCGGCTACCCAGAGCGGGCTATGACAAACAAGGGTGCACCCAAGGTAGATATACTGATCATCCACGGCTACGTTCCCTCGGAAAAATTCTTTAATGAATTTTTCAAAGTAAACAAAAAAACCAAAATCATTCACAACTATCTCGAAAACCCACTTGAAGAACTCTCTTGCGGACTGTCCTCCAAAGAAAAATTAAATATTTCAAAATTCACCGAAGAGCTCTGGCTGCCACCCCACCACATAAGTAAAAAAAACCTAATGGAGTCACTCCACCCTTCGGGTTGCGAGGCAAAAGAGTCTCCTTACTTATGGAGTTCATTTTTCATAGATGAAGCGTCTCGACAAAAAAAGGGAAGAACCCTACGGTTTAACAAAGACAGGGCCGGGGGAATATCAATCCTAGAGCCAAACATCTCCTATATAAAAAATTTCATCATTCCCATTTTAGCTAGCGAAAAAGCAAATCTCAAAAGCCCGGAGGCGATCAATACAGTAAGCGTCTTCAACACGCAACACCTTAAAAACACAGAATTTTTGCATTCGATTACCTCAGGAATGTCGATAAACAAACAAAAAAAACTCTATTTAAGCAACAACTGGGAAGCTCCAGACATATATAGCCGTTGCGGACAACACATAATTTCCCACCAAGTAGACAGCGAACTTAATTATCAGCACCTAGAAGCCCTATACTTGGACCTTCCGCTTATACATAATTCAAAAACAATATCATCCACGGGGTATTATTACAAAGATAGCGAAATAGAGCTTGCAGCAAACCAGTTAATAAATTCCATCCTTCACCACACGAACAACTTAGGAGAATACAGAAACGCCTCAAGGGAGCTAATCTCTATCTTCTCCCCAGGAAACAAGCGAAACCTGGACATATATGCCAGCTTGATTTTTGAAAAATAAAAGTTCCCACAACTTGATTTCCGAATGTAACTATAGACAACTATGGCAAAGAAAATACTTGCCGAGGAGTTCAGCCTAAATAGTTACGATCTAAAATTAGACGGCAACAATAAGTTGCAGTTCAATAGCGTAACACAAGCTGACGCAACAGACATTAGTTCTATCGATACTCGTGTCTCTAAAGAAACATCCCTAAGGGACTCAAAGGTTAAAAGCATTGACACTCGTGTTTCCACGGAAGTCTCAACCAGAGGAAAAAAAATCGACAGCCTCGATATTAGAGTTTCTCTTGAAACCTCTACCAGAGGAAAAAATATCGACAGCCTCGACACTAGAGTTTCTCTTGAAACCTCTAATCGTGGAGTGGCAATCAACAGCATCGACACAAGGGTGTCTTCAGACATCAAAAGTCTCGACGAGCGCTTGACGGACGAAGAAAATACGACGAAGATTTTAGCGAATCAAGACGTAACGAACGGCGCTTCAAGCCAAGCAGTAAGCCTTGTCGGCCTTGGATTTGTAGAAAATTCGGAACCAGTGGTCGTTGGAATGCTTCGAAGCACCGACTCCGACGATCCTATCGTTGCTTGCATGCTCTCAGGAGCCGCATCGCACTCAACTGCAACATTCTTGTTCTCAGACGAGATTCCTTCCAATAATTATAAGTTAGACGTTATCCTAACAAGATAACCTTAAGTTTCAATGGCCAGTAAAATACTAGCAGAGGAACTTCAGTCGGGCTCTTATAGCCTGAGTACTAACGAAAGTAACGGAGGGACAGATATAGGCGCTATCGAAGAATTCGACAGCACCTCAGCCTACTCCGCTAACGATAAAGTTAAATACCGCCCTAACGCCAGCACGGCATATTCCGTATACAAAATCAATTACGACATGCCCGCAGACAAGCTTCCCGCAAATGCGCCGGAGGCTGACGAATGGACCGGAGCTAACACCTATGACGCAGACTCGGCGTACTCCGCAGGAGACAAAGTCAACTACTTAGGAAGAGGCTATATGGCTCACGCTGATCATGACGCAAGTAACCACAACATTTCGAACGCTGCCCACTGGGGGCTGGCGAGCGCAATGTTTACCAACATTACCTTGCGTATAGATGGGTTTAACGATGGAGATATTGCCGATACACGGACAGTTGAAAGTCTTAACGTTAGAATTGCGAATGAAGAATCAGCGGACGGCGTAGCCAAGGAGGTATTCTCCACAGAAGATGGCTTCGCAACAAATAAGACCAGCATCGACGTACGGGTTGCGCTCGAAAAGACCACTCGCGAAAGTGAGGTCAGCAGTACAGAGGACGACATCGAAGCTGAGAAAACCGCTCGCGAAAGTGAGGTCAGCAGTACAGACGACGACGTCGAATCCGTCACGAGCAATCGTGGCAGCAAAGTGACCTCGGTCGATAACCGGTGGTCATCCGAAGTGTCAACATGGAATTCTTCCCTTTCTGAAGAAGAGGGTACAATGACGTACATCGAGGGCATTCCCTTGACTAAGCCTGACTCAAGCCCCAGCAATGGGACAACCTTAGGGTCTGGATCTGACGACTACTCAATCAACGCTGACGGGAACGTGGTTACTATCACCTATCCCTCCAGGACCTTTGGGGTAGATCCAACCAGCCTTACCGCCTTCGATGATGAAGGAACTTACGTCAAAGGCGACCAGGTTTCCTACGACAGCAAGTCATGGCAGGCCCTAAGCGACCATGACGGATCACAAGGAACCACTCTCGATAACCCAGGCGACACCGCCGGGGAATGGGAAAACATCACCAATAAAACGGTTCCCGCCGCAGTTGCATCCTTAAGGATGACTGCCGCTGGGTTCGCCGCAGGTGCACCAATGCTTATGTGCATGGGGCAAGGAACCCCTACAGCGACACAGGCAAGCTTTGTTCTTTCGGCCGCGCCGGAAGAAGACAGCCACTACGTGATGGATGTAGCAGTTGCTATGTAATAGTCTCACTAATTAGAATATAATTAAATTCTAACATTTTTAGCCCCCCATTGGGGGGCTTTTTTTGTGTAAACCCAACCATGGGCATATTTGACATTTTCCGCAATTGGCAAAAAAATGAGCTCGGCCAGTTCTCCGAGAAGAAGGGACAAAAGAAAAAGAGCAAGAAATCCTCAAGCATAGACCCCGAAAAAGCAAAGATCATGCGAAAACTCAAACATAAATCGAAATACCTTGAGCTAGAATACGAGGAAGCGAAAGAGATTCTAGAGATCGCTAAAACCGAATTCTTTACAAGCATACAAGAGTATTGCCAAGCCAACCCCGAGGCAAAGAACCCTCTTTGTCCCGTCGAGCCCAACAAGAAAAAAGACAAAACAGACATGGATTTCCCCGACGAACTAAAAACAATCTATCGTGAAATAATTAAAGCGACACACCCAGACCACCACCAAGAGGGTGACGAAGAGGAGCTAACAGAAACATTGATTAGCGCAACACACGCAAAACAAGAAAACAAAATAGAAGACCTAATCAATATATCCTTCGACCTAGATATTGATATATCAAACATTAGCCTAGACCTTATAGAGGAAGTGGAAAAGGGTTTAAGAAAAAAAGAAATTAAAATAAAGAAAATGAGAAAAAATAATGCGGTAGTTTGGTATTATGCTCCGCCGGACCAACGGAAAATATTTATCGAACGCATTTGCCCCATTAAAAAAGAAGAATAATTTGCCTTGACATTTATTCCATTTAATGCTAGAATCAACGCGTGAATGACAAAACAGGAGAACTTTTAAGCGACAATATCGCTGGAGTGAACAGGATCTTGCCCCATAAACACAAGTACGCCTGGGATCTCTTTATAACTAGCTGCGCCAACAACTGGATGCCTACAGAAATATCCATGCAGGGCGACATACAACAATGGAAAAATGACGAAATCACAGAAGATGAAAAACTCCTCGTCAAGAGGTGCCTCGGATTTTTTGCTGGAAGCGAGTCTTTGGTTGGGAATAACCTGCTGCTTTCTGCTTTCAGATTTGTTACGGACGCTGAGTGTCGCCAGTATATTTTGCGCCAGGCTTTCGAGGAAAGCCTTCACAACCTTACTGTCGTTTATATATGCGACAGCCTGGACCTGGACATTGAAGAGGTTTTTACTGCCTACGAAACAATCCCAAGCATTAAAGCAAAGGACGATTTCCTCCTAGAAATTACAACCGACATCACAAGGCAGGAACTTAACTACAAAACAAAAGAAGGCAAACAGGAAATACTCAGAAACCTTCTTACTTATTATATAATTTGCGAAGGAACCTTCTTTTTTAGCGGATTTGCCATGATGCTCGCACTAGGCAGGCAAAATAAACTCCAGGGGATATCCGATCAAATAAAATATACTCTAAGGGACGAAAGTTCCCATATTGCGTTTGGTGTTTATTTAATAAACACAATCATAGAGCAGAATCCCGGAATCTGGACTAAGGCAATACAAGAGGAATTCGTAGACCACATGAAAAAGGCTGTGGACCTGGAGATTGCATATGCTCACGACGTATTGCCTACGGGCATTTTGGGTCTCAACGCAGAAATGTTCATTGACTACATGCATTACATAGGCAATCGGCGACTGGAAGCTATCGGCTTAGACTATCGGTTTCCCGGAGACAAGAACCCATTCCCCTGGCTAGGAGAGGTAGTAGACGTGCAGGCTATGGGCAATTTCTTCGAAAGAAGGGTCAGAGAATACCAGCAGGCAGGAACGCTTGAAGATGATTTTTAGTTAGACAAAAAAGGCATCAAGGTGTATATAACATACATCATGAGTCACATAGATTACCCCAATAATAACAACCCCAACAATTCGCCCGCGCCCAATTACTCAAGCCAATCGGCGTTTGTTCCCGGGCTTGCTAAAGGTGACAGGGGTTACTACGGTAACGATAATGGAGGGGCTTATTCAAACTCAAACAGCGCAATAGCTCTTTTTGCGGCCGTGCAAAACCTAACCGCTGGAGATCACTCCCCCCCAGGAAGCAAATTAAACGAATGGTTGGACGTCACGAATTCCGACACATGGGCCGACATTGGGATTGCGCCCCCAGCCAACTGGAGAGAGGTTACCCCTACGTATAGCCATACAACAAACTACCCCCCGGCGACATTAGTTCAGTACGTTGAGTCCAGAGGCAAAACTGGATGGTTCGATAGGGACGAAAACGGAAACCTAGTTACTAGACTTCTTAAAAACAAGCCCGCAAACTCAAACTTAAAAATATGATTTTTTCATTTGGATATTTAATTTCAGCGCTAGCAATTTCCGGAATTGCTGCATATTTCAGCGTTGTTGGGCTGGCAACCATTTTTCCCGGGGCAATCGGAGCTGTCATAATCATGGGGGGAGTACTTGAAATAGGAAAAATCATAACGGCCATCTGGTTACATAGAAACTGGAAGACAGCACCACTTCTAATTAGAAGCTACCTTTGTTTTGCGGTATTTACGCTCATGGGAATTACTAGTATGGGAATCTTTGGTTTTCTCTCTAAGGCCCACATAGAGCACCAGGTTACAACCGAAAAGACCCAGGCCCTCGCAGCCCAAGTAGAAAATAAAATATCACGAGAGAAAGACTACATAGCCAGGCAAAAAGAATATATTGAAAACCTTGAGTCCAGAACAAGCGAGAGCGCCTCTGACATTCGCATCGACATTGATCAAGAAAACGCCAGAATTGCAGACATCACCGAGCAAATGAATAAGGATATAGCATTCGAACAGGGAAGGATTGATGCCGCGAACAAAAAGATTGCAGAGATGAAAGCTGAACTTGCAGAGCTAGAAGATAAGGCCGGAGGACTATTCAGCAATAAAAAGAAAAAAGTAGAAGAACTCAAGGCCCTCCAAAAGGAGCCACTAGAAAGTCTGGCCTCAGAGATAGCGACATACAATAAAAACATCACAGATTTTAGATCCGAAGCCCAAGCGGCTATAAAGAAAATCGAAGATAAAAAAGACGCCTTCAGACAAAAAACCGAAGTAAAAGGCGAAAGCTTGGCGCCGGAAATAGAAGAGCACAGTAGAAATATAGCGGCAGCATATAATAAAATAGATGACCTTGAAAAGGAAAAGTTCAATTATCAAGATAACGCAAAAAATCTCGAGGCAGAGGTTGGTCCCGTTAAATACGTCGCAGAACTAATTGCTGACCTTACGGGAGTTGAATTCGATATATCCCAGGCAGTCAGAATAGTCATTGTTATCTTAATTTTTGTCTTTGATCCGCTAGCTATCCTCCTGGTTATCGCTGCCAACATCAGTATAGCCAAGCATTTTCCGCAACATACTAAAGAACTTAAATCCCTTCAGTCTGAAGTCGACAAGCTAGATTCCCTAAAGCTGGAACTCAACGAAAAGAATGACGAAATCACAAAAGAAAAAGAACGTCTAGCGTCGGAAGAACACGCGCTTTCTAAAGAGGAAAAAAGAATAGAGAAAGACCTCTGCATGGCGGGAGAAGTTCTCTTGGCGCTTAAAACAGACATTGACAACCAAACGCAAAAAAAAGAAGACATAAACAAGGATATCCTTGCTGCAAAAAACTCCCTCAAGGAACTTAAGTCTAACGCCGATAAAGCCAAATCAGACCTTTCCCAGCAGGAGCAGGAAATAAAGGCCAAGTCCAAGGCTATGGCAAACAAAACTCAAAAATTAAAAGAAGACAAAGCCGCCGCCATTAAGGCTGAGGCAAAAATTAACGCCATTACAGCGAGCACAGAATCCCAGCAGAAAGAATACCAGTCCAAGATAGACGGACTGCAAGAAACAATCGATGAGCTCATGGCAAGCAAACTCAACATAAAAGAAGAAAAGCTTCAACTAGAAAAAGAGCGCGACGCAATCAAGGCAGACATAAAGATTCAACGAGACCTAATTTCCTCACTAGAGAAAACCTATAAAAAGGCATCCAAGACAGGAGGGATTAAAGACGCTTTCTCTAACTACGACCTCTATGAAGTCGTCACAAACATGGAAGACGGCAACAAATTACTATCGATCAAAGACTCAAGGGAGCGCGTACATCAGTTCATTATCCCCACCATGTATGCAAAGGTAACGCACGAATACTTCCATCGCGTGGTAGAGTCGCTAGAATCAATTTTGGACCCCGACGATCTACCACACGAATACGCAATAGAGATTGCAAAATACATTAGAGGCCCACGCCCGAAATATAAATGCTTGACTTAATTTAAAAAATAAGCTAAACTATAACGGTGAATAAAAAGAAGGTTCTAGAGAGGCTATTACCAAAATCAAGCCTCACTTCTCGCGGAGACTACTTCAAGCAATACGCAATCTTTAACTCTCTATTTAAAAAATACAACAATGAGAGGTTTTGGTCTGTGGTAAATTTCGGAGATAAACTAACAAGTCTTTATTTTTTCAAAACCCCATTCGGAGGAGAACTTCTCTTAAAAAAATACCAAGAGTTCTGCTATAGGCCCAAGGGCAAGGATCAAAAGTATTCCCTTGGAAAAAAATCCGGCAAAGATGTTTCAATCCCAATAGTCAACAAAACAACCCGAAAGTTTCTTAATGAGTAAAGTAACCGCACTAAACCAGATACAATCGTTTCTGGACGATAAAAATAATAAAAAATACCACTTCAACAACTTTGAAGAATTGGACTACAAAATTCCATCTGGAAGCCTAAACCTAGATATAGCACTGGGAGGAGGGCTAACGTCTGGCGCACATAGGTTTACAGGAGTTAATGAGGGAGGAAAAACAAGCTGCGCACTCTCCTTCGCAAGGAACTTCCAGAACTTATTTGAAAAAGACGGAATGGTAATCGTGATTAAAAGCGAGGGCCGCCTAAGTAAAAGCCTACTAGATCGCAGCGGCATAGACACATCTCCCTCGAAATTTTTTGTATTAGACTGCAATATATTTGAAAAAGTATTTGAACTTATACGGGACCTAGTTTACAATAACGAAGAAAATAAGAGGTATATGTTTATAGTGGACAGCGTTGATGCCCTTTGTAGGATTAACGATATAGATAAATCTTTCGATGAGCCAGAACAGGTCGCCGGAGGAGCTCTTATTACTTCGGTCTTTCTAAAAAAAATGGTACTCCCAATAAGTAAAATGGGGCATACCCTAATCCTTACTTCTCAAGTAAGAGTGGAGGTTTCAACCAATCCTTACGCATCAAGGGGAGGGCCAAAGGTTAAACAGGCGGGCGGAAACGCGATCAAACATTATGCTAATTTTATTCTTGAATTCGAAGAAAGATACAATTCAGATATAATGTTCACAAACCCCTCTGCATCAAAACTAGAAGACAAAGGGGACCCAATAGGTCATTATTGCAAGATTCGATTTCGCAAAAGCGTTAATGAAAAAACTGGGGCTCAAGTTAGGTATCCCATTAAATATGGAAGAACGGACGGAAACTCTGTCTGGAAGGAAAGGGAAATCGCAGACATGATGTTTGTTTTTCAAATGGCAATAAAGAAAGGCGCATGGATATCCTTCTCAGAGGACCTCGTAAAAGAACTTGAGTTAAATGAAATTGAACACGAAGCCAAATTCCAAGGTGAACAAAAGTTCTTACAATACCTTGAATCCAATGAAAAGCTTTGTGATTTCCTCTACGAAGAGTTCAAGAAATTTAGCAATGCGATTTAAAACCATCCAAGGGTCTCTTAAAAGGCTATCCAAGCCTCACAAATACATAATTGACTGGGAAAAAGAAAGCAGAAGCAAACTACAATTCCAAGTCAAACAATTACTGAAGAAACACTGGAAGTCTCATGTGGTTTTCGAAGAATTTCCAGTCGCAGGAACCAAAATGTCCCTCGACTTTTATAATGCAAACAAGAAAATAGCGATAGAGGTCCAGGGGAAACAACACACAAATTACACCCCTCACTTCCACGGCGGCAACCAAGCAAACTTCCTATCCCAAAAGAGAAGGGATTATCATAAAAAAATCTTTTGCGAAAAAAACGAAATTAAACTTATTGAGATACATGAAGGAGAAGATATTGGGGAAAAACTTATCAAAAGTGTATTATATAAATAATGAGCAACGAGGATTTAAACCCTAACGCACTACCCGAATTCCAAATGCCAAGGAATTTATTAAATCAAATCTATGAATTCACAGGCTCCACGGAGCAAAACAAAGGATTCATTCTTGGCTTTGTGGACCAAACAGGATCTCCTCAGATAATCTCACATGCATCTTCGCCTATTATTGAAATGGGAATCAGGAAGGCTGTCGAAGAATATTTATCTGAGTTTGGCGGCATAGTTTTGCCGGGAGTGGACCCAGAAGAGCAAGAGTAAAAATCTTGACACAGGGCCCACTTTGTGATACCATATAAAACAATATGATTTATTCCTATGAATGCGAGCAACAATTACTTGCCGGCTTAATAAAACATCCAAAAATTTATTCAGAGATTGCCACCTTCATTTCCGAAGAGGACTTCTTCAGTCAATCCAGCCTAGTTAACAAAACTATTTTTTGCGTCCTAAGACAGTCCCTTAGCGCAGGAGAGCAAATAGATGAAGTGATCCTCTCCGAAAGGGTTCAGTCGCTCGGAATATCATTTGAGGACAACCTAAACCTCTCGGACTATATCAAGGCTCTTGCAATGAGAAAAGTTTCTGCGTCTTCCCTTATGGACACCGCTAGAGAGCTAAAGAAACTAACCGTCAAGCGAGGACTGTGCGACGCGGCAACGGATATTGTTGAAAAAATAACAGCCCTACCCAATACCACTCCTTACGACGAAATCGTACAGTCCGCAGATCAAATTTATAACGATAAAATTAATCTATATCAAGAGGGGTCTGACGCCCCCGAAAATATTTTTGAAGAAATGGAGCAAACCATAGAGGCTAGAGGGAACGATCCCGTATCCGAATTTGGTTTCTTGGGTCCCCACGACTCCATAAACAATCTTTATGGATCACTCCTTAGGCCTGGAAACATCACTGTCCTTGTCGCTCGCTCAGGGGTGGGCAAAACCCAGTTTTGCATGGACTTCTGCACAAAAACCTCTGCAAAATACGACAACCTTACAGTGCTCCATCTAGACAATGGGGAAATGAGTAAAGAAGAAATCATGAATCGACAGTGTGCCTCCATGTCTGACGTTCCGCTAAACTTGCTTGAGACGGGACAATGGAGACAAGCCGGAGCTGAGACGGTCAAAAAAGTAAGAGACACATTCAAGAAAATCAAAAACATGAAATTCTTCTACTATAACGTCGGGGGAATGTCTGTGGACAGCATGATAAATACGGTTAGAAGGTTTTACTATTCTAGCGTCGGAAGAGGAAACAAGATGATATTAAGTTTTGATTATATTAAAACTACCTTTGAAAAATTTAACACCAAATCGGAATGGCAAGTTGTAGGAGAAATGGTAGATAAGTTTAAACGCCTAGTTCAAAAAGATATAGTATTCGAAGGAGAACCCATGATAGCCATGATGACTAGTGTTCAAAGCAATCGGGCAGGCATTGTCGGAAACAGGAACTCAGACGCTTTAGTTGAAGATGAAAGCATAGTCTCCCTATCGGACCGCATCATACAATTCTCCTCCCACCTCCTCAGTCTCAGGCAAAAAACCACAGACGAACTTCAAACTGAGCCCGCAGGATTCGGCTCGCATAGGCTTACATGCCTCAAGCATAGACACTTAGGTCCAGAAGTGTATCGAGCGCTCAACCCCATTGAGCTCCCAGATGGATCAAAAAAGAAAAACTTCATCAATCTTGAAATATCAAACTTCAACATAACAGACAAGGGAGATCTTCAGGACATGTCAGATCATATGCTGTTAAATAACGTAGAACTCGAACCCGACAACAACTTCTTTCGTGCGCCAGAAATATCATGAGCCCATCAAAAATACAAGAAACGCTTATATCCTTGGGGTACAAGCTCTCAGACAGAGGGGTGTACTGGCAGACCAACGCCGTATTCAGGAACGGAGACAACCAAACCGCGCTACAAATATACAAAAACACTGGAGTCTGGAAGGACTACGTTCAGGACACCGCCTTCTCCCCCTTCAAGAGGCTGATTGAGGCTACGCTCGGGACTAACGATAAAAGCGTTGTAGATAAATATATCAACGATGAGGATGCCGGCCTACTCTATCTAAAAAAAACCACCGCAGCACCAAAGATAGAAATGGAAGAAATCTACGGAGACGATATGCTAGAGAGGCTACTTCCTCATTATAAATTTTATAACAACAAAGGTATATCCACTGAAATTTTACAAGAACTTAAGGGCGGTCTCGCGACCTCGGGCCAACTCAATCAAAGATTTGTTTTTCCTATTTTCAATGATTTAAACCAAATCCATGGATTCTCCGGCAGGGATATGTTAGCGAACCCAAGCAAGAGCAGACCAAAATGGAAACACATAGGAAAGAAGAAGAATTGGATTTACCCATTTTACGCAAGCGACAAAACAAAGGAAGCCATAAGCGCTAGCAGAACAGTAATACTGGTCGAAAGCATAGGGGACGCATTAAACCTAAAAGAAAACTCCATTGACAATTGCCTAGTTGCCTTCGGTCTCAATCTCTCAGGAAAACTGATATGCCACTTAGTATCGCTATCTTTAGATCAAATTGTGATTGCCTTTAACAACGACTCCGACAAGGCAGACAACAGAGGGCTAACTGCGGCGGTCAAGAGTTACCTTACCCTCCTACAAGTATTTGAAGCCGATAAAATCAAAATCTGCCTGCCGACGAAAAACGATTTTGGAGATATGAATAAAGACGACTTTGCCGAGTGGAAGGCAAAAGCCAAGAATGTCACGAACGTCGATCAAAAACCGAACATCATAAACCTTATATCTGAGCTTGCCCCTCAGGGCAAGATTCCCAAAAAGCTACTTGCACGAAAAAAACTTTTAGAAAAATGAGCGCCAAGAAGGTATATCTCTCAGCCAGCAGAATTAAGACCGCACAACAATGCTCTTGGACCTATTGGTGCAAATATATCCTTAAACTGCCAGACAAATCCAACGACGGCGCCAGCAAGGGGTGGATCTGTCATTTAATTTTTGAGGTGCTTGGAAGAAAAGATCGAAACGACATTTTAAATCTAATACTCTCCGATGGCTCAATATGGGGCGTTCCGGCTATCGAACGTCTAGTACTATACCACGCCAAAAGATTAAACGTTAACACCGACGAACACCTCGGAGAGATCGACAGGATGATACTAAACGGCCTCAATTACGACTTTGGCGGGCAGCACAAGCCGGGACTAGAAAAAGAATTCTCCGAAAAAGACTTCCAACTTTCAGTGGACGAGGAAGGCATTAAGTATAACATAAGAGGCTTCATAGACAAGCTATTCCTCTACGAAGATAAGCGGGCTATAATTAGGGACTTTAAAACCAGTAAGCAAAAATTCAAAGGGAAAGAGCTTACGGACAACATGCAGGACCTAATGTATTGCCTCGCCGTAAAAAAGATGTTTCCAGAATACAAGAGCGTATCAGAATTTCTTTTTCTTAAATTCGATCTAGATCGAGATTTATTCGGGAGCCCCGGCACAGGAGTAATCAGGATGGACGATATTAGCGATGACGCCCTAGAGGGGTTTGAGTATGAATTAACAGAAATCCAAAAATACCTAGAAACGTTTGACTCAAGCAAGGCCACCAGCAATTTTGCGGGGGCACAAGATTACCCCAAGGATGGAACCTTTGGCGGGCCGCTAGCGTGCGGGAAAGATGGATTTAAAAAGTGCAAAGGAGAGAACGTGCTAGATTCCTCCGGAAACCCAATTAAAGCCTTCATATGTGCCTTCAGGAAGCCCTTTAAGTATTATTCTCTTGTAGACGAAGGGGGGAATATTAAAAAAAGTGTATTTATTGATGACCTCGAAGGACTAAAGGAGTCCGCACTCGAAGGAGAAACTATCAAGGAAAAAGAATATGAAGGATGCCCATACTGGAAAAGAAAAGACAGGGGAGAACTATGAACAAGCCCCTTATGTTGGCACCGCGCTCCTATTCAAGAACCTTATTCTTTTAGCAAAAAGAATAGAGATATGTCCACATACAAAAGAACGAGTCAAATACGGCGGGTATTGGTCGATTTTTTGCGGAGCAGTAGAAGAAAATGAAGCCCACTATATCGCTGCACACAGAGAGGTCTTCGAGGAGACTGGCCTAAATCTAGATAAAAAAATGTTTGTGCATCAAGAATTAGTTGAAGACCTACGCCTATATACTTATGAACTTGATGAAATGGTCCACCCTACATTGAATTACGAACACACAGAGTGGGGGTATTTCAAAATAGATCAAATCAAAATAAGCCCCACCCCAATAGACGAAAAAATTGCGGAGAGGATACAGGGCTTCAGGCGGTCTGTGTAATTATAAATAATGAAAAGGAGAACCTTTATAGAGGTTGGCGCAGCAACTGGAATTGGCAGTCTCACCTTGCCCCAATTGCTTGCGTCAAATAAAAGAGCACTTAATGATAATAAATCGATTATCGTTGTTTGGATGAATGGAGGGCCGTCACATCACGAAACCTTTGACCCTAAACCATACGCACCCCAACCATTCAAGGGGCACTTTGAGGCGATCCCTACAGTTGCAGACGGGATACAGCTCCCCGAGCATCTAGTTAAGTGCGCGGACTGCATGGACAAATGGGCCATAATTAAGGGGCTATACCACGACAACAACAACCATAGCTCTGCGCATGAAATTATGCACTCTGGCTACAAAGCCAAGGAGCCTAATCAGCAACAAAATTTTTACCCCAGCATAGGATCAACAATTGCGGAACATGCCAAGAGAGACGGCGAAGTTCCCCCATATGTTGTTATCCCCAACCACAGCAGAGGAACTCGTCCCGGATATTTGCCTCATGAATTCGGGCCTTATGAAACAAAGACTCGCCCTTCTTCTAGCGAAACATACAAAGACACGAATTTCACACTCAACGAATCACTAACCATTAATAGAGTTGACAATAGAGGAGATTTATTAAAATCCTTCGATAACTTTAGGTCGGTTTTAGATAAATCTGGAATGACGAAGTCCATTGATGAATTCAACATAAAAGCTCAAGGACTACTTACTAGCGGGCAAGCAGCAAAGGCCTTCGATATTGAAAAAGAATCTACATTCACAAAAGATTTGTATGGCCCAGGATTCGGCCGTGATTTACTACTCGCAAGGCGCTTAGTTGAAAACGGCGTAAAAATGGTTACCGTAAAAACTCCCTTTGGCTGGGACACTCATCAAGCGAGCGACAAAAGCATGGGAAACAAGAACCTGCCCCAGTTCGACGTGGCGTTTAGCGCGTTAATTAACGACCTTCATTCCAGAGGCATGATGGAAGACGTTATGGTTGTAGCTTGGGGTGAATTCGGTAGAACCCCAAAGATTAATGCCAATGGAGGCAGAGACCATTGGTCTCGCTCAATGGCTGCCGCCATCGCAGGAGGAAAGGTGAGCGGGGGCGTTGTCGCCGGAGAAAGCGACAAAACTGGCTCAGAGCCCATAACAGGAATAACCCCTCCAGACGTACTAGTTACGCTTTATGACCACATGGGAATAAACCCAAAACACAATTACTATGATCACAGCGGGAGACCTCACCCAATAATTAACTCAGGTAGAATACTTACAGAATTATTCGTATAATATAAACAAATGAAAAATAAAAAACTCAAACAACTATCCATTATTAATTTAATTATAGGATATATAACATTAATGCTATTTAGCTTATTAGTAATACTGAACCAACCGACAGAATTGATGGCTGAAGATCAAGACCTTACAGTGGTCAAGGCTTCTGACGAAGATAAAACGGAAGCCCTAGAGCCGCCAGACGAAGTTAGCGCAAAAGAAAAAGAAATAATCTATATAGACGGGCACCCAACAACATATATTAGAGACAATAGTATAGGCGTAGATAGGCTATCAGGTGTAATTATTGATAACGTACCCAACAGACTGGTCGAAAGGGACGACCTAAGGGGTAATATCGCGATAGCAAGAGACACTAGAAATGAAAACCTATTAATAGATAGGCGCGATAATATAATTATTGATGAAACAATTGATAGACACAATTATAGCAATAGGACTGGCGCTAGCGTCGGTGATAGGCTATATGGGGTTCGTAATAACTCTTTTGTTGATAATAAAAACAATAGAAGAGATCGGTTGGTTGAAGACATTGATGCTGGAATTCTAGATAGGAGGCTAAATGAGGCAAACCCCTTCGAGGAAAACACTGAAGAAGTCGGCGAAGACTTTGGATTAGACGGAAACGATTTCGCTGGAGTTACGCTAGCAGAAGACGATGAAGGTGAGTTAGATTTTGATATTGACGATTTCAAAAATGCAGAAATGGGCTCAAAAGGCTACGGAGTCGATAAAGGAAACCTGTACGCCTACAACTACCCCAGCCAGGGCGTTGGAGCTGGTATTGGAAATGCCGGTGTTGGCGCCGCAGCAGGATTTGCGGGCATTGGCGCCGGAGTTGGACAGGCAGTACTCAACGGAGAAACCGTCCCTACCCTAGGAGGAGTAGGAACATCTCCCATCATTCCCGGCAATCTGGAAGTTACCCCCGAAAACGACAGAGACGGAGATGGGCTTCCCGCCTCAGTTGAATCTCAAATTGGAACCAACCCAAACAATGCCGATACAGATGGTGACGGCCTAAGCGATGGAGACGAAGTGTTTAGCTATTCTAACCCCCTAGATAAAACAAGCACCCCCCTCGATTCCGGCTCGGCTCCCCTCCCCCAATTTGGCGGGGTTGGCGGCTTAGTCAGTGGAGCAGGATCAGGTGTTGCGGCCGGCTTGGTAACCGGCATGGTTAAGAAGCAACTCGGAATTGGAATTGCCCCCAAGGGGTGCGCCGAGTGCGGAGGTGAGTGCAAAGGGCACGGACACGGGCACGGACACGGAAAGCACGAATACGATTTGCCGCCCGATGGAGCGTTGCACATTATGATCCATGTCGACGGAAGTGGGAGTATTCTCGCAACCAGGCGCCAGCTGGACATCATGAAGGACACTCTTATGAAGGACGCGCTACTTCCCTACTATAATAATGACGAGTCTCTATACAATAAGAGGGTGACCATTATAGATAACTCGGGAGAACGAACGCTGAGATTCTATACGGAAGCAGCAAAGAAAGACAATGTTCTAGCGATTGCGTTCCAAGATGAAGCGGCCCCCGATTATCACCTACCCAATTTTAATAAGACCCCACAAAATGCGTATAGCGCAGACTTGGGCAAGCTTAGATCGAACCTGAACGGATACGGCGGATTATACAGAGGCATAATGTTCCAAGTGGACAGGGGACGCACTTTTGCAAAGTCGTTCAAGGAGCTTGTCGAGTGCGCGTGGAATGGAGAGGGGTACCTGGAAAAACCGGGGACGAACCTCAAGAAGTATCACAGAGACAACAACCTGCACAATATCAAGAATAAGAACGGAATCGTTTTCAGTGATGAGTATCACGCGAAGTCTGAGGGTGATCCACAATACTATTTGGACTTGATCTTCAAGGCTTCGAAACGAGTGGGTCTGGACCTTCAAGCAAAGGGCGCTGGACTTACGGACGGTAAATATAACCAAAAGATTGATTGACTTTTTGCCTCCCCGACAACACAATATATTGTATGTCAAACAAAAGTAAGGACCGAACACCAGAAGAGATAGAGGCTAATGTCGAAAAATTAAAAGCCGAAGCATCAAAAGCTCAGGCTGAAGCTCGGAAAGTTATAGCTGAAGCGGATACCGCAGAGACAAGAGCTCAAAAGGAAAGGTTTGAGTTCGAAAGGTATCAGGAAGAAAGAAAAAAAAGGCTTTCCGTTGATAGGGAAAATCGCGTATATCGATTCAGTGGTGGGGTAGATAAATCCTCAGTTGAAAAATGCAGAGACGCCCTAACTGAATGGTCGAGATGCTCTCCAGGGTGTGATATAGAAATTGTATTTGCCTCCCCTGGCGGAGGAATAACTGCGGGGTTTGAATTATTTGACTACATCCAGCAATTAAGATTTGCGGGTCACAAAATCACAACAGGATCTTTAGGTATGGCTGCATCTATGGCGGGCATATTGCTTCAAGCTGGCGAACATCGCTGGATTGGGCACCAATCTTGGATACTAATACATCGGGCAGCCTTTGGGGCCATTGGTAAAACTTTTGAAATTGAAGATGAGGTGGAATTAATTAAAAGAATTGAAGAAAGGATAATTGAAATTTTCACCTCTAGATCAAATCTTACAAAATTAAAAATTAAAAGAAATTGGAACAGAAAAGATTGGTGGATAAATGCAGACGAAGCGCTAGACATGGGTCTTGTTGACGAAGTTAGAGGCAAACTGCCAGAGGGAAAAAACATCGGCGGCTAGCGGACGATTCCGTTCTAAAGTCCATTCCTAAAACACACGCCCCAGCAGACAGGGGCAACAAAAGCCAAGGTTTCCTCACCTAGACATACATTAACCTTGACAATTAAGCTTAAATCGGGTAGACTATATACAATTCCGATTAAGATGATTCCTCTATTTACTTCTCACTACAGCATTGGCAAAAGCATATTAACGCTCGACCACCCAGACAAGCAAACCGAGGGCGGCTCAACCAGCGTATTTAGTATCGCTCAAAAGAACAACCTAAAAGAAATATTTTTGGTAGAAAACTCACTGACCGGATTTCCTCAGGCGCTCACGATATCAGCGGAGCTAGGAATACAGTTATGCTTCGGCCTTTTGCTCAAAATCTGCGAGCAAGACCATAAGATTATCGTCTTCGCAAAAAACTCAAAAGGATGCAAAAGATTAAATCAAATATACAGCGAAGCGTTCGCGGGAGATAAAGAATGTATCTCAACCGAAAACTTAAAAAAATTCTGGAACAGTAAGGAGCTTATGCTCTGCATACCGTTTTACGACTCTTTTATATATAAAAATATAATGACGTTTGACAGTTGCACGCCAGACCTGTCCGCGTTCAGTCCGCTATTTTTTCTCGAAGAAAACAACCTACCTTTTGACAATCTCGTTCGCCAGAAGGTCGAAGCATATGCCGAATCAAGAGGGCATGACACGCAGTTAGTTAAATCCATTTACTACGAAAACCAAGAAGACGCAGAAGCCTTGCAGGTCTATAAATGCATATGCAGCAGAAGGTTCGGAAAGAGCTCTCTGTCAAAACCGAATCTAGACCACTTCGGAAGTGATGAATTTAGCTTCGAGAGCCTACTTAAGAAGAAAAAATGAAATACAAGCTATACAATTCAGGGAAAACCTTCCTTGACAGATCCCCTATTTCAGGCAGGGGCGTTTTCGCCTCTGAACCCTTTCGCAGGGGAGAACTCATAGAGCAATGCCATTTCATTATACCAGAACAAGATAAAGGCGGCAGAGATAAGGAACTCTTGAGATACATGTTTGCCATAACCAATGAAGAATCAATAAAATCCTCCAAGGAAACATTCCTTAAGATTTTTCTAGGAAATCTAATCGACAACAAGAAGGACGCGGGCAGCGAGCGCTCACAAGCAATAAAGAACTGCGTTGAGCTTGGATATAAATCGCTAGACAAACTATTCGATTCGGCAGTTGTACTCGGAAACGGAATGATATTTAATCATTCAGACAAACCAAATATTGATTATTGTTTTAATGAAGACGACTTCTGCTTCGACTATAATGCATCTAAAGATATACAACAAAACGAAGAGCTCGTAATTAATTACGGCAACCCAGAAAGGGGAGATATAAAATGAAAGAATCGCTATTAAGATTTAAAGACAAACAGAAATATCTTATTTTTGATTATGAAACCTGCAACCTCAACCTCATGTCAAAAGATAATAAACCTTGGCAGCTTGCATTTCTTTTAGTTCAGGGCAATAAAATATTAGACAAAGCCGACTACATACTCTCTTGGCCAGACATCAACGTCTCTAAAGACGCAGCCAGAATAACAGGCTTTTCCTACGCCAAGTATAATAAGAGAAAAAGCTGCCCGCTGAAGGCGTTAGATCACTTCGAAAAATATTTATACGATAAAAAAATCCTAACCGTCGGACACAACATACTCGGATTCGACTTATATATCCACAATATCCACCGCAAGCTTTGCGGGAAAACCTCCGACTACTCATATATAGAAAATACGCTAGACACCGTGTGCCTTGGGAGGGCTATTAAAGCGGGTATAAAGAGGCAGAAGGGGACAGACCTACTATCGTGGCAGTATAGGCTATTAAACCACCGCCAAAAAGGCCTGAAGGTAACACTAAAGCAATGCTGCAAGGACTACGGAATAAACTACAATCCGGAAAAATTGCATGATGCGCTTTACGACATAGAGAAAAACAACGAAGTATTTCAAAAAATGCTATGGGAGGTGGAGGTATGATATCCAACTTCAAAAAATACAAAGACTGCATGCCCCCAGGTGTACTGCTTCCGAATATTAAGATCAATAAGAAATATTACGACGAGCTCGAAATCCCGAGCGATTCATCCAATTTCGACTTCCTTAGACACTTATGCCTAAAGGGAGTAAAAGAAAAAAATATTAACAAGAAAAACGATGACGAAAAGCAGACCTATTATTCTAGAGCAAAAATGGAACTCAAAATCCTTGACGAGCTTGGGTTTATCGACTACATTTTACTTAACTGGGATATTCTTGAGTATTGTCATAATAACAATATTCCTACTGGGCCTGGCCGTGGCTCGGCGGCTGGCTCGCTTGTTCTATATCTGATAGGCGTAACAAAAATAGATCCGGTAGAACATAATCTCTTTTTTGAGAGATTTGTCTCTAAAAGCAGGGCAAAATCCACAGAACATAAGGGAGTAAAATACCTTGACGGAGGACTACTGGCGGATATTGACAATGATATAGCCTACGAGCATAGGCAAGAAGTAATAAAATACATCGAGGGAAAACACCCAAATAGCACTGCAAAGATATTAACTTTAAATACGCTTAGCAGCAAACTCTGCCTTAGGGAATGCGGGAAAATAGTAGGAGAATTAGACGAGCAGGAAATTTCACTAATTACGGACGAGATTCCTAAGCAATTTGGCAAAGTAGACCCTCTTAGCGATTCCTATAATAAAAGCGAAAAAATTAAGGAATGGGCCGACGCCAATCCGCGCATATTCGGTGTTGCGAAAAAACTTGAAAACCTGAACAAGAACACGGGAGTTCATCCCTCCGGCATCGCAATTGCCGCAGAAAATATCTCAAACATATGCCCAATACAAAAGACGAAAGACGGAAGCCTTATTACCGGGTACGATATGAATTGGGTTTCAGAATTAATGGTTAAATTCGACATACTCGGACTTCGAACATTAAGCGTTATCAATACGACCTGCAAGCGAGTGGGCATATCGGCTGAGGACATAGACATAAATGACGAAGGGGTCTATCTCCCGTTGCAAGACCTTCGCCACCCTCATGGGCTTTTCCAAATTGAGGCAGATACAGACTATAAGGTTTGCAAGAAAATTCAGCCCAAAAATATAGAAGAGCTGAGCGCAGTACTGGCAATCGCTCGCCCAGGTGCATTGGACTTCTTAGATAATTATCACAATCACGTTTCCACGGGCAACTTCCAAAGCATACATCCCTTCTTCGACGACATCCTCTCGCACACCGGCGGCATCCCACTGTATCAGGAGCAGTTAATGCAAATGGCCGTAAAGGTTGGATTCACGCTTGACGAATCGGAGCAAATAAGAAGAATAGTGGGTAAAAAGAAAATCAAAGAAATGCCGATATGGAAAGAAAAAATTAAAGATAAAATATCCGAAAACGGAGTTGATAAAGAAGCCGGAGACGTCCTATGGAGAGTGGCAGAAGATAGCGCAAACTATTCGTTCAACAAGAGTCACTCAATCGCATACTCCACTCTATCAGCCTGGACAACATATCTAAAATTCAAACACCCCCAACAGTTCTTCTTGTCATTGCTTCAGATGACTAGATTTGAGCCCTGCCCTCAAGACGAGATTGGCAAAATCAGTCAAGAGCTATCTTCTTTTGGCATTAAACTATTGCCTCCAAATTTGGCAAAGTCAAAAATGGACTTCTCGATAGAGGGTCCAGATATACGCTATGGATTAAATAGCATTAAGGGAATTAGCGAAAAGTCGCTTAAGTCTTTAATGGAATTCAGAAAAGAGAGCGGAACCTCAAAATATGACATGTTCATGTCTGCCAAGCAGGCCGGACTGAATATAGGTACGGTTTGCGCCCTCATCCAGGCCGGAGCTCTCTCCAATTACAACGGCAGCAGGCCGCTGCTAGTATTGGAGGCTCAAGTATTCAACTCCCTGACAGAGAGGGAGAAAAGAAACTTTGTCGAACTAGGCCCAAAGTTTGAGTATAGATTGCTAGATTCTATAGTCCACGCAAGAGACAACGATCTTGTCGGGGACGACGGGAGACCCCTCTTTAAGGAGTCTAGATTTCAGACCTTCAAGAAAAAGTACGAGCCCTATAAGCAAATTTACATAAAAAATAGCAAGTCTCAGAGTTTCGCAGACTGGTATTTTGAGAATCAGCTATTAGGATATTCTTATAGCCAAAACCTAAGGTCTGTATTCTCAAGAAAACCTGAAACATTTGTAAATTATAGCGACTACGAATTAATGGGCAAGAATTCCGCAGGAAGAATTATAGGGATGGTGCAGGATTCTTTTGTGAGGACCAGTAGAAGCGGAAATAAGTATATGAAAATTGAAATTGCAGACGAGAGAGGAGTATTTCAATGCATGCTATGCAATAGTCGAAGAGGTAACAGGCTGGACGAATTCTTGGAAGACAACGACGTTCCAGATAAAAACAGTATAGTAATTGCCTATGGCTCCAAAGGGGAAGACGCCTTCTTTCTGGAAGACATGAAAATTATGGATGAGCAAATTTACATGAAGCTCGCAGACCTCAAATAGTGTAAGTTATCATGATGGAGCACAAACCAAACTTTACCCCCAGAGCGCAGAGGGCAATAGAAATATCAAAAAAAACCGCCAAAGACATGGGCTCGAAGACCGTTGCGCTCGAGCATCTTTTCCTGGGCATACTGCACCTCAAAGCAGGAGTAATCCACGAAGTGCTCTTGGGAGTGGGAATCAGCCCTGCTAATCTTATTACTGCCATTTCCAATAGAATAAAGGAAGAGGCAGTCTTCCACGCCTCTGAAGACACTCCCGAATTTGATCCAAAATTCAAGCAGGTACTAGAAATAGCTGCACTAATTAGCAAAAATTTTGGGCATGATTATGTAGGGATAGAGCACATGCTTTTAGCAATGCTAAAATATGACGGTTCTCCGATTAATGAGTATTTCAAACTCCTCGACATACCCGAAGATCTGATTATTGAACAAATTAAAAACTATTTTCAGCTTACAGTGCCGGAGGTCCCGATCATAGGAGGGTTCCACCCTTTCTTTATAAATCCCCAAGGAAACCCCCAGAACCAAGCAGGGGCAGAGCCCTCCCAGAGTAAGCCCCGGCGCCAAACGATGATCGATAAGTACGGGGTTAATTATGTGGAAATGGCGGCAGATAATAAATTTGACGAAATAATAGGAAAAGAATCCGAAATCCTGGAGGTATGTGAAATTTTATGCAGGAGAATAAAAAACAACCCAGTACTCCTGGGAGACCCTGGCGTTGGGAAGACTGCAATCGTAGAGGGCCTCGCGCAGTCTATAGTAAAAAGCTCCGCACCAGAACACCTGCTTGATAAGCAGATATACGGGATAGATCTAGCCTCTATGATTGCGGGAACCAAATACAGGGGGCAATTTGAAGAAAGGCTCAAAGGAATGCTTGAAGAAGCGATAGAAGACGATAGGATAATTTTATTCATTGACGAGCTGCACACCTTAGTCGGCGCTGGCAGCGCAGAAGGAACAATGGATGCGGCAAACATATTAAAACCCCTCCTTTCAAAAGGAGCCATAAGATGCATTGGAGCGACAACAAACAAAGAATACAAAAAAAGCATACTTAAAGACGGTGCGCTTGATCGAAGATTTCAGCCCGTAACATGCAGGCAACCAAGCGAAAAGGAAACCCTAGAGATACTTAAGGGGGTAAAACATAAATATGAGGAATTCCATTACGTAGACTACGACCAAGAGTGCCTTAAGCTCATAGTAGATTTGGCAGCAAGATACATTCCGTCAAAGCAATTCCCTGACAAAGCGCTAGACATATTAGATCAAGTAGGCGCAAAAGTAAAAATAAAATCTTTTGTCCGGCCTAAGAAAAGCAAGGCAATGGAGCTAGAACTGGAAGACCTCATGAGAGAAGAAGATATCCTACGAGGTCAAGGAATAGATTGCTCAGGAGTAAACAAAAAACAAGAAGACCTTCTAGAAAAATACTCAAAGTCCCTGCAGAACTGGGCAAACAAAAACTTTAAAAACAGAAAACGAATAAGGCCTCAGGATATTTACAGAACCGTCTCCCAACTCACCAACGTGCCCATGGCAGAACTCTCAAGGACTGACGCCCAGAGATTTCTCAACCTTGAAGATAAAATGAAATCAAAGATTATTGGGCAAGACCATGCGGTCGCGACAATCTGCAAAGCAATACTACGCTCAAAATCTGGACTCAGAAATGAGAGCAAACCAATCGGCAGCTTTCTGCTTCTAGGTCAGACCGGTTTGGGTAAAACCTATACCGCAAAAACGATAGCCTCATCCCTTTTTGGGAGTAGTTCTGAAATAATTGCGGTAGACATGAGCGAGTATTCTGAAAAAATTTCCAGCACAAGACTATCGGGCGCTGCACCAGGCTACGTTGGCTACGAAGAGGGTTCCGCGCTAATAGACAAAATCACAAAAAACCCATATAGCGTAGTATTATTTGATGAAATAGAAAAGGCACACCCAGACGTAATCCAGTCTCTACTACAGGTCCTCGAGGAGGGTAGATTAACAGACGGACTAGGAAGGGTTGGCGATTTTACAAATAGCATAATTATCCTAACAGGCAACATAGGCTCGGAAATTGCCGGACAGGGCGGTAGTATGGGATTCGCAGCAGCAGAAGACCAGCATTCTATTATTGTTGACAAAATTACCGAAAAGGCGAGCCAAGCACTTAGGCCAGAGTTTGTAAACAGGATAACAGAAGTTATAGTTTTTAATTCATTTAGTAAAGAAGATTTTTCCAAGATATTAAACTTAGAGCTCAAACCATTAAGGAAGAAACTCAAGGAAAGAGACATATCCCTACGCATAGGAAAGAATCTAAGAAGTTCAATTATAGAGAAAACTCAAGATTCAAACTATGGCGCCAGGCCTGTAGCAAGAATAATTCAAAAAGAAATAGAGGACGAACTGGCTGAACTCCTAATTAACGGGAAGCTCAAAGACGGCGAAAAAATCTCTTTCACTGGGTCCGTCGGAGAAGTAAGTTATTCCATTACGGCAAAACCGGCTTCTGAGGATCAAACGCCTCCTCTTCCTTAACCATAGGATCTTCAAATTTTTCCCCAGGATTCTCGGTGGCCTCTTCCGGGGCGTCGTTAAAGATTAACATGCACGCCATAAATCTATCGCTCTGCTCGGGGTATCTCTGCTTCATGTTTGGGTCCGTTATACATCTCCCCATAAATCCGTCGCCGGATTCTCCCTCAGATGGGGTGGGGTATCGCTTGTCTTCATTAGATAAAAAGTTATTCTTGTCCTTTTGCTCCTCTTCGTCTGTTGACGGCAACTCTGGAGCTGGCGCAGAGGGGTAGAGCTTTTCGTACTCTACGAACTTAAAGGCCTCTTCTATCTGGTCATAAGAAGTCATGATCCTTTGTTGCACCCAGTCTTCCAAAACATCGCCATCCTGCAAGAGCTCAAATAGGCCCTGCGCGCATTTTGCAATTTGATACAACTGAGATTTGTACATCCGAATGGAGTTCGAGTCCTCCGCCTCAGACTCCATTCTGGAGAATTTAATATCCTCTAGATCATTCATCCTATTTAATTACACCAAAAAATTAAGCCGGAGCGTCATCGCCTGAAATTTGTCCAGGCCTCGCGGCATACATATTATAACTATGTACCAGTGCATCCAGTTTTTGCTGAGTGTGAGAAATTAAGCTTCTGTAGTTTTTTGCTATTTCGCTTTTATTTGTGCGGGTGATAACCGAATCCCCTTCTCTGATAGTATGGAAATCCAACTCCCCTTGAGATCCATCAACAAGCCTAAGCACATTCCTGCTCTGTCGCCTATAGTATTGAAGCAAATACATTTCCCTAAGGATAGATTTTTCCTCCTGAAGAATAAGAGATAAATCCGTTAACTCGAAATTTGTATTTATGAGGGTGTTGAGCTCCCCCAAGTGAGCCTCAAGCCATGCAGTAATTAATGCTATTTCCGCTGCACGTTCTTCCGCAGACTCCGAGAAACATAATTCCGAGTCATAAATTTGCGTTGCCAGATCAGATAAAGCGGACACTATGGCTATTCCTCCAGAATTTCGATAAGCTTTTTATGCTTGGGGTTATTTGGGTCAAGCTCAAACGGTGGCCCATTATCAATTACAACATTTGTGCCAAGATTCTCAGACTTAAAAGCCTTTGTGAGTTTGTTTTTCAAGATTGTCCTATTCCCCGAAGGAAAAACCCCTGCGCGCACAGCAACCTCCTGGAGTTCGGTCAGACTCATTCCCGCCATATTCTCCTCAAATATCCTGGCGTCATTCGTTCCGTACGGATTGCTCTTTCTTACCTCCAGAATCTCCTCTAGCTTTTTAACGTACTCTAAGTTCTGCTCGTACGTTTTTCCTGTGGTTTGATTTAAATCTTTTAATTCCGGCTTCCTGGCGGCCTTGGCGGCCTTAGCTCGCTTAGCTGGCTTAACCCCTCGGGCGGGCTTACCCTTACTAGAGGCAGCTCTCTTCTTGTTTGTTTTTTTAGTACTCATACTTCCTTATACCTTTCTTAGGAGATACACATATATATGGTGTGCGTGAAAAACAAAAAAATCCACCCATAAGGTGGATTTTTTGTTTAAAAACTAAGGTTTTAAAGCCTTATACAATTATGCCTGTGAGAACCTTGTCGTCAAGGATCATGCGACCCTCTTCGATAGCGCCATAGTAACCAATCTTTTGTGATCGGGATACCCATTGGTCGTCAACGACGAGATCGAACTCAGAACCACTTTCCGCGTCGGTTGCGACAGCGCGAAGCATGGATTCCTTGGATAGATCGATACCGAGGCAGATTTCCTCTTTGTCTCCGTCGAACGTTTCGTCGGTGGCGTTTTTAACATCAGCATCGCCGACTCCGCCATCGCCGTGCTTGTCCCAGTCCTTATCGCCAGAAGCAGTGTCAAACACTGTGTTCCACTTTTGCTCCTTACCCATTTCGTTGATTTCCATGATGGAAACACCATAGAACTCAGGAATGCCAGCGGAATTAAAGATCTTATCTCTAAAGCTGTCGGTTCCAGCAATGTCTCCGCCGCCCGCGATTTTACCGCCGCCGCCATCAGAATGAGTTACATTACTTCTTGTGTTAATTGGGTTATAAGCCAATCCACGCAGTTCCTCAACGATTTCGGGAGAAACGATGAGGTCAGTAACCCCACGACCCCTGCGGTCGGCAGGAGTGCCTTTCGTCCACGAAGTGTTAATTCTCTTAGCGAGAGTAAACAGTTTGTTAAGGTCTGCCAAAAGGAAGCGATCCTTCGAATGCGACCGGAAGACATGCTTCAGTCCATTCGTTTCGGCATTGGCCAAGGCAGTCATAATCATAACCGCAGAAGTCTTCTCTTGCTTGAGAAGGATTTCCTGGGCAATTCTTGTAAATGTCTTACTAACGACATCAAGCCTGGAACGTTGAGCGAATCTCTTGTCAAAAGAAACCGCACTATCCAAACGATAGGTCGTAAATTTCATTTCCTGTTGGACAGGAGCCACGTGATTGGTCGGAAGGCCGCCAGGGGAGTTTTGACTCCAGATCTGGATGTAGTCTTCGTCTGTAATATCGTGGTAAAGGTCCAACGGAATACTAGCGTTGTCTTCAGAACCAAACTGAAGAGAGCTAAATAGGTTGCTCAGCGTAGGAGCCGTGTTAACGACTTCGGCCAAAAGAGGTCCGATGAAATCGCCGAGGGCCGCTTGGGCTTCATAAGCTACATCGCGGTTCTTGGAAGCCATAGCTTTAATAAGCTCGACTTGCTCTGGAGTTCTTTCGATTTTTATTTCCATGTTGTTATTCTCCTCAAGTTAGAAAGAAATCTTGCAAAGCCACTTGGTTCCGTCCTCATTCTTGGCGATAATTCTGCCAACGTCACCCGCTGCGGCATCGTCGACCTTAAATAGGCCTTCCTTGCCAGCACCACCAACGGTAAGTCCCTTTCCAACTCCACCATCTCCATCTAGGGCGTCGTTCGTGAGAAGGACCATGCCTCTAGTTAGAATGGGAACAGTTTGTCCAGGAAGTACGCATTGAAGTTCGTCTTTCTTTACGGGATAACGAAGAAGATTTTCTCCGTTTTCGTCGTAAGCCAATGTTTCCTTAAGTGTGATACCTAAAGCGGGGTTGCCCGCTGCAGATGATGCCTTAACGACATTCATATCATTCACTGGATACGCGTTATAACCAACATAGGCGCTCGAAGGTTCGTTGCCTAAGTATGCTCTAAACGGAGCTCCAGTACTCGCTAGGCCAGAGGGGAGATCACCTGGTAACTGGGCGTTATCTTCCGCCGCAACCACAACTCCCGAGTCCCAGTCTTTATCGGCAGTACCTCCTGGCACCAACGCTTGAAAGTTGGCCAGTCCGTCTACCTTCAACGAAAAGAGGTTAATAACCTCGTGCTCGCTATAATCTCTGAATGGTTCTAATCTTTTTGCCATTATTTTATTCCTCTAAAATTAATATGTCACCTTCACACTGTCCCGAAAAGCTTTCGCGAATCTCTCGCGGAGGCTCTCTTCAGTTTCAATGGATTCTCCATTGTTATTAGGAAGGCTTGCGTCTTCAGAAGTCGCTTGGTCGAGGGACTGCTCCACATCTGCGGTAGCCTCAGCCTCTTCAACAGCTTCTTCTTTAACGCTTTCTTCGGTAGTAGCCTTAGATTCCAATCTCTTGGTAACTTCGGCCTCGATCTTGGCTTCCATTTCGTCGGCCAATTTTTGTAAATACTCTTTATTCTTTGTCTTGAATAATACCGCAAGCTTTTCTTGATATTCTGCGAAAGCTTCGTCGGCTAGATCCAGAGAAGAAACTTCCGATGCGACGATCTTCTTGTCTTCGCTGTCAAGCTCATACAATTCCTCAATCGCCTCCATACGGGAATCAAATCTCGCACGCGCTTCTCTTTCAGCATTCTCTTCCTCGAGACCTTCTAGCTTGGTTTCGGTTTCGGTAAGCTTCTCCTGAAGTTCCGAGAGTGTTTTTGCCAGCTCATCTTTCTGAGTCTGGGCTTCGGCTTGGTCAGCTTTTGCTTGTTCGATCTGGTCGACATACTCTTGGCTTTTCTCGCGAATGGCGTCATGAAAAACCTTAGTAATGTTGGCAATAGCTTCATCCGAAAAGTCCTTCGCAGCCGCCTTTTCAGAAAGGAGCTGTTCAATATCTTTTAATAGTTCTTGCTTTTCCATAGTATTAAGAAAAAATTCGTGGTCAGATTGTATTACATTAGTGGATTCTAAATGAGAACTTTTTTCTTTATCAGTATAATGCTCCCTAACGCGTTGATCGTCAACTTTTTCTTTATCCTCCGCCAAAGATTCTTTAGTTAGGACTCCAGTAACATCTGCTGCGGGGGTATTAGTGAACCCTATCCCCAAGGGGTATATCTCACCAACAATAAGCCTATTGACCTTTTGCCCATCTTCAAGTTCGCCGCTACCACCAAATGATTTTAAATGAGGGGTCAAGGCTTCCACCTCAGCAGGATCAGTAATAACCTCCGAGTCCCCAATGTTACCGTTGCCGACGGCAACAGCAAATTCGTTAAAGCCTATCTCCCAACTTGCGGAAACACTATTATATGATTCGCTTTCAGGATCAGAAGAAGCGAGCAGTACATCCGCAAACTCCGGCGACGCAGTCTTATATACTACTGCCCCCAAAGATATGTTGAACGGATCGCTTGAGCTTGCATCCACTTCGCTTAAGATTTCTCCCTCACCCTTGTACTCGGAAAACTCTGCAGACACGATATGGCCAACGATATTGTCCTTTTGGTGTTCTATGTTTGTGGGCTTATGAATAAAATAATCCTTAATTGCCATCGCCGACATAGTGTCAATCCCATCCCCGTTTTGATTAAATTTATTAACCACCGCAGCATTAAATGCCACACCGACCAGATCGATATTTCTGTCTAGATCTATACTATCCGGAATTAATTCCTTAAGGGGCTCAAGCGATGCAGTCGAAATATTCATGTCCTCAACAACAGAAGAGGCAGTAACAACGCTTTTGAATTTTGCAGTATATTTAAATTTTTCCATAACTCTTTAGAATAATCTTACACTTATTATATTTCTTCGAGAAAACTACCCGATAAACATCGGAGTAAAAGTAGATTGGACATTATCTGCCTCAAGCTCCGTCATATCATAATATATCTTAATCATCCAATTACCAAGTACTAACGCAGAATACGAGTCTTTCCTTGCTTTCTCGGGCCCGCTTTGCCTTCGCAGGTTGTCCGGAAGATCAAAGGTTTGCGTCCCTTGTGGAGAAGTCTTGATTTGGATTAGTGCGCATTCGGATTTAGTAAGATCTACCATATCGGTTTGATGCTCCACAAAGTCTATCATTTTTGCGGAGTCAGATTGCCGGGATTCAGACTCTGCAGTTCTTAAGAATTTGATTTTCTTAATTGGAATCTTCTTCCTCCTTTGCTCATGATACGCGTCATCCGTGGCCCTTGCGCCGAACCATATACGCTTATGATCGAAATTCGCTTGAAGTAATTCGTTGGCTATGCGAATCCATGATGAACTAGGTTTTCTTAAATAACAAATTACATTAGCTTCCGGATCGTACTCTCTCTTCGCCGCGAGCAAATCATCCCGGTAATCTTCTTGCTTATCAAAATTAGGGCTCATAAGTCCAATCTTTCTCTTTTTCTTCTTAAACACACTACTTTCATTTACGGCATTAATAAACTGAAGCCCGCCATTATAATCCCCAACTATGCAAACTATGTTAAAATTACTTAATATATAATCAAAATAATCTATATGTTGCTTTAGATTTGTTCCGGACAGCGCATATCCATGGACCATAGTGCCCAATCTTTTATTGTCGTCTAGTTTAAATACCGTCATAGCAAAGTCGTCAGAACTTTCCGACTCGGCCCAGCTGGGGTCAAACGCTAAAAGGTACTTTGCCCCAACCTCCCCTTTTACCTCAACTGAAGGGGAGCCTCCATCCGAAACAGTACATTCAGACATCCTTGAAGTTTTAAAGTATCCGCTGCTGTCGTCTGTAAATATGGCTCCGAACTCTCGCTCAAACTGACTATGGCTCATTGAGCTTTTTGCTTGATTAATGAGATTCTGATCATATAGTTGCAACGGGGCGCAATCGTAACTGAATTGCATGATCGTTCTAGCCGCATTATCCCGCTCGACATCTTCAGATAGGATTAGATCCTCAAATTGACTATACAGTTTATACATATACTCAAATTTATAAGAAGCGGAGGATAACATGATTAGCTTATTGTTGGGCCACTGATGCCGGTCTTCCTCCTTCATTTTCCCTTCCTCTATTAAGCTGGTCTCTAACTTATACAGGTCGTCTCTTTGCGTTGGGTTTTCTACAACAGAAAGAAAGGGAACTATAACTTCATTATAAATCCTCTCAGGCATAAGGGCAAACTCATCGATTATAATCCTATGAAACCTAAAGCCCCGAAGCTTTTCTCCGTCTCCCAAGGGAAGGGCTCGAATCCTAGAGTCTCCTATCTCCATAAGCCACTCATCATTACTCTTGGATTTCCTTGTGATACATTGCGCCAGCAAAGCTGCTTCGGGCTTAGAGGCAATATCTTCAATTTTCTTAAATATCATTTTCGCCTGCCGAAAAGACTTCGAAAGTATTCCAATTTCAACCCCTTGGTTCATTATGGCGTCTAGAAATGCAAATATTCCTGTAGTAAAAGATTTTGACATCCCCCGGGACCAAACCCCCATAAAGTAATCGGTTTCAAACATGGCCTTGATTGCGGCGTGTTGAAAAGGAAAAAGTTTTATTCCTGAAAGTAGATCTGTAGCAAAAGTTACGTTTTCCCTTAGAAATTTATACAAGAGTATCCTCGCCTCTCGCTCCTCAATGAAACCCTTTTTATCTAAAAGAATTTCATTAATATGAGGCCCCTTACTCTTTTTAAGTTGCTTTCCCGTTTCCCAGCTCATTTTTATCTATATAGTATTGTAAGTCTACGCCCCACAGCGCCTCTCCTAGTTTTAATATTTTTGGAATAATTAACTCCGAGGCCTCCCTGCTCCCGGAAAAAACGAATTGACATGTGTCAGCAAAATCATGAGCCAAAACCCTCATGTTATGATAAATAAATTTAAGATTAGTCGAATGCGGGCCCCACCTGTTCTTTTTGTAAATTTCATTAATGGAGCTTTCTGTTATAATAAACAAATAACAATCCATATCCCTTGCTCGCTCGAGCTCTCTCCTGAATCGGTCTAAATTATTTACGCTCAATGTCCCAATGAAGTCCCCTGCGCTTTTTCGGTCGATATAGGTATAGTCATAATCACTTCCTGCTGCGGTATAGTCTCCGAAGTCAAGTTTCATTACGTCTGAATTACGGAAGCTCAGTGGCTTTTGTTCTCTTGTGTCAATAAAAATCTTAATATCATCAAGATCGACATCCCCAAACTCACAGGGAAGCCTTTTAGAAAATAAGGGGTCCACTCCAGCCTTCTGACAGGCCTGAGTATAGCTCCCAAAGTGATCGACATAAGTATCCACATCAGGAAGTTCAGCCAACCTTAACTCTACATGAGAAGGACCCCGCACAAGCTTTTTGTCACTTATCCTCTCCCGAAGCAACTTCAGAATATATTCCCCCACCTCCTTTTTTTCGTGAGACTTGCACCACTTAATTAATTGAGCCCTGCTATCAAAATCCTTACGGAAGTAGTCTTTTTTATTTTTAAACGGCAATGGCTCCCCTGTTAATTTATTCAATTTAGGAAAATACTTAGTATAATATTCGGCCATATTGGTGCCGTGTTGCTTAAGGTGACAATGAAGTCCCTTTTCGGAGGTAAAACCCTTGTCGCATATTTTACAATTAATCATAACTCTACATCATATACTTTAAGGTTTTCCGCAGGCATCCTCCTCCGTTTCCCAAAGTATCCCAACCTTTGCCCTAGCCAAAAGACAATCAACGCGACCCTTGGAACCTTGAATATTTTTCCATCAGAATTCGTCACAGTTGGGACCTGGGAGTGCAATACCCGAGCAAGTAAGGTCCTCTCCATATCGACCATTTTACAGTCTTTAATTGAAATATTTCTCACCATCGGCCTATTCACATCATCGTAATCCGTCCAATTTCCCAAGTCAACACATGCCCCATCCCACCATTTTGAATAATCATTTATAAATTTACAATTCAATATAGAGATGTCCCTCGCGCCACCCTTTATGGTAATATGTTGTTTTGTGTTAGTTGATATAAATTCACAATTAACAAATTGAATATTTCCGCCCCGGACAATATCAACGCAGTCCTCCGTTCCCCCAATGATTTTTGAATCAGCAATATAAACATCATAGCAAAAAGACAGCTTAAGCCCCTCGTCGCCCTTGCTTCCGTCTATCACACAATCTCGAATTTCATAAGCAAGAGGATCCCTCCCTGGTCTCCACGAAAGCCCTAAAGCGGAAGTGTCATTAAATTTATCAACCCCCTTGGAGTGGCAATAAAATTTTTGTCCGAATATTTCTTTAGTAAACATCACAGGGAATCAGACTTTGATATTCCAAGAACTCTAGCTTTCCAATCTGGCATTTTTTCCAGCTCATCCATTTCGTTGCTAATGAGCTTTTGTTGCATTTGAGCCATCTTTAACATGATACCCCTTTCCTCTTCCTCCTGAAACAGCTGCACTAGGTTAAGTATGCTTGCGTTCTTTGAAACCTGGCTTGCTATTCTTTTGGATCTGTCGCCCTGAAGCTTGGAGATTAAGGATTCCATTCTTTTTTCGCATTGATTGTATTCTTCGCTTTTTGTTTTTAGGATTTCAGTCAACCTAATGGTCATGTCTTGCTGCTCCTCCGCTTCATCAAACATTCTATTGAGTTTGTCCATTGCGCTTTGAATTCTTTTTAAATGGATATAATCCATACAAACATTAATATACAGATTTATTTCGTCCGTGGTAAGATCCGGCTTATCCCAGGTAGCCCTAACAAATTCTGCCTCAAACAAATTGCGGTCCTCAAGGCCCGTGTAAGTTTCAATTACCTGAAGAAACCGTGGTGCAGACATAAACTTCCTTAAAGCCTCTATGCATCGTTTGTATTGCACCGTCATTTTATCCTCGGAAATTTCGACGCCGACGCAATCCTGAATTTTCTTCATTATTTTGCTATCTGCCTTCGGAGGGGAATATTTAATGTTCATTGCGGTTTCATTTTTAGGAACATCTAAACCTTCCTCGTGAATAAAATCATGAACCGCCCAGAACTCTTTGCTCATGTGTTTTATTTCTGCCCCGGCAAATACGAGCCTTGCTAACGCCACGCTACTCACATCTGCGGCGGAGTTGTTTCGAATAAATTCCTTTTGCTCCTCTGTGAGCTGGATATCATCTTTTTTGCTAATGTGCCGAGTAGAATAGTCAATCCCCGCTTCCTTCATGAATTTTCTAACAAGTCGCCCCTCCCTTGTTCTGCCGTCAAGGGAGTCGTCCATAAAAACGTCTCTAGTTAATTTGGACAAATCTCCAATTATTGGAGCATTCTCTTTAATAAATGCCTTTTGATCTTCCGTAAGCTCCGGCAGCGGTTTCATATATAATAATTTCTCCTTTATCTAAAATAGACGCAGCCTTGTCTTTGAAAATTTTCTTTAAATTTTTCAATTGCTTATAGCCTGCTTTTCGACCCCTTTCGCTCGTCTTATACCCCATCACCTTAGCGACTTCCTCTTCATCCATATGTTGGACGTAAAGCATATCGTAAACCTTGTATTGCTTCTCGGGCAACGCCTCTTTCATTGCCTTCGCTAATTTACCCGCAGCCTCCTCAATGTCGACTTGAGTATCCTGTATGGAGCCAACCTCATGAGTGTGATGTTCTATGGTGACAGCCATCTTAATGTCATAGGCTGCCTTCTTAGTTTTGCTCCACTTTAAATACAATGGGCACTCGCTATCCTGTAGCCCGCTTGAGGTGAAGCCGCACAAACTGCCCGGGGTTATTCCTGGATCCTTCCCGGATCTGGACTGATTAAAAGGGCAATTAAGGCAAGGTCGGACAAAATTAGAATAGTTATTACGCAAAATATTTTTCATTTGATTAGTAATAATCTTATTGATCCACGGCCCTAGTGGGCGGCTCTGATCCCATTGGTCCCATTTTTTAAAAATATGAGCGCGTATAATTTGCTCTACATCCTCAAAATCAAACCAGGACAGGGAGTCCAAAAACCACTTGCCCCGTCGCTTTCTTATCTCCAGATTAATGTCTTCGAATTTATCCTCAAAAGAGAACTGGGGAGCTTCACCATCAAGATCCTTGTCTTTTGGAGGTTTTTCTTCTTTTTCTTTGTCTTTTTTTCTTGGGCGCTTCATTGGACGAATCTTCAACCGTTGCTTCCTCTATAGGGGGCAACAGGTCCCCTAAGCTTATCTTTCTATTCCCCAAGCCTCCTGAGGATACTTTACATTTAAAATCCCCTATTGTTGGGACTTCGTATATATCTGTACCATCCAGCTCGTCCGAGCTCTCTTGGCGAAGGCGGTCGCCTTGCTTATTCTTTGCTCGAGAAACCGTTGTCCTTGGTTTAGTTGAGTCGCCTTTGCTTGACAACAATTCTCCGCACTCCCCACAAAATTTAGGGACATCCATTGAGTATAGGTTTTTATGTCCACATGACTGACAATAAGTAAACGGCATATACTATATATAAGGCTTTTTTGTTAAAAAATCTACTATATTAAATACCCAGCGATTAGCTTTGCCTGGTTTTGCATAAACTCTTCCGTCGTCATGCCCTCCACATCCCCAGGAAATGCTTCGATTTTTGAGATATAATCCACGCCCAATATTCCGATAACCTTACCATTTAAAGTCGTAATCGGAACATTATAAATTGCCTGCACACCCTTAGAGTTCAACAAGGACCTGAAACCGCTGTCTCGAATTTCATTAATATCCAAGCAAGAAAAAGACCCAACCGAGACTAATTCCGTAATATATTCGCTATAGTTAGAAACCCTATGATCTTGAGAATGAATACATTCAGAGCTTATCCCCGCCTCCACAGTTTCGTGCGTACAGCTAAATTTTTGCTGGCCTCTTCCGGAAAAAAAATGCCCTCCATTATGAAATTCTAGAACGTAAGCCCTACCGGAGAACATCATCTGCTTAGTATACTTCAGTGCCGTATTAACGTTAGATCCCGCCCTTACGTGCCCCTCTACCGTATTCTTGTGGCGCTCAGACCATTTCTTTTTCGCCCAAACCCCAACTAAGGTAGCAACAGAAGACACGATAGTGGCAATGGCTGTGAGCAATTCAGTTTCCATAATATTTATTTACACTTACAAACTCCATTAATGCGCTGCTTTCTGTATACAAACGCAGATCCGAAAGTACATATAATAACCGCTAATACAATCCATCCTAACCCAGATGTAGGCTGATCGGTATTAATTGATACAGAATTTGAATAGTACTCCTCCCTGTTTATTGTCCCATTTTTATCTGTATCAACAGCTTCGAATGACTCTACTACATTTGGCACCGGAGCGGACGGTGCGGCGTTTCGACTTTTAAATATCTTCGGGCCACTACAGCCAGTGCTCATAAATATTAACAATATTAATAATATAATTTTATTCATCATCTCCTCCTACTGGGTATTGCATAAAAACCTACGACCATAAAGCATAGGTCTAAAAACGAAGAAAGCATAAGCCCCCCCGTAAGCCTCACTACATGAAAGTCCTCTCCTCCAAAAAACCAAGAAAATATACCCCACCTAGTGTTTTCGCCCTTAGGGACAATAACATCATAACTAATATTTGGATTGTGAGCATAAAACAACATTAAATAACATAAAGTAAATGTTATAGACATAAATAATATTCGTCTAGTTATTTTTACGAACGGATCCTTTGCTTGGGCGGCTTGACTTTTAATAGCCGCTTCAATCATCTTCTCATCCCTTGCGGCCAGCATGAGCTGATCTTGTCGCTTCTGCTCAAGCCAGGCGTTCAAGATGTTTGCTCCTATCTTGATTCCGGCGCCCAGAATAGTATTTAGAATTGCGCCCATTATTTTTTGTTTTTCCCTAGGTCGGCAAGCCCCTGGCCCAAGATATAGGCTATCATGGGGGTCACAATAGTCGTGATATGATCCGCATCCCAGCCCCACCCGAAATGGTGATTAAGCATAGGAACAGCGGTGGCCACTACGGCTGCCCAAAATTTCTTGCTGTGGTAGAATTGTTTTTCCATTATTTTTTCTCCTTATTAAAGTTACATTATTTCTATAATGGCCCAAAGGGCCGTAATCGCCATTGCTGCAATAATTAAATATTTTTTATTAAACTTTTTCTTCTCAGGCTTTGGATCAGGTTCTGGATCAGGTTCTGGATCAGGTTCTTTCTCCTCGGACTTAACGTCTAGATAATAGGGTCCGACGGCATTAATGATCGCATCCCGATATAAAGAATCCTCCATGAAAAAGTACCCTTTGTTCCCGAACCATCGCCCCCAGCTATTTTGAAACTCCCAATATAGCTTCCCGTCAATCTCCTTCCAGCCAATCATCGACACTGCATGCCCACCGACAACTTCGGAGGACAAAAACTTATCAGAATTCACAACGCCCGTGCTGTCGGTTTGAAAAAAATGCCTTCTGACCTTAATCGACGTCCATAGAGGCTCTTTTAATAAAGCCGACTTAATCCGGTCTGTATCTCCCTTGGGAATTACATAGTATCCATTAATCTTATACTTAAGCGCGTTCTCCGGAGCCTCAGGAGACATGGGCGCCCCCTCCTTGCGGAGGTCTGGCCAATATTTCTCTTCGCAGCACCCTTCTTTGACCAGCCCCTTGCATGCGCCACGGATGGTCGTGCCGGAATAATCTTCTCCCGGCCAAGGGTCATATAATTGCCCTTTTTTATAAATCCACATAGCACTAGGCTCCTTGTCCTTGAATTCTTCCGTCGAACCGTAAACAACGCGGCCGCTGTGGCCAACGCAAGACCCAATTGACCCTTGGTTCTTGACGCGAGGCGTAAGGTCGCGCCTGGAAAACTCCTTTAGATCAACCTCTCTGGCTCGCCATATCCTTGAAGTGATCCAGTCTCTGGAATCAACGGGGGCATCAGGCACGTTTAATTTACATCTTCCGAAATATTTAGCTCTAGCTTTTTGCGCTATCCAACTTCCCGATAATATATTTAAGTATTTCACTTCTCAGTATGTCCTCTTTTCCAAATCTAAATGCATGTATACCTCTCTTTACACTTTCCCTGTCGTTAAACAGGTCAAACATGGCCGGAAATCCACTCTTTCCATTGATGTCGCTCTGCATAAAGTCTCCACAAATAAACAATTTGCAATTCTCCCCAATTCTAGTGACAAGCGTCGTAAGCTCCTTATAGGTAAAGTTTTGAGCTTCATCTGCAATTACGATCTTATCCTTCCAGTTTGCTCCTCTAAGATAATTTATCGGCATTGCAGAAATTCTGCCACTTTCAAGCATTTCCCTTTTGGCAGTATTGTTTTTAGGAAGCATTTCATAAAGCTTGTCCTCCAGTGGCGCCATATAGGGATTGAATTTTTCATCTATATCCCCAGGCAAGGCCCCAAGCCCCTTTTCTGCGCTCTCAATGACTGTGCGGACATATAGTAAATCCATCTTATCTGACGCACTCAAAAGCCTCAACGCAGAATAAACTGCCATATAAGTTTTAGTGGAGCCCGCCGGTCCGGCGACAAACATTATCTTAGTATCATCGTTGAACGCGATAGACAAAAACCTTTTCTGCCTATCCGTCAACCTTAGTGAATGGATATGAACGCTTTGTGCCAATTGTGGGATAACAAAATTTTTTTTAGACTTATCGTGAGCCATTAGCTATATATGTATATACACACTACAGAACGATAAAGTGTACTTATATATAATGAAAGATACCAGAGATATACTGAGCTACCTCAGCAATAATCTTAATGGGTACGAATCTACCACTTGGCTTAAAGCGGAAAATGATCTTCTCGACGGGCTCTCGCCCGCAGATATGATACTTGACGGCGAGGCGAGAAGGGTTGGTAGGATTTTGCCGAAAGAGATAAAGAGAATTAAAGCTAAGAAAAAACAGAAGAAGGCTTAGGCATTAGTTCCTTAGGCCAATATTCGCTCAGATCTAGAGCGGATTTGAAGCCTGTGGGCGAATGAAGAGGAGCCTTCCTGATTCTGGCAATTATGCCCGGCTTCTGGGCGAATGGTATATTTTCATCTTTCCTAATTTCTGAAATAGATAGCTCCGCATATAAATCTATTAGACGGTCCCATTGCTTGTGCATGGATTCAGCCTTGCTTAAAAATTTTTCAATTAATAATTCCTTGGGAACATTTATAAAAATTTCACTACAAATCAAATCGTCTATTAGATGATTTAGCGGCACCCCCTCAGGAATAGAGCTTTCACCGGAGAAAAATTCTATTGCGGTAACCTTATGCTTGTCATCGAGATCTTTAATTATGCCCCTGCCAAATGGGTTGGCTTCAAGAATAAACCGATCGACCTGCCCCCGCACCCACTCCTTAGACGGTTGACATTCGCCGTATATGAGCTGCCCAGGTCGAACGCCGTCGGGGTTCTCAAAGAGCACCCCCGTGATTTCCGCTTCGTTCTCTATTTTGACAACCCTTTTTCTGAAAAATTCATAGCAGGCAAAAAAGCTAAATTCTTTATGTCTGGCCTGCCCCTGAGGAATTAATCTCGTGCAGTTTGAAAACAGTCCCCGGGTAATGAAGCCTGCTTTTGATAGAAAATGCACCTCTACTACGGTGTTGCTCAGAGCTCCATATAATATGTTATCCATAATTGTATTATTAGTCAGTATCTACTTTATTACCAGTATCTTCCCAGGAATCTTTCCATTTTGCAGACCCCAGTATCGACAGGAAAAGTTCCCCGTTGGGAATTATGGTTCCACCAGGAAGGGCATTCCCTATCTTCTCTTCCCATGAATCACATATTCCGCGCATTCTAGCCAGGCATTGCGAGTGCGCAGCCCCACCGATGTAAATCACTTCGCAATCACCATCTACGCCTGCGGCCCCATATTTATCGCAGTATTCAGTTGTGATTTCAATTAGGTCTGCGTCCGTAAATCCCGGATGGCCTTTATATGGGCCGCCGGGTTGAAAAGTGTTGCTATCACTATAATTCGATGCGACCTGCGGATTTCTAGCGAAAGCTTCAGCCTCCTCTTGGGTGTCAAAATAATCGTTGGGAAATATTGACATTGTTCCCGCTAAATTACTGCCCTCCCGGACGCCAGCGGCGCCTTGGTGTTTAGAATTATCATGTGATCCGTCGTAATCATCAAAACCAACAACAGGTAATTTAAAAGTTCCACCCCCACTCTTTACCCACCAAGGGGGGATATGCTCACCGTCCACGTGGGGAAGAGAGTGGTTAGTATACGGAAATACCGAGTCACCCACTGGCGTACCCCCCCAACGGCCGTCAGGATTATAAGCATTCCACGGGTTCGAGGCGCCGACAACATACGAAGTTCCGGCACCAAGATGGGTAGTGAATTCATCGGACGAATTTAACCTAAGAAACGCCTGACATTCGTAAAGCTCCCCCTTCCACCAAGCCCGGTCCCCCGGGTAATATTGCGTTCGCGGAGTCATCGTGACGTATATGTCAGCATTATCTCCCGCGCCCTCAGGTTTCCCTCCTTCACTTAGTTCCCAGCCTCCATAATCCCAAATTCTCTCGAGATTTATATTCTCCCATAGCCAATTTCTTCCAGCAACCCATTTTCTCGTCTTATGATCGTACCAGGAAAACCCTAGTTTCTCCCTTTCTTTTGCCCTGCGTATCACCCAGTTTATCGCCGCATCGCGCGAAGCAAACATTTTAGACCCCCTACAGGTTATTGATACATCCTCAGAGTCATAAATATCCGTAGAGCCTTTCAGTATGTTGTCGCTTCCTGCTTCTGCGTTTATGTACCATTTAGTAAGCTCCTGCTTGTTTCCGGAATCTAGGTAGCTCTCTGAATAAAACGCGCCCTTCGCTCCAGTCAATAGCCAGCCCAGGGAATCCCCATTTTCACCAATGTATTCCCACTTGTTATTTGCTCCGCCAGGAGCATCATCTCCTGTTCCGTAGCCAGATGCACTTCCCCCTTCCTCATTAAATCTCCACACCTTCCAAACGCCGCCGTCTTGGGTTTTTACTAAATCCCCCCTATAGTAGCCGGGCGGGGAATATGGACGCACCTGACAGCCGCCCCATGCCCCCGGTTCTAAGTTGTTGCCGAAACCCCAACCCGACATTTGAAGGGAGGGGTGGAGCTTTCTAAGTAATCGTTCCCATGACTTTTTTCTTAAAAGGGGCTGGTCATAAGCCTCACCCAACCACATCGGGCCATTCGAGGAATCCGGAAGGAACTGGTTGGTGACTTTCTTCGCTCCGGACCAGTCCACCTTACCAAAAGCGTCCCCCACCTCAGTTGGGGGTGTGTTTATCGACGAATTTGCGCCCGCATCCACGTCCGCTTGCGTGGCAATACGATAGTCTCCCCACATCATCGGATGGTCCTCAGCACCCCCCATCGTTGACTCCCCGGGTACGTTGCGATATATGGGGTCCAACACGGTAGGAGATAATCCATCACTGATCTTGTCGTCATATTCCTCCTGCCACCTAGATTTACTTTCGCTAGGCGGGGGAAAGGGCTCGTAGGAGCCCAAATGCCAAAAGGCATAAATTGCGCAGGTATCCCACGCAGCTCCCACACCATGACTGCCGCAATTTTTAGCCAAGAACAGATCTCCATCAGACAATATTACGTCTCCCGCGCAGTGAGGAAGGCTGGCGTTAGTATAAGCGCTTCTATATAAGCTTTCTCCTAGTGGTCCAGATCCAGCAGGTTGGGCGGCAGTTCCAGGCTCGCTCGCGTAATACGGCCGATACATCGCAGGCAAACCATTAGTCATAGTTTCCCAGTCGGCTGCAGACACTCTTCCATATTCCCCCCACGTCGGCCTCCAGTCGAACATTCTCCAGGGATGAAAGAACATTATGGAATTGTAAACATTAAAAAGACCCCAATCGTGGCCAACTTGACCACCGTACCAAAGGGCATCTGCACTAAGAACATTCCATCCGCTTTTCTTGGCGATAAAAGAGGAATCTCCGCGATGCTCCAATTCGCCAATACCCAAACCTAGTTCGCTGGTCCCCGATGCGAAGTTCAGCATGTATTGCCTAATCGAGTCACCGGCACCCGTGGGCCAATACCCATTGGGCAAGTCAAAAGTCCACTCCTCCCACTCCTCCCCAAACTCATCGACCCAATCGTCAATAGTCTCGTGAAGCTCGCCATTGACCCACTCCCGATCCCACCCAGGGAAAACCACGGTATATCTCTTGCCCAGTTCAATATCTTTCGCCCATATTATTTCCGGGGCATAAATCGTCGATGCCAGCGGATTATATTCGTCAATTTCCTCCGCATTTATAAACCTTTCGGCAAGTTCAAACCTCAATTCTCGATTATGTCTAGCCGTATATGGCCTATCCTTCCAATTCTCAATCATATCTTTGGCGGAATAAAGCGCGAATTTCTCAGGATTCTGGTCAGCGCCTTGATTATGAGAAGTGCAACCTCCGTCGCCGGGAGTGCCGCCGTCGGAAACCTGATTGTCGGGCCCTCCGTGATGATTGCCGATGACCCAATGCGGCTTAGTCCCTGCCCCGTCCTCAATACTGCTCTTCCAAACCCCGGTGGTCCCAGGCATTGTGTCGTCCCCCCTTATACCAAGGCCTCGATTGTAGTTGTCTGTCGCAGGATCACCCCAATCACCCCAATCTTTAGCCCAGTCGTGAGGCATCAGCCATAGGTTTCCTTTATATATAACCCTATCACCATGACGATACCACGTAGAACTGTCCCAATCAAGTATTTCCTGAAATAAATCCGTCCACCATGATTGAATAAACTTGGTCCCGGCTTTCGGAAAATCTCCATATTTTATTGTGCCGCTCGGAATGTCGTTGTATGCCCTCCATAAGCGACGGTTACGTTTGGGGCTACGATGATCCTGAATGGATATTATATCTCCGGCGGATATATCATTTTCCCACAACCAGTTCATACATTCCCCTACGGGGATATTAGTTAAATCCGTGACCGCCAATTCATTGTATTGAGAACTTCGTTTCGATTGAGAGCAGTAGGAGTCCATTTGATTTTCTCGCCCACGCCAGGAATGGGCCTCATCGGGCCCAATCGTAAAATTATTCATTCCGTGCCTTTTGAGTTGGCCGTAAGCTTCCATGACATCTGTCATCGGGCCAAACCCAAAGTCTACCGCTCGCTGAGGGAATTTATAAAAACCAGCATATCGATTGAGCGAGCCCGCTCCCTGTTGAGCAAGGAAGGCTAACCAATGCTCGTAATTAGAGATTCCGGGGGCGGTATGTGGAGCCCCCTGCGACTGGCGTCTGTGCGGTAGTTGATTACCGGAAGAAAAGACTTGTCCCGCAAGCGTAAAGGTAGGATATGAACCAAAATTGACGCCAATCCATACCTCTAATCTCTGTGTCCAATCCCACCCTTGGCGAAGCTGATTAAGAGCAAAAACCCAATCCCAAACGCTATAACCGTTGCCCGCATCCAAGCCTTCCAATTGTTCTGCCCCAGCGGGAAGATACCTCTGCCAGTAAGTTGGAGAGGGAACCTCACGGTTAATAAAAGTATAGCCTTGAGTATCAGTCAATTCTATAGTTTCTTTATTATCTGAGGTTCGTTGATTCCATCCTGGAACATCGAATACGTCAAATTCCCCCAATCCGGAAAAGTTGTCGGGTTGTCGTTGATCAAGGCCCGCTGAATAATTTCGATAATCCACCGCAAGGGACACCTTGCCAGCCTTGTCGCCCCTGTCTGCCCATGCCAGCGCGCAATGGCCGCCTATTTTTTCGGCGAAACCCGTGTAAATTTGGCTATGACCAATGGAGGTGGCGTAACCTCGCAGGAACCTTTTATACGGATCGCCGCCCCACTTTTGGCCCAGCTCCATTGTTTGGTGCATTATGCCTATCTGAGTTCGCCACCTGTGCTCCTTTTCGAGGCGGTCCACAGACCACATACTACTGTAACCAGTTTTCCCAGCCCCGGCCCCGTCTTTATCGGGAGCTATGTATGTGCCGTTAGGAATGGGCGCACCACCCTCAATACCTCCTTGACCCTCTTCCACCCTCCAATGCATTCTATATACTGTTCCACCAAAGTTGAACCTATCGCCGGGCTTCAAAAATGTATAATTATCGTGAGAAATTGCATCGCCGACCAAACCGTGATTGTGATACTTGCCCAATTTGGTCATGGTGTTGGAGTTCGGATCCAACCAACCCCAAGACACATTCTCGCCGACGCCTTGGTTTTCTTGCCCGACAAGCAAACTGAATTGCGACTTCCAACTTTGATGAGCCTTATCCCCGAAGGGCAAAGACCACGGGTCGCACATCCAGGCCCCAAACATGGCGGTTGAGGGGAAATTTATCCTTCTATACTCCAAATGACCCTGCAAGAGCAAAGAAAATACAGAGTCAGGTATTACCTCCGGACAACCTTGAGTAAGCGCTCCGGTCTGCAGTCCCAATATTTTTGTCAGACTCCCGCGTCCTGACGCCGCAGTAAGCCTTGGGTTCTTTGGTTCGTCCTTCACTCCAAACTGAGAGCTCTCAGCTTTAGTGGTATCAAAATCGCCAACAATCCAAGCATCATCATTAAATCTGTCATTGAAATTTCCGCCGAAAATAGAGTAGCCGAAAGTGTACGCCAAAGAATCTCCAAACGAGCTATGCAAGCCCCAAGTATCGGTCGCAGCCTCTGAGTATCTCTCAATTTTGGAGTATATTGGCCATTTTATGTCAGGATGATACTCTCCTTCATTCCCTGCGGTTGCCATATCGGGCACCTCGGAAATGCTACCCGCCGGCTTCCAGCTGTAAGTTTCGTCGCCAGTAAACCGGTTCATAAATTTAAACGCATCAAGCGCGCCTCGGGGGTGGTGAGTAGGGAGTGCTGGGGCCCATTGGGAAACGCTCATCTCCCCCATCACTTGCCACCAATTATACATGCCATCAGGAGGATTTTGTGAATTATTCGCATGATTCACTACGCCGGGAAAGTAATAATTGTTCCATCCGTGCTCAGAAGCATTAGAGAATAAATCGATCAAGTCCAGTTGACCTGCTGTGGGCCATGATTTAAAATTGAAGTCCCGTATAAAGCTCGGCGCGAACGGATCTAGTGAACCCCACCCGCAGCTCGCGTCTCCCCACGCTAAGCTCACTACATGGGAAAGCATGTTCGTCCAGGTGACAGTTATACCGGTCGGCGCATTGGAGCCAGACACAAAACTGCCCAATAGATTATGGGTAAAATCTATATATTCGGTGTCGAGCAAATTCTTCTCATTCACTATATTGGTATTACTGTCGCCATAGAATGGGTTGACAGATTCTCCGAAAATCGAACCTGCCGTCCCGAGATATTCGTTGTCTTGCCCTCCATAATATAAATACATAGTCCCTGACCCCCCATAATCGACTTGACTGGTGACGCCGACGCCCGCATGGTCAAGGTCTAGGTGCCACCCTGAAATTCTTTCGTCGGCCCAGGTTGACGCATTAGTTCGAAGGGAGGTATAGCTCTTTCCTCCAATAATATCCCCGGAGGAATCCGGGGCATACATGACCTGGAAGCCCTTGGAAAATAACTCCCCGCTCTCGTTTACATAACTAATTGTTGCCCATCTATCAAGCTGCCATTCCCTGTAAAAATATTGAATTGGGTTAACATTAATCATTGACGCGGAGGACTCCCTCCAATACAATTCCCCAAGAGAACTGCCAGGTTCAAAGGAAAAGAAATGGTCTTTAATACATTGGTAAATCGTGCCTTTATGAGTTACAAAATCAGGTTCGCGACCAATAAACGCAGAACCCGCCTGATCGGCATTGGACCCTGCTACCATATCACTACCATAACCGTGATGAAATAGTGTATTTGGTTGCCCGTTTAGGAGCTGCGAATGCCCAGAGGGAAGGCTTGTTCGGTATGATTTGTTTGATACCCATGCGTCAGCCAATCGATTAATTTCCGGGAGAACCTTGTCCCGAATATCCTTCGACCCCTTACGACACAACTTGCCATCGATAAATTGTGGCCACTTTCGAATTCGCCGCTTGGGTTTACTCCAAAAGCCAAAAGAATCCATAAATACCTGCTTTGCAATAATAGGCTCACCCTCTCGACCACTTGCGTCATCAAGAATTACCGCAGGAGCCCCCTTGAACGAGTAATTCTCTAAATAAGGACGCAAACCAACGCCCCCACATTTGTATGACCTTCCTTCCGATATAAATGTCGCACAATCACCTTGTAAAGATATGAATTCTACATTTGGAAAAATAAATTCGGGGCCATCCAAAAATTCAGATTCCAATCCGAGCGCATTCCCAAGTGAGCGCCCCTCATATTCATCCCTATCAGAGCCCGATATTTTATTCTCACCCGTTCCAAAAAGATTTCCCGATTGAGAAAGAATGAGAGAATTATTACCAGAGGCGGCGACAGCGATAATCTCGTCTAGTTCCACGGCTTGATTGTTGTTATTACCATGAGAAATTAAATGCGGTTTTATAAAGATTTCCCTAGTGCAGAAATGCGTGTCACCGAATGCTTTTTTATATAATTTGAAATTTGCAGTGCGGGGCATTTTAATTTCCGACGAAGGAAAAGTGTGAGTAGCACCGTCGTTTGGCATCATTCCTAATTTTCCCAAAGGGAACCATCCAGACAAACCCGTCGACCCAAGTGTGCCACCTGCGCCATTTTCCTGATTAACAAGGGCATGCATCGCCTCACCAATAGAGCCAAACGTGAGAACCTCCACGTCAGGCTTCTGCCATTTCCCTAATTTGTTGGTATCCGCCCAATCCGACTTGAGCGTTTCAGGGGGCAGAGTCTCAAGTCCTCCGTTCTCCGTTATGCTCGGAATGGATATTTGGAGATGCTCCTGAAGTAATGTACCTTCTACGCCTTCGCCGGGGCCGACGTAAACGACATGAGAAACGTGGTCTATCCAAACCCGACTTCCGGGCTGATAAGTTTTACCATAGGCCCATTTTTCAGGAGGTAGTGCCGGTTGCTCTATTGCGCTCCACGAAGGATCGTAAATTGGGTTAAGGCTAGAGGGGGCGGTGCCCTCTAACTTATAAAAACCTTTGCCGGACTCCCTGCCCAATCTATCGCCTAAATCGAAATCGCTTTCGATTCCCCCGGTTTTGTTTCTCCAATCTATTTGCTGCAGGGAATTGTCCCCAACGCCGAACACTTTGCCTGAGGCAGTCCTTATTAGAATGTGGTCGGAGCCAGCCTCAACTTGCAGCGCCTTATCAGAGCCATAATCCTCGTGGTCGTATAGCGTATGAGGCTCGGGAGTAAGAGTTGTACTGCTAATCTCATCCTCTATATCTGCCAGCGAATTTGTGCTCAGGTCATAGGTTTTAGTGATCGCCTTGGGTGCGGGCATCGACCATTTTTTGCCGTCCACTCGCTCAAGGGATTCGCTAAAGCCTATATCGCTAGTATTGTCGTCCTTCATGGAAACGAACACCAGAGTACCGAAAAGGTCATCTCCATCAGCGACCTGAGCGGTAACAATGTCGCCCTCATTATAGGAAGATTTCGATATTGTACTGCCTTGATATTCTGGGTCCTCACCCATGCCGGCAGCCGCAGTATAATCGAAAAACCCAGAAAACCCGCGTGGCGAATACTTTATATGATTTTCCCAACTTCCGATGCCAGGCAAATTGGACCCGTAAATGGCGTCGTTATCAAGTATCCAACCCGCATGAAAGACAATATCCCCACTGTCATGAAATTCTTCGTTCACGGCCGCACCACCAATTTCGGCAGAAAGCAAATACCTGAATTTTCCCTCATCGCCCAGTAACCCCCATCCAGTTGGCTGACCCCAGTCATATTCCCACATGTAAAAAGTGTGATACCCTTGAGCAAGTACGAGCGGTGGATCGAGGTCCTCATGATGACCTCCCCCATTATTCTCGGGCCACGTCCAAGCGCTCGCTGCCATCACTTTGTCCTGATCATAGCCCGTACCTGTTTCTCCAGCAACGCCATCGGCATAAGCTCGTACGTCAGGAGGGCCGTCATCGAGAATCGACCACACAACCCTATGGTCATTATACGAAATCATCCCGTATCTTGTTTGAACAATAGTGCTCCAATCTCCAGCGGTTCTTGCATCGGTCGTTTTTCCCGGAGAATACATAACTCCCCACCTTCCTTGGGTCAAAATCTCAGGCTTAATAGTTCTTAAAACAATCCCAGAAGAAGGTCTTACGTATATATGGAAGAAAATTCCTGAATCCTTCCTCCAGCCGGTCCCAGTGCCGGTAAAAGCTAGTTTCCCTACGATCTCTCCGTCAATCACGGGGAAGAGGGCATTCCCTACGCCATAATTTTCCGCATTAGACGATATTTCAGTAAAATCAATATCTATCCCGCTCATAAAACACTCGAAGCGCTCGCCGTCCTCCTTCTTAGTTTTCTCTGCGTCAGTAATGTAAATCCATTGTCCGTATTTAGCGGTATAATACCAATTGCCGCCGGTTTTGCCCAATGACGTCAGCTTATTGTTTGCAGCCTGGGAGGCCCTGGCAAGGAAGGTGTGTCCTAATATCGGGTCTTCCACCCAATCCCTCATATAGGTTTGACTGACATACTTATTACGGAACCATTCGCTTTTCGCCAGGGTCCTTCGCTCAAGGGTCGACTTATGCCTGATGGCCCCGTATCGAGTGGCTCGATCTGCTTCCGTCAGGGGCCCTGCCCAATGCAGCTTTGCATATTCTTCGCCCGTCATCCAAGGGTAGAGTTCTTCTCTAGCATCAGCTACGTCAGTCCAAACATTCATATAATAATCCCAGTCGGTTTGGTCGCCATACCAAGTATAACCGGCGTAATCCTCCTTTTGTTCGTAGTCCTCTAAGGGGTATGGAAGTATCCCGGTCACCATATCTGTACTAAGTTTTCCGGCAGCACCACCAATTCCATTTCCAGCCCGGTGCTGGATCCGATATTCAGTTTTAACCTCCGCGTCCTCAGTCCATATCTCTGCGCCATATCCTAACAATAATGGAGCGTTTATGGTAAGGTTGGTCACCAGTAGTCCTGCAGGGTTATTAACGTTCCCCGCATTTTTCACATACATCACCAATGCATTATTTCCTGCCGCTCCAGCTCCAGCCCTAAAGATATTACTAGCCCCGATGCCCTGGGGTCCGATGTCTATGGAGTTAAGCTCCCCAAACCACCCCCCATACCAGGCTGCGGTCACAGGCTTGCAGGAAACGCTATATATAAAAGCTGTCGAGTCACTCGAGGTAGTGTGGCATATAAATTCTACGCTGTGAGAGGTATGCGTGGCGACGAAAGTAAACTTTGTTTCCGTCCATCCAGACCCCAAATCTCCGACGTCAATGGCTTGGTGCCCACTTCCTGCATAATCGTTAACTAGATTTCCTCCTTGTACCGCTTCTAAGTTGTCAACAGTCGCGGTCGGCACGCCTCCCTCCCACGCCCAAATTATTGCTCCAACATCAGGCTCGGAGTAGGCGGTCCGGTATGAGACAAAAAACCGCACCTCATATTTCTGGCCCACCGTCAGGGGTTTTGGATAATTCGGCCCATACCTTTCTGCACTCAGTTCAGATCCTTGATGCCACTGAGTGAAGCCTGCTCCGCCAAGCTTGTCGGGATTCCATGTTCCAAGCTGAACGTATTCATTAACCGATGGGTTGAGGGATCCGGAGTCTTTATGGCCCCCGAATCCATATGTGTTAGGCGTATAATCATACCCCCAGGGCACGAGGTGCAATCTTGCCGCGCCACTGAGGCCTCCTGTTTCAACATGAGACTGTAACCCCCAATAATAATTCGCGCCCCCGTATTTACTTCGCATCACGCCTGGCTCAGTGTCGTAGCCCAACTGGCGCGATCCCCACGCACTGCAATTGTCCTGTATAATTACAACCTTGGCGAAATTATAAACCCCCATACAGGCCAAATCAGAGAGGCTTGGCTTATTGGAGTTGTCCCAGGTGGTCGGATGATTTGGCCGGCTATAGTCGTAGCTTTTGTCAAGCAAATTACTGAGATATTCAAAACGGTTACCGTGGTTATCCAGATGCAATTCTAGCGTCTGAGCCACGTAGTGGGTCGTTTGGTTTAATTGTTCATACGCTGGATAATGCATCCCGTGGTCGCGAAGCTCCTCATCCAAGTTTGAGCCACTCGCCCCAAACCAAGATGTTGCAGTATTCCCAAACCCGTCCCTGTCGTTATTCTCCCCCCAAAAAGTCCCCCATTTTGTAACTCCGGGTAAAATTTGTTGTTCCCCAGATTTGCGAGCATGATCGTGCCAGTATGTGGTATACTTGGGGTTGCCGTTGTTGTCCACAAAATCCGGATGATCCTCTAGCCATAACCACACGTTGGCAGTCCAGTTGTCGGGAAATAATGGTCGCCACCCAAAAAGGTACTGGTGGCCATTGCCACCAGCATAACCAAGCATAGACTTATTAAAGTCCCAATTAGTCAGGTAAGATGTTGTCTCCCATTCCTCACCAGTAACCAAGTCGGGATTTATGCTGTGCCACCCGGCCTCACTGTGGATTTGAATATCCAGCATTGTATTATCCACTGCGAAGTCGAATGACACTGTAACCTGTGATACATCAATTCCTTCATCAAGGTGAAAGGCTTGATAGAAAACGGGAGTGGCTTGCGGCCATAAAGTCGGCACCCCACCTTGTTCACTCCACCAAACCCCCACCCAGCTACTTCCTTCTGGCGCATCCAGCCAGTTCCCCGGAATAAGATTGTTTGGTATCCAGGCCGCTGGGTAGAGGGGGTCGTTCGCCGTTGCGGGTAACACGCCGTTGGGCTGCACAGACCAAGCGGTATCCTTTTTGCTGTCGGAAGAATATTGGCCCCCAAACTGGACCCCAGTATTATAAATGTTAATCTCTTTGTGAGATTCTCGCTGAGTCAGTACGGACCATACCGCAACATCAGCGGGGGTTTTGTCCACCGTAGTAGTGACGGCTCCCTTGGCATATTGTTTATCAAATTCGTTGGAATTATAATAGGTTGCGGTGCTCGCCCTCCAATATCCATTATAGAACCAAATTAAATTATCTACATTTGCAACGTGCCTATATACCGGGTAACCACCGGTTGGACTGGGGAGGTCGACCTTCCGGTACGATCCCGCAATCCCCACGCTGGGGTCACTGATGGTTGTGCCGTCCTGACGGATTACATTTCCACCAAAGAACTCAATGGAACCCCAGTCTTCTTCAGCGATCCTTTTAACATCTGGATTTAAACCATTGCTGTCCGTAGCAACATAGGCTGGCCCCGTGTTTGGCCAATATTTATGGAGATAATTATTGTTTAAATTATCGAAATTTGTGCTGGCTGCATCCTGGGTAACCAGCGGGGTGATACTCTCGCTTACGCTATTCCACTCGCCAGGAATAACTCCAGGAAAGGTGTGGGCTCCAGCGCCTTGATCCCCAATTTTACTCCAAAGGGAGCCCGAGTAGGATACATATTGACCGTTAACATAATCTATATGTTCTATATATGGCTCCCAGGTTTCTCCGTAGGCAATATTGCCTTGTATTAGCGATCCATATTTTACGGCTTCCCCACCCGCAAATGGGTCGGGATCGCGGTCCGTCATATGATGAATCAGGCCCCAGTTGTCATTTTGCCAAAGTTCATTTACCGTTAAATCTCCGAACGAATCAAAGGTATCGCTCCCACCATGGAACATAACATTATCCGCTCGCCTGACCTCGCCATGGGTTGCTTCGCTGTGGAAATCCAAGCCTTGCACCGGGATGTCCTTGCACCCTATAATTGACCCTAGGATTTTTACATCGCCGTCTTCTGTGACGTAGATCGTAGAATGCTCATTTGTTGACGCCCAAACAACATTATCATCTGTTAATTTTACCGGAAACGGGACCGCCGGAGCATTGCGGTTTGCAGCCAATTTAAGGCAGTTCGCCCTAAGATTATTGTCATCGTTATTATTGAGAGAGTGCTGACTCGGGCGATCCATGTATGAATAATTTGCTCGATCCTTAAGCCTATACATCGCAAGGGCGAGGCATTCAGTGCCAGATACCGTCATGGTCTTGCTATCGTGGAAGTAATCTATAACGCAATGATTTTTGTGCGATCCCCCGTAAGGCAGGTCTAGATCTGGCCAGCCTATGTACTCCCATTTGGGACTAATCCCCGGCTCGTCTTCCGGAAGGGCGTTTTCGATGGAGACCCATCGTTCGCCCAAATGCTCCCTTTCCTTAAACCAACTAATGGACTCATTATCGGTCCACGGAGCTGCTTCGCGGGCTCCATTGTATTTCTTGTCGTGCCCCCACCAGCTCCGCTCATTCCAATCCGGGGTGCCCCATTCGCGCGTAGTGTTAAAGCGGTCCCCATCGTCCCATTGAGACGTTGGGTACAAATTCTGAAATTTACCATGTGGCCACGAGATGCCGTTCCAGGAAGTGAGCTTGTTGGAAATTTCCGCATTATCCCGATACGGAAAAAGCCAAGCTGGAACCATCCACCCTCTGTCATTTTGTACGGCCGCCCCCGCCATATGTCGCTCTTTGCTCCCCTCAAACCCTGCGACAACAAAATGTTCCCTCTTCTTCGTCGCAGAATTATCGGTATCTGTGCCGCCATAAAATTCCCAAGCGGGCTTTATCATCATGGTAGAAAGACTCTTAGCGTACTCCGATGTACCATCGAGAGAGAACGAGACATCATAAGCACCCTCCGCTCCGGATCGAGCCTGTCTTGCGAATGGAATATAGTCCTCAGAGTTGAGAATAAAATGAGTATTTACGACCTTGGGAACGCCCCGGTTGTCAGGCTTATCAAACCCGACGCATTCAATCCCCCCTTCTTTCCAGAAGTTTATATTGTCGTACCACGGAAGAATTCTTCCTGCGATTTTTAATTGCTCCTGAGAGGCCCACCAAGGTGTCACGCCAGCAGGATATAACTCTTCCTCCGGAATCCATGTTACATTATTATGCAAATAGGAATCTTGCTCGGCGCTAGTCTTATCGAACCAGTCTAACGGAAATGTGGCCCATGCCATCCTCTCCCATTGCGGGGCAGGGTTAGCCCGGTTATGATCTTTTGTTAGGTACGTCGCCCACCCCGCAAGGTGGGGGTCGTTTTTATTGCTTGCAATTGGGTCGCCTGCGGCGTGGTTAAAGTTGGCATATGATAAAAGGTCGAATCTGTCTTCGGCATCAATCAAATCATGAGACCAATCTCCCCAGTCTTCGGGATCGTCGCTAGAGCTATTGAAGCTTTTATCTGTGATGCCTAGGGAGTTGTTTTCGTTCTTCCCGAATCCATATAGCTTCTTGTCTGTAGTAATAAATACGGTATTACCTCCCCCAGACCTAACGAAATCTATGTCGGGTTCTGGGTCTAATAAGGTATCAGTCGTGCCGTTCGCGTATATTTTTACCCTTTGCAGCTCGTCGTCTTGTGCGTCCTTCAATGGGGCACACATATTATGCTTTCCAAACGTATCTAAGTTCCATTCTAAATTTGAACCGTAATATGTTTCAGGTTTGCCGTCAATTTTCTTATAATTACTAATTCCGAGGTACCCCAACTCGGAGCTGTCCATTCCAGAGGCATACAGCTTATTATTTGAGATCATGAATCTATTTTGCCAGCCCAAACCAGCAGAAACGGCATAGGTTTTGCTAACGGCATTATTTACGTCAAGATACGTATCTGCGTCCACATCCGGAGCCGCGCCACTTACGTTTGTAATCTTAACTGACATTGGGAGGATCGCCGTGTTCTGTAGTCCCGCAAATGAATTGCCCAATTTAAATTCTGAAACGAACCCTAAATTCCCCCTCAAGACCGTGGGCGAATTAAAGGCATAATTAAATAAATCAACATCTTTCCTTTGTGTGCCCCCAGGGTTCTCATTAGAGAAAAGGGATAACGTCAATTCTTTTGTTGAACTCATATAGCTCTGGCCATCAACGGCTTGCATCTCGAATGAGATATTAATATTCAAGCCGGAATTGGTAAATATATTTGACATGTTATCAAATGGCCTCAAAAGATATTCGCTTTCGCCATGAGTGGAGTCGAGTATATTTTCTGCGCTGGGACTAACTCCTCCCGCTGGTTCGCCTGAAGCATTATGAGCGTCTAAGCATGAATAAAATACCATTACGTCATTTGATTGGCTCAGCTCGTTTTGCGTCGGCAAACTTCCGGAATCCTCATTGGAGTTCCACACCACACCTCTTTCCTTCGCGTAGACTATATCTCCCAATTCATAGGGTAAGTTATTTTTCCATTCATCCACTCGCTGCCACATGGATTCAAACAAAGACGGCTGAACGCCAGAAGACGCGCGCCGAGCGTAATATAATATATTTAGTTCCTTTGTGAAATCTCCGGTGTCGAATGATTGATCGTGGGTCCAGGGAGCAATCTCTCCCTCTGGTCCGCTGATGTTTTTCCATTTTGGCATTACCTGCAATTTATCTCCAAGCTGCTCAAGCAGTCCTATATTAGATCCGTTGTTTTCTATTTTGAGTATTGAAGAATTTTTATGGGACACTTCATCGTATTGGTATTCAATTTTACTATTCATGCCGCCCAACAAAGAATCTGAATCGAGGAGCGACTCACTAATAATCCTTGATGCATACTCCACAGGTCGAACAAATACCCAAGATTCACTCACGCCAGGTACTTGGCCTGCGGGGATATCAGTATCGGCTTGCCACACATAGGTGCCATCGTGCACTGCCTCGTCAGCGGAGTAGGCCTGGTTGGAAAGCCACTGAGATGGTTCGCCGATCCTTATGTAGGGACTTTCCATAATCCCTGCGTATGTCAGTCCAAAATCAGAATAAGAATCGCCGGTGTTTATCGGCAACCTTAGGTATCTTCCTAAAACATTAGCATTGGACATAGAGGAAATAAACCCAGAGTAGGTCGTAAAGTTATTCCCGTCCGCCCCCTTTAGCTGGGGGATTAGTTTAATTGTTTGATTGGAATTGATGCTGATTTCCCCACCATCATATATTGCGCCATGATTTGGATGGCCAGTATCGGCGTTTCCTCCAGTATATATTTCAGTTGTTAACTCTATTGTTGGAGGGTATGACTCATCCTCTTTAACGAACTTAATTGGATTTACATCGCCCACTCCTCGACTATCGAGATTAAATCCTGCGTCGAGATTGAAGTCGATATCACTATCAATCGAGTCCACCCAACCCCTGAAGGCCCGTATGGCAGGATGCCTATCTTCATCTTGATTATTCTCGTTAAGTGGGTGTGGAAGGTCTCCCGAAGAAAGGGTGTCGCCTTCTGCCCTCAGATCAACGTTCCAGTCCTCATAGTTAACACTTACATAGTCAAGCGATGCCAAAAACAAAGGGCTATCTGCATCCGGAACGCCGCCGACCCAAGTATCTATCATATGTGTTGTGGGATATTTTATTCTTGGAGTCCAGAACTTCGCATTGTTGCCGGAGGCATCATAGGTTTTTAATCTTGGCCCAAAAATATCCAGCCTAGAGTTGAAGGCTTCAGACACGGCGTATTCGCTTGAACCTTCGGCCTTATGTATAAAATCAAAATCTCCTTCAGTTAAAAAGTATTGTGGCTCCACGCCAGCAGCGATCTCCTCTGAAGATGGATAGGTGCGATCAAGGTCAAATTCCCTACGCGCCACCGGCTGCCAATATTCACTAGGACGAATAACCAATGTATAGTTGCTCGTAAATCCACTCATAGTCCCGGAATTTATCGACACGGGGAATTCGTAGATTTTTTTACCGACATACCCGGAAATGTCAGCCTTATATTGAAGGCCCTCTATAACGGTTGAGTTTTGCAAGTTCCCTTCCAAAACAAAATTATCATCCAATAGGGGAGTTGCATCCGAGACATAACAGAACTGTTTAATTTTAACCCGCCATTCATTGTCGTCCATTTTTACGGCGTCACCAATTCGATAGTAATTTTCATAGGTAAGATCATATGAATAATTATCCGAACCAAAGAGGTCCCTCTGTCGAATTTTGAATTTTCCATCCAATTCCTCCAACCCGTAATATTGAGCGTAAGCCCTTCCTCGATTGTCATTATTTGCGGGATCGACATTAGGGTCAATGCGCTCTGCGGTAAATTCGTTCTCGGTAATTTCGAGCCAAGTCGTTTCGGCATATAAGTTCTTTCCTCTAAATCTGGAATATTGTAGATCTTCTACTAGGTTCGATAAAAAATACGCCGTCTCACTTGCGGACTCTTTTGGAAATATCCCAGGAACAATCCCCACACCGGCCGGATCTGCAGGAGAATCTGTATCCTTTATGCACTGAAAGCAATATGAGGCGACCGCTGCGTCTGCCTTAAGAAATAAAAACTCAGCACTATCCAAAAGGTTCGTATTCTCATCTGTGGGATAGCGCCCGGCCCACTCCTGGTAGGTCAGGCTTTCCCCCGAATTCGGGTCGACCATAGTAGGGGTTTTCTCCTTAAGTGTGACAAGATCTCCGACCTTGTAATTTTCGGCCTGCTCCATATCCCACGGAGCTATATCATACAATCTTTCAGACATTAATCCAAGTCCGCTTGCTCCATCAAGAGAATTAAACCACTGAAGTCCTAGCGTAATCCCCGATTTGTTATTCGGGGGAGAAGTAGATAGGCCCGTCTGTGACGACTTAAAGATTTTAACCCAACCATCGTAGAGGGTAATCTGAGTAACCATGGATAATGGTGAAATCGCGGTATTGCTGAGAATACTTAGCCTGGTCCACTTCTCTTTGTTTAAAATTGGATCGTTATCTGCCGATGCCCCCATCGAGACATTAGCCTTAAAGAATAAATTTAAATGTAATGGAAAAAAGTTTTCATTATCATTCTTTAGGGATTTGTAATATATTTTTGCTCCGTCGTCTTGATATACGTATACTGTGTTATGCTCGTTTCCCGGAGAAACCCATTCAGAATATACTTTCTCTTGTCTCCAGGCATCACACGCGATTGCTGTGGTCACCTCCCACCAATCTTCCCGTGGGACCCTAGTCATATTGCCTCCGGAATATTCCTTGGTATCATTCCATTCAGGTATATTTGCCAAGGTCTGAACGTTGCCCTGGGGATTTCCCGTACGATCAACAGTTAAACTGAAAATAGATTCCTGCTGGAGGTCCGATCGCCCCAAATCTATAAAGTGTTTTGCCTCAAATAAATTTTGCGATGTATCCGCATCAATCGTAGTCGACAAAACCTGATTGCCATCGGCAGTAAGATCTTTAAACTTACTACCGTCAAAACCCTTAAAGCCAGTCTGAAGCAACCCTAATGCTGCACTAAACTCTGAATCCGACATCTCGTCAGTTCTTTTTAGAATAGGCAGAAAAGCGGCGTCAACGTGAGAATTGATAAATTTCTTGCCTTCATTCTCGATCTGATCTGCCCTGCCGAGCTTGTTGCCTAATATTAAATAGTGACAGGGGTTGTCTCCACTAACCGAGGCGCTACCGGTTATAGTCTTAATTGAGAGCAATTTGGTCAAAGCCTGATCCTGGGTGCTGGACTCAAGTTCGTAGTCATAATCTACATTCGTTTTTGGTTGTCCATGATCTAAGCTCATCGAGCCCAGCGCCCCATGCCCGCCGACATACATATTGCCATTACTGAAAATTTGGGGCGTTACGAATTCGATTCTCTGCCGAGAAAGCACATCCTCGACCATCATGATATACTTGCCTAACTGTGTACTGCCCTTATTGGAGCCGGGGTGAACACCCCCTCTTCTCCTCGCGTGAACATAGCCCCTCCTCATATAAAAAAATGGCGTAAGATCTCGATATTGAAAATGTAGAAGATCTCCCTCGGAGGCCAGGTCAGTATTAATATTGTTGGGGTTCAATATTCCCTGAAGATAACGATTTATGTCGGATCTGGATATTTGGGATGTAGAATATGTGCTAATCCCTGACGTGGAGCTGTAGGAGCTTAACTTTGTGGTCCTTCCAAAGGTGACCGCCAATCTAGGCTGCCCCCCATGATCCTTTCGGAGGGTTTTTGTATAAATAAATATATCATATCCGCCATCTTGGTACGGGCCGCTTTCACTGCTGGCGCCAGAATACCATGACCGGCACTTATCCCTGCTATATCTTTTTAAGGGTTTTGCGAATTTCACCAATAAGTGACCGAAGATATTGGAAGACCCAGTAAAGTCTGCCATTCTTATGCGGCCCGCTTCTCGCTGTACGGGTTGGCCTGCTAGGTTTGTTTGGCCTTGGTACGAGCTATTATGGGCAAACTTTTTGATTTCAAATTTTTTCTCAGAGAAATATTTGTATATTGATGCAAGCGATGAATTTGGGCGATTAATTTGAGAGTCATACTTAACCCAATACTCATTAATCTCACCGCTTTCCGAACCGTACCATGGGGTTCTTTCGGAATTCCATGATCCGTTCGCATTAGAAGCGCTCGAGGGGTAAGTTTTAGCGGCCCCAACCTCTTTTTTGCACATGGCTAAGGAGGGAAATCCAATTAAATTAAACGTTTCCGTCCAGTTGGTTAAATCATCGATGTTTGCCAGTCCAGATGGGGGATTATAGCTAACTATATCGCCAGGAAAATAAGTTAGGCCGGAATTCCACTGGCTAGACCCAGATATGTTGTCCTCGGCACTCATTTTTGCATCTAAAAAATCGAAGGAAGCCCCCATAACAGCATTAAGCGAAGTTGACGAAAATCCAAACCTCCTGTCGGGGAGCGCACTTATATCATTGTCCCCAAACCCGTATTCAGGATAATCCACAATATATCTATCTATTATCTGCCCATCTTGCCCAGTTGCCGGTGAGGCCGTTCTTGCGGATCCGCCCCCAAAAGAAATTTCCGAAACGGGCCTTAATTGAATCGGGTTCTTAGATGAACCAGATTTGGGAATTAGACAAGAATAACACACTAGATATTTCATGTCAATAAACTCTGATAAATTTAAACAAATTTCATTGTCGTGCATTATTCCTCCCGTCGCCCATTCACTCTTGGCATCAACCTCCCTCAAGCTCCCGGCCTCGCTAATTGAGTAGTCTTGTGCGAGTTCAGCGAAACTCTTAAAATAGGTATTAAAGTTTGCGTCAGATACTCCTGCTCCGGCACTCTTCAGGACGCAGACATATAAATTAAATTGACTTGGTTTTGATCTAGATTTTCTATCCAAGAAATCGTCTGCGCCAGAGACCTTGTGAACAACCTGCCCCAAATCATAGTTTTTGTACGGCCTGAACCTTGCGTACCACACGGGGAGCGCCCCAGGAAGCCCAACCCTTGAAGCGCCGAAAAGTGTTCTTGTTGTCGATATGGTCGTGGGATCGGCAGAAAGAAAGTTTAAATTAAAATCTATGTTTACGCCACCCATTACTTGCTAAAAATTACCTTTGAATATTTATCGTCTATGGGTTCTATTTTTCCACCCATAAACTTTAGCCATCTAATACCGAGGCTATTATCCGCCTCAACAATATTAACCAAATGATCAAATTCTTCCCCAAACAGCCAATCAAAATGCTCTCTGGATATTCTCATAAATTCATATACTGCAAACATAGCTTTAAGGTTGCCAAATGACTTAAAAAAGTCGCTCTTAGATTTAATCATGTCCAGAGAATTCCTAGAGCCGAGCACCCAGACCTGACCTATGCGTTCTTGAGGGGAATGGGCGACCCCGGTGGAGCCGATATATGTTTCGTCTTTTAAGCAAAAGCTAATTGTTCGAATTGATCTGTTGAAGGTTTCATAAACATGCTTTTCGTGGTTTGGCCACCCGAGATAATCCGAATGTCGCGAGTCCACGTTCCTTGGATTCAATGATAGCTCGATAATATCTGAGTCGATGACATCCCTGACATAACCGTGTTTTCCTAATATTTTCATGCCTTTTTCCTATAGTTTATACACTAAATAGTTATAGGTCCCAACAATATAAGTGTAAAGAAGTTAAGCGCGCATGGAGCGTCATATCATATAAAATAAAAATGAGAATTTCGCACAAAAACAAATGGATCTTCCTGTCGTCATCCAGAACCGGCTCCACTTCTACTCGTAAAGCATTAGATAAATTTAGTGACATAAAGTCGGTGCATTATTCTAAATGCGAAGAAGAGCAAAATCCATTCTATAACCATATAAGCTTAAGGGAGGTTCAATCTATATTCAAGCATGATAATATAGACTTCAAATCATACACAACATTTACTGCGGTACGCAATCCATGGGACAGGGCGTTATCTTTGTATTTTCACTCTCAACAAATTATGCATAATCCTGCCCCCACCGCATTTAGCGATTGGATAAAAAAAGTACAAGCCAGAGGCCCTTTATATGGTCAAATTTACAACCAGTGCTTAGATGATAAAAATCAATATGCGATAGATTCTATAATCAGGTTTGAGCATATGCAAAAAGACTTCAATGTTGTTTGCGACAAAATAGGGATCTCAAGACAACAACTTCCACACGTAAATGCAACCAAACACAAACACTACACCGAATACTATAACTATGAAACCCATGAAATCGTTGCCGAAAAATACGCAAAAGATATTGAACATTTCGGATATGAATTTGGAGATTAAAAATGATAAGTCACAAACATAAATTTATTTTTGTTCATATCAATAAAACTGGAGGTACGAGTATTGAAGTGTTATTAAAGAAGTATTCAAACAAATTTGAAAAACATCAATCAATTATTGACTTAAATAAAGAAGCATCTTCTAACGATTATTTTAAATTCACTTTCGTAAGAAACAGTTGGGATAGATTCTTATCCTTGTACAAATACCGAATAAAAACAAACCAAACAAAGCTTGGTAGTAATCCCATACCCTTTAAAGAATGGGCAAAACATATCTATGATAAGAACCCGAAATATTACAATACTCCTAACAAATTTAAACTTCTTATGTTATCAGATCAACTTGACTGGATCACAGATGCAAATGGTAGTGTGAACATGGATTTCATCGGAAGATTTGAAAACCTCCAAGAAGACTTTAATATCGTGTGTGACAATATTGAAATTCCACATTCACAACTTCCACATATAAACAAAACTGAACACAAACATTATACCGAATATTACGATGAAGAAACAAAGCAAATCGTTGCCGAAACATACGCAAAAGACATTGAGTATTTCGGATATAAATTTGGAGATTAAATGATTACTTTTATTCACATAGGAAAATGCGGCGGCACTACAATCAAAAGAACACTGATAGATAATGCTGTTAAATTTAGGCATATTCACCTTAAACGTCCTGAGCATGAGCCTGACTCAAAATATCTTATTGCATTGAGAAATCCAGTAGAGCGTTTTATTTCAGCGTTCTATTGGCGCAGATTTTTATTACTCAGCGGTCAAGAAGCTGGAGGAAAAGAGCTAGAATTTTATAAAGAGTATAAAGATTTGAACAACGTATGCGAGCATCTTTTTGACGAGAACAGCAACTTAAATCCATTGATTGACTCGAAAATTCACCAACATTATACATGCGGACACCCCTCTCATGTAGGCATGGGCATCGATTATTATATTGGAGGCATAACAAGAGAACTGACTCCGAAAAATGTTTTTGGCGCGATATGCACTGAAACACTCTCTCAAGATATGAAAAGACTGTTTGACGTTGAAGTTACCAGGCATGCTAGAAAAAATTCTGCGAACAAGTTAGAAACAACACAGCAATCAAGATTTCTCTTAAAGAAATATTTAGCAAAAGACTATCAATGTATTGATAAATTATATTTATCGAATATCTTATCCGAAGAGCAATACGAAATATTAAAAACATGAAAAAAAATGATTAGCCATAAACATAAATATATATTTGTCCATATCCCTAAATGCGGAGGAAGCAGCACGGAACTATCCCTGCTTGAGGCGGAGGGCGTGGATTGTAGCGATGCCAACGAAATAAACCAATTACCCGAAGATATACTGAGTACATATTTCATGAACAATGATCTTGCCATGGAACCCCAACACTATACGCTTGAAGAATATCCGGAGTATTTTCAAAAAGAATATTTTTGTTTTACAATAATAAGGAATCCGTGGGAGATTTGGGTTAGCGAGTACCATCACGAATTGAGGGTCAGGAAAAGACTGGGCAGACCTAAAGTCACTTTTGAGGAGTTTATACGGAAGAATAAAGGCTTCAAGTATCACCTTCGAAGCCAAATGGATTTCATTAATCAAAACATGGACTATGTAGGTAGAATGGAGAGTATAGATTCTGACTTTATGGAAATATGCGACAAATTAGGTATTGACGCTCAGCTGAAACACAGAAACAAAGGAAAATACGAAAATCATTACAGCGAATACTACAACGAAGGGATTCTATCTCTTATAAATTCACACAATTCCCTCCTAGGATCAACTGGAAAACTTGATGCGCAACTTATGGGGTACGAGAGTAATCCCGGCAATCCAAAGAGTGAAAACGAAGAAAATCCCCACGAAGCAACAATGGACAATGTCTTCTTTATTAATCTCGACAGTAGAAAAGACCGAAAAGAGCTCGTAGAGAATGAACTCAACGAGCTAAATTGGTCTTATGAGAGATTCCCCGGAACCAAAACTTCTGACGGAAGAATAGGGGCGACGATAAGCCACATAGGAGCGCTAGAGTTGGCTGCGGCGAGAGATCTGGATTACGCCGTAATTTTAGAGGATGATATCCACTTTAGGGATAAAGCTTTATTTTTGCGCCAGCTCAAAAAATGCCTAAAGGAGATCAATGACTTTGATGTATTACTTCTTGGGGGGCAGATTGGGCCAAAAGACGAGAGAATTACCGAATACGCGTTTAAATTAAAACACTGCGTAACCGCAACGGGCTATATAGTTAACAAGCATTACTACAAGCGATTCCTTGAGCACTCGAAGAAAGGGCTTAATTTATTAATTGAAAACCCATCAGGGATCCGAAGTCAAAATCAATATGCATTTGATATTTATTGGTGGGAATTGCAGGAAAGGGATAAATGGTACATGGTCGCTCCCGCCTGCGTAGAACAAAGGGATGGATTTAGCGACATCAGAGAACAATATACTGACCACAGAAAATTATTCACAACCGCCTGGAAGGAGAAATCTCACCTAATTAATACAAAGGGATATTGCTAATTATGAGTAAAATCTGCATACCCAAAGTAGCCTGGTTATACTGGGACAAGGGCTGGAGCAATGCCCCAACCATAGTTCGAGCGTGCAGAAATAGGCTAACCAGAATCAACCCCGACTGGACCTTTCATTTTTTGTCCGACGAAAATTTAGATGAATTTATTAATTTAGATGGACTTGGGAATATTCCTGTGCAGGCGAAGTCTGACGCGATAAGAATCCTTCTTCTTGAGAAGTTTGGGGGAATATGGCTAGATGCAACATTGTACGTTAATCTACCCCTTGATGAGTGGCTGTGGGATAATTTAGGGCAGGAGTTTTTTGCTTTTAGCAATCCTCGTAAAAACTTCGGCAGGATTGTCTCGAGCTGGTTTCTTGCGGGAAGAAATGACAACTATATTATAAATAAATGGAAGATCGAAACCTTAAAATATTGGGAAAATAGAGAAGAGGCCGATCAATATTTTTGGTTTCATAATCTATTTAAAGAAATGTACGATAAAGATGAAAAATTCAGCCTCCTTTGGGATAGGACTAACAAGATTGATTGCGATGTTGGCACAAGACAAGGGCCTCATTTTTTTGCCCCATATACAGACGAAATACTTAAATCAATAGCGTCGCAGGAAGTCCCCGCTTCTCCAGTATTTAAATTGACCTGGAGAGTAGACCTATTGAAATCTCCTGTCATTCAAGAATTATTCAAAGATGATATGTAGAATAAACGCAATGCGGGTAGGTTAAAAATATTATATATAATATGCACATCTATTCAAAGAAAGCAACCTACCAATCTTCGATTAGTGTAATATAAATTTATAGAAATGAAGGTCCTACAATATTCATATCCCCGCAGCGGCTCTACCGTAGTCTGGAATATTCTAGAGGATCTCCTCTCCCCCGAGAACACAGAAAATAAAGATAGATTCTTTTATCCAGCGAACGTGATTAAGACACATGACCTAAGGTACTTTAGACAATTCTATGCATTCAAAGGAAAAATTAAATTCTACAATATTGATTATAAATGTGGCCTCCTGGTATCTACGATTCGACACCCAATAACAAATTGTCTTTCACTGTTAAGGGTAGGAATGGTAGGGGCGTCCCCAGATAAACCTTCTGTATCAAAAGCACAAGGAAAAGAAGAAGTTACAAATGAAACAATTACATTAAAATTACAAAACTATATTAACCATTACGAATGGATGTTAAAACAATTAAAAGAAAAATCAAGCAAAAGAAATACAATCCTCTTTGATTATGACCAACAAATAAAACCAATTAAGCCTATACTGAATACATTAGAGGGGAAGCTAGGAATACTCATTTTAAATAAAGAAGATAAAATTAAATACTTCCTACCGCCGACCTTAATGGATCATGGACTCGATAAATTTGACCAACAAGACAATTCCACCTTAATGCACGGAGAGCATGTAAAATCAAATAAATACCCAATTGAGCACGAAATTTTAGCTTTAGAAAATCCTTTAATTGAAAAAGCGACAGAACTCTATCTTGAGCTTCGCGAACAATATACTTAACACTATGGAATATACACTTATATTAAATTATTACAATAAGTCAAAAGAATTATTGATCAAACAACTTAATGCTGTATCAAAACAAACCATTAAGCCCAAATTAATATGGGGCTGCTTCATGGGGTGTGAAGATGACGAATTATTGCACACATATCAAGAAATAACAAAAGACTGGGATAATGCCTGCTTTATAGATTCCGATTATAATTTTAAATATATAGGAAGATATCAACTAGCCCTTACAGCTCCTACGGAAATAATCGTTATGCTTGATGACGACAGAATCCCTAATCCACAATATTGCGAATGCATGATCAAGATTGTTCGCAATGAGGAATGTCTTGTACAGCAGTACGGATGGCAATTGGATAAAAGGCCAGGTGGAGAAATACAACTTAAAAAACAAAAAATCCCCCGCCCAGTAGATTTTGTAGGTAAATATTCAAGCCCATACGAAGAATGCAATTCAAGATACAGGAAAGAAACGCCTATACTTGCTCAAGCGGATTACCTTTGTGGAGGAATGGTTTTTAGGAAATCTTCATTAAAGTACCTTTTTCAAGAAGATATATATACCACAGCAACAGGAGAAGACATTATGTTTTGTCTAAGATGTAAAAAAAATAACATCCCTGTTTAT